TTCCGTTAGCAGCTATCTGAAAATGTTGGCGACGAAGAAGGTTGCACACATGAATGGAAGAAGGGCGAAAAAACTGCTAACGGAACACATTACAAGTGTGCCTGTGGTGCCACAAAGACTGAAAAAGGAAAATAATGTCGGACTTCCGCAAATGGATCACTTTATGCGAGACGGTTTCTACCCCGTCTCGCATTGACTTGACGGAGCTAAAAAGTTTCGATGAGTTGTTTGGACCAAATGCTGTTGACATAGATCAGGAAGAAGACGATCTACTTACATCTGAAAAAGTTTTAAATGCTCGTGGATGGCGAAAGGTAGATTGGAAACACCCTCTGGGAATTTTTGAATGGGCTTTTACTAATCCGAATTTCAGAAAATATCGAGTATTTTTGATGGATATGAAGAGATGGGAAGTTGAAGGACCATCAGATGTAATCGGATATGGACACGGTTCACACGAGTTAGCAGAATTTCTCGACGAAATATTTGAGCAAAATGGATAACCAAGAGATAACCAAACTCAAAGAATACGCCGAAAACATTTTATGGGTTGTTAAACATGAATCGGAGGAGAAAATTTCAAAGTCAATTGTTGCGCATTTGCTAGAGTCATTGATTGGGCAATTAGACCAAATTTGTGACAAAAAGAAGGTTTAGGGCCGTTAGGAATCGAAAAACATCGAAAAATACGCATTAAAGAAGCAATATTTGTAGAACAATGTAAATATCATTAATAGGAGACACATTATGTTGGATGCCCTAAAGCCATTGCTGGAAAGTGGAATTGTTAGTGAAGCCACTCGTGACGCGATCCAAGCCGCGTGGGAAGGCAAAGTCAAGGAGCTTCAGTCCGAGATTCGTACTGAAATCCGTGAAGAATTTGCTGGCCGTTACGAGCACGATAAAGAAGTCATGGTTAAGACCCTTGACAAGATGGTTTCTGAGACACTTACTGGTGAAGTCGAAAAGATTAAGGCAGAGCGCAATGAAGTGGCAAAGTTGAAGATCGCTGCCGTTCAGGAAATGCGTCAGGCCGCAAAGAAATTTAATGCATTTGCAACACGCGCTTTGGCAGAAGAACTAGCAGAATTTGCACAAGAGCGTAACAAGAGCAAGGCACATCAGGATAAGCTAGAGCGTTTCGTTATGAGCGCATTGGCGGAGGAAATCAACGAGTTTGCAGAGGATAAGACAGCCCTTCGCGAAACTCGTGTTAGCCTCATCGCAGAAGCAAAGAATCAGTTGGACGCTCTAAAGAAGAAGTTCGTGGAACGTGCCAGCGTAGCAGTAAGTGAAATTACTTCAAAGACATTGAATCACGAAATCACACAGCTTCATGAAGACATCAAGGTTGCTCGTCAGAATAACTTTGGTCGCAAGATTTATGAAGCATTTGCAACCGAATTTGCTGGAACTTACCTCAACGAAAATGTTGAAGTCAAGCAGATCAAGGCAGACAAGGAAGTAGCAGAACAGAAACTTGCAGAATCCAAAGCTGAGATTGCAGCCGCCAAGAAGTTGGTTGAATCAAAGGACAAGGAACTGAAGAATCTTGAGAACCGCGCAACAAGACAGAATGTGTTGTCAGAATTGCTAAGTCCTCTTGATAAGAACAAGCGTGAAGTAATGAATCAACTCTTGGAAGGTGTGCAAACGGGAAGTCTCCGTTCCGCATATGACAAGTATCTACCAGCAGTTCTAAACAGCCGTCAACAGCCAGTAGTTAGGGGCCGTGAGACACTCAAGGAAGCAACTGGCGATAAGAACGTAAAAGTAGTTCCAATCGACGAAACCGACCTAAGCGAAATCAAGCGTTTGGCAGGGCTACAGTAACTTAAAGGAGAAGGAAAATGTCAACACCATTATTGGAAAATCGTTGGGCTGATACAAAGAATGCCCTGCTCGAAGGACTAACAGGAAATCGCAAAACGGTTATGAGTGTAGTCCTAGAGAACACCCGCAAGCAATTGCGTGAAGCTGCTACCGCAGGTTCCACATCTGCTGGTAACATTGCTACACTTAACCGCGTCATTCTTCCCGTTATTCGACGTGTTATGCCAACCGTTATCGCTAACGAATTGGTCGGCGTACAGCCAATGACAGGTCCAGTCGGTCAGATTCAGACTCTCCGTGTTCGTTACGGACAGACTGATAATGTCACTGCTCCTTATCCTTGGAACACAAGCGTAACAGCGGGTGATGAAGCCCTATCCCCATTCAAGATTGCAACAGCCTACTCTGGTAGCTCCACAACAGGACAGGCAGATTGGACAGCAAACTTGGAAGGTCAGGCAGGTAACAAGATCAATGTTCAGATTCTACGTCAGACAGTAGAAGCTAAGAGCCGTAAGCTCTCCGCTCGCTGGACGTTTGAAGCTGCTCAGGATGCTCAGGCAATGCACGGCATCGACATTGAAGCAGAAATCATGGCTGCTCTTGCACAGGAAATTACAGCAGAAATCGATCAGGAAATTCTTGGTTCGCTCTATGCACTTTCTGGAACAGATCAGACATTCGACCAGTCTTTGGTCAGTGGTACAGCAACATATGTTGGTGACGAGCATGCTGCCTTGGCAATCATGATCAACCGCGCCAGCAACTTGATTGCACAGCGTACCCGTCGTGGTGCAGGTAACTGGGCCGTTGTTAGCCCAATTGCATTGACTGTTCTTCAGTCAGCAACCACATCAGCTTTTGCACGTACCACAGAAGGTACATTCGAAGCTCCAACAAACACCAAGTTTGTCGGAACATTGAACGGTTCTTTGAAGGTTTACGTCAACGGCTACGCCAATGACTCCGTGCCAGTTCTAGTCGGCTACAAGGGTTCTTCGGAATCTGACGCAGCAGCCTTCTACTGTCCATACATTCCTTTGATGAGTTCTGGTGTCGTTCTTGATCCAGTGACCTTCGAACCTGTTACTAGCTTCTTGACCCGTTATGGATACATCGAGCTAACAAACAGCGCAAGTTCTTTGGGAAATGCTGGCGATTACCTTTCAAGTATTGCCGTCGCAAATCTTTCTTTCAGTTAATAGAAAAGAAAGAAGTTATAACCAATCAGCCCTCGATGAAAATCGAGGGCTTTTTTGTTGTTCTATCTATCCTAGATAAAATTATTATCCTCGATCTTATAAATAGTATTTCTTGACTTCTGCATAAATAGATGTTAGGATAACTATTATGATAAATGAAATCAATAAACTAATTGAACAATATGGCCCCAAAAGTTTTGGCAGACTTGCATCTTGTAGACCAAATTTGAAATTATTCCTCCAACACTGGAATGAAACCCGAAATTGTCCAACGATAGGAGAACAATTTTTCTGCATCCACTATAATATAGAACCACCAAATTGTTTTTGTGGCAATAAATTGCTGTTCAAAACCTATGTAAAGGGATATTGGCCCACCTGTGGTACGAAGGAATGCAAGGCGAAAAGTCAGGCGAAGAAACTATCTCAATTCTGGAAAAACAATCCAGAAGTAAAGAAAACAATGAGTGCGAATCAACGAAATACTTGCTTGGAGCGATATGGCGTTGAAAACATAATGCAGAATACTGAAAAGCTAAACGAGATTCGTAGTAAACTACAAGAAAAAACCGGTTATGCGTCGCCATTGGAGAATCCATTAATACAAGAGAAATGTAAGAAGACTACTAAAGAAAAATATGGTGTCGAACGACCATTTCAATCAAAGAAAATTCGCAACAAGGCAGTCGAATCATATATAAGAACTCACGGATATGCACCTAATATGCAAGAAGCACGAATCGCAGCAGAGAAAAATAGAAAATTTAGACGAGAAGAATATGAAACAGAAGTTATTACCAATAGAATACAAACAAGACGACAATTAAGTTCAAGCTACCAACGATTAGTCAATGAAGTTAGGCCATATACCTATTTGATAAGATTCAAACCAACTGGGCAAGTTTATTATGGGGTTCGTGCGGGAAATGTGTCTCTGGGTTTAACGCCGATGCAAGATTTTATGATTCACTATCAAACAAGTTCAGATCAAATTTTATCTAGGTTAGAAGATCACGGATTAGAATTGTTTGAATATGAAATACGGAGAACTTTTGACACCGAAGAACAAGCATATTATTGGGAACAGACAGTTCTTAGACGATGTAAAGTAGTTGGAGATAATAGATGGTTCAATCAAAATGCCTGTGGGTATATTATTCCTACAGCAGAGGGTCGTAAGAAAATTAGTGAGTTTCATAAAGGAAAACCTAAATCAGAGTCGCAACGGAAAAAGATGAGTAAATCTCATCAAGGAAAAATTAGAACCGCAGAACATTGCACAAATCTTAGCAAATCGCAAAAAGGCAGAACATATCCAGATCGCCAAGGAGAAAAAAGCCATAATTTCGGAAAGATTTGGATTTCCAAGAAAGGAAAATCGGCCCAGATTCATAAGGAAAATTTAGAAGAATATTTGCAACAGGGGTGGAAGAAAGGTAGAAAGTAAATTAGGTATGAAGTATTTCAGGTTTGGTCGCAATCTTGATTGGATCAACTGGTTCCCAACCATTCGAGATGACGCCGTTGCTCTGGCTGGCTTTTCTTCCCATTCTTCTTGACACATAATAGTAAAATCAATGGGTGATTCATTTGAGCATTTCAGGTACCAATGTTGGATATATTTCAGAGCAATTGGACTATCAACAATATAGAACCATCGACCTATCTGGGCACCATACAATACAACTGGGCTTTGCAATCTCGCAAGGACCTCGTAGTGTTCTACCTTTTCCATTATGAAATCTTTTTAAAATCTCCCATTGGAATCTCGTAAACCAAATCTGCTAATTCATCACGGTCCCTGCGTTGCTGCATTTTTGTTGGGTACATTGTTCCTCTTTCAACAGATTCGGGAATATCCAGACCTCGTATATCTCCTTGCCATGACACAATCAAATATGCATATAGACTATCTCGTTTTGCAATTGCGGCAAGATCATCAATCTTTTTAGCATCAATTGTGTAGGTTGGATGAATTGTAGCTGGAATGTTTCGAAATTTTATCTCGATGATTCCCGCTGGATGACCATTGTAAAACATCATTGCATCATAGGTCGAGCCAGTGCTTGTCATTTCAAAGGTTATTCCTTCACCAAGAGCCGCAGACATGGTATCGAGGACTTCCTGCTGTCTAGTACGATCCAAGGAAGTTTCGTGAGTTTTATGTTGGTCTGGGTATTTCATTTGTTTAGATGATTGCATAACTTCTTCCATGCTCCTCTTACGGTGTTGGCGGTCACGATATTGTACTTACCTTCCAGAGTTTTGATGTCGGTATTCCGATGCCATAATTTCATAAAGTTCTGCAAATCCTTGTTGTCTGTAACGAATACGCGATCCCGCCATCTAAATTCGTAGAGAGGAACAGGGCTGAGAAGTCTCGCCAAAAACTCATACTCAACTGTCTTGATTTTTTGCATATGGTTCACAAAGAATACATTGAGTTGCCTGTGCTGGATTGGAAATGAAATGTTCAGTTACCTTGAACCATTGATCGACGTAGGCTCGAAACTCAATAAAACTCCATTCCCTAATATGAGTTGAGTTTTGAGGAGGGCCATTAAATGTTCCGACCCTGAGAAGATTTCTGTCTGGTGTTGATATTACAATCTGCTTTGGATTTAGATTTCTAATGTTTGTCATGAAATAATTTGGCTCGACCACATGTTCAATCACATCTGCGAGGATAACCAAATCTGTTTGCTCTGCGTATCCAGAAGCCCCGTCAATCCAGCGCCTTTCTGGATATGTTTTCTGCAAATACAGAAGTGTTTTTGTGACATCAATTCCAACAGTTTGCACGTCTGAAAAGTATTTCATCAGTTTGAATGCAGACCCGCAACCTATATCGACAACAGACTTGAGTCCATCTCGATTAAGAATTTCTCTGGCAAATTGATAAACTTCAGTTTGCCAATCATCTTCAAACACAGTGCCGTCAAAATAAGAAGGTAATTCACGAATTTGGTATCCCTCGTGAATATAATGGTTGGCTTTTGGTCCTACTTTATAATAGGCATTCAGCGGAGCAAATGACCCCAGAATAGTATCGGAATGTTTTATAGATGGCTTCATATGAGTCTATCCGTCATAGCAAAACCATCAATAGAGTGCTTATTCCCGCATCCACAGGCCGGTATGTAGCGTCCTATAAACATTTTTGACCCTCCCATAGCTTAACAGAACCATCAGGGTAAATTATAATAACAAATTTGGTTTTTCTTCCATATCTGATTGTGGCCCAAGTTCCAGAACGGCGCTGTTCTTCTACTTGACCGGGCGTACCAATTAAAATCTCAGAAGCGTCTACAATATCATGATCACGAATTAAAAATGGCTTTTCGGGCAGAATTTCATCGTTCTGGTCAAATGTTCCGCGAGAACCTCGCCACGCTGGATTCTTTTCGTAATAGCCGGGATGGGCAATAACGTGATATCCGAGGTCGTGAGCTAATGCGGCGGCTTCGCAATCGCATCCGATACACTGTCCATGCCTAAAGATTGATGGCTTCTCAGATAGAAATTTGGTTAGGATTGTTGTCAGAGTTTCAAATTGAGCCTCAGACATTCCTTTTCGAGTTCCTGTAAATCCTATTCGCATAATTTATTTAGAAAAGCCTGATTGTACCGTTCTGATTTTTGAAAGGTGAACAAGATTTTTCCTTCTTTCCAATGTGCTATATATGTTTCAATATATCTTTCAAGCCAAATTGTTTCGCCAATAATATCTGGTCGTTTCTCAAATGATACATTATCAAATCCTTGAACTTCGCACAATTGAATTGGTTTGAATGCAAATTTAGTGACCATTTTCCGATCACCGGGTTTATATATAGGTGGTGCTTTTCGAAGAATCATAGTTACTCTGCAAACTTGTCCAAAACAATTTGTGAGACTCTTTCTGTTTTTCTTAGGACCCACGCTTTTCGTATAGATGAATATCGATAGGTGTCAACGTACTTCTCCAGCCAAATCAACTCGCTGCATTCCATGTCTGGGTGTGCTGAATCGTCTATTGCTCGTTTGACAAAAACTGGAAAATAAGCGAAGCACGTTTCTTTTTTAGTGCAGTTATCTTGTGGTCGAGTTTTCAGTTTCCTACTCCAGAGAATCATTAGTTGGCATCCTCAAATTGAGCAAGAACGGATTTGGTTAATCTTTCCGAGTGAGAAAATTCCCATTCCCATTCGTCATGTGGCCCTGACTTAAGTATACGCTTAGCCACAAACGATTCAACATATTTTTCCAGCCAGATAACTGCTCCAGCCTTATCACTGGTGTTTCTTTTTAGTTGAGTGGGAAACCAAGCAAACTGGATAACGTCCATCCTCGCGCCGTGTTCAGCTATTTTCTGTTCTTGTTTCAGAATCATTCTGGCTCTCCTAGAATGTCTTCAAGAGTATAGAAAGGCCAATTGCCACATCGTTTACACTGGCCATCAATTCGTTTGCTGTTTGGGATTTCTTGTCCGTTGATCATGCAGGAGCAATGAATAGGACATAGGGAGATTTTTGAAGAGAAGGGAGGTTCACATTTACAATCAGCGGGACGATCTTCCCACTTGTCGAACATACTAATTTTGGTTCCTTTCGTTAATCTCCGCACGGACGGTTGTGCGCAGTGGCCGTCAAGCTAAGGTAATTGCGAGGTAATCCTTTCGCGTGTGATAATCTCGTATCATATCGTGCGGAGAAAATTGGTGCCAGTGGTTGAACTCGAATCAACTACGACAGCTTTATGAGGGCTGCGACTATCCACTTCGTCCTCACTGGCAAAATCTATTCTGGTGTTCGGTGGCTCCGATTCGTGTTCGCGAGACGAGCCTTACGGACTGCCCCCACCTTATTTTAACTTGTCACCCAACTAGCATATATTCTTTGATAATTCGCCGCTGGACTTCGCTGTCGCAACGACGAATCATTGCCGCTATTGTAACACTACACCAGAATAAGTTGTGTTATTCGTGTACTTGGCAAGGAACAGATACCCAAACAAATGTTGGGATAACGCCGCCTGCCATATAAAATGTCCAATAACCACAATCCGCACCGGGAGGAATAACTGGATTTACTACAATAGGTGTGGCTTCGATCTTTGCGGAAGCCGCTACTGCGATTGCAAGTACAGCCAAAATTGCTAGATTTTTGATTTTCTTCATAGTATTCTCCTAGAATAAATTGGTTGCGGGGAGAGGATTTGCACCTCTGTCTCTGAGGTTATGAGCCTAGTGTATGACCTACGCTACCACCCCGCTATAAATTTACTGCTGAACTGGACAAGTTGTTGATACCCAACGAATATGAGGAGTGAACAGTTCCATATAGATTTCGAAATAACCACATACACCGGGTCCATATATTGGAACAGGTAATGCTTCGCTCTTGGTTGGAAATGAAACACCCAATGCAAGAACAGACAGAATTACAAATACCTTAATCTTATTCATATGTATCTCCTGTGGACCAGCCACATGTGACGTGTGTCACATAGTATTTAGGGTACAAACAGGAGTTCCGATGATTTTAATGTGTCAATATCGTGAATATTGTCTGAACAGTTGTCACTCACAAAACTGTATAACGTGCTAATCTTTTTGATCGTTTCCCATGTATCTTGAGACTTCCACCAAAACGGATGAACGCTCAGATACAGTGTGGGCCTCAAGTCTTCGAACAGTTCAAAATCTTTGAGTACATCTTCTTCGCCGCCCTCAATATCCATCTTGATAAAGAGTGGTGTTTCAATTCCATGCATTGCAATAAAATCAATCAGAGTATGACATTGCACCGAAAATGTTTGGTTCCAGTCTGGTTGTCTTCCACCGCCAGTTGGATTCGCTCTGGTTGTTGATGATCCAAGAGAACCAGAACCCAATGTGATAGTACCATTATACCCTGTAATAGCTTCGTTGTGCAACTCCACAACCAAATTATTTGCTTCAATGTGTTGTCGCAGCACAGGAAACGCTATAGGGTCAGGTTCAACTGCGATTGTCCTTTTAGCCACCGATGCCGCGTACATCACAGTCGGGCCGATCCACGCGCCCAAATCTAAATATGTCATTTCTGGTTTCAGGAATTTGTCAAATACATTGTATGTCTGGGGTTCCCAAATACCGTCTCGAACTTGTGTCCAAAATGGAGGATTCCACGCTTGTTCAGGCGTATCGTACACAGTCCATGTACGATTACGAAACGTGATATTAGATGGACGCCCCATCGCGTGAAACCCTCTGCTTATGATTCAAAGATGTCCAATAAAGCCTCACCTTTGGTTTTATAGTAGTATGTGAATGATGGATAGTAAGAATCGCCATATTCAGTACCAAATGTCAGCCAAACATGACCATCAACCACATCTACTAGTTTGTATCCCTCGAACGGTTCATCGGGTTGCTGAAAACTATACCTCAAATAATCACTTGCATCTTCGACTCTTACTCTTGCGAGTGGAGTACGAAAGAAAATCAAACCCTCTACATCGTCCTTCATTCTAATATCGCTTAACATCGAACGATACCCATCGCTGTTATCTTCAACTGCTTCAAATACACAGTTATCCAACTTGAACGAGTTGCAATCGACACCGTAAAAATCAGCTTCCAGACCTAATTCGAACGTCAAAATTTTTCTTTCTCGCTTTTGATATTTTTCTTCTTGTACTTTCTATTACTACGTGGCCTAATAGAGATTTGGAAATTTTTTCTTTTGATTCGTTTGATACCGTTTTTCCTTTGTTGCCAGCACCTATTTTTCTCTTGTGATCTTCTGATAAAGGATTTGTGTTTTTGCCTTTCATACTTTTAGAAATATTTTTTCTATGAGTTTCCGATAGCAGTTTGCCTTGCAAAGATTTCGAAATTTTATTTTTTGTTCCCTCAGTATGAATTAATCCCTTTTGTCCGTCACCACCATCTGTTTTGTTAAGTAAACATCCCGTTCCTAAGTCAACTCGTCCATACCAATCAATAAGAAAAATTTCATCTCTAAATGCATCTTCTTCAGTAAGTCCTACTGAATGAAATTTAATAAAATTTTTGTTTTTAGGAACTGAAATTCCTTTTTGGTGTTTCTTGAAGCATCTATTACCAAAACCCTTTCCTATGTAGTATGGAGTTCCCTTTAGTCCGTGTTTAGAATTTTTGTTCCTTAAGTACAGGTATACATAAAAGTTGTTCATAATTCAGTTCACATTTTAATTATACCGTATCGAAACTTATTTAGCAAGGCTAATCCTACGAATTTTCAAACATCCAAAGTGTCACTTCCTCTTTGGACGCTCGTGTTATCTCGTTGCTGTACAATTCCCACGTCTTTTGTTTTTCAGACAACTGGCGAACACTGATATATCCGCCGTTGATACGAATGATTTTGCCTAAAACTATGTGTTTGAAATTTCCGGGTTTGTACAGATCAAAGAAAACGTAGTCGCCTTTATTTGTTGGTGTTCCGTTTTGGTCCAGCGTATCTGCTAGTTTTTTCATAAATGGCGGAAGGCTGAGGTGTCGATCCCCATGCTGTTTTGCAAGCACCACTAGTTTTCAAGACTAGGTTTAAGGCCGCTTAAATTAACCTTCCATAAAGAGACTCACTTCCCTGAAGAAGTGAGGGCATCGGGATAAACTTGCTCTGATGGTTGTCCCGATGGGATGAATTTGGCGGATAGCTGAGATGTCGATTCCCATGCCGTTCAAGGCACCATCTGTTTTCGAAACAGAGTCAACAGCCGTGTTGATTAACTATCCAATCTTAAACGGAGAATGAAGAACCACATCCACAACTTTTAACAACATGTGGGTTGACAATATTGAAACCTTGTCGCATCAGTGTTTCTTCATAATCCAAAGTCACATCTTTCAAATATACATCTGATTTCGGGTCTACATAGACCTTAATTCCATTTGACTCTAACACGAGGTCTTTTTCTCTCTCAGTGTCAAGTTGAAATACATATGACAAACCTGAACAGCCACCGCCTCTTACTCCAATCCGCAATGCTTTACCTTCTGGTACGATGCGAGAAATGTGTTTCCATGCTGCGTCTGTTATATTCATAATTTTTGGCGGTGAGTGTGAGATTCGAACTCACGAACCCTGTTTTTAGCAGGGTTACTACTTTTCCAGAGTAGCCGCATCATCCATCTCGCGCAACTCACCAAAACTTTTGGCGGAAAATAAATGAGTCGAAATTGAAGTTTCCGACTAAATACCTTCATGCCGAATTTTACTACTCAACGATGCGCAGTATGCTTTTGCGAATTTAAAAGAACTACAAAAGATTCCGCATCTGCGCGTCTAAAAAATTGTGGGGAATCATATTGTTCCCGAAAATGTTTTGGTCTATCAATTCAAACCAAAGTTACTATTTCTTGTACTAATTGCCAAAAACAAATTTACAAGATTGAGTCCCAACTGCGAAAAAGTGGCAACAATTTTTGTTCTCGCTCATGCGCCGCCACATACAATAATACTCACAAAACTTACGGAACACGTCGATCAAAACTTGAAGTCTTTCTGGAATCTCAAATTCGAGAAGCCTATCCAAACTTGAAACTTCTGTGTAACGACAAAACCGCTATTAATTCAGAACTCGATTTCTACTTTCCAGATTTGAATCTTGCTATCGAGTTAAATGGAATCCTTCATTTCGAACCCATCTACGGCCATAACAAGTTGGATCAAATTCAATCAAATGACAACAAAAAAGCGTTTCTGTGCAACCAGAATCAAATAAATCTTGCAGTTCTTGATACATCTATGCATAAAAATTGTAGTCAGGCCGTTAGAACTAAGTTTTGGTCTATTGTTCGTTCTTTGCTTGACTCAAATATGGCGGAAGGCTGAGAGCACGATTCCCAATGCCGCTAAGCGGCATCAATCTGTTTAGCAAACAGTTCCAGACACCCTTCTGGTTAACCTTCCATATATCTATTTAGCAACTCGCCACAGTGTCGGGAATATTACCGATCATTGCAACTTTAAACAGGGCCGACTTCTCTCGCTTGTCCTGTAAGTTAGCTAAAATTGGTGCGTGGAGTGGGCCTCGAACCCACAAACCGTTAGCTCTCGACCAACGAGGTATGCCAATTCCCATCACCCACGCAAAACTTTTCGGAACATACCGCGACGGGAATCGCACCCGCATTTGTTACGCAACTACTGTGCATCACTTTGTTATTTCTTGCCCCGGTTTTTTAGACCAGCGCCTCTACTTTTCGGCTACACAGTACGTTCCAAACTAAACTTTCTACTGGCAGAATTGCAATAAAACTGGTCAGTAGTAGAGCGACGATTTATATTAGCATTGCCGACTACTCAGTACATCATTGGGCTTTTCAGTCGCTCTCGTTCCTACTCAGTTGTTCCCAATTTCTCTTTTTCATACAGCAAAGCGGTGGAAGTCGTCAGGCTATTTTTCTCCCAATATCATTGATGTACGGTGGATCAAGCAACACAGCATATTCAACATATATACTCTTGAGTCGCAGGTTATACAACCGTATTGTGTTGCCCATTTGATTATTCGTTCAAGGTTTATTAGTTCCTTGATTGTACATCAAACTTTGGAGGCGCAAGGGGGAATCGAACCCATCGATGGACAATTTTGCAGACTGCCGCCTTACCACTTGGCTATTGCGCCTTGTTAAAATTGGAGGTCGGGGTGAGAATCGAACTCACGAATAAAGGCTTTGCAGGCCCTTGCATTACCACTTTGCTACCCAACCAAAAACTTAATTGCCGCTGATTGTGCTTATGATAAATCCTGCAACAGACACACTCAGCATCAAAACGATAAGTACAATTTCTATTCCACCGATCAATGCAATCGCAAAATAAACTGCAACTGCGAGAAGCGCATGCCATTCACCAGCAGGAATCAGGGATGCGACATAAGGTGCTAACTTGAAAAACAAAAGGTGAATCGTGTACCACACAGGAACAACTGCAATACCAATCGCCAGAAACAGCTTCAATAGACTTTTCATAATCATCCTTTCAAGATGGAGCGGAATACGAGGCTCGAACTCGTGACTACAGACTGGCAATCTATCATGTTACCACTACACTAATTCCGCGTTAAGTCTATTATACTACTTTCGGTTCCTCTTTGCAATCAAATTCTTTGCCAATTTTCGGGCTTCTGGACCTAATCTTTTGGTCAACATACGACGAATAGACTCTTTTGGTTGCTTTGACAGATGAGCCAAAATTGCTGCTTCTAGAATTGTGATTGTTGTCATTTTATACCTTTTTCAAGCAAATCATACAACAATAAAAACTCTTCATCTTTGGTCGAACACTGAGGACAATATGAATGATCGAATGTATCACAATCATATGGACTCATACCGTGTGACATTACCACAATTTCGTGTGTTCCACATCTTTGACAATCTCCGCGAAGATTATACCAAAGTTTTCTGAGCCACTTTTTCATAGTGCCTTTCAATTGGGGTGACCGACGGGAGTTGAACCCGCAAGAACATGTTTCACAGACATGCCTAACATCCCCATAGTTAGCACGGCCACACTTGTTAGCAGGTAGATTCACTGCTGATTCTAAACTTTTGGTAAGGCGCGATCCCAACCGATGTGCCTTACGTAACCCATTGACGTAATCGCCGCGTGATAACCCAGACTTGCATAATGCCTTGACAGCGTGTGCTCAGAAATGTTTGATGTTCCTCTGAACTCAGTGTATGGTTTACCCAGCAATTGATAATCACTTAATCTTCGTAGACCCGGATTCCAACTAAATCCGCCCCAATTCCAATTCGCATCTAGTGTGTCAACATCAAACTGTGGCAATCGAACAATTGGATGACCGTTTGTGTCGTTATGTTCTCTCAACCAGACTTGTAAAATGTTTGGATACTTTTCAAGTATCTCCAAACTCTTTTCGATAAAACCCGGCTGATAAAATTCCCAATCGTCCTCGCAATGAAAGATGTATGGTGTCTTCACTCTCGCATACGCCTTATCAATACCTTGAACCTGCCCTTCCTTGTTCCAATCTTCCACAATGAAAACTTCCTTCATTGAATATGAATTGAAACTGTAGAAACTCTGCAAGGTTCGTGCAAGCAAATCATTTCTGCCACATGATGTTACTACAAGTGTAATATCTGCGCTCAAGCATTCCTCAAACTTGGTCGAAACGGCAGGAATCGAACCTACTTTTTCCAGCCCTCGTGTTGGCTGGTGCCACGCCATTCGGCCACGTAACGACATTCAAAATTTTGTTTCTATTCTAAACCTAAATGCTTACGAATAGCATTAACTTTGGCGTGCTCTATTTCTTCGTCAGATGCATCTTCGTTAACTTTAATTTGTTGTCCTTTTTCTAAAGATTCCGCCTTTTCATTAAGCGTGTTTAGAAATTCTTCAACATCGGATGTGTCAACATCAATGCTAAATCCGTCCATAAATACCTCTTTAAAATTTTGGTCGGGGAGGGGAATGTCGAAATCCCGGCCCTTCCGCCCCAAACGGAATGCTCTGCCTCTGAGCTACTCCCCGTTATTCATTTGTTTTTGAATCACCGAGTTGACTATTGACCAATATTTATTTTTTGCAGATTGGTTCAAATATTTACAAGTCGATGAATCAATTATAGCAAGATTTATTTGTTTTTGACAGCAAAGAAAATATTTTTTACTATCGTTGCTTTGAATCTGTTCTAGTTTTTTGGTTCCGTATATTGGTTCAAAATGCAAAATGCCATTTAGCTCGATTGCTAATTTTAGCTCTGGAAAATAGAAATCAAGCTCTGAATTTATCGTTTCCTTGTCATTACACAGAAGTCGTAAATTTGGATAATGACTTCGAACTTCTCCCTCAAGAAAGATTTCAAGTTTTGAACGTCTTGATCCATGTTTCTTGCTTCTATTGTTATATGTTGCCGCGCACGAAGACGAACAAAATTTATATGTTCGTTTGTAAAAATTTAGAGCTTCTGAACATTGACTACACTTTTTTGGTGATAATGCATACGTTTCGCGTATTTTCTTGGCATTTTTAGCAGATACTTTGCTACCTATTTTTCCAGCATTACAAATACTTATTTGCTGTCTGCCACTCTTGTAATATTCTGTTTCCTTCATGTTGATCATGTTACTATTTATGATCAGCGTAAAGAAACTCGAATTTATGATTTCAAATCTTTGGTCTCCGAATTCGGATTTGAACCGAAATTTCTACGCCCCGAACGTAGAGTAATAGCCAAGTTATACCATTCAGAGATTAAACTTTTGGTGGCTCCCCTCGGTGTCGCACCGAGCTATCGTGTTCTTCAGACACGCGCTTTCTCTGGATTAGCTTGAGAGCCATTTCTAAATTGGTCAGGGAGGGGAATTACGATATCCCGACACGAGTTTCCAGAACTCGGATGTTGCCTCTACACTACCCCCTGATAAATCAATGTCTGGGAAACTTCAAGGGTTTCACACCCTTTCGGTTTGCAGGACACCTACCCTGCAAGTAGGCTTTCCCAAAGCTTAAAATCAGCCGCACTTAGCGGAACAACGGTCTTACTCAGATTCCCAACAATCTTATATGTTGCTGTACACACAACATATTTAATGGAACGGAATCACTGCCTTTGCCAAGAGATTTACATGCCTGACTCTTGCCTCAATCTTGGTGCCCGAAGAGGGACTTGAACCCCCACGCCTTGCGGCACTGGCTTCTAAGACCAGCGTGTCTGCCATTTCACCATTCGGGCATAAACAATCTTGAAACTGTACAACTAATAGTTATGCGGTCAAACTCCAATGTAAGCCGCGTGTTGTTTCAACAACTGTTTGAATCTTTTGGTGGACGCGGAGAGAATCGAACTCTCAATTTCTGGATGCAAACCAAATGTGTTCCCATTAGCACTACGCGCCCATACATCTAAACTTTGACTTATCGCTCTCTGCGACTGAATGAAGCCTATCATTCAGGAAAGGATTTACACACGGTATGACCTTTCCAAGTCCAATCTGGTGTTCGTGGGCAGACTTGAACTGCCATCTTAACCTTCGCAGGGTTGCGATCTATCCATTGATCTACACGAACATAATCTTTGTCCGATGGTCTACCGTCAACTGCCCGGTTCCTGCGGCGTCGGACACGCCATATTACAAACTTTTTGAAAGTCTCAAGTTTTAACTTTCATTGCTGATAATTTCTAGTGTCAGAGCCTTCGCTCTTTTCTATATCAGTCAAATTGGTGGATACGGGGAGACTCGAACTCCATCTTGTTCTTTGCGAAAGAACTGCTCGCCCAATTGAGCTACCGACCCATGAAATTTACGCGCTGTAGGGTACGTTGACAATCCACATTCAGCGACTACTGTCAGAGTATGCATCCCAAACCTTAGAAAGTTTCGTACTCAGTTTGGACTCTCACAATCAAACTTGTATATGTCGTGCCAGTAGGCGAAGCTGGATTTCTGAGCGTTTATGATTTAGTGCTCAGTGTATTCGAAGGTTCAAGGCTTACGAACCATTCAGCGCCTTATACGACTACGACATTCTAAAACTTGGTGCATGGTGAAGGACTCGAACCTCCGTATCCCCGAAGGGAAGATGCTCTACAGGCACCCGCAATTGCCGCTCTGCCAACCATGCATACTACAAAATGATGCTGCCAACCCCACAATCCTTCGTCCGACAGCGTAATGTTACACTTTCCGTAACATCCCCTAATTTGGTGGATCGTGTGGGAATTGAACCCACCTGAATATCTTTCATGCCATGAAAGCGATCACCCCAAGTAATCCTACGACCCAAAATCCTTCCTAAAACTCAAAAGCCCCTAACCTTTCGGCTAGAGGCTGGATAGAAAAATCCAATGACCTTAGCCGTTGATACCTGCTGGCGCAAAAAGACGGGCACATGCTGGATAGCTTGCGGGTTCGAGATGCGAGTTTGAGCTAAGTAGAGACATTGTTTTCTTTTCCAACCTTCTGTATTTATACTACACGGTTATTTATCATCTGTCAACAGGTTTTTTCTGTAAAACCAAATTATTTTTGACTGCCAGAGCGTACTTTTTGGACTTTTTGTACCTTTCCATCTCTTTTTCGTAGTCAAAATCAGGAACAGGCTCATTGGCGAGTGCTTCTCCTACAGTATCCAACAAGTCTACAACTTTGTCAAGCCTATCCATAACGTCAAGGATACGACCTTCATTGTAGGATACTTCCATCTCTTGAGCCTCAAGAACAATAGCTGCTAATTTTTTAGATATTGTCTTTTTCATTATTTCCTTTCTTTCGATCCAATTCCATGTCATGTTCAATATCACACATGACTGGTCCCTGAAATGCTTTCATGAACTCACAGTAATTTTTCCACCAGATTGCTAAGATTTTCATATTCCCGACTCACATTCCAGTTTGTAAACAACAAACTCTTGTTTAGTCATGATCTTTACAATTGTAGGTTGAATCTTTGTTACGTTACGAACGTATTGGGATTTATCATCGGGATTGAAACTTTCAATAAAGATATCGCCATCTTTAATTTCAACAATAGTTCCAAAGGATGGTCCAACATACCCTACGCGATGACTGTAAAAAGCCACAATGTTTCCAACCTTGGGTAGACGCATATTATTCCCAAAAATTCTTCCAGCCGTCCTTGTAAACTTCTTTCAAGCGTTCCAAGTAGGCTTTGGTTTTGATCTTGATTCGGAAGTCGTCACCCTTTGCAACAACTCCTTCGACAACTGGATACAAACCGTTGCGAACATCAGAGATAAACTCTTGATTCAATGTTCCCTTGTACACAACTTCAGCAGCAAATGGCAAGTCGCCAAAGTTTTTTACAAAGTCTCTTGGACCCATGATGCCGCGTTTGTATAAATTCACATCGAACAGACGCAACTCTTTTGGATCGGACGGGTTGTGCATTCCAGTGAAACTGTTTGGGCCAAAGAACTCAGTGAAAACAATTACGCTTTGAACTCCGCGCTCAATCTCTCTTGCGCGTCTCGCAATCTCTGGTCCTAGCGTATCTTGAAACAATGGTATTGCTTCGCCAAAAATTTCATCAGTAGAATCAAACAAACGGGTTCGAGTACCAAATTTGTACCATCCCTTCTTTGGGTTCCATTCCCAACGGAGATTGCTGCCGTCATACTTGACGAACGCAATACATTGTTCGCCAATTGGCGCTTTGTTGCTTCCTTCGATTTGTGGATATTCTTTCATTATCGTCCAAACAGGGCTAGAATCGCTTCGCCATCAGTCATCTTTTTTAGATTATCGCCAAATTTACCGATCACAAGATCAGCTTCGCAGTTTACGGAGGTTGTTTGAATCACTCGTATTTCAATTGTGCCATTTTCTAAATCTAGCTCATCATTAACCACAATTCCAGAATGTTCATGCGTAAATTTTTTCTCGTTGTTTCGCTTCCACCAAACATACATTCCGTTTTTAAGATCAACTCCATTAACGTCTTTCATTTCTCTTTGTGAGTAACCGAAACCATTACCTGATTTGTGTCCAGATCAATTATTTCGCAATCATTCATCCAGAAACTATCAGTTGCCATATTAACAAGAGTGTCAAGATTATCGCAGACAAAAATGTCATCTGGCAGATGAGAAACGGCATCATAGGCAACAAACGCATAGCGATTTTCGTACAAGTTCAAATCTTCTTCTGATTTATCGAGATTTTCTTCGCCGCGTAAACGAGCCATTTCTTCCATTAGGTTATTGACATTGAACTTGCGAATTTCATATTGCTCAATTGTGTCCATTTGTACCCTTTCGTGATTCAAGTATTTGTTGTGCCGTCACAAACAATTCAAACAATTCTATTTTCAGATTTCCATTTGCCTCGGTTGCGGCCACAACAAATACATCTCGTAATACGTTGAGAACATCGAGATTTCTTGTTTTAGCCAGTTCCATCCATTCAAGAATTTCATCAACAACAAGACCAGTTTCCTGAATTGTTTCTGAATTTGTTTCTTTGTCCTTTATCCATTCCAGTGAAGCCGAAAGAATCTCAACTTGTGTTTTTTGATCCATTCAATCGTTCCTTTGTCTCGCGATCAGACTCATCAAAAATCATCAGAGATTCGCCGCATGCTTCACATTGATATCCAGCGCCTCCAGCCATTGAAAAACCGTCCCATACGAACTCTGGCGCTACTCCGTCTGGTGTTTTTTGGCAACTTGAATGATAGATAACCTTGATCATTTGAAAACTGCTCCAGTATCTTTAACAATGCTTGTTCATCAGTAACAAGTTCTAAATTTTTACCGCTCCATTTTTGTCCCGAATGATCGTAAGAAAACTGGATAATGAAAAAGTTTGTGCAATCTTCAAAGCACCCTGTTATTTTTCCAACTACACCATTTGGTGTTATTACAAAATCTCCAATCTTCAGAGGTATTCCGTTTTTGTCAACTTGATTCATTTGCACTGACCTATAGCCGGGATTCTGTCGTGTACGGACATTCGTCTAGGATAGCAATTACTCACTACCTCAAGCACCCAACCCGCTAGTCAAACGAAGCGAACAACTTCATTCTAGCCTATTTGGGCTTGCTACGCATAGAGATTGCCGATGCTAACCGTCAACATAATGTTCTTTTCTATGGCAGTTAGCACATAGAACTTCACATTTTGCTATCTCTGCTAGAACACGTTTCCATGTTCTATTAAACACCATTACAGAAATATTTTCAGTTTTAGCATCCAAACCCTTATGATGAAAGTCCAAAGTGGCTGGATGGTTTTCTCCGCATTTAGAACAACATAACGTTTTCTTTAGTTCTTTAAACTTTCGCTTGTTAATCTGGCTGCGTTTTCTATCTCTAATCCTACGAACTTCTTTATCTCGTTCTGGATTAGGACGTTTATAACCATTTCGCCACTTTCCTCCCATAAGAATTTGCGTTTCACTCCTTAACGGAATCGTCACTGTTGCTCTAATCATCATTAAATTGGCGAAGGTTGCCAATTTAATGTGTAGGGATTAACCTACTATGCTGTTCTTTGTAGTCCCGAACTTCCTCTCGCTTCAAGATTGCTCTATCCACCAGCGTCCGTCCAGTCAGTGCAAATCTTATTTACCGGGAATCAAACATAGGAGAAGTATGAACGCAAAAGTTGCCAGCGTCAGAATCACCCATGTAGCATTGTCTCCCAATTCAACTCGGTGTACAACCTTTTTGTCGGCCATATGTTCCTTTCTATTGATCGTCTTCCCATCGGGAATCTGGACTGAATTTGCGAATATCTTCTTTGATGAACTCGCGAATTGCTTCTTTGTACGCTTCCTGCAACTGATTCCATTCTGGTGAACCGAAAGCCATTCGGCCATTTGCCGACATGACAACACTACAATCGGGACGTACGATCATTAAAATCTGTGCGCTGCAATTCGGCTGCTTACTTCTGCCGTTGCTGTATCCACGCTTCTTACGAGTCTGTTCAATAATAGGATCGAAACCTTCGATTGACTTTCGAATCTCAATCCGACGATCAGTACCGCCAATCTTTTTCGCCTTCCACTTGCGCATATCTTTTACAGACATGTTTGGTACATATGTGCCAACGGCAGGTGCCTCGGAAGCAAAGGTCTTGTTGTGTTCCTCAGTGGAACGAACCTTTTTCGGCTTCTCAAAGCTTAATAGTGCCTTGGACTTCACTGCTTAGCCTCTTTCGTACATTCCAGCGACACATGGACGGTGTGCTTCTCATCCTCGAACTCAACAGGAATGCGAAGTTCCTTGACCTTATCGCCATACTCTGACTGGAAACCTTTTGCTCCCTTGTCCTTGCGAAGCAAAAATGTGTACAGAGGTTCACCGGGAACGTTGAACTCAAGGCGCTTGCCGTGAGTGAAGAAATGAACATGTGTTAAAAAGTTGCGAAACTTGTTTCCAAGTTCATCATATACAGCATCCTCGATAACATCATTCACAGTTTTCTGGCTCATTCCTCATCCTTTCCAATCATCTTTTCGCTTTCTTTCCATAACTTCATGAAATGTTCTCGTTCATCTCCCCAATGCTCCATAGCAATTCTTAGAACAACTTCGTTTGTAATCTGTTTGTGATCCATTCCTAATTTAGCAGCAAAATCAAAACAAATCAATATGGCATCAACAACAATTCCGTGTCCCTTAATGCGCTTGTCGCTCATGCGAACGGAATTTTCTTTTGATTGAAGCCATCGAAGCTCTTTCAGCAAAGCCTTGATAATTTCCATTCGCGGGAAAGTTTTCTTTTGCTTCGCCATACAATCCTTTCAACTTAACAAGCCTCGGCAATAGGTTGAGATTCCGAAGAAAAAGTAATAGTGTATACAATTTCATCTTGTTCTAATCTGTATGAAATAGGAGACAGTTTGATATTGATGTTTTCTGCAATTTCTTCCAATTCAGGTAGCAAAATGAATTTATACACAATTTCGGAACCTGATATTGGCTTTGCTGATTCTCCCTGTGTATACAAATAAATTTCAGCAAGTAAATCGGTATGATCCTGTTCAAATTTACTAAAAGCAATATCTATGATCTGTTTCAGTTTTGCAAAATTCATGTAGTAATCCTTTCAAAGTTCGGAGCGGCCTATAGGATTTGAACCTATTCTACGCAATTGGTTCTTTGTTTTTCCGTGTGCCACCAATACACTAAAGCCGCGTAAATCAAAAATATCGTTCTAAACTTTTTACAACAGTGTGTCCAAGTCGCATGATTGCCGCCGACACCTTTGCATGTGCAATAACATAATCAGGATCGTTGGGCATGTCGCCGTCTGAATAACCAGTTGTAACCTCAACCATCTCAATATCAACATTGTCGTCGCTCTTGAGAGGCTTTCGAGAATCCGTGGTAAATCCACGTACATAGATGTGATTCTGCGAATTGATAACAGCAAGGGTCAGAGATTGGGTTGTAATATCTTCTCCGCCATCCTTGCGAATAATTGATACTTCGGGAACGGTAGAAATAGCCGCCACAACATCATTTGTAATCCATTTTGACATTCTGAATCCTTTCAGTTTCGGTAGTCCTAGATTCTTACTTTATGCTCCCGGTCCAGTTCCATTTGTTCCGTTATTACTTGTACGGAACAAATAAGCAATTGCGGCTGGTGCAAAAACGACAAGTAGAACAATGACAAGTCCAATGTAATAATATTTCATAGTATTTTCTCTTCGCCATTATGAACACCCTTAATTTGGTCGTTCAGCAGAATGTCTAACTCTCGATTCATAAGCATCAAACGCTCTGAGGTTCCAGAAATTTCCTCAACCATATGAACACTCTGCGGCGGATTTTTTAGAAAAGCTTCATCTTCAGCGATCAACTTTTTAAGTAGAGCGATTTTTTTATCCAATTTCATATACCGTCTCCAATCTGTTAGAACGTGAAACCAATCAGTGTGAGCAAGTCTTCGGGATCGGGGATAACGCGGTAACCCTTGGCCTCTTGCTCGCGAACTTTCTTTGATAGATACCGCTCCGCCTCGTACATGCTCACGTCTTCGACTTTTTGGGTTCCATTTCGGTTACCCCATGTGAGAGCCTTGCCGCGTTTTCCATACTGAAAAGCGACGGTGTACTTTCCAGCAACCGAGCCATCGACAATTTGCAGATAGTAAACCTTGTCGGATGTTCCTTCGGTGCAATGCAGAGATATTGACTTGTGAATCATTTCGTTATGCCTTTTCCATTGTCTCTAGCGTCAACACAACCAGATTTGCAGCGGAAAGCATAGCAGGAATACTATTTCCGCTGAAGTTCAATTCCTCAGAAACGATTGTGCCGTCTTCGCGCTCTCCTGTGAGAGTAGCAATGCATCTTTCATTTCCACTACGATCAAAAGAAATTCGAATATTTTTCATGTTGCCTTTCAGCTATCCGCGATACTTCGCTGGACGAGTGGAATTTTCCGTTTGAACGGAAGCAAACATTTTTTCTGCGATTGGCTTAACACGTGCAAATGCTCTCTTTTTCTGAGAGACAGTAAAGGAGCGAGTACGATTGTACTTGCCCCAAATATAAACTTCCCAACATAATTTGTCAGCCAGCTTTTGTGCGGCAGTCGTAGGAGAGCTATAGAATTTCCCATCGATTTCGACGGCAGTGATAATTCTCAAACCCTTCATTTATGCCCTTTCGCTAGGTACAGATATAGTATACCAAACATTAGGCTTAAAGTCAACTAGAAAATAAGTCCTTTATTTTGAAGGGGTTGGAGTCACGCAATATTCGAACAAATGGCCCAAATGTTCGAATGTGGCCGTAATATCAATGTCAAAAGTCTTCGGAAACTTACTCCATACGACTTTGGTATTGTACGGCTCTCTTCCAATCGAATACCACTTTTGATGTTTGGCAACATACAGGTAAAAAAGTGCGTATGCATTTGCTTTCTGAACATACTCAACAAGTTTGTTTTTCGGATAGCCTAACTTTTTGAGCATCGCGTGAGAGCGTTGTTCGCAATCATGCTCCATCAGAAGAGTGATGAAAGTATCTTTTTTGAGTTTTGCAGGATCGGTTTTCTTGCCAGAGATAGCCCGATCAATCATGTCGCCAGTTGTGGCGCAATAGTCTTTCCAGACTTTGCAATCCTCTTTCCATTGACGCATGTGATTCAATTCATGCACCAGAACGAGTTCCCAATTTGGGCGTCCAGTTGCACAAGCAAGTCTTGGAACTTTGGGTTTCTTTACATCGAAGTCGAAAAATCCGTTGACACGAATGCCGCGTCCATACTGCACTGATTTTCCCTTTCCAAGATACAATCTAATACCATTGGCTTTGCATTCAGCTTTAGCCATGCGAACAAGTTCACTGCGAACACTCATTGTAGCCTTTTGAATCTAATTTAGTCTTTAATATGTATTGGATCGTTTATATCGTCGCTATGACAAATGTTGCAAAAACCTATTCCACCGCCTTCCTCAGCAACGTATTTGTGTGGTGCGGTTCCCGGTGCAACATATCTTTCTCCGCGCATCAGTGCCATTAATTTCCTGTTTGTCTTTGGTGGGTTTTCCAGAACACGCATGAATGCTTCCCAATCTTCAGGACTCAATTTAAATGATTCAGGCATAATATTCTCGGATGGTTTGGAGCGGCTAGTCAGGCTTGAACTGACGACTTCTGGGTGGAAACCAAAAATGTTACCTCTACACCATAGCCGCATTTAAAATTTGGAGCGGGAGACGGGATTTGAACCCGCATGTCTTTCGACGGTGGTTTGGAAGACCACTGAACAACCGTTGTTCAACTCCCGCATGAAAGTATTTATGCTTTATTGTAGCAAGGATTATGAAAGAAGTCAATAAATTTTGGTGGGCGATGGAGGATTTAAACCTCCGATCACGGTTTTAGAGACCGTAGCTTTAATCAGGCTAAGCTAATCGCCCTTTGGTGGGGGAGGGTCGAATCGAACGACCAACCTTCCAGTTTCATCGTATTTCTACGACTTGACCAGACGCTCTAGCCAATTGAGCTACTCCCCCGAAAAATTAAACCTTAATAAACAAGTCTGAATGATACTCCGAAAAACTATCATACAGATCGCCTAAAAAACCAGTATAGCATTTTGCACGAACTTTATGGTTCCTCCAATTTGGATCAATATGCGAAATCAGGTTTGCTCGGCGTTGGGTGTACGGAACAAAAGACTTCAACCCCTCAATGTCATTTTCGTTCCGCATTTTAATGCATTCAACTAAATCCAACACCAATTCTCGTTTTGCATAAGGAAGATCGTGCATAACATTCCTTTCAATCTTTGGCGCGTGAGGATGGATTTGAACCACCGACCTTTCCCCGTAAATGGGGAACGCTCTTTCACTGAGCTACTCACGCATGGATCGCATGAAGGGATTCGAACCCCCGACACAAGAATTTAGAGTTCCCTGCTCTGACCGCTGAGCTACATGCGAATAAACTTTTTTACTGTCGAAAACTTTCTTGAAAAGAACATGATGATTGTTTGATGATATCCGTTTTGAATTGCCGTACGCTGCACAAAATATAGCAAAATAAGAACAACAAAACTTAAAATGATCTTTGTCATCATGCTCCTTTCTAAACTTATTTGGTGCGTAGGGCTGGATTCGAACCAACGTTTCCCAGTTCTGCGGATTTCTCCGCATCGCCAGTTGTAATACCACTATACTACCTACGCATTGAGCGCCGTGCTGGAATCGAACCAACCTCTTCACCCGGTAACTGGGTGATGCCCTCGGTCACAGAGAACTAACGGCGCGTTACGAAAACAAATATAACACAAATATCACAGTAAAGACAAAGAATATGATTGACATTTGCGTTTTTTGATCTTGCTCCCAAAATCCTCGCATTTAACAATTATACACAGCTAGTATTGCTTTTGCAACTTTATCAAGCTGTTTTAGCTTGATCTTAAATCCATCAGAATCAGTAGCTTCCAAGAAGGCAGCGTTGCTATGAACCTCAGCAAGTGCCGTAAAAAGAAGACTTGGCGCATATGGATGTTTGGCAAAGGCCAAAAGTTCTTCGCCTCTGACAGTGTGACACATCATATCCATTCCGATGAGTTCTCCGACGATCCTTGATTCTGCGGAATCTTCGGAAACTTCGTTCCACACTTTCTTGCTAACCTCAGCATGATTTGGAAAATGTTGGCGTCCAGCTTCATCAACTGTGCGACAGTACGGCTTTCCAATATCGTGATAAAGTTGATACACATTCAAAATGTTCAAAGGCAACAATCTTGATGTGAGAGTTTTGTTGTGTACCCACTTCGGCATTCTCCAAATCTTTCTGTATGGAGTTTGATGAATGGCGTTTGGGTACAAATCGTTGAACCAATCAACAACACCTTCGCCGTGTTCAAGGACATTCATTCCCTTGAACTGTTCGCATTTCTTCATATCCGCAAGTATGCGGTCAGCATGTATGGACTTAATCATACAAACCTCCCTCAACTGTAACGGGAACTTTTTCAGTGTTTGGTTCGCGCCAAATGGCATAGTTTCTGAGCGCATTGCGCTGTTCGTCTGACAAGTTTGTAGTTGTTGCGACGGCGGAAAGGCCCATGTCCCAATCAGGTTCAAAGAAAGGGGAGTGCTCAATGTTGTTTGCGCGAAGCTTTACAATCACACGTTCCAATGCTTTCTTGTTTGGAACGCCGATAAGAACAATGCTAGGGATAGCGTTCTTATCAATGTGGGGATGGGATACCGCCATCTGATAGGTGGCGTGGTTGCTCTGCACGAGTTGCTGAGCGGCGGGAATGTCTTGTCTTACAAAGACATAAAAGTAAGGATGTTCTTGGACCTAGTGCATTTGAGTTCCTTTCAGGTTAATAGTTTTGGTTGGATACACACCTATCGTTAGTGCTCCGTCCTACTAATTGGTTTTCATCATATGTGTTTACTGCACTTATATTATTTGTCACATTAACGGAAGGACGCCGTAAAACCAGTTGATCTTGTTGCATATCAATTATTACTTCACTTACTCAATGTATTAAGAGTACATCACTATTTATACTCTGTCAACAACTATTTGGTGGAAAATAAAAGAAAATTTTGGTAGTCCCGAAGGGAATCGAACCCCTATCATATCGTTCGTAGCGATGTATTCTGTCCGTTGAACTACGGGACCACTTTTATTTATCTTCCGCGCAATACAGAAGGATCAAACTTTTTCATTGCCGCAGCATATTTACGATCAATCCACGTTCCATCCGGTCTTTTAGCGTGAATCGGTATGATTACCTCAGCCTCAAATACTTGAGAGTTTTTGGCTATTACTTTCCCATCTCGTGTAGCTGGATTTTGACAATAGTGTGGAGCAAACCAAACATGACCTCCGCTCCAACCACAATTTTTACAAACCAATAATCCATTACAAGAACTTGGATCAGTTCTAATTTCTTCGCGAACAAACATTATCTTGTCTTCGTGAACCTCGTGTTCACTTCCATCTTCGTCAATCTTTACAAGGCATGAATCGGTGTTAATTATGGCAAGCACGGTTCCAAGATCATCGTGGCTTTTGTATGGACTTGTAATTGCAAGAACTCTATCGCCTTTTTGAAAAATCATGTGTTCCTTTCTTAACCAACACGAACCACAGCATTGCGATTTATATTTGGACCCCATTCAGGTGTGTAGTAACCATCAAAATGCTTTTTCGTGATTTTTGTTACGTGTGATACGGCCTCTGGATAATCAGTTCCTCCAGTAATCACAGTCGCATCCTGCGGCATCTTTTGCAATTCCAAAATCAATTCGCCAACTGTCATATTTCACCGCTTTCACTTTCCAAAATGTTCAGAACTTTTTCTTCGACGGCAAGGATTGGACACCATTTCGGAATGGGATTGATTTCACTGTCCCATTCAACGTAACCAGAAGTTCCACGGAAGCCGTGTTCCGCTTTTTTGTCAGGTTTCAGTTTACAAAAATAGTCTGTAGCATATCCAGAACCCGGCGTGTGTGCTGAACCAGCGTAAGGACAGCAAATATTGTCATCTCCGTTGTTAACGCATCGATCAATGTTTATAACAATTTTTGCCACAGTAAGCCTTTCAAGATTCTAATTTTTTCAGAAGCTTTTCTTGAATATCCAACCAAGCATATTTCCATGATTCTTCAATTGATACTGTCGATGATCCCAATAAGGTTCTCGGTCTACCAAACCAATTTGTTTTCGGAGTTTCGGTGTGGATTTCCCACTGAATGCCAAATATATCTGGGCGACATTTGGCATCAGGATAGATCATCTTGACATTTTCTTCATCTGTCATAATTGATTATATCACACAAAACACCAAAGGCCAGCTAAATTTTAGCTGACCAGCATGGAACAGTTTCGAACCAATTACAGTGTAAACATCAATAAAGTTTGTATTTAATACACTGAGATTACATGTATTATATTGACACCCGATGGATTATGCCGTCTCTTGCGAAGACCGTCCGTGAGGACTTCGGTTTCCCATCACATCCACTAAGCCCTTTATTCAAGGTATCCTAGTCTGTCAACATCGTCGCCTTTTTTGAAGTCAGGCAGTGGACTTGTCTGATAAGGTTATTCTACGCTCTCCATCCCGTCTGTTTTGCGAACAGTTCGAAGCCGCTAAGCCCCTACGAAATTTCCTGCACAAACTATCGCAACCTTGCGAGTCTTGATAGACTTGATTCTCTTGCGAGTCAAGCATTAGACGATTTTCGCCTTATCACGGAGCAGACTTTGCTTTTTGTAAGAAACAGTCAGAATCGAACTGACTACCCTCTGTTTAATAGACAGATGCTCTACCAATTGAGCTTTGTTTGCAACCCACATCATGTGCTGCTCCAGTTGCCAAGCCAGATTTTGTCCAGCCTGATACAACACATGACATACCTTTCTTCTGCGGAATACTCAGTGGTACTTCACGAAAAATGTGCTTGCGCCCATTCTCCGTTCATACTGCATTTCAGCCCTAGCTTGCGAAGGCTCAGACCAAAACACTACCCTTTCCATTACGGAATAACAAGTTGATACGATAGGAAGACAGCATCACCTGTTTCTTTTCAATTGCCAAAGTTCCCTATCCCGAAGGCGTCGGCTTATAAACAATTGTTCTTTCCCTATCACTTGCGTCCTCTTTACAACCACCGCTTTTTTCAGTGATCGCCGTCTCGCGACGGATGGGAGGCTTGCATAGACGGACTAATTGCTTAGCGCAAGTGCGTAGGCTTCCTTGCTTTGGGCACCTCACGGTGCTTATCCTAATGGGGCTATGCCCCCAATCTTGTTTTCAAACATCTTTGCGAATCACCATATGATTCGGTTGCGTCAACTCAGCAACATTTCAATTCTACACATATTACATTTGTTTTTCAAGCAAATTATGTAGAAATTTGGACCCGTCCGACCATCCAATCATTTTCTGGATTGAAACAGTATTTCTTTTATCTTACATCTTGTTCAGTAGTTTGTCAACTACTATTTTACTTTTTTCTTCCGACTGTTTTTGACCAGTGCGCAAAACGACTATATGCACGATCAACGGCACCTTCGTACCTTTCCATCAGAAAGATAACCAATAATACAAATAGCGAAACACCTACCAATACAGTAGCAATCATAAATGCTAAGCCTAGTGGCATGTATGTTTCCTTTCCAACTTTCTTAGAATATCGTAGTTTGATTCGTTTGTCAACTACTTTCTGAAAATTATTTTTCGATCTGCTGTAAATTCCAATTCACCGTCTGCAATCATTCGTGACAATGAGCTTCTCACATCATTATCATAATACGGAGGGACGTGATCGCCTAACATATCCAGCAATTCTGTTGGATGCAATGGATTTTCTTTATGCATAAGGACAATCTGCAAAATACGTGTTTCAACTGGAACAGGGTCGCCTTCTAAAACCCATTTCATTATTGGTTTTTGAACGAATTGTCCCATCACTTGTGTTTACTCTTTCGATTGTTTTCGGCCCACTTCCTAATATCACGAGCCGCTTTCCTGTATTCTGCGGGAGAGTGCGCCCGTACAAATTTTGTATCAATGTCAGCAATCATCAGTCCGATTGCCTGATATTCTTCTCTCATGTCGGAAATCAATTGAAGTTTTCGCAATGTCGGTAACTTTGTATATTGTGCCAAACTTGACGTAATGCTTGCTTCCTGTGAATCCATGCGAATATCTATACGTTTCATGGACCGATCCTTATTCCGTCTCGGTCCAGAATAAACTGGACCGATTCGAGGTTGTGCTTACTTCTTTACTGCATGTTTGATTTGCGAAGCCGCGTGGGAAACTCCCTTTACCGCACCAACTACAAGATACTTACCTGTGCCATAAACATCTTCAACAACTGTCTTTGTCACCTTGAATGTATCCACCGAAACATGCTCAACGATCTTGCCTGTCTCCTTGACAACTGCCTTTCCGCCGCTATAAACATCGTCGGAAGCGAATGCAGGGGTTCCGCTCATCAGAATTGCAAATGTTGCAAAAACAAAAATCTTCTTCATTATTTTTTCCTCTTTAGAAAATTGGCTTGCACGATCCTAAAACTTGATTGTACTCAGCCGTCATTTGTTCAGGTGTCCATTGGTAATGAAACGCCCACCTGTTTTGTTTGTTAAAGTTGCTCAATCTCGTTCCTAGCAACGTATGTCTGCTTATGTAATAAGGCAGATTCAGCTTCTTGAAGTGCATCAAGTATAGCGAATCATTTGATTCTACCATACCAGAGGGGGTATTTGTCAAACTATGGCATCCCGCTGCATAACGAATATCCAAATTTGGGTTGAAAATCATTCTCTTATCGAAACTGACCGCTCTTGCACCGTTTTGATACACAAATGGAAGATTCTCGTCTGGTTTCAATTCACAGTTTGGTACAATCTCATAGCCTGTGACCTTTGGAAGCGTTACACCAGTATTTTTGTAAAACTCTAATCTTTCTGAGAGTTGGGGGTGAAATAAAAACTCATCCACATCACATACAAGAACCCAATCGGCCTCGCCGCGTGATTCTTTATAGCAACTCTGCTTTATCTCCACATAACGATGCTCGTTTATTTCGTTGTTGCTACTCCATGAACGAATTTCAGCTTTCGGACATGCGCGAACAATTTCAGGAGTTCGATCAGTTGATTCGTTATCGTAAATGACTATCTTATCGCAAAATTCTGAATAGTAACGAAGAAAATAAGGCATAATGACTTCTTCGTTCCATGCAATGGCGTAGACATGTATTTTCATAGGAGTTTGGTAGCCGGGGTAGGATTCGAACCTACGATCATATCTTTCTTGTAAGGAAAGCGGTTTGGGCCACTCACACCACCCGGCCATGTTAACTAATCAATTGTACTTCCACAACTTCGGCTCCAGTGAATCCACCGAAATAATCATCGCTGACATATTCTTCGTATGGCTTACCAGCATCATTCCAAATCGTAACCATCTTGTGACTGCCGCTCTTGTACTTGTTCAGAGCGGCACAAGACTTGTCTGCCAACTTTTCGTCACGATACAACTCTACAAATTCAATCCTGCCAGTATCGGAACCAAAACTATCGCCCGTGTCGTGCAAATAGTATAACAGGTAATACGTCTTGTTCGGTTCTATTTCAAACATGCAATCAATATCGCCATATGAAGGATGAACCCTGATTCCGCGAATGTGATGCGACGTGTGGGTAGAATCCCTGCCCCACGAATCTTCGGGATCAGCATACGATGTTACGTCTGTGTACGAATCATCTTCAACAGAAACGTGTGTGATCTTTGGCAGAATCTCGTTAATCTTCTTTGCTGCCTTCTTCTGCTGCGTGATCTTTGACATTTGAAACCCTTTCAAATCCTGTGTTTGACATCAAAAACTTTGTCCCATCTGGACAGACAATGTATATCTCCGAAACTTTTGCCAGCTTTCGAATAATATCTTGATTCTCAAATAGAAGTTTCAAGTCTTTCATATTGGAGTTCTCGGCGGGGATCGAACCCGCATTATCAATTTAGGAAATTGAAGTCCTATCCGTTGAACGACAAGAACAAAATTGGTAGGGGAGGAGGGACTCGAACCCCCAAGGCTCTTTCATTTTGAGTGAAAACTGTCTGCCGTTCCAGCTTAACCACTCCCCCATAAACTTTCGGTTGTTTGCTACTAATAGGTATTGTTTTCTCTCTGCCCTCTTGTCACTATTCCGACATTCGGTACTTCTTTGCTACCAATTGACGTTCATCATTACATCAGTATTTATACGAACTTCGCCAAGTAATTGAATAACCACTGGTCGAAACTTCCGCATTCGTCAGTATAGCCTACAGTATAGCATGCGGAGACGAGTTTGTGTGCATCTTTTAATTGACTCATTGAGTCTGAAAATTGTTTACCAAAATCTTTAGTTTTTTCAAGCCATTCGAAAAATGAATCGTCCAAATCAGCATCCTCGTCTTCAGGTGCTGGATCAACTTCAGGTTTCATGGAGAAAATGAAACTCGGATCGTTACAAATAACTAACCCGTAATCTCCAGTTTTCATTGCATTTCCATCTTGAGTTGCTAGCACTAAAAAGAAATCAGGCAACACTTCTTTGCCATCATTCATAAGAATTGCTTTTGCGCTGCATTGCTCACACATGTTAGGACTCGTTTATACCTTTCATATACCATTCAATAAAATCCATGACGAGTGAACCAATTCCACTGAATATTAGTGCAATCGAAGATACTAGCGTTGCCAATATCCACCAATACGGAACATGATGGCTGATTGGAATCTCCGCTTTTATCAATAGACAACACGCAACGCCGTAAAGTAAAAGTATAATCAATCCGCCCAAAGCGAATAAAAATCCGTTCTCAAACAACTTTCTCATACTTCACTTCCAAAGACTTCGAATTGCAAAAACCATTTTCCAAAACTTTAATTGAATCTCGTCAATGAATGCGCCTTTGACTTTCGCATCGAAGTTTACGGCGCTTGGTACTCTGCCGATTCCCGGCAATTGATCGAAACCCTTTTGTCCATCTTCGCGCTGTAGTAGACGCCATGCGCCATCTTTGATTCTAATAACTTGGCCCGTAAAAACTCCCTGAGTTGGATTCGTACTTTTCTTCCAACCATCACAAGTGCATTTGTATGGCGATACGCGACCATTACAAGGTTCGATACATCCACCAAACCACACAGAGCCTTGTTTGACTAATCGATTTGCTTCTGCACCTGATCGCGCCATCTTGAGCAATACTAATGCTTTTACAAGTCTCATGATTTTCTTTCAATTAGCAAGATAGTGAAGCGTGACAAAGTTTGGATCGGCATATGCTACTTGCTTGCTTGTTTTATAAACCAATTGAGCATTGAACTTTTTATCTTCAACTGTTTTGCCTTCCGTGTAGGCATTTGTTCCGCGAACTCGTTGAAGAACAACATAATAATTGTCTTCAAAACGGGTTAATACAATTCCTTTATCTTTTGCGTTCGGTCCAATCTTTTTGGCTGATTCGTCGGACAATTGGCTGTAATCCATAAAATATTCAATTTTATGTTTTTCAAAGCCGACTATCTTAAAGAGAGTCAATTCTCCATTCCCGAAAACAGCAGTTACAAAATCATTCTTTTGAAGTTCGCGATTTACGGCATCGGGCAATGAGGTTAGCTCAGTTTTTGTCGTTGTGTTAAAGTATAACGATTTCTTAGCCATACATCCATTATACCAAAAATCACAGCAGGAGTCAATTAAAAATAAGTCCTTTGTTTTGAGTTGGTTGGCCCTGACTGAATCGAACAGTCATCTCACAGTAATCGGCTGTGGGTATTTTCCATTATACGAAGGGCCAATAATCAATAGTGCAACATTCTCAAAAACTCTTTCATTACAAAGTTGTATGCGTCAATCCATGCTTTGTTTTTGTTCGGGCTGCTCTCTTTATTTGTTTCCAGCCATAATCCATTTGTTTTGCCGTTTGACGGAACTAAAATTGAGAACCGAGTGCCGATTGTCTCGCACCCGTACGTGTGTAAAATGGCATGGGGATACATTTCCAATACCTTTTTACGTGCATCAATCGCTTTTCTGCTCAGTTTCATGGCTTATCTCTCGATAGAATTTCAGCAATCGTTGTAGTCTATTGCTGTCTGATTCTCTGTTGTAAGCATGCCTACAGCTATCAGAACAGAAGCCCCAATGATCGGCAAGTTTCCGATTTCTAAAAAATCGTTTAAAACAATACAGGCATCGGTATTTGTACATACTACTATTTACAGTGGATGTTGTATTTCCAATGGTATAAATCTTGACAGTTCCTACAACAAAAACATAACCGAAAAGGAGAATTGATTTTATTCAATTCACTTTTAGGGCCGAGTTTTGTGTAACAGTACAGACAACGATATATAGCCATAATGTTTTTGGTAGGCGCGGTTGGATTCGAACCAACGACCTGTTTCTTATCAGGAAACTGCTCTGAAACCGGGCTGAGCTACGCGCCTATAAATTGGCTGGGGGTGAAGGATTCGAACCCTCATAGACTGATTCAAAGTCAGTCGTCCTAGCCATTGAACGAACCCCCATTAAATTTGGTGGACAGTAGAGGATTTGAACCTCTAGTTTTGTTATTTACTACCCTTCAGAGGTAGTGCGTCTGCTCTATTCCGCCAACCGCCCATATGTTTCTAAAATGGTACACAGGGTAGGAGTTGAACCTACAGGATTTTGGTGTTTGCATCTTCTAAAAATGCTGCGTCTACCGACTTCCGCCACCTGTGTATAACCTTTCATTTTCAGACTGTAGTACCAATTGTCAGCGCATAAAGATTCAAAGTCTTCTGCTTAATTGCCTGAACAACGAAATAAAAACTTTTTGAAGAAGCCAAACCCTCGAACCTTCTTCGTGCTGGATTCACCTTATACTACCTTCGCACTTTTGTTGTTTCAAGCGAAGCACCGCCATTCTCCAGTTTCCCTTAATATTTTGTCGATCCTGCTTTCTGATTTACATCAATGCCTATCTTTTTCAAGTGCCGCTGGTGTGCAGAGGAAACCTCGACAAAATTTTGGTAGCGCGTAAGGGAGTCGAACCCTTCTTCGCAGATTGAAAGTCTACTGTCCTAACCGATAGACGAACACGCCATATAAACTTGGTAACGTAGAAGGGGATCGAACCCTCTTGTCCGAAGACGCCAGATTGAAAGTCTGGTGACCTGCCAATTAGTCATCTACGTCACATAATCTTGGTAGTCCCAACGGGATTCGAACCCGTATTTCTTGTCTGAGAAACAAGCTGCCTAAACCATTAGCTGATAGGACCATATTGCTCAATATTTATCGGCCCGTAGAAGGTATTGCACCTCCATCCTTCAAGTGGTCCGTAAAAACCAGTATGAAGGACAATCGCTCCGCAGTTTACGCTACGTTCAATATACGGGACATCTTGTTACTAAAGGCCGAGGGCTTGGGATTTCACAAGGTTCCGCGTGGGTCATGACTCCCACAGTCGTCTATCCTTCCCTCTTGGCAATAATTCGGTAACGGCTGGACTCGAACCATGCGCTGCCCCCTTTAGCGGGGAGTGCTCAACCTGCTACACCACAATTACTTACTTTATCGCCTCAACTTTCAAAACTAAACTTTGCTGGATGGTTTGTTCCATCTGTTAGTTGGATGGAGTCCTGACACTGGTTCCAGCGACCAGTTCAAATATGTTGGCAGGGGTGACAGGGATCGAACCTGCTATGAGTTTCCTCGCCAGTTTTGGAGACTGGTGTCGTACCATTACGACTACACCCCTATAAAATCTATGGCGGGAGATGAAGGACTTGAACCTTCGGTGTGAGATTTATCTCATTCGGGTTTGGAGTCCGATGCTGTCGCCGCTGAGCCAATCTCCCGTATTAACCTTCAAACTTTTCCAGAATTTCCTCACCCATTCCAACTTTGATAAGTTCTTCTGCTCTTGCAATTCCTTTGACTTTTGCCTCTTCCTTGGTTACGTAACCTTCGGAAAGTATCGTCATTTGAAACCATGCTTTCGGTTTGGCTGTTTTGTAATGACCTCTCAATGCCCATCCCTTTTTGGTATCTGGCGCATCGAATGTATAGATCAGGTTAGACCAAAACTCGTCAAACGATTCCATGTGTTTCCTTTCTACTTGGTAAGATTATCAAAGAATATCTTCATTTTCTCAAAATGTTCTTTGCAAAGATTAAATCCTTGCAATTTGTGGTCGCCTGTCTTATTGCATTCTGGTAAATCACAAATCGCGTTCTTCTTTGACATAATACCTCTAAACTTATGGGATAAGGACAATGCGAGTGTCGTTATCCCTGCATCTGTTGAATCATCGCATAACAGGTAAGCAGGAATTGAACCTACTTTTCTGGCTCCAATCGCCAGTGTCCTAGCCGATAGACGATTACCCTAATTCAACAAACCTAAAACTTTTGGCGGTCCCGACGAGATTTATTTGGTATTTTGATAAATATTGATATGCCCAATACCGCCAATCTCGTTTGTGATTATTGCAATTCAACTTTTGTTAGAACATCTAAAGATATCGCATCATCCCGAATCGCTAATTCTAAATCAAAATTCTGTTCTCGAACATGTATGGGATTATCCAATATAACAACGAAAACGGTTACGTGTTTACAATGTAACAAACTCTTTCAAAAACAAGCACATCGAATTAAAAAATCACCTAATCATTTTTGTGATCGTTCATGCTCAGCCAAATATCACAATGTTCATAAAACTATTGGAACTCGGCGTTCAAAACTTGAAATTTTTCTGGAATCTAAACTTCGTAAGTCATATCCAGAATTGAAACTCCTGTGCAATGATAAATCTGCCATTAATTCAGAACTCGATTTCTACTTCCCAGAGTTACAACTTGCAATAGAATTAAACGGAATACTCCATTTTGAACCCATTTATGGTAATAGCAAACTGACTCAAATTCAATCGAATGATACTAAGAAATCCTTTTTATGTCATCAGCAGCATATCAATCTTGCTGTTATCGACTGCTCTACATATTCTCATCTAACTGAAAAAGTTAAAAACAAATATTGGAACATTGTTAATAACCTTTTAGCAAATATGGCGGGGAATATGGGTAACGATCCCACCTGATATTCCTGATCGACAGTCAGGCAACCACTCCATGCAGTTCCATTCCCCGTAATTCTAAAATTTGGCTCACCCCCTCAGAGTCGAACTGAGAACCAATGCCTTAACAGGGCACCGCTCTGCCATTGAGCTAGAGGTGAACATTTAAACCGTATTACTAATCTCTATCATACTTTGTTTTCTTGTTGAATACAAAACCTTCTTTTGAAACATGCTCGTATTTACCATCAACTATCTTATACGATGCATCACTTTGATCTTCATTCCAGTGTCTATTGCAAACTGGGCAATCAAACTCTATCCAATACGAATCGTCGTTGCGATCCCAATTTCCGCTATTGCCTTTGTACTCTCCAACTAAACCTTCGTGTGGACAGTTGTCTTGGATGTGCGCTTCTAATTTTCTAAGTTCGGTAATACTCCATCTCAACTTTTGTAGTTCTTGTATTGTCATATTTAATCTTTACAAGTAAATTCTAAGTAATCCTTTGCCCAACGAATATGCTTTTGTTGCTTACTTTTTGGTGCAATTAATCTTAATCGAGTTTCATATGTTGTTGCCTCGTTGACATCAACAAAATAAACTTGATTCAACTCTCTACAGTATACAGCAAATAATTCAATCTGTCCACGATAGTTTTGTTTTTTACCATTTGCTCTATGAACTGTTGAACTGCACGAATCAAAGCTAACAAATGATTGATCTTTTCCTAATCTACCCGTCTTACACTGAATACGAACAAATACACCATTATTGTCAACTACTAAATCATACCGGTTTTTATCTCCAAATGGAGTTAATACGGTTTTGCCTAGTTTTAGCAATTCAGCAACTACAACTGCTTGAGTTATATCGCCTATTTCCTTAGTATTCATTTCTTCCTTTAAAATTGGCTGAACAGGTGGGAGTCGAACCCACATCGTCTTGATTAACAGTCAAGCGTAATGCCGTTATACTACCGTTCAATAAAACTAAACTTGGTGGGCAGCATGGGATTCGAACCCACGTCGATTTGCTTAAGAGGCAAACATAATAGCCGCTATACGAACTGCCCATTTGAAACTAAACTTGGTGCATTCGGAGGGATTTGAACCCCCATCAATTCGATTAAAAGTCGAGTATAATGTCCGTTATACGACGAATGCATTTTTTAAATACTTACTTGCCGCAACAAATAGTTTAGGATCATCATTAAATAATCCAAGAACTCTATTACAGGTATTACAGATTGCTCCTCTAAACTTTAATGTTTTGTGGTCGTGATCTAAAACCAATTTCTTTACTTTTCGATTACAAATCTTACAGACGCCATTGGCATCCTTTTTAATCTTTTCTATCGTTTCGTTTTTTGTACCTAATTTCTCTCGCCAACGATAGATTTCACGTTTTTCCTTTGTGCCGCTATAAAAACTTTGGGAAACTCGACAACACCAAACTTTCTTGTTCGATTTTAGAACAATTGGTATGTATCCACAATGTTCGCATATCGCCATTTTATTTTGAACATCGATGTTTGTTAGTTTATGTACCCGTTTACCCATTTTCTTCCTAAAATGTAAAATCCTCGCCGTAGCGAGGATTTGGAAAATACACAAATCCTCGCTTACAGCTTATCTTCCTGATTATTCCACACGGATGCGGAATCAATCTTGTTGATCTGTTGTTTATTAATCGAGATGTTGCTAATGTTCTTCATGACTGTATTTATCTTCTCACAATGCTTTCTTTTTGTCAAGCACAAAATTTATTTAATTTTTGCTGGACTGAACGCTGTCTGCATGATTATTTATACAGCTAAGCAGTCTCTTTGTCAAGCGTAAATGTATTTATCCTTGAAAAAAGTTTTTGGATCAGTTTTGGCAAAATTATTTTTGGTCCTGTGCCGCCCTCTGATACGCCTTGTCAGCGATTCTCTGGAACAATGCCTTTGTTTTCTCGAAGATAGACTCAAATGCCCAACGAATTGGATCGTTCAGTAATGTCCATGCCGCATTCCACGGCCAAAAAACCATCCACCCAATGATTCGATCTGAATGTTCGTCAACCATTACGGTAGACGGCTTCTTCGAGTATGCAAAATCTTTCTTTGCCTTTTTCTTGATAAAGACGGACCACTTGCCGATTGAATATACTACGCCAGCCAACAGATATAAAAATAGAGAGAAAATAAATTCTTTGGGATTGTGGCGAAGCCATGTGAAGATCGGAACGTTTCCGAAAAATTGAAGAATCAATGCGGTTGCAATTGCCACTCCTGTTGCCCAACCGGGCGATGCTTCTTCAGAGAGGCAAACAAGTATGGTGAATGAAACGACTATCAACGCCCAAAACCAAAACGTACCTACGATGAATAATTCGAACATGTCTTTTCCTTTTCTGTGTTATTTTTGTTTTCGATTACTTCCACTAGTTTCTTTGTGTTTTCGATTACTTCCACTAGTTTCTTTGTGTTTTCGATTACTTCCACTAGTTTCTTTGTGTTTTCATCGAGACGCCAACCGATGATAATTGCAGCGATAATTATTGAAACTGGTATCATAACCACCCCAACTTTCTGAATTTTTCGATACACGGCTTCCATATTTTTGGCTGTAAATTCTTCAATTCTGAAATTGGATACCACTTCCAGTTTCCAATTTTGTGCGGTTCATTTTCTTTTGGTTCGCCGCTGACATATTGCCCCACATAATAGACAGTGAGATAATGCTTGTCTTCGTCTGGGTGCAAATCTTCTGTGAATCCAATCAACTCAACTTTGCCAACTTTTAAGCCGCACTCTTCCAACGCCTCTCTACGTGCGCATTCTTCGGTGGTTTCGTACAGTTCAAGTTTTCCACCGGGTAAACTTAATTTGCCATTCCCAAAATCTGATTCGCGGATTCCAAGCAAAATGGAATCATCTTTCTGAATGATCAATCCTACTCCGATTTGTGGTCGTTTGATTTTTGACATGATTGACTTTGTTTTGGGATAATCTGGAGAGGGACTCGAACCCTATGATTATTTGGGTAGTTAAAAGCTACCTTGGCTCCCCGCCAGCGCAACAGATTATCCCAAACTTGTTAAATTTACTTTGATAACTTACCTATGATTCTATCAGCAATAATAACAATTACCAATCCGAAAAGAGCCGTCGCGCCAAAAAGATTTGGACTATGAGATGCCACGCCTACGGCAATCGCCGTTAGGAACATACAAAATAGGCACAATAAAAAATCTCGAATGTCCATGTTAGTATCCGCTTGGAATTGTGATTGGAAGGCCGAGGGTACGAATAACCTTTGCCATTCCACGAGCGCGTTCTCGGGCCATGTTAGCTCCGCTGGAATTGCCATCGAAAGAATTTTTGACAGTATCGACCAAACGAGAGAACTCGGCTTGAACTTCAGTCACGGATTCAAGAGTTACTTTGACTGGCTGTGTTGCAATTGGATTTTTAGGCATGATTTCCCTTTCTGTTATACGTCAAGTTTTTGGGTATGCTTGTGTACAAACTCAAAATTACAGACTGTGCAGCGACCCTTGTAAAAACTGTAATATTCGCCGTTCTCAACGCCTTGACTGTAATCTTCGCGGAATGTTTGTGGTTCAGATTCGTCTACTTTTTTCGCCTCTGCAAGTTTTTCGATAAGAACATTGTATGCCTTAATCGAAACTTTTCCATAGGCTTCATTTAACGCCGTTCTCGCGGCCTCGACTTTGTTTGTGTATGTCTGAGTACATTTTGGGCAAACTGTCCAATTATCGGCCCTCATCGATTCCCTTTCTGATTATTTCGGCGGATAAATGTGAGGATGTTTCAGGATCGATTCAGCAGCATGAATCCATGCGGCTTCTGGTGTTTTGTCAGGCCATGCAAACCGAAGTCCTTTGGCCGCAAAAATTTCGTAGTTAAAAATACGAACAGGAACAGGACTCGGCGTTGAATACTCATCAAAAAATTGCTTCACAACTTTTGCTTTTGGAAAATGATTGCGAACAATTTTGATTGCTTCAATCTTTGTCATCGATTCCCTTTCAAAGTTTCAGCAATGAGTTGGATTGATTACCAACTTGACTTGTACTGCAACGAATCCCGATAGCATAGCCCCTGATTGTTAGGGAAAATTTTTTAGGACCTTTTCGAACGATCCTACTATGTATCTAACCAGCCCATCGTTGCCCCATAGATTGTATGCAAGCGGTATATATGCCAGCTTTGTTGGCTCCGCTGATATTTGCTAGATGCCCATTGTCGCCAATGGCAATATCAATACAATTTCAGTCGTCCTATGAAACGGCAGTCCAACACTGCCAGTCATTGCGATACAAACCAAGTATACTAAATATCCACTCGGATGTCAAATAAATACGGACAATTTAGTAAAGGCTTTAGAATCACTGTCATATGGACACTTTGAATCCCATTTTCATTTATCTGAATGTAGTCCACCGTCTCAGGATCGATATTTGATTGCTTGAGATAATCTGTTACGGCTTTCGCCATCTCCTGCTCATTACGCATGTTCATTGGCGAATGATAGCAACTTTCGCTGGAAAAGTCAATTGTCATAAATATCAGTGAGGATTGCTATGCTTCTACACGAAATCGAAACAATCGACTTCATTTCAAAATCCAACCAAACCTTCAATACCCTCAAAAAAGATTGGGCGGAATTGATAAAGAAGTTTCGTCCCTACCTTCTTGGTACTATTAGTGGAAAGTTTAGAATAGGTGCGGTGGATGGGTCATTGAAGGGGACCTCCTCGAATAAACTTGTTGCTGTTTATGATCGACAGGCCAATAAATATGCAGCTTTTTTGCAGCTTGAGAAGTTTTCAGCCAGTGCATATGCTGAATCAGTTGTAGCAGCCGACCCTGCCTATCGCGGAATCAATCTTCCTGTACAGTTGTATACATTTCTTGTTCAAGAAGAGGGAATGATTATCGTATCCGATGAAGTACAGACGTTGGGTGCTCGTTCGATATGGGAAAAGTTGGCCAAGACACCCGGTATTGGCGTGTACGGATATAATGACAAAACTGGAAAAGTTTTCCAAGTAGACATGGACGATCTATTCAATGAAGATGTGTATGACGAGGGTTTGAATCAGGAAATCGAACATCTTGAGAATGAAGAATACGAATTGCAAGACACAAGAGACGAACGATATTTTCAGATAAAGAAAGAACTTGAAAAGTTATACGATGCTCGTACCGAAACCAATCATCATATTCGCCTGTTCGCCGCGAGGGCAAAGTAATGTTGCTTACTGAGATTGGTCATGCGGGTCATGTAAGAAAAAACGGCGGAATGTTTGCCGAAATTATGCATGATTACATCTCTTTTAGCAACCGCCACAATAAAAAATATAATGTGGAAGGAAAAATCGGTCGATTTGAAATTCGTAGCCTGCGAGTGAAACCATTTTCTTCTACTTATCTTTACTATACCTTATTTGACACTAAAAGAAATTGTTATGCCGCCGCCGTTACACTGGATCAATTTGGTAGAAATGCTCGAAGTTGGCAGGTTGCTTCGTTGGGTGTCGAGACTGAATATCAGGGGATGAATTTATCAGTTATGATGTATTCGTGGATGATAACGAAAAATAATTTAATTTTAATAACTGGCATGGAACAATCTGCTGGAGGTAAATTGGTTTGGGAGAGGCTTGCACAAGTACCCGGAATTTTTATATTTGGTTACGATGTGGAGGATAAAAAGTCATTTCAAGTTGACCAAAATGATTTATTTAATGAAGATGTGTATGCTGACGAACTAATTAATGAAAGAGATTATTTAGAAAAAGAGTATAACCGAATAGAAAATCAGTTGGATAATTTAGACCCTGATGTTGTTCCAGAATCTAAAATAAAAGCTCTGGAAAAAACAATGAACGATTTGTCCGCGCAGATAAACTCACTGGATACTGATATCACAAAAGTAGAAGATTATATTCGTCTTGTCGCAATAAAAAAGCATTGACATCCTTTGTTTTCACTGCTATACTTGGCTCACATATCAAATTTGGGCGTGTTTTATGCTGCTTACGCAAGGTCGCTGGTCACAAATTCTCAGTCTGGAGCCAATTGGCTTCCGCAAAGTAAAGTTTGGGTGGTACAGCGTGGCGTTAAAAGACGACCTTGCAATTTACACACTCATTTCACCAAAATTTGAAACCAAATGGGACGCAAGACGTTGGTTCAAAGAAAACCGAAAAATTCAAACTAAATAACAATACAGATTTATGGCGGATATAGTTCAATGGCAGAACGCTTGCCTGTGGCGCAAGTTGTTGAGGGTTCGAGTCCCTCTATCCGCCCCAATTCAGGAGACACAATGGGAATTAAGCAATACCGAATTACATCGCAATGTATGGACGTTCTCCCACAAGAGAACGATTGCGTATTGCCTGACGACGATCCCATTCACGAAATTCGTGCCGCTCAATTCATGGGCGGAATCGGTAGTGGACAGAACGAAGATAGAGGTTTTATCAGAAAAATGTTCACAATCGGTGACGAAGAACAGGAGAGACATGGCAATGCTTAGCGTCAATTAACACGCCGCATAGAGAGGGCGGCAATGCCATGTCTCATCCAAAAAACCGTGCCGAAAGAAGGAATCAACGCGAACGAGTCATCGCGGCTCGTCGCTTCGTGTATCTTCATATCTGGTATCAGTGGCAAGATAAATACCAGTTCATGCGAGAAGTCTCTAATCCACTTATAAACATTGAGTATGTGTACGAAAAGTACAGGCTGACAAAAATTCCGTTCAGTGGCGTTCAGGAATACCCAGATTGGGGGAAGTACGCTAAATGGAATCTTGCATGTACCTGTCGTCATTGTCGTAGGCAAAAGAAGTGGAGTAGACAGACAGCTAAAAATAGACACAAACTTAAAACTACCGATGCCGATTGGGAATTGCAATACTCAGATGATTAAATGTTGTGTTTCTCTGGAACCGTAGAAATAAAAACCAAAGCAACTGCCGTAACGGTTCTCACGTTGATGAACAACTCCTGTGGAGACTACTTAAATGCGAGTTTGAAACAGGAGAATTGGATCAACTAGTTAGGTATTGATTAAGACAATATCGGCGGCAAACAATAATAGAAGGCTCAGCGTTCGCGCTGAGTCTTTTTTATTGCTCTTTGGTCAGAACACACCGAAAAACCTAAATACAGGCATGAAAGACCTTCGTCTGTACCATAAAACCCTCATCGCACAGCATATAACGATCATTGCAGCTGTTATTTTCTTCTGTGTTGGTGCGTTTTTCGTAGGGAAGCAGCTTATTGCAACCCTTCAAACAGTTAATACCGCTGGAAATGATGTGCATGAGACATTCACGCTTGTAAACAGACCTCGAACAGGAACTCTTGCGGGGATCAACGAAGCGATTTTTGGTGCCAGTGCCTTAATGAAACACTCCAATGGCATTTTGGATCACGAAGAGAAGCAATTAAGCACTCTGGATAAGCAGGAAGCAGTTCTTTTTGAAGATTTACACAAGATTGCTGTTAACGCGAACGGAGGAATAACCAACCTCAATACAGCAACCACAACATTGAACACGCTTTTGGGAAATATTAATAAAGCAGCACTGGAAGCTCCTCAACTTGTCGATAATATTTCAGAGTTGGCAGATAATCTATCCAAAACAACCGTGGATGCTGATAATACCCTGAATAGCAAAGACGTGAAAACGTTATTGGGATCGTTGGCTGGAACTTCAGTACAGGTTGAAGTAATTACCTCGAACGCGGCAAAAGTCACTACGCATCTTGAAAAAACGATAGATGCGCCACCAAGTATAAAGCAAAAGATCGAAGGAGCATTTGATCTACTTTGGAAGATTGGAATGTTAGTTCGTTGAAATTTTGTATAAACACGGAGAAAATATGAGCACACCAGCAGCAACAATTCAGCCAGTATGTTTAGGACGAAAAGCAGTTATAACCGACTCTCGAACTCTCAAAATGGGAGCTTATATTGGCCCTGATCTACCTCCACCTCCTGCATCTGTAGATTGGTCAAATGGTCAATCTTCTGGCTGGGGGATGATGCTAAACAATAAGTTGGGATGCTGTACTATATGCGGTTGTGCTCATGCCATTCAACTTTGGAGTAAAAGTTTGGGAACAGAAATTACAGTTCCAGATAGCTCAGTGTTAGCAATGTATGAACTGTGGGATGGATACAATCCTTCCGATCCAAACACTGATCAAGGCGGAATTGAACTTAATGTACTCAATCAGTGGAAAAAATCTGGCTTTGCTGGACATAATTTGTTAGCATTCGGTACTGTAAATTATCACAATGTACTTCAGGTGCAGCAATGTATTAATTTATTTGGCGGTTTGTACATTGGGCTGGGATTGCCTATCTCGGCTCAACGACAGGATGTGTGGGATGTTGTTTCTGATCCTGTTTCGTCTGAACCTAATAGTTGGGGCGGTCATTGTGTTTATGTATGTGGCTACGATAAGTATGGAATCAGTTGCATTACGTGGGGTGCTGTTAAAAAGATGTCAGTTGCATTCTTTCTGAAGTATTGTGATGAAGCCTACGCCCTTATTGGTCAGGATTTCTTCAATGCTCAGGGGAAAAATGTTGCGGGTTTTGATTCTGCGTTACTTTTGGACGATCTATCGCAGATTCGTTAAGGAGTTTGGTAAATGGGCGCGTCGTCTAATGGATAAGGCACTCCTCTTCCGAAGGAGTAGATAGCAGTTCGACTTTATAGGTCAAACAACAGCTATTTTTCGCTAAATATAGGCAGAAAGGATACATGAACATGACCAGAAAAGAATATCTGCGTCAATACAGAGAAGATAACCAAAAACGTATTTCTAAACAGAACAAGAAATACTATCAAGACAACAAGAAACGTATTGATGCTCGTATCAAACTATACGAACAGAATAATAAAGAACAAAAAATTTTGCGCAGAGCTAAAAAACGAGCAATCGCTGATAACATTCCATTTGATATTGACGTTACGGATATTGTGATACCATCGCATTGTCCTATCCTTCAAATACCTCTTGTAAAAAGTAGTAAACATGCTTCTGATAATTCTCCTTCGTTGGACAAAATTATTCCTTCATTTGGATATGTAAAGGGCAATGTACAAATAATTTCTAACAAGGCAAACAGGTTAAAGAGTAACGCATCATTAGAAGATTTGGTTCAGTTAGGAAATTGGGCCAAACGGCATTTAGAGGTATGATATGGCTTTTGAAGACGCATTTGAATTTATGATGGACAATGAGGATTACCCTCGTCAATATAAAACCGTGCCCGACTCTCCACCGGGAGCCTTTGCAATCAGTGGGATCAACAGCGCATCGTATCCGACACAGTTCAATACGATTAATGCTATTCCGCAAGCACAAAGAGGGCCAGCAATCGAATCATTCTATCAGACAACATTCTGGAATCATTGGCTTGACCAGTTAACATCAGTAGAATTGGCAAAGAGGGTATTTGACAGTGCGGTAAATATGGGTCCTCATATGGCTGTTCGGTTATTACAGACCGCAATCAATTCTATTGTTCCATCTGCTGTTATTGTTGACGGAACATGGGGTCCAAACACTGTAATACATGCAAATGCTATTCCAGCACAAGGACCGATTAATATTGTTGACGCTTTTCGGGAAGTTAGGGAACAACATTACAAGGATATTGTTGCTAATAATCCAGATGATCAAAAATATTTGAAAGGATGGCTTGCCAGAGCAGGAAAATAAAGAAGGCCGCTTAGCGGCCTTTCTTTTGCTTTGTAATTTCTGCTTTCTCAGGTAGGAAGACTTCCAGATGATCTGATGAGTATGTTGGGAATCCTTGTTCTGCTGGATTCGCTTTTACACCAAAGGCTTTATAAGAATCAAATGCTACCATGCTTTTATTCGCTGCTTTGGCCCACGCTTTCAAGTCCGTCCATAGATACCAACCGCTACCAAGATCATTTTCACCTTCATGTGGAGAAATGTGGCTGTAGATCGGCCCGTCCCACCAAAATGTTTTTGGTCGCATCTTGTCCTTCAATTTTTCCGATGCTTTTTCACGCAAATCCCAAAGATGTTGATATGCTTCTCTGAAATCTTCGTCTTTGTCTCTGCCTTCTGCTTGTGCTTTATCATATGTGGCTCGTATTGCATCACTTCTTAAGTCAGCAGGTAGCAATGGTTCAATCTTATGATGCGCAAAGAACATATCGAACGCTGGATATGGAAATGCCCACATGCCGCGATTTACAGGAGGCTTTCGAATGATTATGTTTTGCTTTTGAGCATTAATAGGGCCGATGCGCTGCATAAGTAATGCCCCTTTCTTGAATCGGAAGTCTGTTTTCTTTGTGAACTTGTTAGTTGATTCCTTCATATTATTTTTTGGTCTTAAATCTAACCAATATTGACCACCTCTATATTTGACTGGGTATCTCTGGCTTAATCTATCCCACGCTTTTTCAGCATCAGGCGATACTCTGTGCCTAAAATCAGATGTTAAATATTTTCGGTTTCGTTTACGGGCCTCGGTAATTGCCCTCTCATATAGTAATTGTCCAAGTCCAGTTCCTCGCCACGCATCATCAATATGAATACGTCGGATTTGTAAACTGTCCCATTTATCAACGTTATCAGGGTTTGTATCTCCAGTAGATGAAAAGGTAGAGGCGTCTAACCAACCGGGTGATTTATTTGGATCAAATCTGTCCGTCTGATCGAAGTAGGTCATTATTTCTAAGCTAAAGTCTCCGCTTCTGACCTTCCAACTGAGTTTGGAAAGTTCCTCTTCGCGATTATTGTATCTTGAGTAATTAAAATCTGGAGATTCAGTTATCTTTCCATTTGAACGCAGAAAAGGCGGGCGTCCACCCTTGCCAAGTTTGAAGTTGAATTTTGCAGCGTGTTTTACGTCTTCACCGGGATGTATATCACAGGTAATAGCCATCATGAAGCGAGGATCGTGTGCCTCTTCTTCCGTTTGGGGGATGTAACCTCCCCCTTCCGTAATAAATTCAGATGCTCTCATTAGAATGGCATATCTTCGTTGTCGGGAATTTTGTTTGGCTCAGGTTTGTGAAGCCAGTAATCACGCACGAGGGTATTGAACTCAGCAAACGACATGTTGCCAGAATGTATCCAGCCCCAAATAAGTTTCATGGCTTCAGTGTTGCCCATGCCCTTGATTTTATTGAAGCGGCGTTCATAGTCTGGATCGCCAACAAACGGTCTTGCCTTATCAACACCATATGCTTCGTTGATACCGCTCAGTTTCTTTAATTCATCTAGGTTCATAGTAAATTCCTTATGCGCGATGGAAATCTTTTTTGGCGGCAACGTCATCAATTTGTCCATTTAGTTTGAAATTGATGTAGCTGTCTGTTATGAAATGATCAACAGCGGCCTTAATCTGTTGTTGATCGAATTGAGGTACGATTCTATCCTTATAGATGCCCATTGCAATGACATCGCGCAAAGCATTGCCAATTCGGTTGTCAAATTCAACCACACCATGCTGTTTGCCATATTTCTTTGCATATCTGTCCAGAACGGCATCAGTGTAGCTGGTGAGAGTTTGCTTTGGGGTTTCCTCTTGCTTCTTTGAAAACCACGCTTCGTTTATTGTCACTTCATTAATCTTCATAAGTTCTTGAACCTCATTCTCATTTAGTCGTCTAGTTAGGCTTCTTGCTATTTCCGAAGTAAACGGATACGTCTTGATAATTTGTGCTGGCGAAACAGGCTGATCCATCTTTAACCACATACCCTTTCTACCAAACTGAGTAAGTGGATCGTTGTTGTCCTGTTCCCATTTCTGATTACTTCTAAAAAATTCAACTACGGATATTTTACCGCTTCCCATCTCACTATTGAAGCCCCAGTCCATTCTTGCCGCGCCACGTAAGGCATCTAATTCATGATCGTAACAATAAATTTCACCAGAACCATACCGTTTCTTGCTTCCCGATTGAACCCAATTCGTTGTATTCATCAATGTGATTCCCTTCTTTTTAATTGAAGGAATCTTTGATGTATGGGTTACGTGATACAGAACATCAGTTGGTTTTGCATCCTCACAAATAATCTCGCGTAGTCTCATGCCAGCTTCCTTAACCAATGAATGCACTGTTTCAGAAAAACCATAGCTAAAAGTAATAGCTTTGTCATATTAAGCCTTAGTGGAACATCAAATACGTTCCGATAACGGATGGGTCTGTCGCACTGATATCGCCTTCACCGGGGAATACTGTTACATTCCAACGTGGTTTGTCGCCTAGTGTCTTTGCCATCTTTTTCTGCATAAATTCATCGTATGAAATGATAGAATCCATTGGAATTGCAAAATGCTTCGCAAGACGCTCCTTCAAAATGTCAAAGGAATGTGCATCTTTAACTTGTGTAGCTCCCGAAGGACTCTTAACTAGCTTTCCGCCCTGCTTAAGAACCAAATCATCAAACATGGACTTTGGAACAACTTGGATGTGCTTACGGGCTTCTGGTCCCTTAATATTAACCAGCCTGCTCTGTGTTGACAATGCGCCAGCACTGAAGTTAAGAATGAAGTTTTCTGGCTTGTTTGGATCGTTGGCTACGCTGGCAACCTTTGTATAAGCGTAGAACAGATTGTCTGGAAATTCTCTTGCAACTGCCCATGCCATGTTCATATATTCAGGACTGAAAAAGTCTCCTGAATCGTGGAAACGAATGGCAACCTTGACATCGATTGGACCTTCTTCAGTCTTACCTGTCTTGCTTTTTGCTGAGAACTTATCCCAATATGCAATGGCCTTCGAAATTTCGTTGGATAATTCAGCCGCAAAACCCTGTGGATCGTTCAATAGATAATTCAAAGTTTGGGTCTGCTTCATGAAAACGTCTGGATATTGAATGTAACTGCCCTTCATAGCGTAACAGAATGTTTTGCAAGCGCCAGCACCGGGACAAGTATCAACAATTACAAACTCGCCAGTTTGCTCATTCACAGCCAAACCTTTCAAAGCAGGTAGACCAACGTTGTAATATTGATCAGCGGTTCCGTTGCTGTGCTTCATTTTCTCGTTCTTCTTCAACAAGCTGCTTGGGCGCTTCATGATTTCTTTCTTGAGAGCTTCCAAGTCATAATCCTGACCATTTTGATTCTTAATCTTGATCTTCTTGTCATGGATGTATGGCATTGTATATGGATCAAGTTTGGTTTTGTTCTTGGTTCGAATGCGATTGAGATAATCCTGCATTTCTGGATCACTGGCAACTCTCGTTCTTGCACCAGAGGCAAAATCAGCTTCGTCGAGGATGCTTTCGTCCAGACCTTCGTCGCTAATTTCATCGGCTTCTTTGTTATCTTTTGGATAGCCTTTTTCGACAAAACGGTCAATATCAATAATAGTGAGGCCGTTCAGCTTGTTTTCAACGATAAACTCTTCAAAACGCATGGTTGTATCCTTAGTTTGAACTGTGCCAGTATTTATGCAGTTACATAAAAGTAAGGCATTGTTATAAATACGGTATCGAGGAAATCATATGTATGCAATCTATCAACAAATTATACTAGCAATTCTGGCACATTTGCAGGCAATTTGGGTTGCCACGAGTTTGTTTATATATGTTGCAGCCGCTAACATGCCAAAACCGGGTGTAAAATGGGACAAGTCGGCTATGTATTCGTGGTTTTACGATACAATCCAGACCGTGCTTCCAATGAATCGAGGAAGTCACCAATTGATTCAAACACCTCAGTTGCTCGTTTCTTCCCAATCGGATGGAGAGCAACCAAAAGCAGGAACGCCAAAGCAAATTATTAAAACGCCACAGATGACGGTTTCGTTGGAGGCAAATTCATCGGAGCCAGAAACATCTAAAAAAGAAGGATCGCCAACACAGGCCGATATTCCAATGCCACCTCGTTATGGGGTAAAATAAAGGCAAATATTCCATAAATACAGAGTGCGATTCGCGGTGCTACAACACCCAATCGCCCTAACACTGATGTGGAGTGTCAGCTATGTCTATTTACATATCTAAGTTTTCTCACGACAAGAAGTTCTATGTCTATGAATATCTGCGTCTTAATAAATCAATGCATGGTAATGTCGGAACTCCATACTATGTCGGAAAGGGCACAAGAAAGCGACTTTACGAAAAACACCAAAAAGGAATTTCAGTTCCAAACGAAACCGAAAGAATACTAATCGTGGCAAATAATATGAATGAGGCAGATGCATTTCAACTTGAAATGTTGTTAATTTATTTGTATGGGAGAATTGATCTCGGAACTGGGTGTTTACGAAATAAAACTTTTGGTGGTGATGGCACTTTTGGTTTACTTGTAACACAAGAAGCAAAAAGAAAACAATCATTAGCTAAATTGGGAACTAAACATTCCGAAGCAACTAAAAAGAAGATGGCAGATACGCGGAAAGGAGAAAAGAACACCTTTTTCGGTAAATCACATTCAGATCAAAGTAAAAAGATGATTTCCAAAAATAATGGAAAAGGTCAAGCAAAAGTAACTCCAGATCAAGTAAGGGAAATACGTCGATTATATGCTGAAACAGATATGACACAACGCCAAATCGGACAAATTTTTCACATTGCAGAATCAACCACCAATCAAATAATCGTCAAAAGATGGTGGAAAGACATAGATTAAGCGTTGCTTGCTAAATAATATTGTCCGTCAGACAGATGGATTTATGAATTTAGATTCGTAGTCGGTTAGAACCGACAGAGGTGATTATTTTGGGTAGACCGATAAATGCACAAAGATTTCTTGGAGCAACTGCTCCTCATCAAATTCAGGCAACTGTTTGGGGTACTGCCGATTCTGGCTCAACGGCTGGTTATCTAGCACAACAAAATAGCCCTCGCCGTTTCCGCACAACCACAATCAATGGATCAAGCATTACAACTTTTGTTAACGGTCCCGGTAATCTTGTCGCTGGAACATCGTTTGTTAAGGTATTTCCACTTAGCGGTTCTGCTCCTACTGTCGATGCAACAGGTTCAGCAAAGCTAAAGGCTGTCAGTTTGGCAGTTGCTAATGGCGGTGCGAACTATCAGGTTGGTGACACAGTTACCCTAGTCGGCGGAGCATTTACAGCAGCCGCTCACACAACAGTTGCAACTCTTGGCTCTGGTAACTCCATCGCGACCCTGAACGCAATTGCTGGTGGTACAGAAGGTTATACTGCGCTTCCAGCTAATGTTTTGGCAATCGCAACAAGCACAAACAGTGCAAATGGACACGGTGCAATTCTCAGCGCAAACTTCGGTGTTGAATCCGCATCAGTTCTAACAGGTGGTGCTGGTTATACAACTGCTCAGTTCCTTGTTAACGGTGCAACAACTGCTCCAACATTTACTCAGCCAACAGTTACAAACGGTGTTGTTGCCACAGGCGCAGTTACCGTTCTAACTCCGGGTGTTGTAAACGTCAATCCAACTGTTACAATCGAAGAAGCGACAGGTGCAACAGAATACGTTAGCACTCTTACATCCATGAATTATCTGAACACCTTCCAAGGTAATCAGTATCGTTGGTTGTACAGAGGTCAGGCCGTTCCTTCTGATTACGCTGCTCTTGGTGTTAAGTTGGCTTACCTAGATACATTGTAATTTTGTCCTAAACAAAAAGAGAGGCGAGATGATCGCCTCTCTTTTTTGTGACCAAATTTAATAAATAACTATGTGAGGTCACACCATGCCATTGAAGACCAAAGATTTAACAGTTATCGATAAAAATAAAGTTGTGGAGCTAGAAACCACATCGAACACAGAACCCCAACATTGGAATAAACCTTTTTGGCGTGGAGTGGCATCTTCTGAATTTGGTGTCGGCAGTACATCCAGAATATCTACATTGGCTATTATTGCAACTACCTTAGGGACCTTGATTTACCTAGTGTCAAAGAATGATAGAATACCAGATAATTTAATCCAATTGGGGTGGTTTTCATCATTGCTAATTACTGCTGTGTATTCTCCAGCTAAACTTGCAGGGATATTCAAATCGTTTGCGTCTAGGAAATAATCTCGCCAACAAGTTTGATCTTGTCCAGAATCACATCAATATTGATTGTGTTCCAAACACCGGGATGCAACGGTTTTGGATATTTGTCTAACTCTGCCCAAGCATATCCGCTATGTTCTGAGTTTAAGATAGGTATGAACTCATTTCGAATCACGAAAATGAAAGAATGGTATGTGAACTCTTCATCCATGCTGGTAAAGGTTTCCAGAGGAATATGTTTCAGGATAGTCGGATATGATCCTAATTCTTCAGACAATTCTCTGTGAAGCCCAGTCATAGTGTTCTCGTCTGAATGCAGTTTTCCACCGGGCATCCCCCATGTTTCTTTTGTGCGTGTGTTATTACGCAATAGAAATAGGAATCGTCTGGTGGTTAAACTGTAGAATAGAACACCCGCTGCAATCATTAGTATGCAATCTTCTTTTGCGATTTTGACCATTCCTGAAAACTGGCTCTCGCTTCTCGTCCAAGCAACTTAACAGTTGGTAACGTTCTTGCTTCTGGCTTCTTTCTGAACTCTTTGTAGATGAACTCATCATCAAAACCAATTAACGCTGCTTCTGCCGCGCTACATCCATAGTAAATCTTATCCAATCTAGCCCAATAACAAGCAGCCAAACACATCGGGCACGGTTCACAGCTTGTATAAATCTCACAACCCTTCAGAGAAAAGTCACCAAGAATCTGGCAGGCCATACGGATAGCTACAATTTCTGCATGGGCAGTTGGATCAAATCTTGATGTGACTGAGTTTGATCCATAGGCAATGATTTCGCCGTCCTTCACAATAACTGCTCCGAAAGGACCACCTTGATTTGAAAGTACATTGCGAGTAGCCAGAGCAATTGCTTTACGCATGTAGTCTGATTTGTTCTGCATATTACACCTCTGAGGTTATAAGATCAGGATGGTTTGGTTGAAAGTTTGTGACGTATTCTCCGTCAAGCATGTGACGATACGCCTTCCATCCAGTATACTTTCCATATCTCACGTTGTCACCTGTTGCCTGACATACATGCTCAAATGGTGAAGCATGTAGTGGAGTGTGATAACGAAGTCTATCATGTAACTTGATATCTTCACCAAAATCTCTGGTTCCTTCCTGCGTTAGATAGGAAGTTCTGGCACAGCGACCAGTTGAAATTTGCACCATCGTATTATATAACAATGTTGGTGATGGTGCCCATCCATCTGCTTGTTCGCCCAGCCATCGTCCAATATCACCAAATTCCTCTTCGCGAATGTATGGAGTATGCCATTCTCCAATCTTGAGAGTTTTAGGTGTTGATGTGAAATATTCCTTCTGCGCCATGTATGCTTGCTTCTGAATATCTGGCTGTGCATCTGGATGGCAGCGCAGCGCAAAGTAGTTTGACCATGCGGCAGCATCGCCAGTTACACAAACAGTAATCCAAGACCAAGGCTCAATCAATCGGTTCACAATCTGCTTGTGAACGTTTAGATCGTCGGACGCTGCCATTTCAGAGGCAATACGAACGGCTTCGTCTCTGGCTTCCAACCACTTTGCAATGGCGTGTTCGCGCTTTTCACCTGTAAGTTCTTCGGCGGCTTGCATACCGGACTGATTAATACCCCAATGTTCAGGAATGAATGGGTCTTCCATTACCTTCTGAACAGTTTTTTTGAATGGGATAGCGCGACTGCTGGATGCGTTACGAGCGAAAGCACAATGAGTCATCATCTCCGCATGGATGATACGCGGGTGGGTTACTTGAATAGTAGTTAACCGCTGCTCATTACAAATAGAATCAAGAATCATTTTTGCTTCATACATAGTTATACCTTCTAATTCTTTATTTGTATCTCTAATTGTTTGGATGGGTCTAATTTATAGAATCCAGTTTTGGAGAAGTTTTCAATATCGGTAAATGTCTCATTACAACATTCACAGACCCATTTTCCAGTGTTAGTTTGGGAGAATAATAATTTGATGTATCTCCCTCGTTCTAAAGGAATGACCAAATATTTTTTCATTGTTCGTTCAAACCTCTCCATGTAACGCCAGCTTCAGTCAGCATCATTCGAGAAATCAAAATAGACTCTTCCCAACGTTTAACTCTCGGATCGTTTGGATCAGCTAGGTAACCAACGACTTCCTTGACTCCTCGATTAATTGCAAACTTGGCACACTCATTACAAATCGGCGGCAAAGAGAAGCTTGGATATACATAAAGAGTTGACCCTATAGAATAATCGCCTGCTTTACTGATGGCGTTTACTTCGGCATGTGCAACTAGTTTATACTTCAACTCTCTATCGTTGTATCGTTCGGGATCATCGTCAACACCTTCTGGAAAACCGTTATATCCGATGAACTCCTTCTTAAAATCATAATTGACAAGAATTGCTCCAACCTGAGTGCTCGGGTCTTTGCTCCAACTTGTTGCTACATACTTTGCCAATTCTAGGTATCTTCGATCCCATCTTTCGTTACATTTCATTTAATTATTCCTTTAGGCGTCAGTGCCATCAACCCACCAACAAGCACCACAACTCATACATGTATATTTGTAATCTGTGTATGCTCCGTCTGATGAATCCCATTCTTGATATTTGACTTGATCGCTTCCGCAAGAACGGCAGGGGTTTTCACTCATTCCGCTTGTTTCGAATGTGCCATCAACATCATGATACTGTTTGTTGGTTGTCATAATATAATTGTTACCTTTATTGTGTTTCTTCTAATAATGCCATATGAAGAGTTACCAAAATTGAATAAGACAAGGCGTGAGATTTACGAAATGTATAACCTTCACTGGAATCTCTGTCCCATACTGACTTTGAAACAATCGACCACGGTAAGCCTTGCAAATGTTTCTTACCGGGACGGATGATAGCAAGAAACATCGCCAGATGCTCAATGCTCTTGATAGGTTCAGGCAGATGTCGAATCATATCTGCGTAGTTGCTGATGTGAACCAACTTGTTGACAAATTCCTTATCGAGTAACTTTGACCAATTAACTTCTTTGGCTAGAAGTTGTTCAAGATGTTTCGGAGATTTCACTAACTTATATACTGACTGATTCAGAATATCTAATTTAAAGTAGCCCAAGGTTTCCGCTGTTTTATAATCAATGCTGGCAAAACCAGAAATAGGATTCTGCGGGATTGCCGTCACATAAATTCCGCTGTTGTGCTTTACCCTGTCTTCAAGTATAGCAGGAGTGCAATCAATATGTGAAAGAATTTCGTTGCGATCCGAAAAATCTAAATCTACGTCTGCTTTTATCATAGTCCTGATTTATTACATATCATCGAAATGTCTTCAGTTTCGTTTTTCATTCGTTCAAGTCTGATCTTCCAACGTGACGGATCGAGCCACAACCACACTAATTCTAAATCACCCTGCGATAAATTACTAAGCCATTCTCTACCGCTTTTGCAATTAAATACTGCCCATCCACTAATCCATCCTTTACGAACATCCGTTAGGATTCGCGCTGTTGCGGCCTCTTTAAAATAGTTTTCATAAGGCTTTCCAACTTCATCGGCCCAAACTGCCATCTTCTGTACACTGCGTTCAAATGCATCCCACGGGTCTTCGATGAATACATAATATTGCAACCAGCAATCGTAAACTTCATCTTTATCCCATTTATCAATCTCAACATTGAGCTTTAGAAGCCACGACAAATATTGTCTGGGATTCATGGCATGAATGTCAATAACAAAATGGCCCCAACGCATACATGCCAAATAGAAATCGCTTCTGCGAAAATCTTCTTCTGTATTCTTGTTGTGTTTACCAAAAAACATTTGTTGAATGGACAGAAACGCTTCCAAACCAAGACGAGCAAATGGAGCATCTTTTTGTTGGTATCGTCTACGCTGTTCACAAAGATGGCTCGTGACTCTTTTTTCAGATGAGAATACTCGCGTACAATATTGGCACGGAAACTCGCCTCTCTTGCCAAGAACGATTGGTTCTTTCGTCTTTACATAACGAGGCTTTCGTTTCACAGTGCCTTTAGTTCTTTTTCTTGTTTCCCGCACTGCCTCAACCATTCCTTTATTTCCTCTTTAGTATTGAGTTGAATCATCAAGTCAATATCACTTTCTTTTTCGTTTGGTAGCAACTCCAGCAATATGTTTTTAAGTGCCGACGAGCCTTTGCCTTTATTTGCCCCCAACCAATAATGTCGTTGCTTACCAATTCCCGGTGAAACTGTGCAACATGAAAGCCATTGTAGCTTCTTGTGTTTATTCAGGGACCATAGATGGGCATTAACAAATTCGTTTGTGGCAACAGCGTAATATTTTGAAATATCGTTGTTACCTTCTACTGTCGAACCCCATCTCATTAGAATGTAAGGAGAGAATACTTTTTTCTGGTCGTCAGTTAACCGATCATAGTAGTCGTAATCCTTACGGTCAAACGCGGCCATTTCGTTGTGAATTGCCAACGGATCGCTGTAATCTTTTTTTGATTTAGTTCCCATCAGTATAGGTTTCCGTCTTCATCAATTTCTAAACAAGCGCATGCCAGAACTCCAGCCAGTTTGTAGACTTTTTGATGGCACAGAGGACATTCATCACCCTCTTCCATGATTTTCATCTTAACAGGTTGTGAGTGTTTATACAATTCATTCATGACATTCCTGAAAATTGCTGTTACGTGATTTCCTGTTGCCCCTGAATAACCTGAGTATTCTTCAGGAACACCCAAATCCCACCCTTTAATTGCATCCCAAATTGCGTTCCAAACTACATCTTCGAGCATGTCTTTGGTAGGGTCTTCGTAAAATGAACTCATTAACCTGCCTCGCTGAGTGGCACAACCTCAAGAGACTTCGGCATATCACGAACAATGTAGATGCAATTTGGTTTGTTGATCGGCATCAACGGAACACACAAAAGTTGACCAGTCTTCATCTTTGGCATAAACCATTTGATAGAAGGCAGAACATCTTCAACTTCTATGTGCAAATATTCTGGTCGGAAGCTGCTGACTGGATTCATTGAGAATGCTTTGAAATGTCTGCCACTGAGACTAGTTACTGGATTGATTTCTAAATCGCCGTGAGATGGCTCCCCGATCAAAATTTGGTAATCCGCTGGCACGTTGATAAAGTAGCTCGTTGGATTGCGACGGGAATTATCAATGGTCAAACGAAGTTTGATCGTCGGCGCGTAGAAACTTTCGAGCATGATTAACGGCACACAGAAGTAATCCTTCGCTCCTGTGGCGTTATCGAAAACCCAAAAATAGAAATCGCATTGATCAGGGATTAAATTTAAATCCACTGGATGATTGTCTTCGTTGAGAATGAGCATTAATTAAGTATAGGCTCCAAGCCTTGTTGCAGTCAATGTATTTATTCATCAACAATTTCAAATGTTAACCTTGCCAATCAACTTTTGAAATTGTGAATGGAAATTGTTGTTCAGCATAAAATTTTTTTCGGTTCGTAAGATGGCGCTTCGAGAATCTGCAAGAAGAACAAATATCCCAAATGGTTGCGTGATTTTTGTCAAAACTTGTTCTAAGGGCGCGTCCCACAGATTGGATTGTACGAACAAAACTCTTCCCCGGTTCAAACAAGAACAAATGATTCAATCTTGGAATGTCAATACCGACTGCCGCAATACCAGAAGTTGCAATGATAACCTTTTTATTGCTCACAGCAACCTCATCATAGTGTTCTCTTCGTGTTGTTGATTTTGTAGCACCTGACAGAAATATGCTGTCTGGTATCATCCCTTCCAACACCTTTCCAGTTTCTTTTCTACCGACAAGCACCAAAACATTTCCAGAATTGGCGGCAGTCATAACCAAATCAGCAACGAACTCTAAACGTCCCCGTTCTGTAACCAAATAATCATATTCAGCGGCATAGTTTGTGAACTCGCGAGTATCGATCATTTGTAGAATTTTCACATCACAATTACTCAGGATTCCTTTCTCCTGTAATTCTGATGTTGCAAGTCGATGAATGACCTCTCCAATGGCAATTGTTAAGTTAACTACTTGATGCGGTTCTTTTGGTACAGTTCCAGTGACAGCCCACCGAATAGGCACTTTGGCAAATTCACGACTTAGCATGCTGCTCAGTTTTTCAGCAGCAATTCCGTGGCATTCATCAACAATAATCGCAACAACTCCCTGTGTGAACTGTTGGAAAGTAATGGGATCACCATAACCAATATCAATTGCTGACTGGCGTAGCTTTTCCAGACTTTGCCATGTGCAAATCGTATGAGTTTTGAAAAAATCCTTTCGTTCTCCGTAATAAACACCGACATCCAAACCCAAAATATTATAATAGACTTCTGTTTGAGTAATCAAATCCTTGTTAGGTACAATAATGATGCTTCGACCATACTTTTCGATCTTTTTGGACAAAACAGCAGTAACTAAACTCTTTCCACTTGCTGTTGGCAAGCAGGCAATGCCTTGCAGGTCTTTTAGAAAAACATTAACAGCTTCGGTCTGGTGATCCCGCATGATAATTGGTTGACCGGCCATAGGATGTCCAGTTGGCCACATATGATTGGATAAGTAGTTATTATCAATGGAATCGAATTGAAAGTCTCGATTATAAATTCGTTGGTCATCTAACTCAATTTCATAATCCTGCGATGCCAGATACTCAATAATTGGACCCAAAAGATTAATATAAGTGTCTCCGCCCATTGCGAAGTAAGCAGTTTTTCCATCCCATCGGCCAAGTCTTACTGCTGGAGTGAAACGAAGTGCTGGATTGAAAATTTTGCTTCTATTGTATAGGTTTCTTCTGATTTCTGGCGGAAGACCAATAAATTTGCAATTTACTTCATCTAGTATTTGTAATTTAGCAGTGTTCATAGGTTCTAACGATTATAACTGAGGCTAGTGTGCGATGCAACACAAAAAGATAAATACATAAGATTAGTGTACGGAGATTCTGGTATGGATACAGCAAACTTTTTACGAGCACTGGCGAACGTAATTGACGCGGCCCAAAATATAAGCTCAGAAAAATCGGACGGTGCTGCTGTTCAGTCATCAGAAACAGATGTAATGGTTCCGCCTCTGCAACAAGAACTAGAATTAATGAAGAAGATAGCTAATGTTGAATCAGTTTACGATGGCTGTGAGTGTGGTCAAGAAAACTGTGAATGTGAAAAAGCTGCGGTCGAATCTGACTCTTCGGAAAATGTCGATGATGAACTAACCGTCCTAAAAAAGAACGCGGGACTGGGATTGGGTCTGTCTGACGACAAACTCGAAGGGTAAGGATGAATGTCTTCGGAAGTATATCTTCAGAAAATCTGGTCTAGCCGCGTAAATGGCGCTAACGCCAACGTATTTGTTGGTGAAGCTGGACGGCTATTTTATGACCAAAACACCCCTCTTATTAGATTATCCGATGGTGTAACTCCCGGTGGAATTATTGTCGCAGGCGGCAATGCAAACGTATCTGCGGGACCGCAGGGTTATCAAGGTGTGGCGGGTGCCCAAGGACCTCAGGGTGTAATAGGTGTAGCTGGACCACAAGGAACACAAGGTAATCAAGGAAATCAAGGAGCTTCAAGCGCAGTAATACCATCCGTTGATTACTCACAAGTATTTTTATTGATGGGAGCATAATATGGCCTCAATACTTCGAGTTCTCGGACAGGCATATCCTACAGCTAATGTTGAAACGACTTTTTATACTTGTGCAACCAACTCAGTCGTAATCTCTACTTTTTTCATATGTAATTCGGGCCCATCTCAAGACCTAGTATCTGCAAGAATTTGTGTCGGTGGAGCGTCGTCGGATAACAAGCAACTATTATGTTCAAATTTGGTAATTGGTGGAAGTAGCATTTTAGAAATAACCGCTGGCTTAACTCTTGCAAATACGGATGTTATAAAGGTTACATCCCAAACTGGAACAACTACATTCCAGCTTTTCGGGCAGGAGAATATGTAATGGCAATAAACAGCTATCCACCCAATGAACTACAAGGGCCACAAGGACAGCAAGGACCACAGGGACAAAATTCTGGACAAATTTATTACCTAGACCCAACCACTAACTCAGATATAGTTGGTTTCTTTGTTGCCAGTCCAACCCCTGTTGCAGATCATCCCGATGCAACTTTGTCAGTATCCTCTACTGGCAATTCAATTGTTCTTCTTGGACAATTTGCTACTCCTTTGGGTTTTCCCGGTATTTTTACGAATCCTGCTGGAACAGCAACCAGAAATTTTTGGGTTTCGACTGGAGATATAACACAAGAAGCACAATTAATTGTTGAAGGTTATGTGTGTGATATCGATGGCAGTAGTCCAGTGTTATTGCTAACTAATCATTCTTCAATTTTTAGCGGCATCGCTCCTCAAATGATTAATTGGCCCGTTGTAATTTCAACATCATTTCCAATGGTAGTGACCGATAGAATAGAATGGAAAGTATACGCTCAACGCATGGGCGGTCCAGACCCATGCAATGTCACTGTTTATTTTAATGGTATAGAAGATCAAAGTTTTATTCAAACAACCATTACTTCAGGAAGAGTGGGGCCACAAGGAACACAGGGAACCCAAGGAAATCAAGGCGAACCTTCCACTGTGCAAGGACCGCAAGGATCAACTGGCTCGACTGGTTCACAAGGAAACCAAGGCAACCAAGGCAACCAAGGAACACAGGGATCACAGGGCAACCAAGGAAACCAAGGCAACCAAGGCAACCAAGGAACACAGGGATCACAGGGCAACCAAGGAAACCAAGGAAGCACTGGCTCGACTGGTTCGCAAGGAAACCAAGGCAACCAAGGCAACCAAGGAACACAGGGATCACAGGGCAACCAAGGAAACCAAGGCAACCAAGGCAACAAAGGAACACAAGGAACACAGGGATCACAGGGCAACCAAGGCAACCAAGGAAGCACTGGCTCGACTGGTTCGCAAGGAAACCAAGGCAACCAAGGCAACCAAGGAACACAGGGATCACAGGGCAACCAAGGAAACCAAGGCAACCAAGGCAACCAAGGAACACAAGGAACACAGGGATCACAGGGCAACCAAGGCAACCAAGGAAGCACTGGCTCGACTGGTTCGCAAGGAAACCAAGGCAACCAAGGAACACAAGGAACACAGGGATCACAGGGCAACCAAGGAACACAGGGAACACAGGGCAACCAAGGAACACAAGGAACACAGGGATCACAGGGCAACCAAGGAAACCAAGGAACACAGGGATCACAGGGCAACCAAGGAACACAGGGAACACAGGGATCACAGGGCAACCAAGGAACACAGGACTCATTTTTCATTCAGGGAACACAATTCTCTTTAGGTGGGTCTGGAACTGGTATTCAAAATGTTCTAGGTTTACAGACGGGAACGTTAGTAAATTCTGCAACTTATGAAGTCACTGCAATTATTGGTTCGCAACTTACCGCTGGAACTCAGGGTCTTCAGCTTGCATTACAATGTTCCGTGGCTGGTGCAACTGTCGCTGCGTCTTTTGTTGGAAGTCAGGGCGCTCTTGCTACGACTGGAACAGCGAGTGCATCTCTAGGCTATCTAACAGGACAAGGTGTTCAAGGACCGCAATTTAACGAAGTTGCAGGATTGGGTATGGCAGAAATAAAAGGAATCGTCATTACCCCAAGTACAGGATCGCCTGTTATAGGAATCCAAGCAAAAGGCGTTCAAGCAACTGCGCTTGGATGGATAAAGGCAAACTCGTATTTGAAGGTTACAAGAATCTCATAATGAAAATCGCAGTAATCACGCCGACTATTTCACATCGATCCTATCTTTTGGATCAGTGTAAACAGTCGGTGTGTAACCAAACAACCAAAGTTCCTGTATTGCATGTTTGGGGCGAGGACGTTGCTCGCGTTGGATGTGGACAAATGCGCAATAAACTCATTGCATCTTTGGATTCATCATATGATTGGGTTTCATTTCTGGATGACGACGATGTATTGCTGCCGCAGCATCTGGATGTTCTTTCACAACGATGCGATTCCGCTGATATTATCTATTCGGATTGTGAAACAGTGGGCTGGCAGAAGAGTTGGGAAATAACTTCATTCAATCAGCAAAGATTGTTTGAACGCAACTATATTCCAGTTACGGTGTTGATGCGCAGAAGCACCTTTGAAGCTGCGAATGGGTTTGCCAGAATTTTTGCTGAGGATTGGGACTTGTGGAAGAGATGCTCACTCGCTGGAGCAAGATTCGCATTCGTCCCTCAAGTTACTTGGCAGTACAGAAGATTTGGCGATAGTATGCTTACCACAGGTCAGATTACCTTTTAAATAGCAATCCATCCACACGGTCTATAACCATCTTTCAAGGACAGAAGATGAGCCTTAGTCCAAATCACACCTTCTTCGTTTTTATCCGTATCATATAAACGTAATGCTTGAAATCGAACTGGTGTATCAATATATTTGGCTAGACGATCTTCTGTGTAATACTTGAAAGAGTTAATGTTCCAGAACGAAACATGTGTTGGATCTTGGTAGGCACCGCGCCCATCTGTTGAAGGAACTTGTATAAAAGCAAATCCACCGGGGGCTAACACACGATACAATTCCTTCATTGTGAATAAATTGTCCCTGAGATGTTCAAACACATCGTAGGATCGAATTACTCCAACTGAACTATCATCAAAAGGCCACGGCTTATTCAGGTCAGCGATAATATCAGCATCCTTCAAATCAAGCGTTGTGAAGTTTCTTTTAGCGGCCATTCTTCCGCCCAATTCTACTTTCAGCAAACCAGAACGATCAGCCCAAGCCTCAGTCAAACGTTCAATGTATTGATCGTAGATTCTGTAGACGTTGTTCTGAATTTCGTCGTTGTTCTTCAGCCACGTATTGTTTCCGTGAACGCGATAAACATAGAGTCCACGATTGATGTGATGGAATTTTGTCACTTCATACATACGGCACATCAAATCAAGGTCATCAAGGATGCGCATGTCCTTATTGTAGCCACCGATGGCATTATAAACACTCGCCCTAAAAGCACGAAGATGGTTGGGTGCGAACCATATTCTACTGATGGATTCAGGGGTTGGCTCAAAGGAAATGTGCTCATCAAGCACATGTCCCTTATAGTTAACTTCTCTGAATTTCCATCCGTAACGCTCATCGAAGCGTTGAATCTTCTGGAAATCGCCAGTGGCATGAATTGTGTTTGAATATACGAATCCTACTTCTGGATCGATGAACGCTTTGAAAACCTCTTCAAGAGCATTTTCAACTAGCAAATCGTCGTGGTCAAACTCCAGAAGAATTTCTCCCTTTGCCAAAGAACAACATTCGCCCTTTAATGGTCCGACCCAAGGAGGAGAAAATGGAGACTCAAAAACTTTTACTCGGGGGTCATTAAATGATACTGGAGGACAGCCGTTATTGCGAAGGATGATCCATTCCCAATCAGTGTATGCTTGATCCAGTAACGATTGATAGGCTTCTTTCAGAAAGACATCAGTGTGGGCGGGTGTAAAAACTGAAATCATTAACGTACTCCTTGCGTAGTCTACGATTATATATAAACATCAAAGACTACGCAAGAAGAATGTTTGGTTATCCAATTATGCTTAGACTTGTTCCACAATCGCTGCAAAACTTATTTGTGGCTTTGTTAACACGACCACAAGTTACGCACTTTGGCTTCACATCAACTGTGATTGGTTTTACAACTTTGGTTTCGCCGATTGCACCGATCAACTTCAGAACAATCACTTCAGATGATTCGCAAGCAAAATCCGAGGCACGATAGAAAGTTTGGTTGCTTTCGCTACCCGGTACAGTAATTCCAGCTTTGTTTTCAGGCATTGAACACTGTGCGAGCATAACGCTCTGGTTCATCTGAGCAGGAGCCGCGCTTTTTGTAAACTCTCCCATACTACGAGTTTGAGCACAGTTTACGGCTCCGAATATTTGGCCTGATTGAGCACCGCCCAACGATCCAGACGAGGTAGTAGATGAAACCAATCCGCCTTGAATATTCGAATTATAGAATGTCCACTCGCTGCTCCACGATGGTGCTGGTGTGGTTGTGATTATAACAGGAGGATTGTACCACGGATGGTTGTGCCAGTAATCATAATGGTACTGATGAATGACAGTTTGTGGAGCTTTGTATATTTTTTCAAATTTATATTCAACACGAACCAAACCATCTTCTGCTTCAATGCCACGATGCTTTTCAATATTTGCTGTGCGTTCGATGAACTTGAACTTGTTTCCCTTTGAGAGATTGCCGTTCTTGATCCAGCGTTCAAGGTCCAGCTTGCCGTTTGGTTGAAGGATCAACCATCCATCAGTGGCTTCCACACCATCAATAGACACACGTACTTGTGCTCTGACGCTGTTCATATTTTTGAGTAGGATTGAATATTCTGATCCGAATGGAACTGCTACTTCTCCATCATTCTCACGAAGAACTTTTCCATTGGCTTTTATAGACGTGACAAATTTACGATGATACATCATTGTATTTCTCCTTTAACCGCCCACAGACTAAGAGCGCGAACAAATTTACAGCAAGCCTGTTTGGATATGATGGGTATTCCCATCAATGTTATTTATGCTTGAAAATCTATGATTGGAGTAATTTTAGGAGCTTTATTTTTACCATATAATCTTTTGTTTTCTTTTTGCTGCGCTATTGCCGCTACTTTCCGTGCTTCTCTTTCTTCGGATGTAAACTCTCCTCTTAGTTTTTGAACACGAACACCAATTATTCGTTGTCCCTTACGTCGATCTTCATAAACGTTAGAAAACGATGATAAAACCGAATCTAAGTTACCTTTTGGATACACTCGTGCTGATTCTGGTAAAAATCTAAAAAGTTTTTCAGCTTCATTATCAATAAAACTAAACCATTCCCCGTTTACTTGGCAATATCTATACTTGTCGTGCAATTCCTTCTCTAGGGTATTATGATCTACCGCTCGCCAAACGCCGATAATTTCTATTTTGAATGGAAGTAGAATACCGAGGTCTTTGATCCGAATTTCAGGTGTTCTTGACTTACCGATTTTGTACCATCTAAAAACTTTTGTTCCAATTAGATAAACGTAACCAGCCATATTTCCTCTTTAAAGTAATTTTTATAGATTAACATATACAACACACCTAGTCAATAAAAAACGCATCCCGAAGGATGCGTCTTTGGATAAAATGAATTTTGGTTAGACGTGAATGGCGTTTCTGAACACAATTGCAAATACACATAACCAAATAAATGTTTGATAATATTACACCAAAGCAGACCACTTTTGCCACAAAGAATAGAAATGATAGCTACAACAAGATAGGTCATTGCAAATCCTTTCAAATCTTGAAATTAGTCGCAGAGACTAACTGAGCAGTTAATGATGAGCTTTTTAGCTGTGGTATCAACGTGGCTTACACGATCAGAATTAGAGGCACGAAGACGAGACTGTAGACTTTGGCTTTTGGTGCAGTGCTTACTGGCGTAAAAAGCCGCAATAATGGCCTCAGACACGGCAGGAGTAATATCGCCAGCATAGGCAATGTCAATGCTGTCCTGCCAATCATCTGTCCAAGCATGCTGCCTGTAAGAGCCTTCAACTTGCGTCCTAGTTGCCGTCAGGAGTTTTCCACCGAATGCCATATTGTTTCCTCTCACCAACAAATCTAGTATACCAAACTTCCGAATAAGAGTCAAGCAGAAAACGAAAATAGTTAGGTTAGACTCGAAAAATGGCTTCTGCAAGTTGTTGATTCCATTGGTTGAAAAAATCTGTTTTGACTATTTTTTGATGGTTAAGGGTTTTTGACGTATCCTTGCTTGCTCAGCGTAATTATAAATTTGATAAATCCTTTAAAATGATGGAGTTGCAGGCAAAAATAACCAAAAATAGTTGTTGACGGCAACACGAAAATTTGGTATACTTATTACATGGTTGAGAAAGACAAAACGACTGTGAAGCGCAAAAAGCGCACCGACCGTACTCACATCATCTATCGCCTTGCTGTTGCGAATATGGAGTACATTGGAATCACCGCCAAAACTCAATCGACGGTTTTGAAGTCTGTCCGTCTTCGTTTCGCGAAGCATGCAGAACGTGCCAGAAACGAAAACAAGCCGTGGCCTCTTTACAAGGCAATTAGGAAGTTTGGAATTGACCAGTTTGAACTGGAAATCGTTGAAATTCTCCGTGGCAAGGCTGCTGCTCATGCTCGCGAAGTTGAGCTAATCAAGGTTCGCAATCCCAAACTTAATCTGGCGAGTGCAAAATGAAAGTTGGCGATTGTGGTTGGGTAAAAATTCATGCTGACATGACTCAGAAATCTTTTGGTCAGATTGTCACTATTGTAACGGGTGGTGCTGTTACTGTTTTTCTTGTTCGATCTTCTTACCATCACGGCGCAATTGCTCCTTATTTTGAGGACGAGTTTGAATTGATAGAAAATGAAGGCGAAGCAATGGCTTTACTTTTGGAGTATGCATGATAGATAAAAATGGTCATGCGCTATCTATCGGTGATTGGGTAAAGTTCCGTCCCTCCGAAAAATTCCAAATCTATTTTGGAGAAATTGTCGGAACGTGGCAGGGTCAAGAGTTCAATAAAGTTGGCGTGTGCGTTCGTGTTATTAATTATCCTCACCCACCTCAAAAAGATGGAACTTGGCATATGTATGATGCTTCCATGACATTCTTGACCAAAGAGCAATTATTGTTGGAACTTTTGGAGAACGCATGACTGAGTGGCAGGGTTTTGAACTTCCAGATGGATCATTGATTCGGTATCGTGACAATGGCGACGAACGTATTGGATCGATATTCACTAATATGTATCACCAGAAACAATTTTTAGACATAAACCCAAAAGCCAAAATGTCAAATTGGAACATATCGCAATGGGAAATGTATTCAATAGCAACAGAAGCCGACGCAATGCTTTATTTGTTGGAGAACGTATGACGAGCGCAGAATTTAAATCGCTGAAGCCGAATATGATTGTCTATCATGTTGAGGGAGGCAAAAAGGTTTTCGGTCATGTGTCTGCGATATATCGCGCCTATCCAAACCTTTTAGGTTTCAGTAGATTTAAAGATGCGTGGGCATCTTGGATTCCAATAGACGATCCAAAAGATTTTCATATGGCATCAGAAGCCGAATCTTTTTTGTGGAAGCTGGAGAACGCATGAGCACATTGATTGGTCAAGATCGTAACGGACAATTGGTTGAGGTTGGCGATATTGTTCTGGTCATAGATCAGGAGATTCCAATTGAATTGGCAGTCATTCTTGATTTTCAGTATCCATTTACGGACCCGATTGTTCTAAAATTTGCAGATGGTTCTGAAGTTCATAGGCAATCGGCAGAAATTGAGAAGGTTTCAAATGAAAAAGCTGTGTTGTGGAAGCTGGAGAATCTATGATTAACCTTAATATGCTCCCAGATGGAACACTCCTTTGGTACGAACAAAACGAAGACAAGATTTTGGGAACATATTCCAAGAACACTGGCGAGTTTGTTGTTAGAGGGGTAGTTGATTCTCGTACAAATGATGCGTGGCCTATCAGGAATTTATCAATGTATCGTATTGCGACTGAATCAGAAGAGATGATGTTGTACATGTTGGAGAACGCATGAATCTACTTGGACGAATCGTACTGGACATTTTCGTGTTTGGGTTTCCTGTGCTTGCCATCGTTGGATTTGCCGCAGGCTGGAGAATTGTGAAAGTCGGCGGGCCAAAATTTGATCGTGAAGTGAAAGACTTTTTCACGTCCAAGGAAAAGTTGATGCTCAGAAAGTTGGAGTCATGAATATTGGTGATTACGTTAGGGTGCATTTGGAAACCGAGGCGAGGATTCGTGTTGGACGTATAGAAGAAATTGAAAAATACAGTGAATGCGCGTTTCCATATTACGTTCGATTCTCCGCCAGCAGAACTTGCTCTTGCTCGCGGAATGAACTAGAGATAATGTCTGAAGCTGAAGCAATGCTATACATGTTGGAGAACGTATGAAGATCGGTGATTTGGTTTACGTATTGTTAGACCACAAACATCCAGTTGTGGGGGAAATTATTTCCCTTGAGCCTGAGATTCGACTGAGGAATCTGTATGGACGAGAAGCTCCGTTGTTCTCTACAAGAGATACAATTAGGTTATTGACAGACGGCGAAGCGATGCTCTACAAACTGGAGAACGCATGAATCCGAAGATTGGAGATTTTGTTCGAATTAAACAAACTGGAGAAGTTGGGCTTATTGTTAATTTGTTTCCAAAGGCCCGATACCCATTTTTGATTAATACTCAATCTATTGGTAATAACATGTATATGGAACGTGAGTTTCAATTTGCCACAAACGAAGAGGCCATGTTATACAAACTGGAGAACGCATGAAAAGAAAAACAAAGGTCGGTGACATAATTAGATTGTCATTCGCAGATTCGTCCATACTGCCAAGAATCGGACAGGTTGTTGATAAGAGAAAAACATTTTTCATCGTTGAAATTAATAAATGGAGATGGCTTGTAAAGCATACCGCTTATGGAGGGAAAAGATATTACATTACTCATTTGACGGACGAAGAGGCGATGTTGTACAAGTTGGAGGATGCATAATGTTTAAGGTCGGTGATTACGTTCGAATTTTGACGGGGCCGCGAAAAGGTATGATCGGTGAAATAACATCCACATATGGAAGTGGTATGTATGTTCATCCATTCTACATGTATCCATTCGAAGTCGAATACGTTTCACCCGAAGAAGCAATGGTCTACAAACTGGAGAACGCATGAGGAAAGAAGACGGACTTGCGTTGCCAGAGGGAACGTTTTTATTTTACGATAATCCTCGTCTTGGAAGAAGTTGGTACGGTACTCTTCGTTTTGAGAGAGATCAGTATGGACAGATTGAGCCTTCGTTCGAATGGACGAGGAACGGTGATAAAAAATTCTGGCCGTTGAGGGCATGGAAATTATATCGTCTCGCCACTGATGAAGAAGTTATGCTATACCTTTTGGAGAACGCATGAAGATTGGTGATTACGTCAAAGTCAAGCTGGAAATTTCCAAGCAGGTTCGAGTTGGCCGCATTGACTGTATTTTGAATAGTGGACTCTTTCATGAATATCCGATTCGTGTTGCATTTCCAGATGCAAAATTTTGTTCATGTACTCGGAATGAAGTGAAGATTATCTCAAATGAAGAAGCAATGCTTTGGATGTTGGAGAACGCATGAAAGAAATAGATGCCAAGCAGCTTCCAAAAGATGCTACAATTTTTTATAATCAGGGTGGTCGTAGCAGAGCTTTTGGTTATATAGAGAAAAAAGATGGAGTATTCTATTTCATTCCAGCGTATTTTAGAGATAGCGATGTCGATTTAAATCGATGGCGCATTTCTGCATGGTATGCCTACGAAGTAATGTCCACAGAAGAATTTGTTCTTTGGAGATTGGAGAACGCATGACATTCGATGATATGTGTGAACTCGAAGAAGGCACTGTTTTGTGGTGTGAAAATACTAATTGCCCTATACTTGGAAAATTGCATTTTCATAACGGCAACGAGCCGATGTTTCAACACAATTCAGTGGGATGGCTGATCAGAGATGCACATTTATATTCAGTTGCCACCGACGAAGAGGCCATGTTATACACATTGGAGAACGCATGACAAAGGAAGAAATTTGGAGTCTCCCCTCAGGATCATATCTCTGTTGTACAAATATGTTTGGTGATGCAAGGTTTGGACGGATTCGAAAGAGAAAAGATGCAAGAATCTTTCATACTTTGACAGGGGATAGCAAGCCATTGTCATTTAAAATTAGCAGATTTGATTATTATCGCGTAGCTTCAAAAGAAGAATACGTTCTGTGGAGACTTGAACGATGACTAAATCTCCGCTGGATTTTGAAACCATCGAGGAAGCCGAAGAGTTTATTCGAGGAGTTGAGGATTTAAATTTTCTTCCTGAAGATTTACAAATCATAGCTGTACTCGGCGATCATCATAGTTATGAAAAAATCGTTAATCCAACCGAAAAGGTTAAGTTGGCTGCTGTAATGGGGTTTGGTCGGAATATTTTCTTCATGAAAGACCCCAGCGAAGAAATTTGTCAAACAGCGGTTTCAAATGATGGAGATGTAATCAAGTACATCAAGAATCCATCGCTGGAAACGCAACTCATCGCTGTTGCTAAAAGACCGTTGGCAATTGCATGGCTCAAAAATCCATGTGAGGAAGTTCAACTTGCGGCTATACACAAAGACAGCCGCGTGATTGCTCACATAAATAATCCAACCGAAAATGCATTGATGTTGGCCAAACTAATAAACTAAAAATGCTCCCTAAACTCAATCAGTTTAGGGAGCATTTTCGGTTTATGTGCTAGTTACTTGTTTCTAACAAATCTAGTAATTCCTAACTTGGAAAGAGCTTCCTGAACCATTTTAGTTTGACGAATGCAATCCTCAATGGAATCGTGTGTGGCTTCTGGCGCTTCGATGTAAACCAAATCCAGTAATGTGCGGCTATCTCTTACCGCTCCATAACCCCAAGGAACTCCCTTACCGTATTCTGCAAAGATGTGAGTCAGTAGGGTAATATCCAGCGTCGGGCCTTGGCACCAAATTCTATTCTTCTGCCAGCAAAATTTAATGAGACTATCCAATGCTTCTGGTACTGGAACACGTCCTACATCATTGAAAATTTTCGCTTGTACTTCTGGCGAGCGCATAGTCCACCACCAACACGTATCGTCATCCTGACTTCTATGAGCCTGTTCGTCAAGGGACAGAAGCAAATCCAATTTTGGGTTTGTTGTAAAATCAGTAGTGATTTCAAATGGGTTGAACGCAATCGCAGAAATGCTCAAAATCTGGGCGTCGGGTTTTACGCCCATTGTTTCTATATCAATAGTTATATCAGTGAAGTTCATATAACGATTATGAATCAAACAAAGTTTGTTGTCAATTGATAATATAGAAATTTCTCAAGTAGAACTGGAATGGTTTTATGGTCCCAATACGGAATGATAAGCAGAGGAATATTATTTTTAATACAATATGTTTCTTTGATTTTATCGCGCTCCTGAATTTGGCGAAACATTTCATCATCAGAAACAGATTTGCTGCCAAAATTGAATTTATCATAATGCTGTTTGCCATGAAATTCAATCATCCCGCACAACTTTCCATTGCGAAATAATCCGAAATCGAATGGTAGTGTATTGACATTACGGCAATTCTTTATTCGATACTGTGGCTGAAACGAAATGCCTAATCTTTCTAGTTCTCTCCTAATTGATCGTTCGCCTTTAGATTCTCTACACGTAGGGCATCCTTGCCCATTTAGATGCGCGGATGGTTCTTGTTTGAAGTCTCCGTGCTTAGGACATACAATTAGAACTTTAGTATGCATATCAACGTAGACGCATTTTTCATATGAAAATTTTGAATTGTGTTTTTTATTACCTCTATCGATGAATATCGGCAGTGTCAATTTATCGTCGCGTCTTGCGCAAATCAGACACCCATATCCTTGTAAATGCGCCGTTGCTTCTTGCTTGAAATCTCCGTGATCTGGGCAAGTTATGATTACAGAATTATTAGAGCCTGTGTAAGATGTTCTTTCGTAAGTAAATTTATAATGATGAGTTTTTCTTGCCTTCTCTATAAATTCTTGATTACTCATCTTTGAAGTTCCGCCGCATTTTGGACAACCTTGACCATTGATATGATTCTTTGGAAGTTGCCAGAAATCTCCGTGGGTCGGACAACCAATACAAATTTTGGTGTGATTATTGAGATAGACTACTTTATCGTAATTGTGTTTGTTCCGATGGGTAGGTTCTATCGACCCAATAAATTTTTGTAAGTTTGATCTACTAATCATATCTATGAGTTTTGGTTTCCGCCTTCATCAATACGAAGCAATGTTGACAAGTTTTGAATAATCGGTTCAATGTTACCTGAGCTATTCGTAAAGGAATTTGCATTATTTACATACTTATCTCGCAAAGTTTGACCAGTGCCCGGTGTCAACGGAGTTCGTTGTTCAGTGCTTACATATTGCCAGATTGATCCAGAAAATCGGTATAATCTAGCCGGGAAATAGTCTTGTCTAAGTATATACTGGCCCACTGTGGGAGTCAATGGAAATTCATTAGCGACAGTGACCGGATAGCCATTTGCTGCTTCGCCGTTGTTCACCAAATGTCCTGTAAAACGTTGCTGAGGGCTTGATCCTACTGGCAATGTTCCCTTCTTTGGATTACCATCAACAAATAATGGTGCGTACAATGCATCCGTATTGTATCCGCTTTCTGGCACTTCAAATTCCGCCTGTTTTACAATCGCATCGTTCATTCCCTGATAAACCTGTCCTGAACTTGTGATATTGCCATATGTCGTTGTGTTTCCATTAACAATGATCGGGTTACCGTCAACTCCAATAACGGGTTGATTAAGAATGTCTTGATATTCTTGAGCATCGATCAATGGCGTACATTTCAAACGCCATAAATGACTCCACCAAGTAGGACTGAAACCCGCCGCTGGACGAGTTCCTTCCTGCACGACATAATAACGCTTCAATGCAACTGGAATAGTTTCATCCAGACTGAAAAACTCCTTCAAATTTGGAAGTTCCAGAACATCTCCGCTCATTAGCTTTCTGCCAAATGTATCAACCATGTTCTTTGTGTGCATGGTAATATAGAGCGTTCCTGCTGCAATCATTAAACCAAATTGGGTCAAATCCAAGTCCAAATCCTGAACATTGTAATGGCAACGCAATCTATAAATGTCTTTGGCATACTTTCTATCGCGATTTTCCTGAAATAGCAAGTCTTGGATGTTCATTGCGCTCAAGTTTGGATAGATCGGTTGAGTGGCGTCATCCACGATGTTTGGATTTTCCGCTCCCAGATATTTGTGGACGTAGGTATCCACTCCCCCGACTGTGAACTGTTCGTAAACCAGTCTGTCGAACCAAATATAATCCAGCGCGGTTTTTTCATTCTTCCAAAGACTAATTCGTGGCATACCTGTATTTATCGATGGCTAATAAATACAAAGACACATGGAGATACGATGCCAGAAGAAATCAAAGGAAACGTTGTAGACCTTAATAAGCTCAAAAACAACCTATTCGACTATATCAAGCTGCGTTTGGGCGACAAAATGGTTGAGGTTGAATTGGACCCTGAGCATTATGAGAATGCATTGACTCGTGCGGTTGAAGTGTTCCAAACTCGTAGTTCTGCGGCAGTTGAGGAGAGTTTTGCCTTTCTAAAAACCCAAAAAGATGTGCAGGTTTATACCCTTCCAGAAGAAATTCAGTATGTTCGTCAACTTTGGCGTCGTAATTTGGGTGATATCGGAAACGCTGGCTCCCAGATTGATCCATTCAGCCAAGGATATTTGAATGTCTACATTTTGAATAGTGGACGTTCGGGTGGATTGCTCAACTATGAATTGTTCAAAGACTACGAATTTCAGGTTGATCGTATGTTTGGGGGTCAGATTGATTTCAACTTCAATTCGATTACTAAGAAACTTACTTTGATTCGTAAGACATATGGCAACGGTGAAACTATTCTGATGCAGACATACAACTTGAAACCATTGGTTCAGTTGCTTGTTGACTATCGTTCTCTCACTTTTATCAAAGAATATGCATACTGCCTCGCAAAGCACTCTTTGGGAGAGGCTCGTGAGAAGTTTGGATCAATACCGGGACCGGGAGGCGGAACGACTCTCAATGGTGCTGCGCTCAAGGCAGAAGCAATGGCTGAAATGGATAAATTACACGAAGATATTTCGAATTTCCGATTTGGCGAAACTCCAACTGCATTTATTATTGGATAATGCTTGCAATCAATTTCGTCTCATAGTAGACTAGGAACATATTCATGAAAGTTGCAGAACTATTTGAGGGTGTGAACACCAATATTCTCGTTGTTGATGTTCAACCGGGATACCGCCATCATTGTAATCGTATTGCTGGAAAGGTTTGCAATCTGCTAAACCAGCAATCAGGCAAGAAAGTTGTAATGTTCAACAGCGAAGAATTGACCAACGACACGCTTGAGGATGTTCAGCAATACTACATGGATTATGACTTGGACCCTGAGTTGATTGAAGACGGTTCCATCAAGTTTGTGGAGAAGGAATATGCATTTTTTCGAGATTGGATGGATAATGGTATTAGCGACCATATAATCATTAAAGTAGTCCGAGCAATGGTAATGCAAAGGGTTAATAGTAGTGAAGATTTAGATTTATCAGACATATTATATGAAGATGAACTTGAACAAGTTGATGATTTGGAAGGCGGCGCTATTTATTTACCATATTGGGCCAATATTGCCGAATTGAAACAACTGAGTCCGTTTTACATGTGTGGCGGTGGTCGTAAAGAGTGTCTGCGAGAAATCGAGCTAATCTGCAACGCATTCAACATTAGATACAAACGAATAGATTCACTTATATATTAAAAGGAACAAATGATTATTGGTTTGAATGGCCTCATTGGGTCTGGAAAGGGCGCGGCATCGGATTATCTGCAAACAAAACATAACTTCCAACATCTTAGTTTTGCAGATTCGTTAAAACATGCAGTTTCGGCGATTTTTGGTTGGTCGTTTGAAATGTTAAAGGGAGCGACACCTGAAAGTCGCGCATGGCGTGAGCAAATTGATCCGTGGTGGGCCAATAGGCTTAACATTCCTGACCTTACACCTCGTTGGATTCTACAACAATGGGGAACAGAAGTGGGCCGTCGCAGTTTTCATCCTGATATTTGGGTAGCAGCCCTCGAAAACAAGATTGTAAATTCGATAGGCGATTTTGTTATTGACGATTGCCGTTTTGCCAACGAAATGGATATTATCCGTAAAAATAACGGAGCACTAGTTCGTATCAATCGCGGAGCATTGCCAGAGTGGTATGGAACTGCACTCAGTCAGTTGTCTCTTCAGAACGTTTATGGCAATGATCCAGATTATGTTGATGTGATGGCAACAAAATACCCCGATGTTCACGTAAGCGAATGGGGATGGGTTAACCAGCCTTTTAACTATGAAGTGGAAAACAACGGAACACTGAAAGAATTACACGCCAAACTGGATGAAATCGTCGAAACCGAAGCGACCAAATAAGGTCGCTTTTGTTTTTGACCTCTATTTATCGAAAACCCCCAAAAATCAAAAATGACCTTTCAATCAATACCTCGTTAAACAGCCCTGTTTGATAGTAGATTGCTAAATATCTTCAGACGCAGCATATAGTCCTGCATAAGGGACACATGTAAGTTTAACGAGGAGAATCCATGAGCACACAGCAAATCTCACCGGGAGTTCAAGTAACCATTGTAGACCAGACACAGTTCACGTCTGCTCCAGCGGGTACAGTCCCATTTATTCTTGTTGCAACTGCCGAGAATAAGCTAAATCAAAGCAACACTCTTGCTCAATTCACAACTGCTAACACAGCAGGACAAATCTTTCTTGAAACAAGCCAACGTAGTTTGGTTAATGATTTCGGCGCACCAATTTTCGAGAATGTGCAGGGTACTCCAGTTAATGCCAGCGAACAGAATGAATATGGCTTGATGACAGCATATTCCTCTCTTGGTGTTAGCGATGCTGCATACATCATGCGAGCACCAATTGACTTGAACGTTCTTTCAGGTTCATTGACTGCTCCAGTTGGCAACCCACCAAACGGAACACTATGGCTTGATACAACAGCCACAAGCTGGGGACTATTCCAGTTTGATGCTGCAACATTGACATTCCAGCCAATCGTTCCAACAAATGTTTCGGGTCAGGCAAAGTTGTTCGTTATCGATAACCCTGCTCAAACAACTGGAAACATCAGCAGCCTACTTTCATTCTTGGGAGCAAACTGCCAGCCTCTTTCCTCAATCGGAAAGCCGGGGGACTATGCAATTGTTCCAGCAAACGACAGCAATCCAGTTTGGTTCCAGAATAGTTCTGGAGTTTGGGTTCTTGTTGGATCAAAGGCATGGCAGGATTCAGTTCCCGCCGTTGTTGGAACTGTTGCAAACCCAACAGCCGTCACAGGTAACTTGGTTATCAACGGGACAAACGTTGTGTTCTCATCTGCAAGTCTTTCATCAATTGTTGCGAACATTAATGCAGCGGCAATCGCAGGTGTAAATGCAGTTGCAGTTTCAAACCGCGTAGCTTTAACAGTTGATCTTCTTGCAAACGGAACTGGAAACGCAGTTGTTTCTGGTAACGTCACAGCTAATATTGGAATCACATCGGCTACTTACTTTGCTCCAGCCTATGAAGCAAGCCCATTCACACAGATTCCTCATTGGAATCCAACTGATCCAACACCAGAACCAACAGGATCGGTTTGGTTCAACACAACGCCACAGCAGGAAGGCGCAAACATTATTGTTCGCGAATACGTGAGCAGCAGCAATTCATTTGTTGTCGAGAGCGTAACAATTGCAGATAATGATGCCGCCGTAAACCTAGTACTCGATCCAATTGGTGGAGGAATCAATATTCCAACTGGTTCGTTGTATCTTGAAACTGGCGCATTCGGCTCAAATGCAGCATCTTTATTGCTTGAACGTATTGCAGGTGCCACAATCGTTACAGGAACAGTTGCAAATGCAGCCATTCTGAACGCTTCAACACTCCAGATCAACACTGCTGAAGCGGGTGTCGGTTCCTTCTTGGGTAACGTCACAGTTACTGTTACAGGAACAGGCGCATCCAACCTTGTTGCCGCAATCAACGCAGCATCAATCGTTGGAATCGGTGCAGGTTTGACAACAGATGGCAGAGTATTCATCGAAAATACAACAGGTGCAACATTCTTCCTATATGATGGAACCAATACTCCTTTGGCAACCGCTGGAATTACAGCACCTGCCAAGGTAAGTAACTGGGTAGCACCAGCTTATGTTGTGAGTGCAACCGCACCTACTGCTGATCCAGCAAATGGTTCAATTTGGTACTATGACGATCCAACTGTTGCTGATATTTTGGTTAACATTGGAAATGCATGGGCCAGCTATCGCACAGTTTCGGCTGATGTTCGTGGTTTCAATTTGACCTTGACTGACGTAAACGGACCAATTGTTGCCTCCAGCGCACCATTGACACAAAGCAATGGTAATGCTCTTGCTTTCGGTGATCTTTGGATCAATACCTCTGATTTGAGCAATCTCCCAAGCATCTATCGATTCAGCACAGGTAATGTTTGGACTCAGATCAATAACACAGATCATACAGGCGCAAATGGAATTATCTTTGCTGATGCTCGTTGGTCTGCTTTCGGAAACGTCGATCCCGGTTTGGGAATTTTAACACCAATCAGCACATTGCTGACTGTTGCCCCTGCCGTTCTCGATCCAGATGCGCCAAGCTATGCTTTGTATCCTCGCGGTACATTGCTATTCAATACTCGTCGCAGCGGTTTCAACGTAAAGGAATTTGAAACCAACTACTTTGCACCATCTAGCGGAGCGCAGTTCCTTGACACATGGGTAACTCTAAGTGGAAACAACGAAAGCGGAGTTGCTTTCCAAGGTGCTTCAGCACAACGCAATGTGGTTGTTAAGGCAATGATTTCAGCATTGGAGAATAGCTCACAGCTTCTTGATGAGTTTTACAACTTCAATCTTATGGCTGCACCGGGCTATCCAGAATTGTTGCCAGCATTGGTTTCTATCAATGAAGCTCGTGGTGAAACAGCGTTCGTGGTAGCAGACAGTCCATTAACATTGGCTGCTAATGCAAATACCTTGAACACATGGGCCAACAATCTCAATCAGGCAACAACTGATGGAGTCGATGGCTTGACAACATTCTATGATTACGCTGCCGTTTACTATCCAGCAGGTTTGACAACAGACTTGAGCGGCAACAACATCGTAGTTCCAAGCAGCTTCATGGCATTGCCAACAATTATCCAGAGCGATGCGGTTTCCTTCCCTTGGTTTGCACCAGCGGGAGCAAGACGCGGAGTTGTAACTAATGTTTCCTCTATCGGATATGTAGATGAGCAAACTGGGTCCTTTGTTACAAACAGCATTTCGAAGGCATTGCGCGATATTCTATATCCTGCATTTGTAAATCCAATTACCAACTTTAATGCTGGTGGTGGAATCCAGATTTACGGACAGAAGACTCGCAGCGGTCAGAATACTGAACTAAGCCGCATCAACGTGGCTCGTTTGGTTATCTATCTCCGTCAGGCTTTGACTCAGATTGGTGGTCAGTATGTTTTCGAACAGAATGATTCCATAACTCGTCACGGTATTGCTTTCCAGATTGGTGAGTTTCTAAAGAGCATTCAAGCTAAGCGTGGCATCACTGACTACGCAGTTGTTTGCGACTTGACGAACAACACTCCAGCGACAATCGACGCCAACGAACTATTCGTGGACGTTGCAATCGCACCAACCACAACAGCGGAATTTATCTATATTCCAGTAACTTTGGTTGGACAGGGTGTAATTACAACAAGCACAGTAACTGCTGGCTAAATCCTAAGGTTACGATAGAAGAGAGGCTGAATTTCAGCCTCTTTTTTATGCTCATTTTCGAAATTTATGGTGATTGACTAAATACATGCAGAAGAAAATCTTCTGGAGAATAGAAAAATGGCTACTGCATCGCTACTTAATTTCACCGTTCCTCTCTCGGATATTGGAGAGGCAGCTAGTGGACAGGGCTTGATCATGCCAAAACTCAAGTACAGATTTCGTATTCTGTTCATTGGGTTTGGTGTTTCAACTGACACTACAGAATTGACTAAGCAGGTTATCGACTTCAAACGTCCTTCCGTAAAGTTCGATGAACAGGTCATTGATGTTTATAACTCCAAAGTACACTATGCTGGAAAGCCAGCTTGGGACCCAACAACTGTAACCCTCCGTGATGATATGCTGGGAAACATTCAGTCGTTGGTTGGTCAACAGATGCAGCGCCAGTTCGATTTCTTGAATCAGGCTTCAGCTTCCTCGGCGTCTGATTACAAGTTCGAAATGCTCTGCCAGATGCTTGATGGTGGAAATGGACTCAGCGAACCAACAATCCTCGAAACATGGGACTTGGTTGGTTGCTATGTTAGCAATGCTGATTATGATTCGCTTGATTACAAGACTTCAGACCCGGTAACAGTCAAGTTGAACATCGTATTCGATAACGCAATCCAGACTCAGTTTGGTATTGGTACTGCTGTTCCTCGTACCCTCGGCGTCCTAGCAACCTAATAGGAACGTTTTGAAAAGGCCCGTCTTTGTGATGGGCCTTTTTCTTTTGGGCTAAATAATAATATGGGAACTCTTGGATCAATTTTAAGCACAGGAATTAATGCTGTGAAGCGTCAGTCGTCTGACCACTTCACTACCTTGCGCGATTATCAACACGCAAGCAAGATTTTTCGACCAAATAACAGTTCTCTACTACCAAAAAGCAAAAATTGGTTTCATATTTTCTTTGAATTGGACCCAGCAGCAATTACAGCAGTAAATACTGCTCTTGCTGGAGCCGATGCTAACTTCAGAATCAATTGGGACCCAGATAATTTGCCGATTCTCGGCATTCTGGCGAAAACAGTTAAACTACCCGGTTTTAAATTTGACGTTAAGAAAAACAACCAGTACAACCGATGGAGTCTGACAACGACAAAGGTCAATTACGACCCCGTTGAGATAAGTTTCTGGGACGATACAGTCGATACGATTCGCGGATTTTGGTATGCGTACTATCAATACATGGTACAAGACCCTAATTACGTCAGCTTCCAAGCCGCTCAGAGTCAGGGTATCGCAATTCCCTTTCAATGGATGCCAAGCATTCCTAATTTGGAGACTCTATATAGTACTCCATCAAATTGGGGAGTAAATTATGGCTTGGATACTGTCTCGTCTTCGGCAAACGTTAATGCTGTAGTGAGTTCTGCGCTGAACAGAACCAATCCATTCTTCAGAAGCATAAGAATTTACCAATTCAACCGTCAAACAAACGCCGATCCTTCGATTGGCCCACAATATTCAGAATATGTACTTGTAAATCCTGTAATTTCAAGTTTTGCCCATGATACTGTTGATTTTTCGTCTTCGGAATACATGCAAAACAAGATGACTGTAGAATTTGAAACGGTTCTTTACAATGCAGGCTTGGTTAATGATGATGAAATCGCAAGTTGGGATGCAGTGTTACAACGATTCTTTGATAACACGCCAAGTCCTCTGGCAGGAACAAATCCAAACCTTAACGAAGCAAATCAATTGGGTTCTGTACTCGCATCTTCATTTGTTCTTGGAACGGAAGCAGTTCAATTGGGCAGGAATACAGGCCAAGCAACTACTGCAACAGTTTTGACCGCAGCTATTGGCACGGCAACCACGATTGAATCAGCAATTAGCGGCCCTTCAAATCTTCAACTACAGGTTCCAACAGTTGTAGATGGTTATGGAACATCTGGTCAGCCGCCAAGTCTTCCAACACAGCTTATTCAGTCTGGAATTGTGCCGCTCATCGCTACAAAGGCAGGTGTGTAAACTATGGCAACCCTACAAACCAACAATAATGCTATAGAACGCAACAGTTTTGATTATGCTCGGGCGTTCGCCGAGACTCAAAGTACCAATCCAACTATTGTAACTGAGTTGGAACAATCGTATGTCCTTATTTCGCAGAATTTGGGGATCAGTGTATTCGACTTTATTCGGCTTTTAGAGAGTAAAGGCGATACGGCTCAGCAAGCAGTGTTTCTGGCTGCTCAATTAAACAGTGTTCGTCCTCGTAATGCTCTGTTGGGAGTGTCACCAACTAACAATACTCCAGCTTTTGTCTCGCGGGAGATAGCAGCATAGGAGTAACATGGCAAACAAATTCCACAAATCGTTCTACATCATTAAGAACAAAGCTAAGTACATCGGGCGCAGACAGCCAATTTGCAGAAGCAGTTGGGAAAGCACCTTCTGTATCTTTTTGGATAACCATCCATCTGTCTTGCAGTGGGCAAGTGAGAGCGTTGCTATTCCCTATCGCGATCCATTGACCAATAAAGAGAAGCGTTATTATCCAGATTTCTTTATGGTTTATGTGGATGCTATGGGCCAGAAGCATGCTGAGTTAATTGAAATCAAACCAGCTTCTCAAACGGGCCAAAAAAAGACAAAGAGCAAGCTGAACAATGCTCAGATTATTAAGAATCACGCAAAATGGAATGCCGCGCTACAGTATTGCGCGAAAAATGGAATACAGTTTAGGCTTTTGACCGAAAACGAGATATTCAAAGCAGGTAAAAAGTAGGTATAATATAAGAATGAGACGATTGTCAACAGAAGAGTTTATTCAAAAAGCAACAGCTATTCATAAGGATAGGTATGACTATAGTGCTGTTGTTTATACTCAATCAAAGGAAAAAGTAAATATAAAATGTAGCATACATGGAATGTTTCAGCAAACTCCAAATCGTCATTTGAACGGAGACGGATGTATCAAATGTGGGTTTTCCGCAATGAAAACAGCAAGGCGCATGACGACAGAGAATTTTATCAGAAACGCGAAAAAACGTCATAAGAATCAATACGATTACAGAGAAACCAAATATGTTAACAGTAGAACTAAAGTTTGGATTACGTGTAAGAAACACGGAAGATTTCAACAATTAGCTTCTGCTCATTTGTTGGGTATAGGATGTTTTGAATGTGGTAGAAAACGGGCTAACGACTCACTTTTGTTAGATACTTCCCATTTTATCAAAAAAGCGCAGTCTGTGCATGGAAATAGATTTTCATATAAAAAGTCTAAGTATAAGAACATCACAACAAATATTTGTATAACTTGTAAAATACATGGAGATTTTTTACAAAAACCAAACACTCATTATGCTGGGGCTGGCTGTCAAAAATGTCAGGAATCAAGAGGGGAAAGCGCAATTAGACGTGTTTTAGAATCTAAAGGCATTATGTTTGCTAAAGAGCATCGTATGCGCGGTTGCATTCTTAAACGAGAGTTACCATTTGACTTTGCAATTTTTGAAAATCAAAAACTAAAAGGGCTTGTTGAGTATCAGGGGAAACAACATTACCTGCTTGGAAGTTTTGGTTCTAAATCGGATTCTATAGAAACACAGAAGAAGAATTTGCAATTGGTAAAGCGCAGAGATAGCGCAAAAGTTAGATTTTGTCAAAAGCGTAATTTACCGCTACTTACTATACCGTACTGGGAATTAAAAAATGTTACCAGTATTTTGGGTCAATTTATAAGTAACATATTGACACAGAAGGAAGACTTATGAAAATCAATACGAATCTTGAAGATGAGTTCAATCTGTCACCTATGTCATTGGACGAGTCAGAAGTAAACGAAGAAGCAGAAGAAACAGCCATTGAGCTACAAAATGAACCGACTACCATTGCTCATTATAAGGAACTTGACAAAATTGAGGCCGCTTTGCCACAAGTATTTGGTTTGGATGCTTCAGATAAGGAATTTGACGAATTGGCAGAATATGGCATTCAGGCTCATAAGGATTTGATGGAGCTTTCAAACAATATTGAACAGAGATTCGCCGCAGATGTGGCGTCGGCTGCTGGAAACATGCTTGGACACGCCATCAATGCCAGAACCAACAAGATCAAGAAAAAGCTGGATATGATTACACTCCAGCTAAAGAAGCAACTGGCCGATCACAAGACCAAAACCCTTGCAGAACCAGAAGAATTAGAGGGCGAGGGACAACTTTTGGATCGAAATGACATCCTCGCTCATCTTTTGGGGAAACCCGTTCAAAACAATGGAAAATCATAAATACAGCAGAGGTAATGCGATGAAAAAGTTCAGCGAATTTTTGGCGGAAAGTGTCCGTAATTACGAGTATAATGTCAAGTTGGCTTTCAAGCCTGACAATGAAATGATGGGTGCAATCGAAAACGCATTGCAGAAGTACAGCCTTGTGTCGATTACCGCACCAAAAAGTCTCCCAATCCAGCGCGTTGACAAGGACTTTCCCGGCTTCAAAGCTCCAGAAACCTATGTGTTCACCGTTGAACTTGCATACCCTTCCAGCGCAAACATGATTCGCCACACCATCGCCTCGGTTGGTTTCCAGTTTGAACAGGTTGCCGTTAGCTCACCTCAGCATGACGCCAGCATGGATAAGGAAGATAATGATGTTGCTGCAAATACCAGCGACAAAGCATTACTTGATCGCCCATATGATCCACAGAACAACGAAGAAATCAGCGGTGAGAATTTCGGCGATAATTATAATGATCGTCTAGTTAAGAACAGCATCGGCAGCACAGATCAGATGATACCTCGCGAATTTAAGCGCACAAATGGCAAAACTTTGAACGATAAAGAATTTAAAATTGGCAAGGAGTCTGCTGTGGGGTCTAAACAGAATAAGATTCCTCCTGTGAAGTCTTTTGCTCGTTAAATTTTTGCAAGCGAATTGCGCGGTTTCTTTTTGAATTAGGATTATTTTCGCCTATAAAATTAGCACGAAGTCGAGCTTTGTATTCATCCGAATGAGTTTTGCCGAACATTGGATTTTTATGGCCAATTTTACTGTCGGATATTTTCTTTTTGGCTGCATCCGTTCGTTTTTGTCCAGTTCTCGATTTGGACATTTTCTTACGAGTTCCTTCAGAAAATTTCATTCCTTTTGTTGTGGCAATTGGTTTCTTTCCTTTCTTAACATCTGACATCTTTTTCTTAGCCACCGCGCTCATGGTTTTTCCTATAGCCGATTCTCGCATTTTTCTTTTAGTTTCTTCAGAATGTTTCCATCCACTTATTCCTTGACCGCCATTTGTTCTATTTCTTAGACAGCCAGTTCCTAAATCAAGTCTACCAAAAATTCTAATAAGGGCTATTTCTAGCGAACAGGCTTCTTTATTTGATAAACCATCAAAAATCTTGAGTATAAATTTTTTGTCTTTTGGTGGTTTAGCTCCACAATTGGTATGTGGATGATGTGTTCTATATTTCTTTCCTTTACCAATATAATAAGGTGTTCCTGCCTCTCCGTTTGGTGAAGAGTGCTCTCTTAGGTAAGCATACACATAATAAATAGACATGGCTGATACTCCACTTTAGTATTAGAGCGATTGGGCCTGCCAGCCGCGAACCGCATAAGTATTTATCTCAAAATCCACAGGTTACGCTAAATATTACTGAGGTTTCTATGAACAATGATGATCTAAAGAAGTTGCGAGACATTTGTACAGAAGGGGCTACGGACAATGGTTCTCATCAGTTTATTTTTGGCGATTCATTAGAAAAAGCAGCGCAGCATATTAGTAATCAGGCATATCAAGGGAAAACAAGAGAATCTTTTCTGAAAGGCGCAGAAAAATTACAAGGTATCAAGACACTACTGATTTTTATGCGAGGAGAAAATGCCCCTCAGCATTTGTTTTTAACTGCATTGGTTGCATTGGGGAATGAAATAAACAGGCTGTATACCGCAGCAGATTCGGTTTCTAATAAGGAAATATAAAATGATTGGCATGGACATGGGCCGCATACTTACGATTTTCAACAGCATGAAGAATGTTAACATGAGCGGCACCCCTGCGGCTGAAGAACCCGTCGAAGAAATCGAAACTAAGCCTTGTGCTGAATGCGTGAATTGCAGCGGTACGGGCCATCTCGATTTGGGATGGGGAGAAACTGTTCCCTGTTTGGAATGTCAAACAACGGGAAAGATTCTGGAATACAGTGATGGAGTTGATTCAGGTCCAATCGGTGACAGTGGAGCGGAAGACGAAGGTCCAGCAGGTAAGTATGGCGCTGGAGAAATGTGGCAGAAAGATGAAATGGACTTTCCTCCTGAGAGTTTTTTCAAGACAAAAATTGCTGGCGAAAAGAAATCCGATCAGGATGTTAATGATCACGACTTAACTGTGGACGATCAACTTATACAGGATCATTTGGAAGAAGGCACCGATAAGTTGGATGAAGAACGCGAAATGTGCCGCAGATGCGGAAATCCTACAACTGCACCGGGTATAGGGTTGTGTGACGATTGCTACAAAACTTCATATGAACATTCAATGGATAGAGTGAATCAAGTAACTCAAAAAAGACGCGCTGGAGATAGAGTTGTTGAGACAGCACCTCCAGATCAGGAAGATTGGGTTAAGAAAAACAAGTCTCGATTCAAGAAAGAATATGGCGACAAGAAGGGCGAAGAAGTTCTTTACGCTACGGCTTGGAAGAACCACAATAAGAAAAAGACCAACGAAGGTGAAAACACCGTGAAGAAGACAGTCGATGAATGTAATGGTTGTTCCGCTGGCGCTCCTGCCCAAGATCGTGATGCCGTTTCCGTCAATGCATCTTACAATAGTGACATGGACGAAAAGAGTGTTACTGTTACTGCTCGTAATGGTAGTGCTGATGAATTGATGCACATTCTCAAGCTGAGTGGCATTATGCCCGGTGAAGAGAAGACTGAGATTGCTCCTGAGCCACAGCCAGCCGCTGTTACTGGATTGTCGGCAGTAGTTGTTGGTGAAGGCAAAGAAGAAGTAGCAGCATCAATTGAAAACAAAAAGAAATATGAACACAAATTTAAGCCGGGTAAGAGTGGCCGTATCTGCGTCCATGCTGGCTCCCATTCTCATTGTGGAAAGGTAGCAGATAATTATTTGCATGTTGGCTCACCTAAATGGAAAGCGGATAACGATAGACTACAGAGTAAATTGAACGAAGAGTTCCACCCAGACTTGCACGACAGTGACGCCGAAAGAGATTCGATGTTCTGCGACAGATGTTTTGGTTATCATGACGGTCCGTGCAAGGAAGAAACAAATTTCGAAGGATTGTGCGATCATTGTGGCGATAATGAAGCAATTGACGGCACGAAATTCTGCCGTGATTGCCACGAATTAGGATTTGGTGAGGATTGGTATCAGGAACAGCTTGAAAAAGAAATGGCTGAACGCGATCCGTTTGCTATTCACGAAGGACACATTTACGAATTGGATACACCTATTTGTTCCAATTGTGGATCGCCAAGAGAAGCAGGTATTCACAGCGGAGCAGATGAAGAAAAGCTCTGCGCTGATTGCTACAAGTATGCTCACATGGATGAATTGACCAATCCAGCCGACGAAGGTGCATACGATTTTGATAGAGACACAAATTGGGAACCAGATGATTTCGAAGAAATGAATCGAAATGAAGCCAATGATTATACAAACGAATCAAAATTGAACGAAACTTCTGGTTATTATGTCACTGGATACACTCTAAAATCCAGTCAAGATAACAAATTTCGCCAGTGTTTTGTTAAATTAAATTTAGAAAGAGAACACTCTCTTAGCCCAAATTATATTCTTGTATTCGGTAAACAATTTGCAACTATTTTTGATGATTTAAACGAAGCAAAAAAAGCTGCTGCAAATGCTAAATCAATTTATAAATTACATAGCGTTTCAGTAAAGCCACAAATGGCAGATATTATTGAATTTCCTAAAAAAGTTCAAGAGAAGGTAACTAAAATGAATGAATCACTATCACCAAAAAGAGAAAACACTGGTTTGAACGGTGCTCCTAAGACATGGCAGAATGAACCAAACGAACAGATGGCAGGTTGGAAGGCTCTCGTTCAGGATACCGAAGGATTGAGTCAGCCTCATGATATGTTCAATGCCGTGAAGGGTAGCGACAACATCATGACTGTTGCCTCAAAGAAGAGAGAAACAGAAAAGCCATCGGGTGATTTCGCCGCCAATGCTGTAATTGTTAGTGCAATTGCCGAAAAATTACAGAAGAAGTTCGATGTGCTGGAAGAATCAGATGATTCAGTTGAACGTATGACATGCTGCAAATGTGGCAAGAATACTTCGCGTTTCAATTGCAAGTGCGGTCACAAGATATGCTCAAGCTGCAAGGAAGCTCCAGCAAATAAGAAAAAGACTGTTAAGGAAGGTACACTAACAGAAGACCGTTGCATTTCGTGCGATGCCCGTATACCATCTGGCAGCGACATTGACCAGTGCAAGAAATGCTACAAAAAAGATCACCCAGAAGAAGGCAAGTCTAAAAAAAAGGTAACTGAAGCTAATTCCAGTAAAGCCGTAAACTGCTGTTCCTGCGGTAAAAACGGAATTGCCAAAAAATCCGAGAAATTTTCCAAATCTCATTGGACTAAGGCTCCAATGGAATGCAAGTCGTGTGGTCATAAGATTTGTACTCGCTGTAAAACACCTAAAAAGAAGGTAACTGAAGATGAATCTCTTTCGATTCGTTATTCAAAGAATCTTCCTGAGAAAAATACAGCACCATATACTCTATTGTTTACTGCAACTGATAAAAGCGGAGTAAAGAAAGGACATTTGGGTATTTGGGCTGACTCTGATCAGGAAGCTATTCAGAAAGGAATTGCAAAGATTGATCAGGAAAATAATTACGTCGGCAAAAAATATCAATTTGCTATTATTGGAATCGAAGACAATTTTGGTAGTCCTCGACGTAAACAAATTTATCCCGACAACAAGGTTGAGGAATCAACTGCTTCTAAAGTAGCCAAGCAGAAAGAAGACCATCCAGAAAAGTATTGCAAGACAAAGAAGTGCCTCTATCGCACTGATGCTGACTATTGTCCAAAACATAAGCCAACAAAAAAGGTAAATGAATCTGGAAACTTCTCACAATATTCAGATGAGTTCTATAATAAGGTTGCTGAACAAGAAAAACCAATGGAAGAGTTTTTGCGCAATGCTGGTTGGGAAAGCAAGGAAATTGTCGCACCTAACCAGAGAAAGCAATTGATGTGGTTACAACCCGGAAAGCCTTGGAGAGAATATAGTACTTTGAATGCTTATCATACCGCAAAAGGCATGACTGAATCTAAGAATACTAAAGAACCAAAAAAGAAAAAGGTATGTTCTGATTGTGGTGGTTGCCCTCCAACTAAGGGTAGCAATTATTGCAAAAAATGCGCAGGTATGAACGAATCCAAACTTGGCGATCTTTCTTGGCAGGGGAAGAATCCAAAAAAATTCTGGACCAAAATAACATACAATCTGGATAAGATACTATTCAAATTGTTTTGGGGTGAAACCTTTCCAAAGGATAGACCTCACTATGATACCAAGACAATTACAAAATATCTGAAGGACTATAACTTATCGGATGAGCAGATCAAGAACATTCGTCTCTGCGCCATTACAGCAATGAAATCTGCCATTAAGGATGCAGGTATCCCAGACGATAAAGTCTACAAGCTTCAGGATAGTTTTACAATTTACAATTTCATCCCATCTTTCAATCGCGATGAAGAAAGACAGATGAGGGACGATATTGATACAGCCGCTCGACACAAATTTGAATTGCTTTTGAAGAAATATGGTCACGAATTAACGGAGTCTACAATGAAACCAATTGAAGTAACAGAAGAAGTATCCAAGTCGTCAGCAAAGAAGCTACAGGCAGCATTAGATAACCTTGAACAGAAGGTAAAGAAGTTGGGCGCACCTCCTTCTCCACAGACAAAGATCACGCAATCAATGGAACGCTTCACTGATAAGATTGCAGCTATCAAGGCAGCTTTGGCAAAGAGAAAAGGCGAAGACGAAGAGGAATCTTCTGAAGACGAAAAGCCAAAAGCCAAGAAGTCTGAAGGCGACGGCGAAAAGTCTGAAAAGAAACCTTTCGAAAAGAAGGAAAAGTCTGAGAAGTCTGAACCTGATGAAGAAGGCAAAGAAGCTGAGCCAAAGCCAAAGGAACAAAAAGAAACCGCCAGCAACAAGCCAAATACAAACGGCGATGACAAGGCACCTGTTGGTAAGGTTAAGGATATTGGCAAAGGAATCTATGAGTCTGAAGTTGAAAAGATGCAGGGATTCCGCAGCATGCTTGTTGAAGGTTTTGAAAAAGAGTAACGAGGGAACATCATGAAGAGTTCTATTGATCTACTGAAGGAATATCGCGATCTTATCGAAGGGAGGGTATCTGTAAGCGAGGATGAAACCCCTCAAGAGATATCGCCCCGTGCCGATTTGGACAATTTCATGACCAAATGGGGATTTGTAAAGATCGACGATCCATTACATCACAAGTTGCAATCCTATGTAAAGCGCAGCGTCTTTCTGAAGGTAATGATTGATGATGAAGATGATTTTTGGACAATTGAAGATGTAAATTCAGAGGGTGAATACCTCGAAGATGGTATTGGTGTCGAATCATTAAAACAAACTGTCATGAAATTGATTCGTGCGGCAAAAGGTCTTCGTGAAAGCACCAACAACATTGTCAAGGGATCATGGATTCCTCGTCATGATGAAGGACAGTTAACTTGGAAGGACAGGGATGGAATTTATCTCGTTCTACCCGGTAGCAATTCGGCATATGGCAGCAATGATGGTGGATTCAGTTCAGTGGAAGACGCCGAAGAATTTAACCAAAAAGAACTCGGCGGAAAATGGAAGGTTCAAGTAAATGGAGAACCTCCACAGCATGGAAAGTTCAATACCTGTTCTGAGTGTGATGGAAAGGGCTGTCCAGAATGTGAGTTCACAGGTAAATACGATGTGGGTGTAAACTCGGAACATTACCTATAAGGGAGATACAATGCATAAGTCAAGCAGTGAAATTTTAAGAGAATATGCCAACATTATCGCTGAAGGTGATTTGGGCAATCCATATAATAATACCGCCGAAGATACAGAAGACTTCAACTATGGCGAAGAGGGCGGTCCTATGCGTGATGCTATCAATCAGAATGCCGATGACGAAGAAAATGGCGTTGATCTTCCAGATGAATCCTTGATGGAACCAGAATCTAAAGACGATTCTGAATTTCTGACATATGATCAAGTTCCAGAAAATGATCCTGTCATTAATCTATCCCGCGATTTACAGGTTGATTCCGACAAGATCAGTAGATGGCTGAGCAAAAACAAATATGAATTAACTCCTGTTGGTGGTTTATCTAATAAGGAAGGAAATATCTAATATGGATCGTCGTCTTACTGATTTAGAAGGAACTAGCCTACCAAATGGTACTCCATTGAAGACTTGGCCTCGTCCAACTGGCTCTTTTCACGAGTGGCGTTATGGAATCCTTGAACTCAGAAAAGGTCAGCCGTGGTTTCAATCCATTGCAGGTGCCGCATGGCCCATTCAATATTGGGATGACTTTGCTTTGGCATCGAAAGAAGAGTTTGTGATGAAGAAACTGGAACATGATAGAAGGAAATTGGAATCCTCCACGGACTTCTTCAGAAAATATTCAGATATTATCTCTGAAACTGAGAATAGCTAATGAGAGAAATTTCAAAACTAAGACCTCGACGCTTTCCTGTTAATGAGGCAAAACAGGATATGATGGTCGCTGATAACGAAATAACTAATGGGTTAGATAGCGATCAGTCTGCTGCTTTACCAAATGCAAGATGGTATGATGGCGGGACGCCATATTTTCATTATAGAGCAATGGTTATGGCTGCAAGTTTGCCAAATCCACCTAAAATCGGCGTCTCGTCGTTCTCCCAAGATATGCCGTTTTCTTCTGGTTATACTCAAGCCGATGATGACATAATTTCAGCAGCAGCAAAACTGTGTGGCTATCCGGGTAAACGGCTAAGTAATTCAAGAAGTATGGAAAGTGATGAAATACATAAGGTTTCGCCTAATAATCACAATTCTGGTAAGCATAAATAATATCGGTCGCGGATCACTAGTCCCACCGATTCTAATGCATACGGAGCATCAGCTATGCCTATTTACTGCCAAGAATTTCTTGATCTAATCCAATCTATTTCCTTTGATAACAAATATTTAAAATGGTATATAACTCTATGTGCCCAAGCGTCCTTGCGAGGATCAGATCGTTCTGTCATTAATCATAACATTGGATATGTCGAACAACATCACATTATTCCGAAATCTTTAAAAATTGTTAACGAAAAAGTTGATAAAAATTTAGTATACTTAACACCCAGAGAGCATTTTCTTTGTCATAGATTTTTAGCTAAGATGTTCAGTAATTCGTTATGGAAGAAGAAAATGAACGCTGCGGTTTTCATGATGTGTAATACTACTTACATGATTTCTAGTCGGCAATATGAATTTCTCAGATTCCAGCATTTCAAAACAAATATACCATCGATACATACTCGTAAGAAAATGGCAGCTAGTCTGAAAAACCTTATATGGATTAAAAGAGAACAAACAAATGAATTTTTGCGAGTTTCATCGGAGAAAGCTCAGGAATTTTACAAACTAGGTTTTATTAAAGGCAGAAAACCTCGAATCAATGCTCCAGTACATTCCATAGCAAATAGAAGAAAAATATCAATGTCCCATATACTACGAGTTAAAATTACTTGTGAATATTGTGGTTTGGTGTGTTCAAAACACATGCATACGAGATGGCATGGGAACAAATGTAAGGCTAAATAACTATATGGGAAAAACGTTAGGCGAAACAGAACTAATTAAGCGTCCTCATAAAAAGACTGTTTACACAAAACAACAATTAGAAGAATTTCGTAAATGTGCAGACCCCGTAACTGGGCCATTTTACTTTTTAAGTAATTACTTCTATGTACAACATCCAAAACAGGGCAAGATGCTGTATAAGCCCTATTCCTATCAGATTCGTCTAATTGACGCTTATCACAACTTCAAAAGAATAGTGGCTATGATGCCCCGCCAGTGTGGGAAGACAGTTACCGCCGCTGGTTATCTTCTTTGGTCTTCCATGTTTAAAAGCGACCAAACTATTCTTATTGCTGCCCACAAGTTCTCAGGCGCATCAGAAATCATGAGCCGTATTAGATTTGGCTATGAAAATGTTCCTGATTTTATTCGTGCTGGTATCACAGAATACAATAAGCAAAGCATTGTATTTGATAACGGGTCAAGAGTTATCGCACAAACCACAACAGAAACCACAGGTCGTGGTATGTCCATCTCCATCCTATATTCTGATGAGATGTCCTCAGTACGTCCAACGATTGCTCGTGAGTTCTGGACTTCCTGTTCTCTTACATTGAGCACAGGTGGTAAAGCAATTGTCACATCTACTCCAAACAATTCAGATGATCTTTTCGCAGACATCTGGCACAATGCCAACAAGACTGAGGATGAGTATGGAAATACTATTCCGAACGGACTTGGTTCTAATGGCTTTAAGGCCGTAACTGCAAAATGGAGCGAACATCCCGAAAGAGATGATGCATGGGCAGATGAGCAGAGAGAATTGGTTGGAGATGAACGTTTCGCCAGAGAAATTCTGTGCGAGTTCATCAGCTTTGATGAAACTCTAATCAATCCATTCGTCCTGAATCAACTACAAGGAATTGATCCAATTGATAAGCAGGGGACTGTGCGCTGGTATGTTAAGCCCTCAAAGGGAAACATTTATCTGCTATCTCTTGATCCAAGTATCGGAACAGGCGGCGATCCCGCCGCAATTCAAGTATTTGAAGCCAAGAGCAATAGACAAGTTGCAGAATGGACTCATAACAAGACACCTATTGAAGCCCAAATAAAACTGCTCACCGATATTACCAAATATTTGGTTAGCGTCACTGAGAATAGTAGCAGTGTTTACTGGAGTATCGAAAACAATACCTTGGGCGAGGCTGCATTAGTTGAAATTCGACATGTTGGTGAAGAGAACATCCCCGGTATTTTCCTGAGCGAACCTATAAAGATGGGTTCTGTTAGAAAATTTCGCAAGGGATTCAATACGACAAACTCCAACAAACTGAGTGCATGCGCCAAATTGAAGAATATGATTGAGCATAAGAAAATGCCAATCTACAGTCGAAAATTAATCAGCGAATTAAAGACCTTTGTCAGTGTTGAAAACACCTATCGCGCAAAGCCGGGTGAAACTGACGATTTGGTCACAGCCCTAATCACGTTGGTTCGTATGATGGAAGCTCTGAAGAACTACATCCCAGAATTGTCAGAAATTCGAGAGTTGAATGAGGATTCAAATATGCCTCTGCCGTTCAGCATGTCAACAAGCTCTAGCTCCTACTACTAAATATAGATATGAGCCAACAATTCTTCTACGACGAAAATATTCGAAAATGGATGTACCAAATTATCCGATTGTTTTCGGAGTTTACCGTACAATTCGGCCTTGATTCCAACGGAAACCAAATGTATAGCACCGTTCCTGTGATCTATGCCGATGCTACTTTTTCTGCTGCCACTGTTGCCAAGTTGAATACAGAAAACACGATGGCAAATTTTCCAATGATCAGTATTTGGGTGTCGAATCTCAAATTTGAACGCGCCAATACATATACTCCAACCTTTGAAAATACGCTGGCAGTTCGTACCCGTCAATACGATGCTAATGTGGGAGCATATCTTCCTACACAGTCCAATGCTTACACGGTAAAACGTTTTATCCCCGTCCCATACACCCTTCAGGTGAAAGTAGACATCGTAACCTCTAATACCCAACAAAAATGTCAAATTTTGGAACAGATTTTGCCTTTATTCAACCCCGCTTTGGAAATTCAGAAGGTTGATAATTATTTGGATTGGGAATCCCTCAGTTATTTGGAGTTGGATGACGTTACTTGGTCGAATCGAAGCATTCCAGTTAATCAGGGAAGCGATAGCTCATACGATGTATGCACTCTCACATTCCATGCACCAATCTGGATGAGTTTGCCAGCCCGAGTAAGCAAGATGGGAGTTATTTTCAAGGTAATTGCAAATATCAACGGTGTTGCTGGACCAGATTTACAAGATATTATCTTCAATACGCGACAGGTTGTAACATATAATAATTATGGTCTTCTTGTAAACAACGGCCAGATTCAGATTTATCAACAAACAAATTCAGTTAACGGATTAGCCCCAGACGTTCCTGATGCTTTTTGGGGTTTAACAACCGCCAACAGCACAGCAAATCTTGCGTCAGTATCCAGCAGTCCAGTATTTTATGGTCCTCCTTTGGAATGGACTGGAATCCTTGCGGCCTATGGAAAGTTTAATAATGGCGTTTCAATGATTGGTTTATCGTATGATAACAGTCCAAATGAAATTTTGGGTACGATTACTGTAAATCCTATCGATCCGACAATTTTGTTTTATAACGCCAATACTGCCACGCTGCCATCGAATACCCTTCCAGCCATTAACAGTGTTGTAAATCCGCAGGAAGTGGCACCCGGTATTGGTCTTGCAAATGCAACTATCGGTGATAGCTATTTGCTCACGGCAAACATAGGGACGATGTGGCCGTACAATAACGCCAACAGTAATGCATCGGCCAGTGTAAATGACATCATTACCTATACTGGAAATTCTTGGGTAACTTCGTTTTCAGCATCCGAAAATGTCGGCAACATCGAGTTTGTCGAGGATAAGTCAACAAATCTTCAATACCAATGGAATGGAAATATTTGGATTAGAGGATGGAATGGACCGTATGATGCGGCTTCTTGGAGAATGATTATCTAAAGTTATTCTGATTTTGGGTGGGATTTATCATCCAAAGATTTAGTGGCCCGAACAAACTTTCCACTATTTCTATTACGAATACTGCTTAGCAACCGCTTTTCAAGGTCTTCGGCGAGTTCCTGCCCATAATTTTCCTGTACGGTTTCAATCAGCTTGATTGCGCTTGCAATAATATGGGAGCCGCGAGCCTCAATAACGAGGGATGTGTCCTGCGAAGGGGCCAGTTCTACCAACTCTTCCAGCAATGTCTTTGTTTTGCTATTCATGCAGGTATTTATCATTCTTTAGATAGATTTTGATAATATAGCCTGACAGCCTTGCTCAGCTTTCGTTTAGTTTCTTCAGTCTGAGCTATTCCTTTGTTCCAAGGAACTCTTCCTTTAGTAGCCTCGGAAATTTTAGTTTTAGTATCTGTTGAGTGAGATATGCCTAAATTCCAAGGAGTTGAACCTGTCTTTGAGGTAGAAATTTTTTGTTTTGTATTTTCTGACAGTATTCTACCAGCCAATGATTTTGCTAGTTTATTTCTAGTTTCGGCTGAAACCATCTTACCTTTATGAGTTTTGCTGATCTTTCTTCTACCCTGTTCTGTTATTGGTTTTCTATATTTCACCGACTCTTGTATTTTTCGTCTAGTTTCAATGGAGGGATTTTTTAGACCTTCACCGCCATCTGTTCTATTTTGCAAACAGCCAGTTCCCAAATCTACACGTCCGAATTTTGCAATCTGTTTAATCTCCTCAGTTAGTGCGTCGTTTTCGTTTAAATTAGTAGACAGAAATACAATGTTGGACTTATCTGAAAGTGGAGATACTCTATGTTGATTACTAAATGCTCTGTTGCCTTTTCCCTTGCCTATATAATATGGAGTTCCAATATTACCATTGTTGCTATTCTTAGTTCGTAGATAAGCGTATACATAGAAGTCAGTCATGTCGATATTTATGAAAAATGGCACACGATCAAATCGTGCGCCATTTTGTAACTAAGTAATTATTTTGACTTTCGAGCTTTGACTCTAATAGGTTCACCAATTACTGCTCCCCCTTCTTCTCGTTTGGTATAAAGAACTGCATCTCCTTTAGAATCGAACCATAAAATCCATTGTGGATTTTTGCAGCCGGTTCAATATATCCTATAGTTCCCATGCCATTTTTTTCATTTCCATATTCCCCAATTTTAACACCAGATTTTCCTATTCCTATTTGCATTTTATTTCTCCTCTTTATGTAGTGGTCGTTGTTACTCTACACAAATATCAATATATCTTTAAAAACATCCGCCATCACTGTGTCTGTGGCGTCCCAATGCATAACTTTCAACATGCATGAAGAAATCCAGAACTACCTCTTTGTTGGTGAGCCATTGTTCAAGATCAGATTCCCACGTTGTCCACCCCAAATTATCAACCATTTCTTCGAGAAATTTCATTAAATCATAGGAATCAAAATGTCTGCATGATCTACTGAAGAATAGGAACGAGTCATTATGCTCGCATTTATGTAATCTCTGTAGAGCGGCACGAGCCTCGTTGATAACTTCTATACCTTTCTCAGAAGCATGCCAAACCTTTTCTCCGTCATAAAAACCAACAAGAGTGTCAATGGCCAATCTTGCAGTCAGCGCAATCCCCAAATAATCTGGACCTCTTCCACGAAAGCTCATATTATACCAGATGAAAACGAACAACAGTTACTGGAGATTTTCCAGTAATGTCTGGGTAATGACGCATCATACCTTGGATAGCATCATCAACATCCTGAAATCCATCGTCCTGTAGAACCTCCAAAGGACAGGTTTCCAGAGTGTAATGCTTAACTGATTCAACAACTGCTGGATATCCAGCAATCGTGATATTCTCTGTGAAGTCGCGATATCCCTTACGAAGGGTCACGCGCTTCGATCCATCAAGAATACCATCGATTAAATCATCTGCTAAACGTAGCGTTGTTTCCTGTATCGGTCTTAATTCTGCCATAATTACTCCAATAGCTTTGTAATTGCTTCTTCGATTTCGGTTTGGTCAACATATCCAACAATAGACTTGGCGAAATATCCGTTGTGAAAGAATAGCAATGCGGGAATACCTCGCACATCATAGTTTGACGGCGTAATAGGGTTGGTGTCAACATCCATCTTTGCAACCTTGACAGTTCCCTGATACTTGTTTGCAATGGCCTCTACTGTAGGGGCTATAGCTCTACAAGGACCGCACCAAGCGGCCCAAAAGTCCACCAATACCAATCCCTTTGCTTCCAATACCTCTTCCTTGAATGTTGCGTCAGTTAAATTCAGCATAATTACCTCTTATTCTTGCGCGTACCTAGTTGGATAATCGTATTGTGGATTCTGCATCTGGCATGCGGCATTATTTGTATTACTATGCACCCAAATTAATGAGTCTGTTTCATCTCCCGAAACACAATTTCCGTCGGGATGTATTACATTTCCAGTTGGCGAAAGATATGCTTCAGGATGTATTACTTCCCCCACATACTATACAAGTTGTCATAATGTCCTCTTAAAATCCTACCTTGTCTTGTTGTCCATCACCCTTGATTTTATGCTTCATTGTCTTGAGACGATCCAAAACAACATCATAGTCTTGGTCAAGGCAACGAACTGCTGCTGTCATTTCGCGAAGGTGCGCAATGCTCAAGCCCTTAGTATCGGCAACCCATTTTTCAAGTTCTTCAATATCGCCGAGAATATGCTTGAGATAAGTCTTGCGAGCTTCGGGAGAGGGCATATCAACCAAAATTCTTTCATCAAAACGGCTTGGACGATTAACAATACGTGCACCCAAACGATCAGGATAGTTGGTTGTGGCAAGCATAACGATTCTATCAACTTGATTCTCGCCATCCAGCAAAGCAAGCAAATCGTGCTCACCGAACTTCTCGATAATTTCGTCAATATCTTCCATGATGCAGATAATGCGACGTTCTGGTTCAATACGACGCAATGCTTCTAATCCCATTGATGTGATCTTTGGGTGATCACACATAATAACAATGCCTCCGTTGTCCAACAAATACTTGTTGAGAAGCGTGATTGTGGCGGTTTTTCCGCTACCGGGAGGTCCAAATAAAAGGATACCTCTCTTGTATAGCAATCCGTGCTTACGATATCGTTCTTCCATGTCCCAAAATTTTGCCATTCCAGCCAATACCTTTTCGCTGGAACTATCAGGCAATTCCACCAACGAATCGGTGATTACCTTGATCTTTTTGGCATAGAGTCCGTTGTCATCCCGATCAAACACATAAACACCGGGAGGAATTGATTCTCTGGTTACGCCAGCGGGACGAAATGTATCGTTCGCTCCTACTTGCCATTGGCGAAATTCAAAACTTGATTTACTTGATGCTGTGCACCCATCAATTTCATCCCAATCATTAGATGGGCTGGATAGGGTTTTCGCGTTCATTTCTCGTTGTCTGTCGCTGATTTCTGGTTCATTAACCAGCATATCGTTAAGAATCTCGTCGTCAGTTTTTCCATTTATCGTCATAGTTTTATAGTGACACGTCTTCCATGCCAGCCGTGCGTAATCTTACTACATGGCCGATCATAAAGTTTTTGGATTCAAGTCCTTTTAGAATGCCCAAATATCGATTTCGAAGCAGGGCTACTTCGTTTATTAAACATTCGTAATCAACCACTTCCTGTTCGCCATCTGTGTACTTTTCAGCATCGCGACTGGTTAGTGCTCTATTATAGCCTTCCATATATTGCTGGAAATGTTTGCGGCGAATCTTACGAAGCTGAATGTTCATATAGTTCAGAATCGCTTCGATTTCCTGTAATTGATTAAATCGGTGTTCAGTAACACCGGGAAGATCAGCTAAATTTTTCTCAACATTGCCACGAATAGCTATTTCCTTCTTTGCCAATTCGAGTTCATGTTCATAGTAATTAATGAAGTTTGGTATCTCGCCGAGATTTGCTACGATTTTATTATAAAACATGATTAGTCTTCGTACTCGTTATTGAAGTTGTCTTCGCCGTCCGTAAAAGCATCTTCCTCTTCAGAAATAGCTGCATAAGCCTCACCCAAATCACTATCAAGGTCTGCAATAGCTGCTTGTTCTTCTTTGCTTAATACTGAGGAAAGATAGCTGAAAAGTTGCTCAGCGGCGGAAGCCTGATCCCTGCGTGGAATATAATCCACAAGCAATTGCCAACATTCTGTTATGAGTTCTGGTGTTTCCTTTGTCATTTTCAATACCTTTTATTAGATGTTTTCTGTGGTATGTAGATTCATTATAATCCAGTGGATGTTGCCTGTAAAGCCTTTTTCGATAAATACAGTATTATGCTTCTTGACGAACTCAGCAGACCGAAAATTGGAAAAGATATTGAATCGACGGCCTTTGATTACTTCAATCAGAGAAAAACTGCCACGTCCAGTGAACAAGCTGAAGCTATGCAACTCGCCCTTCTAAAGAAGCTAAAAGTAATGGGCTGGAAGAAGATTGGTGAAGGCACTTACAGCTATGTATTCGAGAACAGCGAGAAACCATATATTCTGAAAGTCAATAAGCGAGAAGATAAGGGTTTCATGGCATATGCTGAACTAATCAAGAAAAGCCGAAATCCTCATTTTCCTAAAATCAGTGACCGAAAATCTTTGGAAGTCGAAGATGTTGACGGTTACCGTCGAATCTTTCAAGTCTATCTAATCGAAAAGCTACGTGTGATGCCTGCAAGAGAAGCAATTGATGTTTCGTATGATCTGGAAAGAATCGTTCTGTACCCATATCACACATTGGAGCAGGTATTCACAAACTCTGTTAGAGGAGCGGTTGGAAACATTGGTGGAAAAGTTCCAGATTATCTTCGTCGTAATCCTCTTTTAGTTACTGCCTGTCAAATTGTTGGCAGGCACATGAAAACTTTTGGCATGCGTTCCGATCTTCACGAAGAAAACATTATGGAACGCGCTGATGGAACAACTGTTATTACTGACCCTTATGCAACGATTGCAGGCTAACTATGTTTCTGAATGAACTCACAAAATCGTATCCACTGGACCCGCAAGCTATAGATGCGGCTAAGACGTTTTACAAAAAGATACCTGATTTGCCAGTAAAAAATGGTAAGGTTGATGACGACGCCATTGACTATGAAGCGGATTTCGAGCTAGTTCGTAAAATGAAAGCACTCGGTTGGACTGAATCTCATACTGAGGGCTGGTACAGTACTGTATTTGTAAAACCTTCCGAACCTTATGTTCTAAAAATTAATAAGCGTGTTGATCGTCCGTATGCTTGGTTTGCTCTGCTGGCTTCCAAATTTCCAAATGAACATTTTCCTAAAATTGGTAATGCAAAGATCATTAAAGTTCAAACAATGAATTATCGAATTTATGCAATTGAAAAGCTATCACCATTCCAAGACAAACTTGATGCCAAGTATATTGCTGGATTTTGCAAATGGTCAGTTAAAACACAAGACGATCTGCAATATCAATTGAACTACGGTAAGCAAGTTGAAGAAAGTGTTGCTGGTTTGCGTGGTCAAACTGCTGGTCTAATTTCAGCATGTCAGATTCTCAAAAAATATGGAAGTGGTTTTCATATTGACATACACAGTAACAACATTATGCTTCGCGGCAGAACCAGTGTCATCACTGATCCATTCACACCTATTGAAGATGCTTTGGATAGTTAACGAACAAAGAACTTAGGTATTGAACCGTGATACCTACCGCTGAATCCATACCTGTCTAACTTTGAAAAATTATCGGACTTGACGCTGTACAGTAATGTTATATTCCTTTCTGCAATTTCTAAAAGGTAGAAACATTTTGGATTTGGAATCCCAGCCCTCCAATTTTGGGTTAACTGTGCTCTGAAAATATGTCGATAGTTTCTCATAGTAATTGGAGGCGGCGGGAAGACTGTCCCGCCACAGGTTATTTGTTATTCCGCGACAATTGCAGATACTGGCGCAACAATGATCTTTTCCTCGTCAAATTCCTTCATAATCTTGTCAAGGATTCCGTCTTTGTTGGTGAGATATTCTTTACGCCAATACTTGTGCGCTTCACCGTTTACGTCAGTGTATACATAACGATTGCCTTCTTTCACAATCGTCTTGTATTGTTCGAACAACTCAAAGAGTCCAGAATAAGGGTCCATTCCAGTTGCATATGGAATCCTTACTTCCATTGTTTCAAAAGGCTTGTTGTATCGCGACTTCATAATCTTGCAACCAGCGCGAATACCCAAAACTTCTGATCCCTTGACTCCCTCTTCGTCTTCCTTCAATTTCAATGGCTTCATTGCAACTACGATACTGCTTGCAAAAACGAAGCCTGAACCACCGCTGACAATTGCATCTGGATTGTATGGGTCTTGGCTTGCATATGTGTGATTCGTCGCAACCAAACCTATATTCAATTCTCCAAACATATTGACGCAATTGGTAACAAGAGCCTTCAACTGCTTGGCCTTGATACCCATATCGCCCTTCATGTTGCCAGATTCGAATTGTTCAACGCTTGTGGGCGAGAGAAGCATACCCAAACTATCCACAACGAATAGAACGAGTGGTCTTTCCTCTTCTGGAATTTCTTTGTACTCCTTGACGAAATCGCTGACTAGCTTGGCAACATCATTTGTCATTGACATGCTAAGTTTAAGCATTTTTTCTTCGCTCGTATCAACACCGAATGCCTGTAGCCAAGGCTCGTCCAAGGCGTTTTCGGTATCAACAAGGATAACAAAGATACCCAAATCCTGTGCGTTCTTTACAATGTTTCCACTGACGATCAAACTCTTTCCTGATGCTGGTTCTCCTGCGAAAACTGTTACCTTTCCAAGAGGAACGCCAGCGTCAAAGCGTCCAGAGATTCGATAGTTCAGTGCGTAATTACCAGTCGAAATCCAAACATCTGGATCGTGGAAACCAATGCTAATTCCGTCAATACTTTTTGTAATGGTACGTCTAAATTTTGAAACATCAAACGGCTTCGCCATATTATTTCTCCGAATATAATGTAATGTATGAACGAAGCCGCATTGCTGCGGCCTCGTTATTTGTGGTATGGTTTATGCCTTTGATTCAGCTTTTGCTTCTGCTGTTTTCTTACCGCGCTGCTTAATCATCTCAAGGATCGCGCTGGCAGACTTGTTCTCACCTGCTGGAGCAGCAACAGATTCCGTTTCAGCGTGAGAAGTTTCCTTCTTGCTTGCTTCGGTCTTTGTTTCTGTCTGAGTCGAATCGGTTGTACCTTCCTTCTCAGTTCTTGCTCCCGCTGGGCGATAGAAGCTACCCCAACGTTCCTGATCGTAAGCTTCACCATTGACTGATGCTGCAAACATTTCACGAATGATGTTAAGTTCTTCTTCGGATGGCTTCTTGCCAAGGAAGTCGCTGAGATTGCTCAGACCGTGCTTCTCGATGGCAGCAAGTTCGTCCTGTGTAAGAGCAGATTCGCGGCGAGCATAAGAGCTAATACCGTAATCTGCATACTGGCCCTTTGTTGACTTTGTGATACGGAAGTCAGAACCTGCCTCGTAATCGCAAGGAAGATTAATCATTTCTGCATCCATCAAACCAGCCTTGACCAAGTTATAAAGCTGCTTGTTCAAGCTGAAACGACGAATTGGATTCTCAGGAACGGAATCTTCTTGGACTGCGCTCTTACGAACGAATCCCTGCATAATGTATTGTGGCTTCTTCCAGTAAATGTTGGCCTTTTGAGTAAGAGCCTCATCACCGCTTGCCTTGGCTTCCTTGTACCATGCGCGAACTTCACTGAGGATAGGGCATCCCTGTGGATATAGTTCACGACCAAACATTTCAACGCAAGGTACGCTGACTGTTACTTGTTTGGTTTCGCCGCCCTTGATACCGTTGAATGGCAGCTTGATCTGGAGTTTTTCAACCCAGAAAAATGTGTTGTCTTGATTGCCGTCAGGAAGGAAACGGAGTTCAGAAGTTGTGTCGGGTTTCGCATTCCAGAATGGAAAAAATGCGTTGTCGAAGTTTTGACCTTTATTTTTTTCTGCTTGAGCTAATCTCGCACGAATGGCTTGAAGTGTGCTATTAGGGTTTCCCATGATGATTCTCCATATATACCATGTAATTTAATTAGTGTGACCATGATTGTACTGCTTCCATGTTTGTCACTCTTTATCAAGAGTAACATTGTATTTAGTCTGAGTCAACGAGTTTTTTGGTTGAAAACGAAAAATAATTTTGTACTCGGTAAACGAAAACTTCAAAGCTAAATACTTGACGTAACAAATGCAGTCCACGAGTCGCCAAACTCTGACTGCCCTATCGGTCTGGGAGGACCAACAGCACATGCGTATTTACTTCTCTAATTTCCTAAACGCTGTTTCTGGAACAGCGTCGGCTGGCGTTCCTGTAGATATTGAAGGTTATTACTCAGAACTCATAAATGGTTGCAATACTAAATTCCAGCCGTTTCATCGTGCTATATTTTACTCAACCAACAACGGAAATGCCGCACCTGAATGCACGTTGGTTGTTCAATATTATGGTAGCGAAGATGATAAATTGCAATCCAAAAATTTGACTGGCAATGTCATTTTTAGTGGATCATCGTGCGAAGACATCCGTCAAAAATTTTTGAACCAAGCCTTAGAAAACCTTACAAAATGAACATTTACTACATTTACGCATATCTTCGTAAAGTTCAAACACTACATGGAGAAGCTGGAACCCCCTTATTACATCGGCAAGGGGTGTGGTCCTAGAATGTATGTGAATCATTCGGATTGCGGCGGAAAAATACCCAAAGATCGTCGTTTCATTTTGAAGATTTTTGAGAACTGCTCTGAAAATCAAGCGTTTGAGCTAGAACGAGCGTTGATAAAGATATTCGGTAGGATCGACATTGGAACTGGGTGTCTTCGTAATCTTACGGATGGTGGAACTGGCTCTAGTGGTAAAATCATCACCGAGGAATCTCGTAAACGAATGTCAATTGGGCAGAGTAGGAGAACTGAATACCCAAAAGGTTTGCCAGTATCGGAAGAAAGAAGACAAGCTCAAAGAGAAAAGATGACTGGCAAACCAGCATGGAATAAAGGAAAATCTTGGTCTAAAGAGACTAGACAAAAGTTATCAGATTCCCATATGGGTAAGACTAGCCCAAGAAAAGGTGTTACCTTATCTGTTGAAACCAAAAGAAAAATTTCAGAATCCCTTAAAAAGAGAAACCAAATTATCACCACTGCGACATAGAATCTATTCCGCTTGCGTCATTTGGCATAGCAATTGAACGAACACCGCGAGGTTGAAGTTTTGGTACTTCCTTACCTGCATCATCAACATCTCTTTCTGGTGTACTCAGCAACGAAAAGGGACTCAATTTGCCAGTTGTATTTTCGTGCTTTTCAATTTCTGCTGGCTTACGAAACTTTGTACCAAGATGCACATTTGTCCAAGTTAAAGGACCTGACCATCCAGTTGAAGATGGTACATCAGCTTCTAATAGTCCAGATTCCTGTAATAGGTCATCAATAATACCCTTGCTTTCTGGAAGTTCTTTTTCATTGTTCTTAGCTGAAATTCGTCTGAGTTCTTCACGAAATTCTGGATTACCCATGAAGAACGCTTCAAAGAACGAACGAGAACCAAATCCCTTATCTTTGAACTGACCATTTCGAGTAATTATCCAGCCGAGTTTCTTGTTTTCGGCAGGCCCAAAGATAACTGAGAAGTACGACTTTTTCCAAATCTGATTGTCTGGATTGTTGACAATTCTCTCAAAGTCTAAATCTTTCAACAACTTTTCCATAATCAACTTGTCTTGATTTGCTTTGGCTTCCTTGCCTTTAAAACCAAACAGTTCAGTTAATTGGCTTTCTTTTACGGGACGATTTTTCATAAAATTAGTGTGAGCTTTAGATAGTTTTCCGTCGGTATCAAACATTGGCTCCCATTGATACTCGTCTGTGGTATCCTGTTCTTCATTATCTTCAAAATCATCCATATCTTGAAAATCTTCATTTAGTGATTCGCCTAAATATGCTTTCGCCATCAAATGACCCTTATAGAAATCATCCGTGGCAAGCGTTTTAACGTAGTCTTCAAAGCTGCCATTTCCAAATTCCGATGTGTCGTAGCCTTTTGAATCTGGTTCAACAACATACTTCTGCCAAAGATCAGTGAGATATTGTTTCAATTCTTCGGGCGACTTTCCTTCTGGTTTGTCGTATCCTCTGGCAGCAAAGTCTTTTGCCTTGGCGTCCCGTTCATATTTTGCCAGATACTTCTGAAATTCTGGATCGTTGTCCAATTCATTGTTTTCAACGATCTTCTTGAGTCTGCTCATTTCAGATTCAAGATTCATCTGTCCTGTGCCTCTAATTTCATCAGAGGTAGGAATGGAGCCGTTCATACCTCCATACTCAAAAGGGCGGTAATCCTCAGCATCTTCCTTGGCTTGGTGAATTAATGTTAAGTCTTCCTCACCAGCAATCTTTCCAGCGTCTTCTTGTTCTCGACGTGCGCTATTTCCGCTGTATCCGCATATGTCACAGCCTTCTCCGCCACAAGAAATACATTGCTCGCCTGTGAATTTTTCAGGTGTGTCTTCAATATCTTCATTTACTTCGCCAGTTACTGCATTTCTATCTGAATCTTCAGCACGTTTCCAATTATAATCTTCCTGTCCCAATTCTATAGCTTTTTGTTCTTCTGGTGTCAATTCTTCTTCATTATCAACGCCGCCGTCCATAATAACATCTTGGCCTTCGCCTTGACCATTGGCAGCATTAACCCACTTTTCAAATTCGTCCTGTTCTTTTACCTTGCCATGTGAACGATAGGCTCTCATAACATGTGGAAGCGCAAGCTGGCTCTCTTCATCCAGAGATTCACCATCAAACGCATCTTCGAACACTTCATCATCAGCTTCTAATTCTCCAGCGGTTCCAGTCAAAGCTGGGCTGTTCTTGGCATATCCACCCTTTGAAGAAAGGCTTGCCAAAGTCTTCTTGATTTCGAGGTAACGCTCTCTTGTAGCAGCGAGGATCGAAGAAACGTAAGGCTTCGAAGCAGATTCAGACTTCTTCTGCTTATGATAAAACTTGTTCAGGGAAACCATTTCTTCGACAAGCTGGCAAATGTCACGGCCAACATTATCGTATGGAGTTCCGCCATTTTCAATGTGACGAGCCATAGCACGAGCCGCTACAAGGTTCTTGAATGGCAATAGGAAACGTTCATTCTTGGCATTGACCAAATAAATTCTGGCAATGCGGCGGCTTCGGCTGCCGCGAACTTCGGGATCAACTTTTGTGGTGTGCTTAATGACGATCTTGATTGGCTCGCCGTCCAGTTTTTGGTGGCTTGTCTTAGCTGTGCCGTCAATAGGCAAAAACGTGCCTTCAAACATAGGCAAAATGTCTTCAGTGACAAGTTTCAAATCTTTTTCGACATCGCGACGATTAATCTGACTCTTGTTAATGTTTCGAACATCAAAACCGAGTAAATGCATTTTAGCGAACTGGCGAATATCTTGTAGGAAGGCATACCATTCTGTGCGAGTCTCTGTATCGGAGTCGCCCAAGTCCTGACCAAAATAGATTTTAAGGGAGTTTGCGCTCTCGCTGTCGTCCAACAATGAGACAACCACAGTGCCTTTATTTTCCCCTTTTTTATTAACGAAGTTGAACGAAAAGACCTTTATTTCACCGGGATCGTCGGTGAAATGACCAGCTTCATCAACCGAATCGGCTATGTCAAAGCGATCTTTTAGAAGGTTAATCAAGTCTGAGCTACAATTCTCGACGGGAAGTGGGCACATTTTAGTTTTTCTCCAGTTTTTTAGACTCGTAGAATTTCTTACGCGAATCCAATATTTTCTTTCTAACTTCGGCAGTCCATTTTTTCCCTATATGCGCCACAGCAATTTTGTTGCGTGCTTCTAATGAATGTGTTTTACCATACATAGAATTTTTGGAACCAGTGGTGGCATTACTAATTTTTATTTTAAATTCTTCAGTTCGTGTTTTTCCAATTTGGGACTTTGACATTTTGGCTTTAGATTCATCTGAAAAGATTCTACCTGTCATTAATTTTCGCATCTTATTTTTATGCTCAGTAGTATGTTTCTTTCCAGCATGACCGAATGTTCCTTTTTGACCCATTCGTGACTCGGACATTCTTTTTCTGCTTTCTTTACTAAAAACCTGCTTGGTTCTTGCTTTTCGTATTTTTTCTTTAGTTTCTTCCGATAATTTGCCTTTTCCTTGCGCCTTAGATGATATGTTATAACCAAACGTTTTATTTGTTGTGTCAAACTTCGTGATATACAGTTCTTCAATCTCATTCAATTTATCTGACGATTCAATATTAGTTTCAATTACTTCAAATACGAAAGCATTTACACCATGTTTGCGTATGGAATTATAAAGTGGAAAAGCCGATCCATTACGAGCAAAATAGCAGTGTTTATTCCATCGTCTACTAGCGGGTTCTTGGATAGTTTGACCGATGTACTTCTTTCCATTGGTCAAATTCGTTATCTGGTAGATTGAGCCATTCATAACAGTATTTAGTACAAAAAGACAATGGACGGGTTTTTGGGCCAACCCGTCCATCTAAGACTATTTGATCTTACCAAGCTGTATAATTCAGCGCCCTCATAAGATAATGGACGGAGTTTTAAACAATCTCTCCGTCCATCCTGAAACAAATTGGTTTTGAAACCGAATAACATCTTCGGTAGTAAAGTACGCTTACTATTAAGTATTATTTGTGTCCATTGTGACCGTCTTGATGACCACCACCGTGGAATCCGTTGTTTCCTCCGTGAAAACCTTCACCATGACCCTGACTTCTGTGTTCGTCGCGGGGATGATTAAATCCTCGTGGTGCGGGAGCGTGATTCCAGATGTGAGAATGATCCCATCTGTCGCGATCACGCCATCCATAATGTGAATGGCACCATCTATCATAACCGCGTCCGTGCCAGTGGTAACCATACCAAGGTCCAACTCCGATGAAAAATCCATCGATAAACCAGTCAGAACTATAGTATCCATATGGAACGCAGTCGTATGGATAATATGGATAATAACCCCATTGGCACACTGGCTCAACGTATACCGGTGTTTCAACAACTGGACCTACGCCTACCCCAACGCCAACGCTGACTTGTGCCTTGGCAACCGTTAGACCACCGAGCATAATCATCAACAATATTAGGTACTTTGCGTATTTCATTATTTCCTCCGTTTATACAGCATGGCCTATAAGTGCTGGAGAAAGATGAACCATTTCTGGTGTAACCTTATAAACGAAATCTGGTTCAACATTCAGCAGGCTCAAACCACCTTTTAAGCAACATGCTGTTACAAATTCGCTGCAAATCCATTCATCACTATTATGCCATGATGTATGGGCGGCGATTCCCAAAATAGTCGAAAAATCATATGATTTGCCAATTTGTGAGTGGGCAAATGTTAAAATTGCCTCTTCTGTGGCATCATCGACGGGGATAGCATATACCCTCTGTCTTTTAATCTTGCTTGGCTTAATGTAATCCACAGCACGTATTTTAATACCACCAACGGCGCGAGCACCCAAAAAAGTACCATCGGGAAGTACAAATTCAACATGTGACCAAAGACTTCCGCCTTGGAACCATGATACCGCACCTGAAATTACATCAGTTTCGGTTACAAATCTCAGTTTTATAACGCCCATAACTCTCTCCTAGTATAGACACCATTTCAGTTGAAAAGGTGCGCTAATATTTAGGAGTCGAGTAGTCTTTCAGCTAGACTTTTGGCATAATCGGCAAGGAATTTGTTGGAATATATTGACTTTTCATCAGTAGCTTTGTGTTTTTCTAAGTCCTTCAGGATATGTTCGATAGTTCCGGGTGTAACTTCGTCACGTATTAGTGTATATAAAAACGGTATAAGATAATTGTCGGGCATTTGGTTTCCTTTTACGTCCATAGTTTGTGACGAACTTTGATGAGGCGAATCATCATTGATTCTTCCTCTTTTTCGTACTGTTTTTCAAGTTTGCTGAGGAGTTTATGGGCTTTATCGCCTTGTTTTTTCAATTCTTCTGAATAATTATCCCCATCAAGTACTGCCCACATAATCGTATGTTTGTCATTCGTCTTTTCAGATGCGATTCGACGCTTTTCTTCGCAGTAATCATGAAATCCAGACACCTTCATTGGATCAGGGCGATTTGGATAAATGTCCTTCCACCAAATATAGAGGGCGAGAACTTCCTTAGCTTTAATTGCTTGATCGGTTGGTGTTCCATACTTCGGATCGTTCTTGTCATAGCAACCATAATCTTCGTTGTGGACCAGAGCCATTTGCCATTTGAGATTTTCGATTCCAGCTTCGCGACTTCTCCAGTGCATGAATGGAAGTTTGTAACGGAATGGAACTTTGTAGTTTTCATTATGCCAGAAAATTTCAGCGGCAAGTTCAATTTCAACGAAATCTACAAGAGTATCAAACATGCAATATAGGAAGCGATTGTCAACGTCTCTCCATTGTCCTCGTTTCAAATGTTCTTTGTGCGCGACAAGAGCATGAGTTTGCGATACAAATCGATTATCAAGGTAGCATCTGGCATCATGAAATTTGGTTGGAATATAGCTCACAACTGCTTGAATACTATTCAATGCAGAATCAGCCAGCCAAAACCTGAATGGATGCGCGGCTTTAGCCTCAATGCGCCAGTTGGCCCATTCCGCACCAGTGCCGCTGGCTGGTTTGTTAACTCCGCGAATCCAATTTGCAAATTTACTACTTGACCAATATCTTCCCATTTTCTTTCCTCTTGTCACGCCTATAACAAATCAACATGATTTGAATAAAACAATACACTGCCCCGGCAATTATGAAGCCAGCAAAGCCAAAAGTCAGAGCCAGCAATATTGTTAAATCCCACAAGGTTGTGGTCATAGTTGTTCAGCTTCTTGCGTTTCCATATCAAGAACCCCAGCATCGTTCTTTTTGGTTTCGTCTTCAAGGAATTTGAAATTCTTGAGTTTGAAGGAATCACATTCGTCCAGACGATCAATACGTACCACAACACCCTCCGCTGGAACTTCTTTGTTGTTGAACGGACACATCTGATCGTAGACGTAACGAGTCTCCAGTTTGTTCATAAACTCATCCCGCCATCTCGCAAGGCCATCTTCGCCCCATGACGATACATTTGGTGCCCAACCTAAAAATAGAGAAACGGGTCCATAGAACAATTCATGCATCATTTGAAGCCCGTATTTATTGCAAAATTCTCTCACTTGTGGAACAGAAAGTTCAAGTGTTTTTCCGTCCACATTTGTAGTCTTAACACGATAAACGATAAACTTGTGTTCGCCCTTGGCACAACCATAATGATATGGGCGTCCACCAGATGCAGCTTGAATCGCTCCCCCGTCTGGTTTGTAACCAACAATCTCTCCATAGACAGTGTAGCTTGCTGGAATCTTGTCTTCAATCTCCTTCGCAACAACACCCCAAACATCTTCGCCAAACTTTCCTCCCACGCTTTTAACAACCTTGCGTGAACTATACGCGAACTTGTATGTTGCCTCTTCGAGATGCGCTCCGCATTTCTTCATCAACTTTGAAATCCAGCACAGGTTTCTGTTGACAAGTAGCTTTCCGTAAATGGCAGAAGTTCCATGCCACTTATCGCTGATGCTTACATAGTCAGTTGGTTGAATTTTATGGATATTCTTACGAAGATTGTCAGTATCAAAATGAAATTTGAATTGTCCATCTACGATACTGTTCTTCAAAGAAAGCGCCTTGGAATTAACATTGCCACTAGAAGAACCACTCTTCCCAACAATATACTTTTGACAAATATCATGTCCGTCTATCTTATCAAAGGCATCTCCTACCTTCAGTGGAATGCTTCGTCCGTCATTGTGACCAAATACATATTCCAAGCTGCTCAAAGGAATCCAGAACCCCTCGCTCTTAACCCTGAGAAACTTTGCACACTTTATTCTGCGATGCGTTTCTAAATATCCAGTTTTTGATGAATCTATGTTACCCATTTCGGCACGACGATATAGATTGTTTGCAGACACAAACTCATGACTGAGTTGGGTTTCAACTGGAAAGAAAAGGCCGAGTTCTCCAGATTGAGCATCTTTATGGACAATTACGTTATTGCCAAAAATGATAGCAGACTTGATACGATCTGCTTTCGGAATCTGGACAAATTCTTTAAGTGACACAATTGTAGCACAGTAATTTTTGTTTTTTGGTTCTTCAAGATTCATGCGACACCTTTTCTGTAATTGTAGCAAATTTCCGAATGATTTGCAATAGGTTTAGGATAAATACAAATGCGATTCGCGGTGCTGAAACACCCAATCGCTCTATCAAGGTCTTGGAGGACCGACAGCATATGGCTATTTACCTAGAACAAGATTCAGAATTTATTCCTACTTGGTTATATGTAAAGCAACATAATCAAACTGGATTAAAATATTTCGGTCAAACCAAATCAGACAACCCATATACTTACAAAGGTTCAGGAAAATATTGGCTACGGCATCTATCGGTGCATGGAAATGATATATCCACAATTTGGTGTTATCGTTTCACCAACAAACAAAATTTGGTTGATTTTGCCACTAGATTCTCAACACAAAATAATATTGAAAAGTCTAAAGAGTGGGCAAATCTAATGAACGAAAATGGTCTTGGTGGGTTTTCTAGTGCATCAAAACAAAAGGCACTGTCACCAAAAAGTAGAGCAAAGGCTGTTAAAACTAGATTGACCAAATTGAAATGTGGGAAGATTTATCTCAACACCGCACAATACATTCTAATCGATCCTGTGGGTAATAAAACTGTTTTGGTTGGAAGATCAAACTTAAATAAATGGTGCAACGATAGGGGATTCACGAGAGGCGTTGTCGAATGGATACTTTTAACTCAGAAGCCAACATCTCGTGGTAAATTGAAAGGTTGGACAATTACCTGTCGCTCGGCCCGTTGTGACTGGATTTGAGATACGGTAAAGTCGCTAAATACAACGTATCATCATTCTATATGGGTATGCAATGAATATTAGAGAAATCAAAAATATAGCATCTCGATCAGCCATTGTAATCAAAGGTGATCCCGAAGATATTGAAGAAAATGATAATGCTGATGCGTTTTACAATGACATAAGAGATTTTTTGCAAGAACTCAATTTTTCAGTAAGTTTTGATGCTGGTTTGGAACACACATCACCAAAAACCGCCGATCTTTGGATCGGTCACAGTCGAGGAGCAGATCGTCTTAGATTTGCCTCTCCCGGTATTTGTTTGATTGGTCTAAACACGCCCCAAGCCGCCGAAGGAGATGATTTTCCGATCATCAACAATGTTCGTGATCCTCTATCTCATATGAAATATGTAAATGGAAAGCTGGAAGATACGGAATCGGAGAAATTGAATGACCGATGGCACTATCTTTTTACAAATGTAATGAAAAAGAGATTAAAAGAAATTTTGATTCAACGAGAATTACTTTGATTTGTATGCCTCTGAAAATCTTCGAAAGCAAAAACTCTGTTTCCCCCACCTTGTTTGAATACAAGGATTTCCTTTTATTTCTCCGCAAGTAGGACAATTTACCAGCAATGGATCAGCCTTAAATTCTTCATCTGTTGGAGTCCAGTTCATATGATGGTCTGGAAATGTATCAAAATGTCCTTGTTGTACTTCTGAAAAACAAGTCGGACACCACTCGCCGCTTTTTCTAAATTCTTCTTCGGAATTATATATCATGGTCAACTCTCTTCTGTTCACATAAACAACATTCTTTAGAACGATCATAGCACGAACAATGGTATCCCATATCACTCTTTGGGCATGTTTTGTGAACGCTGTATTCCGCCGATAGTTCTTCGTCGCCCATAAAATCAGCGAGTTGTGATTCTTTCAGTGACATTAGAAATTATCGCATTCTCCTCTCACTGGAATAACTTTGACTCCATTTTTTCTCCAACAATCACGGATGACAATTGGACGGTCATCAATAGCCAAAAAAATCTGTTCTTTTGGCATCTTAGCAAGTATATCAGATTTCACATTTACATCTGGACGGCTGTCGCTACCGCGTCTCATGAACAAATAATCATATGGTATGGCATATTTATCCAGCCAAGAAATTGTCAAAGTTTGGTAAGTATCTGGACGACCGGAAACTATACATATAGTATAATCCTTTGCTAATTCCTTTACCCATTGTATCACAAAGTCGATTGGAGAATCGTCCCCCATTGCCAAAAAATATGCATACCAATTTTTCTTTTCGCTTTGTAAGAAATGTTCACGATGAGTTCCATCGCAAAGAGTGCCATCCAAATCACAAATAACGATTGGCTTGTTTCCAAAATTTATCATGCCAGCATTCAAAGCCATTCCATGAATAACCGCCTTGCCGATTGGCTTTGGGCGCTTTGAGTCGCGATCAACACACGTTGCAAGATCAGTCTTCGTATCTTCAATTTCAAACTGAACACAACTATTGATATTAATACCGACATTGTTTGAAAATTGTCTCCACATATCCTCGTGCTTTTGAGTCAGATTTGTGTCGTCAATGACCGGTGTTAGTTTGTTTCTGAGAAGAACTTCTGCAATAGCTCTCTCGATTTGTACAATTATCTCTTCGCGCTTGCCTGACCAAACATTGTCAAACACCATCGCACGTAGATCGTCACGATTGATACGTCCAGCGTTTCCACTGTCCTTTACGAATTGCTTTGCGAAGGTGCTCTTTCCGCTTCCCGGCAAGCCCTTCATCATTTTTACTTTTGGCATTTATTTTCCGTACCTTTTTGCTGCTTTCCAAGCAGCCAGTTCTGTTTTTCCAGTTCCAATGTCCTGACCATCCCTACCCGGAAAATCACATATTCTAAATGTTCCGTCCATCTCATAACAATACGAGCATGGAAGAATCTTTTTTACCTTTTGCTTATATGACAGTTTCACTTTTGCTGGGCCTTGATTACAAGTTTCGCAACCGATACTGCCAGAGATGCAAAAAGATTTTCGTCTCCTGCCCCCTCACGGACCCTAACTCGAAATTCAGGAGGAATCATTTCAAGGATTCCAATGAGTTCCTTTTTAGTTTCGCTTTCCTGTCCGTCTTTTACGGCTTCAATCGACGCTGTCTTTGGTTTATCCTTGCAAGAATCGCAAATTTCATACTGGACAGTTTTGTTTGGGTCAGGACAACGACATTGTGTGATGGTCGTTCCGCACTCGCTACATTTGGTAATGAAGTGGCTCATAAAACTCCTACTCAATAATGTGTGGGATGAACTGACTTGTATTGCCAGTCACTAGTGAAGCATCCTCACGAATGCCCATGCCAGCGGATTCTCCGTCAACAACCCAACTACCAATCACAGGATACCGATTGTCAAACTTCGGAAGAGAAGCCAAGCCTTGATAAACAAATGGCGCATCATAGTCACCTTCCGTTTCCGTTGTAGTAATTCCGTGCTCCACAACCTTGATGTTTGCTCCCTCTCGTGAAATGAAAGGCTTGCGAACATATGATAGATTGTGTCCAACAAAATAGTTCTCGTCAAAATATGCGGGTAACAAGAGTTCATCATTTGGGTACATTTCCCACAGTACCGCAAGCAATGCCTTGTTTGACCACATCATCTTCCACGCGGGTTCGATGAACGCACAGGCAGAGTTTGGAATGAACTTACCAAATTCGTCCTGAATCAGATTCTCCCACGGATAGAGTTTGAACAATGTACGAATTTGTTCATTGTCCAGATCAACCAAATCTCCAGTATTGGCATCATGCCCAATGTCAGGAATTGCAATTGTTCGTACATCTACTCCAGCCTGTCTCGCAGTTTCCGCAAGATACGCGATTGTCATACCGTCTTCGCGATTCTCCAGTGCTGCAAAATGAATTGGTGTTTCCTGAATGTATTCGTTAATGTCTTTCCACTTTGCAACAAGCCTTTCATGCAAAGAGTTGAACTGGTCATTGTTTGCAAAACGATCCTGTAGCCAATACCACTGAATAACAGAAGCCTCCAGCAAACTTGTCGGGGTATCAGCATTGTATTCCAACAGCTTAATGTTTGTTCCATCATAGGCCAAATCAAATCGACCATATATTGCTGGTGGCTCAGTTTCCCATGTATGACGAATCAAACTTTCAGCTAACGGTCCAATACCCATCTTCGAAAATAGATTATTGTCGATAATGTATTGGCCTGCTGCGAGGCACATTTCCTGTAAACGATTGGTTGCGTTTTCCAGACGAGTTATTTCAGGCATGGAGAAAGAGTAATAGGCGCTCTCATTCCAATAAATTCCATCGTCAGTTGTGTGATAAAGCAAACCTTGTGACTCAACCGTTGATTCCCAATTGCTACGTGGAGAAATACTAATCCTCTTCATCCGTGTCCTCAATCTCTCTTAGATGTTCACACAGTCCCAATTCACGAAACATTATGCGCGAATAGTTGTTTGGCAAATCAATTGCTTCGCCTTTTCGCAATTTATCGTAGTCTTCCAAGGTAATTACTGCAATATCACCTGCTTGTCGCATTATTCGCCGCCACTACTGCTGTGACCACCGCTGAACGAACTGCCAAATCCGCCCCTTGAAACCGAAGAATACGAACGTGCGCTGCCATATGAACGGATCGTGCTGCCTGTGGACGAATATGGTGAAACGTATATCACAGAAGGACTCACTGGACGGTATCCGCCGCCATACACATAACCGGGACGACTATTGAATGTTCCGCCGAAAACGTAGTGATAGATTAAAATGTCGCGGAGCAAATGATCGTCATTTGGATTTTGGCCATTGGCCGTCTGTGGCTGGGCCTGACAAAATCGGTCATCAACAATTTGGTTGTTCTTGTCAACGCAAGATTTTACGTCTTGCTGCTTATCATCGTCACATCCAATCATGGACGCGGCGGCTGCTAGGGCGAGAGCGCCCAAAATAACTGACTTTGATTTCTTCATTTTATTTCCTTTGCTTGAGTTTAACTATGTGAGGAATAATTATATTTTCTACCCAATCAGTAACCCATTTGGGGTCTGGTAATTCCATTATGTTACGACAACATCTATCGCACATAAAAAGTTTAGTATCTATATGTTGATGGGTTTTCTCTCTACCGCACAAAATACAAGATTCGTCAAAAGGTGTCATATATAACTATCTTACTAGATTTTGAGTCAGAAGTCCACCAAGAAAATGTAAAAGTTTGGTATACATTCCGCCTGCGTACAACCAAAATACAAGTCCAATGAAAAAGATAATGACTGACATTTTAAGTGGCATTGCAAATTTTGGTGTCTCTTGAGGATATAGAGGCATGTTAACTCGTTTCGTAAAGAAAAATAGTATGAAACCAATCAACAGAAGTAGGATTGAAAATATTTGATCCTCAGTCCGTACTGGAGTGTAACTCTCCAGTATCAGGCCAAGGATCATGAAAAAAGATGCTGCGAGAAATGTTGGAATATGAATTGTATGTTTCATCACATTTCTCGCAGGTTATGAAAGTTTGGTTTAGAAGTCCGATCCACCGCCGCTGTCAAAGCTGCTGCTGGAATCGTCACTGAAACTGCTGGAATCGTCTTGGAAACTAGCCTGTGAATCGTTACTATCCTGATAGTTGCTCGAATCGTCTTGGAAACTAGCCTGTGAATCATCACGAGATGGTTCCGAATACGAAGGTGATGTATATGCTGGTTCACGATATACTGGTTCAGAATAAGATGGTCGAGACAACGCTTCTCCAAGAAGAACACCAGTCAGCAAGCCGCTTGAATCATCGTGATAATGGTCTTCGTGGATAATGGTTGTGGAACCCTGTTGTACTGGAGTCGAACTGTAGGACGGGGTTGGAGCATAGTTCGGCTCACGGAACGAAGGAGTTTCAACTTCGGGCGCGGACTCTTCAGCAACAGAACCATATGAAGCATTCTTTGCTGCCTTTTTACGAGCCTTCTTCGTAGCTGAATCGCCCTCAGTTGAGATTCCCTTGAGTTCACGGAGAATGCTGTTGTACTGAGATGAAATATTCTCGTAAGCTTCTTTGCTCAGCGTGTTGTCAGATGGATCATATTGCAGAGAACCACTTAGATTTGCAAACTCAGAAGCAAGTCCGTCCAATTCAGCCTGTGACGCGGATACCTTCACACCCAAAGCAGCCTTCTCTCTGAGAGCATCGGTTAGACGCGCAAGCAAGCTAGTGACAGCATTCCGAGCGGAAATTGCATCAAGCTGGGCAAGTTTATTTGCCCTATGGATGCGACCATAATAGATAACCAGCCAAACAATTCCGCCAATGAACACAAGACCAAGTAACAGTTTCAAAAATGTGAAAAATCCAGACAAATCTGTCGGTTTCGAGTTCTTGATAATGACAGTTTGCGACCCACTTTTTTGGGCAGGCAAAGATGCAGTCTGCACGGCAGAAATTCTCTGTGTTGCCTGACGGATGCCGTTCGCAAGACCTAAACCAAAATTACCAGAAGCAAGAAATGGACCAACTGAGTTTTTCTTAATCTCTGCCCTAACATTAAAGTTCAGAGATGTATTCTGATAATTTGGGCCGGGATAAATCCCAATAAGGTGCTTGGGCGTCATTGAAACCATGAAAACAAGAATGTTGCCCTTAAGTCCACCCGCCCGATTTTGCCACGAATTGCAGGACTTTTGCATACGACTAAGGAAGTTTTCTTGAGTATCGTTTGCAGAAAGGTTGTAGGTGATAACATGCGCGTCAACTGACTCGCGTTCAAGTGCTGGCAAAGCTGTCTGAATCTGATTAATATCAGACGGACTAAGAATCTTTGCAGCATCAACGACTGACGCATTGCAATCTACCGTCTGTGCCAACATTGGCACAGACGATAGGGCAATAAGAGCAACAAGCGAAAAAATCTTCTTCATAAGTTTCAAAACTCTCTTTCTTGAGGTTTGGTTAGAGGTTACTTGATGGATGCCAACAGAGCATCAACGTCAGCGCTGTTTGTCTCTTCCTGTGCTGGCAGAGTTGAAACTGCTGAATCAAACTTCGCGCTGGCAACATCGTTACGTGCTTGCATGCGCTGAGTAATGTTGTCGATTGAATGCGTGTCGGCTGTGTTCAACATCGAACCCATCGAAGAGATAGCATGTGCCGCTGCTTCCTTAGACTTGCTATCACGATCAAGGCGCTCAAGTTCGTGAACACGAAGAACAAGTTGATCGTGCTGATTTTCAAGACGCTGCTTGATGTTTTGCATCTGTGCAACAGTCTGAGACTGTGAAGCAATCTGGCTGTCGTAAGAGGTTGATTGTGAAATTTCAGTGAGAACAAGCGATGCCTTCGAACGAGCCAGATCAGCCGCATTTGCATCGGTACTCTGCTTCAAGCGAGAGATGGTTGCCTTGTCGGTTTCAATCTTCGCATCGAGTTCGGCCTTTTCCCGCTTCATTGTGCGAAGTGCGCCGTCCTGTACTGCAACGTCTGTTGCATAGTGAGTCAATTCCGCTTCAATGTCGCGAACCTGTTGGCGAACGGCTGAAGGGGAGTTAAGGTCAATAACCTTGTCGAGAAGATCATTGATGTTGCCGCGAACTGTGAGACTTGCCTTTGAGAAGATACTCATATGTTTTGTTTCCTTTTCCTTAGAATTTGGTTATGCCATTACTGGCGATTCTTGTTCTGTAGGTGAATCACAATGTTGCCAACAATTCCAATAATTGCCAGCACAGCTATGATACCCAATAATGCCTTATCTGTAGGATTCATAATGATCCTTTCTTAGCCCAAAAGTGTCTTGCGCATTCCAGCAAGAGTTACAGTGTTGAAGACTTTTCCATCCCTGAATCTCAGAACATATTCTCCAAGATCATCGAGGTTTGGAAGACGATCAACCAACTCGTATCCGATTTCTGGATTTACAGCCTTCAGGAATCCACGCGCCGATTTCTTCACGCCGCCCTTGTCAGTCTTTGGGTCTTTGAAGAGTTCAACCAATTCTCCATCAACCACAATAGCTGTTGCCTTGACTGCATTTCCAAAACTGTCGCGACTGTTGAACTGGTATGTGAAAGAACCAACCCCCAACACAACGTTACCGCTTGCAAAACCCTTGTTATACAGACCTTCAAGAATTTCCGCTGCTCTCTGGAGCGTGATGCTGTCTCCGTAGATCAGGCCGATGTGAGAATCCAAAAGTTTGAAACCCTTGTCCGTTGTAGTTCCGCCAAAGATTTCCCACAAGCATTCAATTGCTCCCTTGTACTCCGGGCTTCCAACTGGTGCGTCAGGATCGCCAACGATGATCTTCACTGGATCGCCGCTATCGGGACGGATAACCACCTTGCCTTCGCGACTCATGATTACATCCTTGAGTTCGACGCAAACCTTTGTCACAACTGCCCAAAAGTCATAGGTATCTGCAACGTAGCTTATGATTCCATCAGGCTGAACTTCCGAGAACATGCGCTTTGCGCTCATCACTTCAGCATGATACAGATATTCATCTTCCGTCAAATCAGGGAAAGCGTTTTTCAATGCTTCCTTAGAATCTTCGCGGAGTTTCTTCATTTCCTTGACGAACTTGAGGATTTGCGCGGAGCTAACGGCATGCTCACTTGCGCGAACGGACCCGCCAACCAATTCATTGTCGGAATCAGCGAAGTAATAATCTTCAAGATAATCAATGGCCGATTCGGTATCGGTTCCAGTGAAACTCAACAGGTGAGCCGATCCAGAACGCGCCCCGTCTTCGATTCCAGACATGCCGCGATTTTCAAAACCGTGTGCTTGCCACTGAACAAATTCCTTCGAAGAACCTGTGAGTTCGGCGTACTTGTCAAGCAACTTACGATATTCGTATGCAATAGTTGCGTTTGTGAGTGGCTTCCAAAGCTGAGTGCTAACAGCCGTCTCAATAAAGTTTACAAGCCAGTAGAAGTCTGGAAGTGTATTGAACCATACACAAACCGGGACGCGCATGTTAACACGAGCGCCTTCAGGAAGGGAGAAATATGCCAACGGCAAATATCCAAGATCGTGCAAAGCAGCAATGCGATGGGCGCTGACCTTTCCCTTGCCCAATGCGTTATCCATTCGGCGCTGATAGTGGCGAACTGCTTTTTCCTTTGGAAGATCGAAGAACGATTCGTTCCACAACTCAACCAAATATTCCATTACAACTGCGCCTTGGTGACCGTAGTTGACGACCTTATCGTCAAAAGACGGAAGCATGTTTGCCCATTTGCTAGAACGCGGGGTCATGTTCGAAAAGACGAGCGTCGTACCGCTTGGGTACATATCCGCGTGCCCATCTTTGTAAAAATCCTTGCTGGTTGTTGCTCTTGGCTTAAACATATTCAAATCCTCTCATTACTGCAATTGTTTTACATCAGCTTCCTTGCAATCTTCCGCAAGTTCATCGCCATTTATTTTTCGCCTACATACAAAGCCTTTCTTTGAATGTAAGTATTTGGGGCATTGTCATTGATTTTGTCTACTGCTGCCAAAGCTCGTTCTTTTGTTGAAAAGGTTATTTCGATTGTTGATGCAACAATGCTGCTCAATCCGCCTGTTGCATATGTCGTAATCAAAACACTGTGGTCTGGTGAATATGAAGACATATTAAACTCTCACAATCGTAAGGTTTGGGTTAGTTGTGTCAACGTTGGGGAACGGATTAGCTGTGTAGATGTGCTTGATTCCCGCTTCAGTGATTACGGCAAGACCCTTCGAAAAGATTCCGTGGGTGACGTAAAGTTCAATTCTTGGTTCAGTAACACCGACTCTGTTACTGAATGCTGTTACTTCAAAAGTGATTGCCTTTGCCAATTCAGTGAACGTTCGTCCACCATCGCAAATGTCGTCAACAATCAAAAATGTTTTTGTGTAATGTTCTGCTGGAATGTGAATCTGTGTCCCAGTGATTTCTCCGTTCTTCGGATCGCGAATTTTGCTGGCAGTAATCATGGGAAGATTGAATTTCTTCGCAACCTTGCCAACCTTCTTCATTGCTCCAGCATCAGGAGATACAAGAATATATTGCTCTGCTGTTCCATTGACTTCGCGATAGCGATTGCGGCCAAGAACGTTTCCAAGGAACGTCTCAGGCCCAATGTTGTGAACGCGATTGACGAGAGCAAGCGAAACATCACTGTGAACATCCCAAAGTTCAACAGAGTCAAAGTTGAGACTGTTGATAATGTCGGCAATAGGACGAACGCCCAATGCTTCTCCTTCGGCACACACTCTATCCTGCCTTGCGTAAGGAAGATAGGGGCAAACGAGATTCAATTTGACATTTGGTTCGATGCGACGAAACGCATCCACGAGCATAACTAATTCCAGAACCTTATCGGAATCAGTAAGATTGGCAGTGATTGTGACGGTGTTGTGTTCAGTTTTCCAGCTTGTGATTCGAACGTGGATTTCCCCGCCGCTGAACTTCAACATTGTGTATTCGGGTAAACTTCCAACCTGCTTATGAGGAATCGATGCGTAAATTTTAAACATTTCGCCCTTTCGTTACTTTCCTGCCCACATCAAGTATAGCACATAAACGATGACGCCTTGCAAAATAAACTCGCCAGTAGCACGAGCGGGATTCGATGTTATGCTAAAGCCACATTTGTAAAAGTACTCCCATCGACCATAAAAGATCATTGCCATGAATAACGTTGCAGAGAAATGTAGTGCAAAAACCATTACTTCTCGAATCCAAGAGCAACTTTCTCTTCATGCGACAACTTGTTCAATGCAGACTTGCGAAGTTCCGATGTTACCTCGTCGCTGTATTCAGCAAATGATTCGAAAATAGTCAGCGATTTCTTCTGTACATCTCCATCGCCGATCCCCATAGTTCCTCTGCCGTTTGCCGCTCTGTTGGCATCAATATGATGAGTGAAATATGCCACATGTAGCATCGGTCCACGGCCTTCGATATTGTCGGCGTTTTCCAGAACTTCGTAAACATCAAAGCGTTTCATATTTCCCTTTCACTGTATTCAGTATACGTTCGATTTTAAAGTTTGGCAAGTAAAAACCAAATTTTAGATTTTATTTACAGTTGGTGTTCTAACTTCTCGATTTTCAGATATTTCCCAAAGTTCATCTACGTTGTAATGAGGCTGATAGATAGCGCGACCTTTATACAGAAACCACTCGCGAGTCCGATGCTCCATTGACGTGATTGCACATTTGAAAGCAGTTGCAACTATTTCGCTTTTGCTCATCTCGGGTGATAGAAACCAGCGGCGAGTATGTTGCAATTCAATAGCACCTGTAATAGTGTCGGCTTCCAAATATGTTGCGGCCAAATATACGGCTTTGGTTGTGTTTGATTCAACAACGACAAATGTATAATCCTGAAAATTGCATTCAGAGACAATTTCTTTCGCTGTCTGAATCCAGTTTTGATTTTCCATAACAACTCCTACCAATACTTGTGAATGAAATGTGCAAGGATAATTATTCCACCGACAAGCATAGATGTGCAAAAAGCAAACCACAATATTGCCATTGTTCGCAGAATATTTGTTTCAAGGAAAAGAGCATCGCAAATCTTTTCGAGGAATGACCGCTTAAAAAATCGACGGTCAATTGCAGGACGACTATTAGTGTTGTTAAACATTAGTCGTCCACCTTGTAGAATGCCGCGACGTTTTCAAATTCATCAACACTCAGGTTAATGTCCGTGAAACAACGATCTTTCAATGCCAGAGCGACGTATTCAATCTTTTCAAGTTGATAAAGCCAATTGGAATAACGTTCTTTGGCGTATCTAAGATCGTAGGAGGAGTCCATAAGATTTTCGGCGCGGTTTATAACGTCCTCTTCAGTTGGCGTCACGAGAGGTCCGAAAATCCAATACTTTTTTCGTGGCGTTCTAAACCTATCATAGACTTCTTCTGTGGATTCTTTACGCTTCTTTTCGATGTATTCACGAGTGTCAGCGATTGATTCCAGAACCTTGTCCAGAATAAACTTGTTTGCCATTATATCCCTTCCTTCAAACGAAAATATTGATCCGCTCCCAATGGTCTTCCAAGCAGCTTTTCCTGTAGGAAATATGCCGCCTCAGACAACTTTTGAGCAGACTCAAACTTGTTCTGTTTTACAGCATTGATGATGTGAGTTTTGTATCGCGCTATATTGCGCTTTTGCTGATTGCGCACAATAAGCATTTCCTCTTTTGAGAATGGAACAAAGAACTTTTCGAGGAAGGAAGTGCGAGCCGCCGAGGATTGCTGTCCGCTGTGTCCACCAGTTACGAACGCGACATACTGACCGAATCGAGTGTACAAGCCATGATAGCTAGCAACAACGATGCCATCATGAGCCTTGACTCGTTCGATAATTTCTTTTTGTAATTTTGTCATTTTCTCTTCCGAGTACTCAGCATGGCAATGCCCGTTCCGTAAAGATCGGCGTTATGGTCAAACTGCATATCTTCAATTTCCTCAACAAGTTTTTCACGATCTTTGGCGTTTTTACGAGCCACTGCACGAACGGCTTTCCGTTCATGTTGTGCAGCTAATGTTGCAAACTCCATAATAGCACGAATTGCCGCCTTATTCCACGGTTCGGGGAAACGATGTAAAGAATGCTTCTGAATTAACTGTTTCACGAGTTTGTTTTTAGTTGGCATCGTTTTTACCCTTTGAAATTTCACCTTTTGCAATAAGGTCGTCTAATTTTTTCCACGTCGCCAAATACCATCTAATAGTGATTGGACGATTTCCAGCCATCGTTCGAAGACTCGCGATTGATCGAATTAATCGAATGCGAGTAATAATATCAGATAGTGACATCAGTTTCCCTTCAGAATTTCTTCCACTGCGTTTAGCTTGGATTCAATGTACTTTTCAATTCATTACCAAAAAACCTCAACAAGATAAAGCCCCTCAGGGATAAGATCACGATTTACAAGATCAGTAAAAATGATGTGGGCTAAATAATCGCCGCATCCCACCTTTACAAATTCATCCAAACATTTTTGCTCATATAATGACAGTTCCTGCTTTCGTCCGATGAATTTAGATTCGCTGTCATTACTCAATCCCTGATCCGAAACAATCTGAAATTTATGGCCGTAAATGTGGGATACAAAATTATCGAAGTCTTTGTAATCAACTGATCGAATTGTTTGTATTACAAAAGGTAATTGCGTCATTATTTTGTACCTTCTTTCAAAATTTTCACATAAAGATCGCTGGCAGTTGAGCATAAAATTCTGGACGCATCTTTCAAACCGTTTTCGTACCAAAACCGCCGATTGTCCATTAGTTGATAATGTGCGCGAAGAAAAAACTTTCGAATCTCCGAAAGAGATGAGTTGGAAATAATTTCATCCATTAGCTCAAATCCTCCATAATCAGACTCGTGCAACCAGCAGCCTCGGCTAGTTCATATGCCTCGAAGCGGAAAAAATCTTCTCTCGGCCTTCCGTAGTGGTAAACCTTGTTTTCCTTCAGCCACGCCTGATACCGCGTTATGCGGCCTTCAAAATCGGGAGTCGTGTAGCATTGTGGATATTGAAACTCGTATGGAAGGTCCGCATCCGTCAACAGTTTGATTGACTCAACAAGATCGACACGATAGGCCATTTCAGTATCCTTTCCAGTTAGCTAATGAGATGAGTGATGAAATGCGAGATGCCGATGGCAAGCAAGGTGGCGAAAAAGCTAATGATTCCCGCTGCCATAAAAGTTGCTTTTACTTCGCGAGCAACAATTTCTTTATCATTGCTGCGCAACTTTTCTCTATCGACCACTGTGCCACAAATCACCATCGTAAGCACGCCATAAAAACCAATCCAGCCTAAAAATTCGTAGATCATCAATTACTCCTTATCCATTCGTCCGAAAAAATATGCTGTACATACACCAGCGGCAAAAAAGTACATGTCGTCAAACCACGTAATAAAAGAATGATTGGTTTGAAAAACATAAATGGCAATGCCAAGTCCAGCGCCAATGATTATACTAATTGCTGTTCTGGCTCTCATGGTTACCGAGCCTTTCGTTTGGATGGTACTGGCGCAAGCGAATTTGTGCAAACCATGCCGATGAATTTACCAGCGGAAACACTGCCAACATAGCACATTCCCATCGTATTAGCCTTGGGAGCGCCGTGCACGTTGATAACGCGCACGATAGCGCCTTCGCCAAGGCCATTCACCGGGGGATTAAGAACGTCGAAAAGAACAGGGCTGTAGGAGTAAATCGAATTGACGCGAACCCTGCGATTTGACATTCGTTTATTCCTCTCACCAACAAATATAGTATACCAAACTTCATCATTGAAGTCAAGGGCAAAGTTTGGTTTTGGCCGATATTTGGCCCCTGCGCTTGTGTTGATGGACATGTATTTGCCGTTTTCATCCTTGTTAAAACATCCACCAAAAATCTTTACATTGTGAAGCTCTTTCCAGCCATCAACTTGATCTTTTAACTCTAGTGCTTTTCTTTGCTTGACTTCCCAAATATGAGAATGGGCGTTTTGAAATGCCGTAGGAATTTCGTCCATGTAAACTATGTGACTCATGACCACTCCAGCATGAACAGTACATATTCAGATTTGCTTTTAAATGTGAAAGTGAGTATATCAGTCCCCCAAACTGCATTAACTTTGATACCGAAATGTTCCATCCATTTTTGGCAGGCAAAATTCAAAGACTCCTGCGCCGATTGACTATCTTGTTTATATTTTTTGGGGATGGTTGAAAGATAATCATTTGCCTTCATAAATGCGCTTCCCATCGTTTGAACATCAACTGTTAATGACTCGTCATTCATGACCACTCCAACATGTACAAAACATAATCTTCTTTGCTATCAAACACGATGTATCCATAACGCTCGTTTTTCTTTCCTTTGTTTTTATGAACAAGAATAGCACGAAAAGCGTCATGATATCTTTGATTCAATTCTTCCTGTGTCATTAGTATAAGTGTATCTGCTCCAAATAACGATTCCCATGCATTCAAGTGGGCTGAATAGATGGCATCAAATCTCGCTCGATATTTTTTCATGTCCACTCCAATGTCGTTAAAACAAATGATTCCTTGTTTTCAAATTCAAGGTAGTACCATCCTTGTCCGCGTTCATCATCTATTGTTAAAAGCCTAGCGTTGCATTTATCCTTGAAAAATTTAACAAGGGTGTCATCGTCGTAATTAAATGAGAACTCGTATCGGCAAGCGTCAATAACATGACACCATACCTCGGGTATATCAGTTACCTTTACGAGTTGTTTTAGATGTCCCATTTAATTTCGTACCAATGACGCATCCACCCCGCCAACCAAGAATCCATTTGTAATGATAGTTCAGGACTCTTTTTTGGGAGAGGAGAATTGGCTTCAATCGTCTTCAACACATCAAGTCTTTCATTGAGGATATCGATGACATTGTTATATGGCAACTGTCCATTCTTGATTTGCAGAAGAAAATCAACATATTCTGACGAGAATGGAAATTCCAGATTCTTTCTGGTCAGTAACGCAATTCCTTCATCGACGACCCGCAAAGCATGCATTGTTGCTTTCCAGTCAACGTTATCGATAGAAGCAGCATCTGCGCGACTTCCATATTTGTCAAGATGTTCCTGAACAACCTTGAGGCTCGTTTCAAACGTGCTGGTGTAAGGCAGAACCTTTTCCAATAGTTTGATGCAAGGCTTCATATTTCTATGATGGTCAACGGCATACTCGGTGATCTGAAAATATTTTGGAAACTTTTCAGCAACTACAGACGCCTTCATCAAGAATGGCGGCAGATAATCCAACGGTCTAGCTCCCTTAGTTGAATTACTGATTGCTTCCTTAAACAGATTCTCAGCAGCACGAACAGCATTCAGCCGTTCGCCCTTGAAAGAGTACAGAGAAGCCTGATTCACAGCATATCCAACTAAAGCTGCCATGTTGGATGTAAGGAATCTATTCCTCAATTCTCGGCAGAAGCCTAGAAACAGAGGATCGTGCAAAACCTGATCGGCTTTAGTAAACTCAACAGCATATGCCAATTCCAAGGCATACGTTTGACCACCCAAAAAGTCATAAGCAAAAACCTGCACAGGAATGAACTCTTCATCCATGTCCTCGGCAGAGTTGCGGGTATTCTTTTCAGTGTTTGTCTTTTTGACAATATTCTGGATTCGCTTGCCGACAAGAATGTCATTCAAATCAGGCAAAACAACATGCTTCAAGTCCACGTCAGACGTTGGGGTCTGCGTTCCATATAGAAACGATCCATATCTAGTTGTAAATAGTTTTCTCATGTTGCTCCCATTTTAGCAGAAACGCCATAAAGAGTCAACCGAAACAACGAAGGGGTTAAATCTGAGGTTTTAAAGGGGTTTCGTTGGGTTCTTCGGGTGGTTTCGCAGAGGGGGCATCGCTCATAACCTGAGGATTATATCCGTGAAAACCAGTGTATGGAAGTGCTTTTTCAGTAGTGAGCAATTCCTGCTCTTTTTTGATCAATGTTTGTTTCAGTGCAATATCTTCGCGTTTTTGCTTTTCCTGATTATCCAACAGTCGATTAATTAACTCTTGCTTTTGTTGCGATATATCAACTTCAGAAGTCAAAACTCGAATTGCATTTGCTTGGATTTTCTCATTTGATTCAATAGAGTCAAATCTTTTTTCCAATGTCAATTGCTGCTTAACAACATATCCAACGCTGCTTGCCAGTGCAACTAAAATAGATGCTATACTGGCCGCTGTTGCCAAACGATTTTTCAAGTCTGCTTTCATGATTGGTTTTCGTGTTGCTTTATTTTCGTCATTGCGTCTTCGGCCAGTTTAGGTAAATCATGCCATGACCAAAATCCATTTTCTTTCGGCCCTTTGTGCAATGCATTCGCCGTTTCTGTGAGAAGTTGAGCCAATCTATTACGAATTTTATCCTCTTCCTCAAGATCAGATTGTCGTTCAAATGCCTGTTCTTCAAGTCTAGTAATTCTATCAATGAGCATGGCAACTCCAATTACTGGAAGTAGCATGCTGTATTGATTTTTCTCATTCAACTCCATGACTTCCTTAGCCAATCCTTTAAGATCGTCGGGAATGTTCATGGTTGCAAAATCAGCAATGTTTAGGTAGCCGTTGTCACCGTTCATTTGCAACCTCTGCAAGGTTCTCGCTTAATGTTTACGTGAAGTTTGGCTTGGTTTTCGTCAATATCTGGATGTTGCTTAAAATAAGCTTTAACTTTTTCGTCCGTTTGGCGCAACTCCTCAATACTACTTGCTTCATACAAATAAGTATTGTTGACAAAGACTTCAAATTTGAGTGCAGACATAATTCTCCTACTTCCACATATCGGCAAGCGTAGTATGTAAAATTGCCAATGCCTCACGACGAGCTTCGACATACATGAGTCCGCGAGCCACAGCGTCGTTGGGTCCAGTTTTATCAGTTAATCTTTCGTCGGGCAAATTTCCACCCAAACGTGCAATACTACGAAGCGTCCGTTCCAGTTCCTTGATTCTTTCTTCCTTCTTTTCGAGTGACATATTTTCCTTTTTGATATCCTTGTAGGTTTCTGACAACGTTCCGTTTCTTTCAGCCTGACGCATGATTTCTTTTTCTTTATCCGTCAACTTTCTTAAGAGCAACGAACTAAAAGGCCAGATTGAAAATACTCCAAATTTGGTTGAGAATGCAACTAAATTGTTGCTCACATATTTTCTTGCCATGTATTCTTCTCTCATATAGTTACTCGGACTCCTGTGTGGCGTCGTATGTATCCGCCATAACCATCATCTGAAGATGACGAAGAATCATCCTCTAACATTTTGAGCATGAGTAATTGATCTTGTTCTTTCTGAGATAATGGTCGCCACGCAAAATGTTTGCCGCGATGGGCCACAATGGTTACGATCAGACCGTTTACACCAGCAATCAAAGAAGCAAGTATCGTCCAGACCTCACCTTTTTCATGCTCCAACGTAGTTCTGAAATGATGATTGTATTCTCCCATCAGAAAAAACCAATTGATAAAGGAACACATAAACCATACATATAAAAATTGCTGTTGAGTGATATGAATATGCATTATTCTTCCAACTTTCGCAGCATTAATCGCTGCTCAATTTCGCTGTGTGTTTCTGGTCGCCACGCCCAATGTTTGAAACATCCTGTCAATAGTAAAGGTAGTGTGGCAGCGGGTCCAAAAATAACACATAAGACAACCAAAACTCTATCTCGAAAAAATGGTTCGTTGTCAGTGGTGTAGCTCCTGAGGAATCCGCTGACCATCCCCCAATTAAGAGTATCACATATTATCCACATAACCAAAAATAAAATAACGGAGTGATGCATTGAACCTCTCAATCTGCGTAGTACTCAAGAGTTTCAAGCATATCCCACCCGTCTTTCTTACTTTTGCCCCAGAATCGTCGGGTCCAATGCTTAAAACCAAACTGTTGAAATGTTGCAATGAATGCCGCAGGGCCAAGAACCAAATCAAACAGGATGAATAAAATATCTGTTTTGAGTTTTCGTGAACGCGGATGCTTCCATGTCATATAACCATCTTGAAAACCCCATGCGGCAAAACCAAACGCCAACCAACATGATGCCAGTATGTAATAAACAATGTGTGTCATGATTCCAACTTGTCTAAGAACCTACGTCCTTTTGAATTGTATTTCCAAAAACCAAATTTGGATTTTATACCGTGTTTATGATCCTCTATCATTATTTCCAAAACAACCCACCATGACAATAGTCCACATATAATCATAAGGCCGAGAGCGTCTTTGTCTGGACCATCCAGAGTCAATAGATTTTTCGGCTCTCCGTCCCATAATGAAAACCAACAAAATAGCCACGCACTAAAACCAAACATCAGCCAAATTAGCCCAAAGCCAATGAAAAGTGAAATACAATAGAGTACCTCTCGCATCATGACTCCAGTTTTTCTAGGAATCTTTGCCCTTTTGATTTGTGTTTGTTTTTCCAGTTCGGCAATAACATATTGCCCTCTTTCAGCATCATCGATGTTGTTACCAACCCACAAACTATACACGCAAGGGAACAACACCAAAGCTCGCGTTCTATTTTACCATTTTCGAAATAGGAGGTAAACAACAGCAGAATATATGTAATAAGACCACACGTAAACCAACATACGAGGAATGCCAAAACAATCTGAGCAAATGTCATAATTCAAACTTTCTGAGAACGTGCTCGTTTTTGCTTTGATACATTGTTCGATCTGCAATAAATCGGAATAGACCAATGATCAATAGCAATGGACCCACTACAAATATTTGAGGAATGAATCGAGAAATGTTCACCCAAACAACTTTCATATTCACGCCGGGATTTTTTAATCTCTGCATCAGGACGCCGAGAAGGATCGCTGCAAATCCAGAACCAACCCACCAGAATAAAAACCATGCACCTGTTTTCATGATTCCAACTTTCTCACAAATTACCCTTTCGCTATAGACCCCAACAATGACTTCAACAAGTCTTTCTTATTCTCTGTCGTTCCTCCGATTGACACTGTATCTGAGGACGATGCTTCTTTTTTGTTTCGAATCTTTGCCAGCATATTGCTTCCAGTCATTGTTGCCTCATCAACTGGTGCCTGTGTTGAATTTGTTATTCGAAGAGAATTTACATCGAAGTCCAAATCAACTTTGCTTCCAACCCCGCTACTGTTACGAGTCTTCATAAATTGCAATTGAATTGCGCCACGTTCCTTCATACTGCGGCTAGTGAAAATTCCAAACACATTATCAGCAGTGAACAGTTTTGAAATACCACCAGCAATTGATCCTGATGAAAACTCCAACTCGTCAAAACCACTGCGATTCAATTGGGATGCTGTAGCCAGTAGTGCTCTTTGTTCGATTGCAAAATTTCTCAACTCTTCACAAACCAGCTTGTCCTTTGTGAATACGTCAGCAACATCAATTTTTGCCCCACTTGGCATAATCAAATCCAAGTAATCAAGGCAAACAAAGTCTGCTTTGAAATCTTCCTGAATCGCCAGTTCTTTAATGTACGCCTTGATCTGATTTACTGTACTCTGTGACGGCAGATACTTAATTTTTAGTCGGCCATACTTCTTTTCAGCCATCTTAATCCTGAGTTCAACATCGTCAATATTCTTGTAAATATCCTTGCTGCAAACACCTGTTACCATGCTGTCCAATCGCATTGCAACAAGGTCTTGACTCAATTCGAATGTGATGTAAATTCCATTGAGTCCTGACTCGATCCAATTCAGAGCCAGATTTTGCAGGAACAAACTCTTTCCAGTTCCAGACGCTCCAACAAAAATATTCAGTTCGCCGCGATTTGATCCACCGTACAACTTCTCGTCAATGTCTTTCCAACCAGTGCTAATCTGACCATTGCTGTTTTTTAAACGCATCAAACGACCTCGCGGATCACTGAAATATTCAATACCTAAATCTCGCGTAAGGCTTACTTGAACTGCGTCTTTAATTAGCTTTTCAACTGTGTCAAATTCGCCCTTCACTAACAGATCGGCGCTTTCTACAATTGCTCTTTCCAATTCTTCGCGCTTAGTAAATTGCTCAAAGTTATCCAGAAACCATTCTTCATGCCCTTCTCGAATATCGCTAATCAATTCAAGATTCGTATTCGCAACAGCATTCACTTGTTGAACAGTTGGAATAGTGTTGTGAGTCTGAACATGTTCCTGAATAAATTTTGCTGCTTTGTATAGGCTTCTATCGAAATTCTGCGGATTGTAGATGTTCTGAATGCGTGTGTATAGATTTCCGCTACTGAGTAAAAAATTAAGAAAGACTTCTTGTACTTCTGGTCTTGTTTTTTCTGATGACATGTATTACTGCCGCCTTGAGTATAATGTAAAGGTACTCTTTTATATAGTCCTTTCAAGTATACTTCTACGCAGTGTAAACAGTCAATGATTACTTCGCGGGTTTCTTTCCTAGCTTGTATGATGCAAACAATTTCTTTCTTCGGTTCTCTTGCCAAACACGATAAAAAGATCGCAGCAACAAGATCAAACTACAAATTCCGACTGCTAGGGAAGTGAATTGAAAAATTTGGTACAAGGTAATATGCATAGTGTTCACCATGATAGCAAAAATTCAACAGAAGTGCAACCAAAATTTATCTTGATTGCTTTGAAGCCTTTAGTCGCTGCATCAATAATTTCTGTTTGGTCTTAAACAGCACGGTATTGTTTTCATTCCTTTATTCCACGGAACCCTTCCACGCATTTTATTTTTAGTTTCTTCGGAATGGCGTTTTCCAAGATGAGAATTGGACATCTTTTTCTTTGATTCTTTGGATGCTTTGTTACCTAAATTATTTTGACTACCTATCAACGAAGAAGAGATTTTCTTTTTAGTTTCGACGGAAACTAAATGACCAGTTAGAGTGTTTCTAATTTTCTGTTTGGTTGTATTTGACGGTGGTGTTCGTAGCAAAGTGGCTGTTCTAATTTTATTTTTAGTCGCTACTGCTTTGTCTTTTCCATATATTTCTTCATAGGAACGTCCCTTGTTCCTGCCACACTGGACGGCTGACATTTTCTTTTTAGTTTCTTCAGAATGAAACTTATTTTTGAATTTTGCTTTACCAAACCGATGACTTTTATTGAGTAGCAAAGGATTGCACCAAGATTCAAAAATTTTGAACTGTTCAAAATTGTATGCATCATCTCCGGTATTAAACTCAGCCAATATTATCCAATCATATTCATCAAAGTTGTTGCGAACAATATTACACGATGTTCGATACATTGGAAGATCAATGTCAGACGGCACATTTAGTTTTACATTCTTTTCTCTATAACCGATGTAAAATTGTTTTGTAATTTTGTGGATACACAGATATACATATGGACGAACTTGCGATGATTTATAAATATTCATGCTGTTGCTCCAATAAGCGATAGGGTAGTTGGGGAGGCCAATCCCGCGAACTACATCTATTTATAAGGGTTCCTAAATTGTTGCTGTACCCTTATCAGAGCCGCGTTATCGGTTGCATTTTTTAGCAAATGAGTAACACAAAATAACGAACCATATTTTACATATGCCGCATTTATGTCTTTGACATCCCATTGTGGTATACTCACACTCCACCCATTATCAATAGCGGTATCAATTACACTATTATTTCGTATCACTTTTCCATTTTTATCTATTTTGGGTTTATTTAGCCCAGCCTTGTCAAGATCGGGAACAACAATGATTTTCTTTTGAAGATCGCAAATCATTTCCGTTTGCTCGTCGCTAATTTCGTTGTGCATGACGGATAAACATTTCACACTTAGCGCATCCAGTAATCCTTCAGTGACAAATACCCATTCATGCTCTGGTTGAACATATTCCATACCAAACACAAATTCACAGGTCTTTCTCATGATATATCGCATCCTCTCGGCTGGATTGATCGAGCGAGCAGAATAGCCGATGATTGTATCGTGAAGAATGAATGGCAGAATTACGCGGGAACGATATACAAGATCAGGAGAAACAAGAAATGGAAAATCGGCGGGTGTAAAACCGCGAGTCTTCAAAAAGTTAACATGTGCTGGATACTTTGAAATATCATTTTCCAACAGCGTGCAATCTTTGGGCATTTCAATTGCTTTAATGTCACGGCGTACAATTGCCCTCGGTTCAAACCCAGCTTCTTTTGCTGCGCGTAGACTTTCCAACTTGAGTTGACTAATCGTACTTTCGTCTACATTTAACCATTTAAGAAGATTGATAAACTTTGGATACAGTGGCTTGCCCGGTGTATATGAAGCTGTAGCGCCACAATTAAAACAATGAAAACTACATGATCCTGCTGCGTTATCGAATTTCATTCCGCCACGCCCGCGTTTGTCTGGACTTTGACCGCGATGTTCACAGCACGGAGCATTACGAGACAGCCAGCCGCTTGGAGAGGTTTTAACTCTGCCGCGATGCCAATAATCGTATGCTGTTTGGGCGATAATGTTCATTCTTGTGAGTATAGCACAAAAAACAGGTCGCGTCCACAACGAACAGCGACCCACCCAAACTGAAAAAGTCAATTACTAAATACGGATGTTGCCCCCGCTAATGTAAGTCGCGACATTGGATGGGCTTAGGTTTCCAGAACGAGAAGGATCAATGGAATCCAGAACGAAACGAATTTGGGCAAAGCTGCCCGAAACAGATTGAAACACCAAACCAGCGGCATTTGCATAAAAAGTTGACGATACATTCGCCCAATCGGTGGGCAATGGAATTGAAACCATTGTTCCCTGAGCGACGATGTTTCCAGTATAGAGAACCAAATTTGCGCAAAGAGTTGCCAGAGTGCTGTTCATTGGTCTGTTTGTTAGATCGATTGGATTGCTAGTAACGCCCACATCAACAACATCCAAAAATGTTACTGGTGTTGGATCGGGATATGCAAGAACTGGACCTTTTGCCAGCGTTGTTGTTAAACGAGAACCAAAGTTGTCATTGATGTAAATTGGATAAATGTTAAGATTTGCGTCAGTTCCAGTCAGCGCAATTTCATACATACCAAAATCCAACGGTGCTAGTTCGCTGGGCGTAAACACGATTTCAACTACTCCATTCGTCGAGTCAATAGATGTGGCGTTTGCAGTAATCAGTTCATTCTGGGTGTTTGGCTCGAACAAGCCGCACTGAATTGCAACATTACTGTTGGCAAGATTGATGCGCTTCTGGTCTGAATTTAGACACTGAATCTTGATCGGATTGTTGACACCTGAATAGAGAACTAGCGGAGTACTATACACGGTTCGGACCTCATTATAGCCTACGACTCCAATACCACTTGTTGCATCGGAGATGCCGACAATGTAGGCTAATATCTTGGTTTGACGGCCTTCAAAATAGGCTTTTACGGTCTGCATACCTATATTTAGCTTTTATAAATACTTTCGGCAATCAAAACATTCTAAAGGGAAAACATGACAAGCAAGCTCTATCAAACACTTTCGGAAAAATTTCCATTCATTTCAGTCATACTTTACGGGGATTCTCAGGACGAGTATGTTGGTATCATCCAAAACGCGGACAATATCATTACCAGCATCTACGATTTCGGTCTTTTGAAGTCCGACGAAGAAAAACACCTGTTCCTCGAATTGGGCGAAAAATGGTACTACGAGTCCAATCGTCAATTGCCCATCAACATCTATTTGAAGGATGAATGGCAGTCTTTTGACAAGGTTTTCAAGACTTTTATCACAAAGGAACTTCAAGTAATTCACGGACCATCCACAAGCCTATCGGCGCTCTCTCAGAAGAAAAAACGCCGGTCGATTATGGTTGTGAAGAAGTTGAGCTAATTTTCGTACATTGACGAGCTACGAGTTTCATGTCGAGTTTTTCGGCCTAGATGATTGTTTTTTTGAATGTAAACCAACTTGTTCAGAAGATCGGGATGCGTTCTCATCAAAATTTTCTTCTGTTTTCGCAATCTGGAATCCATTCTCAGAGGCTTATCATATGCAAACTGCCACGTTGAAAAATTCCTGATTGGATAGTAACCATCATCCACAATTGTACCAACGAAGTTCATCTTTTCAGAAAATTTCTTGTTCGGTTGAGAAAGGCGGATAATATTCATTGTCTCAATCGCCTGATTAAATGCCGGGGCTTCGTTTTGTAAAATGTTTCTTGTGAATCGATGCTTGTCATTATGTGCTGATCCGCTAACCACATTGGTTCGCTCGGCCATCTTTTCCATTTTGTTTAGATTCGTTTTGTTTGCTGGAAGGATGACAACAGAATACGAATCAACTCGTTCATTATTTTTACCAGTTCTCGCGCTAAGCTGTCTGTTATACTGTTCGGCTGTTATTCTTCCAGCAGCCAATTCAAATACTTCAGGCAAAGCGTATACTTTTACGAAATGTCCCCTTTTATCATAGTGGGCCACGCGCAGAAATGCCTGAGCCATGCTATTGTAGCACGAAGTTTCTGAACGATAATCATGCCAAAAATAAAGCAGGTTGTGAAACCCAACCTCAGTTGAACGACTACATGTTCTATCAATTACAAGCAACGTCAATACGCCAACCTTTGCATCTGGCGCGTCATCTTCCCACTCGTATGCTGTGGTTTTGTCGATAAATTTGCATCGTATTCCAAGATTGTGTAATTCTTGAATCACAGCATGGTTGTTTTTGAGTTTAATACGATCTTGACTTCCGCCAATGTCTCGTAGAACTGAAATAATTTTTCCAGTTTTCTTTCCGTTTCGAACCCAATCTTTGCAAATGTCAAGACCATGCGGAGTTAATCCATCATTGTCATAAAACTGTTCAGGCGCAGTTACAAGTTTTTTGTCTAGGAACCATTCTGCTCCGCGATATGATGATGGCGGTAAGAATGGTCGAGGAGCGGGGAAATTTTTGGAGAACTCTCTACAATAAATTAGTTCTTCATTTGTGGCTGAATAATATCTGAATCGAACCAATTCGCCTAGTTTTTCTGTCTTCCGATAAAATGTTCCCAGACATTGTTTCTTGGCAGTTCCGTAATCGCTTTCGTCAATATGCACGTAGCAAAGAATGCCAGATGAAACTTTAGCCTTAATTTTTGCAACCTGAATCGAAATTTTGTCCATCGAAGACACGATCAATGGTGTGATTCCATAGCTTTCCATTTCTTCAATTTGCTTCTTAGTATCTTTGCGCTGGAGAGCAGTTACATAAAAATGATGACATTTGGCAAAATTTCTAGGTCTTGCCTTCGTAAACAACGATGCAATTTCAACCATGATTCTTTTGCCCGATTTGACTGGAGCTAGGATAGCCTCGTGTCTATTGGCCGTCGCTATATATTTTGTCGTGTGGTCGTACAATTCAAAACGATTTGTTTTAAAATACAAAAGATCATGAAGATTTTGAGAACTCATCGAATATCTTTCCTTTCATGTATGGCAATTTTAAGTATACACCCAATCACAACTATTGTATATCAAAATTTTGGTTTAGGCCATCAATCTCTTGATCAATTTGATTTATCTCTTCAATGGCCTTTTTCACGGCTCCGCTTAAATCTGTATCCACAAAGTCACGAATGATCGTCATGATTTCATCTACGGCATCGGGAGGATTCCAAACTTTCAAAACAACATTGTCATCTTCGCCATTACCATCTGGAACATCCAAACGCGGAAGGTTCGGCAACACCGCTAGAATTTGCCAAATCTTGTCTTCCACTTCTTTGAGAGCCTGTTTTTGAATTGGAACCTCGACCTTAATTATAGCCGCCTCATTCAAAAATGGTTCAATTGGTTGCTTGGCTCTCTTTGCCATCGCAATGTCTTCGCTGATGACATTCAGGCGAGCAAGATTGATTTCCAGAGCAGCAATCAAAATCTTTCGATGCGCATTCAAATCCAACACTTCGTCAATCTTGTCTTCAGGCTTCGTTTTGTCATGGCGCAATGCAAGTCTGCGCTTGTACTCTTCGGGATTCGCTTCGATTTCTTTTATATCATGCATATTGCACCAACTTTACTAGCATTTTTACAGAATCAGTTGGACATTCAATGTGATCCAGTGCATGAATGTCACCTTGTACCGCTGCCATTTGCACTTCTTCACATGGCCTCTTGATGTATTTGATAATTGTTGGTTGTTCTGTCACTGCCGCTATTTGCGCTTCAACACAAGCATATGGCATGTACGCAATTGCATACGGAGCACAACTGACAGCAAAAAGTTGCATTTCTTTTCCAACGGGTGTCATATATTCCAGAACTGACAAATCGCGATCAATCGCATATCGCTGAACATCTTTGTGTGGACTTTTGATGAATCGAATGTTTCGCTGATTCTTTTTTACCGCCGCCATTTGAACGGGCAACTTTGGATTTCGAATCAGCTTCAAACGAAACGGTTGTTCGAGCACAGCCGCAATCTGTTCCTCGACTGTTTCCATGCGAGGAACTTTTTCATACGTTTCTGTGCTGAACAATTTTCTTGCCATTACGACCACTCCATTAAAAATAAAACATATGCTGCTTTACTTTTAAACTTGATAAACGTGTATCCCTCGCCGATAACGTCAGATCGAATCAGAGTTGCATTATATCTGTCTTTGTATCTCTGATTAATCTCTTTCCAAGACAATCTCGCCGAATCCCCGTTGACAACAGCTACCCATGCTTTAGTATGAGCGGCATATATGTCTTCGATTTTAACAGTTACACTCACAACCACTCCAACAGAAAAAGCATGTATTCCGATTCTGATTTGAAAACAACCTCTCGGTATCCACTTTTATCAGCTATCAATGTTACGTTGTATCTCTGATTAAAAAAATTTTCAATGCCTTCGCTGATAATATCTGGACATGATGTTTGAAAATCTAAAACGGCAACATCCCATGCTTTGCCTAATGGCTTGTGTACTCCCCAATCTGCTTTTACCGTGTAACTCATCATTGCCTATCTATTCCGCTAGCTTAGCTAGCATTGCAATTTCGTCAGTTGGATTCTTGATATAGTGAATGGCTTTTCCATCTTGATTCACCGCTGAAGATTGTGCCTCTGGAGATGGAGTCTCAATGTATTGAATATAGAGAGGGTGTCCATCCAATGCCGCCAACTCTTCATCGACTGACGGGCGTTTAATGTATCGAATTGTTGATGGTTCTTCGGCAATCGCAGCAAGGCGGCTTCGCTTTGTCATGCACATCAACGTCAAACGAATTACATTCGGCATTATTTCCATAGGAACTCCTAAACTGTTAGTAGGTGCATCATGATTTCATCTTGTTCTGCTTTTTCAATGTCTTCAACCTGCATCCAAAATGGGGTATAACCATCATGAACAGCGACCCAAACACCGCCATACTGATTTTCAATTTCATCGGGCGATTTGCCTTTATACTGTTCCAAACTTATGAAAGTGTCATAGTTTGGATGTTTGCCAATACTTAAAATTTTCACGATGTATTTCTGCCCACCCCGAAACATTCTGACGTATTCGCCAACCTCGAAAGTCTCTTCCATTTGACACTCGCTATCAGTTTCCATTTTCGTGAAGTTTTCCAATAACTCCATGATTTGACGCAATCTGCAATTTCAATTCTTTTGGGTCAAACTTTTTTCCATCTGTGATAGCAATAAGAATTGAATTTGTTTTGCGAAGATTTGTGACTAAAACATTTTGAAGATCGCGAGTCAAGGTAGCCTTTTCCCGATAAATTCTTTCAGTTTGGGCCATTAGTTCCGCTTTGATTTCCGCAAATCTCTCAGGAGATGCGGAGCGAATTTCTTCAAATGTATCTCTTATATCCATATCTTTTCCTTTCAAATGCTTCAAAACTTTGGGATGGCGATTTTCTAGCCATCCCAACACTTGCCAATTATTCTCCGTATGCCAGCGGATTGCCCATCAGGGACATCTTCGCAACATCGGACCACTCTTCATAATCCTCGTTGAAGGTCTTCACCAGTCCAGCCAGCTTGATAACTGTGCGGAGTGAAAGTTCGTTGAAGCCCTTGGCATTCTCGCGAAGGAACTCCATGATTTCCTTGCCAGCCTTCTTTGAAAGGTTGAACTGATCCAACATTCCATGATTCTTCACAAGGTCTTCGATGCGAAGCATCTTCTCACGGAAAGTATGCACAGTCAAATCAAGAAAATGCGCACGAGACATGAGAGCGGAGAGGTGACCACGAAGACGCTCACCGCGAACCTTGCGGAAGTTGATGTTTGAAATGAAGATCACGCTTCCTTTAAACTCATAACTGTTAGGAATGTCTTCCTTCGTTAAGGTATGAGAAGCAACATTCCAATAAATCATACGTTTCGCTGAAGTGTCCAGCGCCGCCTTCAGGATGTTCAACGCGGTTTCGTCTGTAAAAACCATGTCGCAATCGTCCAGAACCAGAACGTCATTGTCGTTGCTAAACTCATGCAGCTTCATGTACAGACCAATCGGAGTCATGGCACCCGACACAATCTCGTAACGTTTAGGTGTATCTTCAAACTGATCAATCATGCCAGCTTCACCAAGAGTCTTTTCGACGCCGAAAGTCTTTCCAACTCCCGGTGCTCCAGTGACGAACAGAGCGCGAATATCTCCGCGACGTGCGCCGAGTGTGAGCTTGTTCAGAACTGAAAAACGCTTGTTTACGCGAACTACAATCTGCTCGTCGGTTTCGGTGGTTTCAACATCAGGAATCGAATCATCTTCCAGAAGAGAAACAGCGGCAGTTGTGGAAGATGCAGCGGCATTGCGACGAGCAATGGGAGACTTCTTAACGGGATTGAACTCGCCGTTAATCGTAAAATCCTTCTCAGAGCGAACCTTGATGCGAGCCTTTGGACGGCCATACAACTTCATGCCGTCAACAGTTACGAAACCTTCGCCAGTCTTTGCGCCGACTTTGTAGCCTTCAAGAATGGTAAAGGTCTGATTCTTGATGTTCTGTCCGCGAGACTTGCCACGATTAATGGTTACTGTCGCCATTGGTCGTTTTCCCTTTCGATACTGTGTGATTTTGACTTCGTTTCGGGAGCTTGTTTGCCTCTCCCCATCAACATGTATAGAATATCAAAGTTGATGGCAAAAGTCAACCAAATTTTCAGTTAGTTGTGGAAATTTTCGGATTTTCCATCTTCCAAAGCGAAGAAAGTAGAGGACTTACTGGCGTAATAGCCGGGTCATCGATAAAGCCAAAGATCGTTGAATTGTACGTTTTGACCGTGATTTGTTTGCGACGGCGAATATCAATAACCATTCCCCGTTTTCCCCACGGTTGAACGTCAACCACGCTGCCAACTGTAATCATCGCATTCCTTTCGACTACCTACATAGGATAGCAAAGTTAAGGCTAAAAGTCAACCAAATTTTTAGATTTTAACCCCTCAAAATGAATGGTTTAGCCAACTCTATACTGCCCGAAATGATAATGAAGATCGGAAATTGCGACCTCTTCAGCCTCGGTCATAAACTCAGCATCGGCAACCCGTTCTACCAGTGCATTAAAATCCTCAAACATATCGTCTGGGATCATATAGATACGGCCATCGTCGTCCATCACTCGGATTTGCTTTTCCATCGAATCTCCTTGCCAATGTATTTATAATAGCAAACTTTGGTGGAAAGGTCAAATGAAAAGCCCGAATCATCTTCGGGCTTCTCATTAAATCAAATTGGTGTTTTCTCATAAATTCAAAGTTAAGTTAAACTGAGGCTTACATATGGATACCCTCTCTCGGTTAACTGCGTTCAGGCTATGGCCTCTTTGCTACGTTCTAAAACCTTATGTAATGACTATAGCAAACCTCGATCAGAATGTCAACCAAAAAGTTTAGCCTTCCAAATAAGCAAACACCGAAAGGCAAAGAATGAAAAGCACAACCGCAATTGGAATACTGAAGTACATTGAAATTTCAACCATTGGCGGAATGAGCAAACCCAATCCAACAGATACGATAGCAAACATCAGATAGTTGAATAAATTGGATTCTCTCGGCATCGGTTCCTTTCAATTCTAGGCCAGTATACCAAACTTTTATTCCTTTGTCAAGGCAAGGATGCCGAAAACCCCTTAAATCGCCAAAAACGTCAAAAACAGCTTTTTTGCGCTAATAGAATCAACAACTTACAGACGCACTTTTTGGGTTAAAGGTCCAACATGTGATCTAATGCCACATGCGCCCAATACTTCACCACGTCGCGAACCTTGATTTGATTTACAACATTTCCAGAGACAAGATTCTCAAGTGCCCATGCCAAATGTTGTGGAGTGATTCGATACATTGTTGTGCAGAGGCAACCTTGCTCAGTCAGATTGAAAATCGTCTTTCCAAGTGGAGCGTACTTTTTCGCAAGACGATTCACAAGATGAATTTCGGTTCCGATTGCAAACTCTGTTCCAACAGGAGCAGCATCAACAATCTTGATGAGGCTTTCTGTCGAACCAACGGCATCTGCTTTCTGGCAAACTTCCCATTTGCATTCTGGATGAACAATCACTTTGATGTTTGGATGAGCAGCACGAACATCATCAACGTGACTCGCAAGGAATCTCTGGTGAACGGCACAATGTCCTTTCCACAAAAGAATTTTACTGTGGTCATAATCAGCTTTACTCAAACTACCCTGTAGCGCCCACGGATCATACACAGACATTTCATTCAAGGGAATGCCCATATTGTATCCAGTATTACGTCCAAGATGCTGATCTGGCAGAAATAAAATTCGCTTTGCTTGCTTGAATGCCCACTCGAAAGCACGTTGCGCATTCGAAGAAGTACAAACCAACCCTCCGTGCTCACCCACAAATGCTTTGATAGCAGCCGTCGAGTTCATATATGTAATCGGAAGTGTTTCATCTGCCAGATGAAGCTTTTCCAATGTTTCCCAACACGCTTCAACTTGAGAAATTTCTGCCATATCAGCCATCGAACATCCAGCGTTTAAATCTGGAAGAATAACAATTTGGTCATGGCCCAAAATATCTGCGCTCTCAGCCATAAAATGAACGCCACAATAAACAATGTACTTCGCATTTGTTTTCGCGCCATCTTTGGCGAGTTTAAAACTGTCACCTGTGAAGTCCGCAAACTTGATTACTTCGTCGCGCTGATAATGATGCCCCAAAATGACAACAGAATTACCCAGCGTCTTTCGAGCCGCAGCGATTCTATCGTCCATTGTATTATCGGGGTATTGCAGGTAATTTTCCAGTGTGCAAACTTGACCAGTTGCCATGTCTCAACCTCTCATTCACAGTATATCAAAAATGACTGAAATGGTCAATTCTGGCGTATCTCTACTTCTTTCAAGTCTTTGAGTTGATCGTAAACTTCTGGAGCTACGTTGATACAACCCATTGTTACACCCTGTCTCTTTTTTGGGTCATCGCTTGCAAGCCTTTCGGCACGGTGTTGTGTGGGATTACGCAACCACACACGATGAATTGCAAATGCATAGTTTTCTGTTTCTTTGAAAACCAACACGTCGCCGCCATATCCCAATTGTTTGGTCAACATATGGCGTACCTCAAAAACACCTGTCGGCGTTTTGCTTCCTACCAAAGCGTGATGGCAATGGCCTTGGAAGCAGATTAACGCCGACGAGAGAATTACAAGAGCAGTCATTTACTCACTGATCTTCTTTGTTTCGGTTGGTGTTACGGTAATAGCAGGTGTTACTGTAACTGCTGGAGCAGGTGCAGGAGTTGCTGCTGGTGTTGGAACAACGATGATAGCTGGTGTGTTATTAACTGGTGCTGGAGCAGGTGCAGGAGTTGGCTCAGGAACCATTGCGAGGCAATCTTCCAAAGTCAGCTTGGCACGTTTTGCTGCGTCCGTTGAGCAAAGCAACTTTGCAGCCGCAGTGAAGTTATGCAAGAGAGCAAATTCACGCGCTGTTTCGCGAGTATCGCAACCCTTGTCAATCTTGCCGCCGCCCAGCGATGCGCCGAAGAATGGCGAGGAAGCACCCGCTGAATAACTCTTCACGCATGGAGCAGAAGGAATTGCATCAGGAGCATATGCCATTGGAGTCTGACGAACTTCGTTGTAGGATGAGCTAACAGATGTGCTGTTACCTGAACCTGTGCTGTTGTTTGAAGATGCAGCAGAGCCACCCTGTCCACCTGTCGCAGAAGCGTTACCGCCTGTTGCTGAAGATGAAGAGTTTCCGCTGTTGCTGACTCCCGACTTGCTGGAGCTAGAACTTGAGCTAGTATTTGTGTTGTTGTTCGTGGAATTTCCAGAGTCAGTTACGTTACCGCCCTGTCCAATTCCAATTCCAATTCCGACACCAACACCTGTTCCTTCGCCGCCGTTTCCGCCCTGTCCACCTTGACCGCCATTGCCTCCCTGACCACCATTACCTCCGTTGCCAGTTCCGCCGTTACCTCCGCCGTTGTTACCACCCTTATGACAGCTTGGATCGCTCTTACCGCTGGAGTGATACTTGTTTCCCTTGCCACAATCTGTTCCGCTTCCAGTCGTATCAGCAAGCATAGAAACTGGGAATGCTGAGAGAGCAAGAGCAAAAACTGAGAGTGCCATAATCTTTGTGAATTTCATATTTTAGTTCCTTTCATTTCTTGGTTTGGGTTATTTGTTAATAGCTGTAGCCTTAACTTTATTAGCTACAGAAGTTTATCGAACTCTGTACGTGGCTGTACTTGAGGGGGTTTCTTTGAACGTAATTGCACTAAGCCACGCGGTTCCGTTTGTCTTTTCTAAAACTATCGGAGAAAGAATCTCAAAAAAATGCTTTGCAAGATATTCTGAAGTCGGTGCTCCTCTGATAATGTATGTCTTACCAAAGTTCGACTGTCCTGCCCAAAAACTTTTGTGATTAACTGAATCAACAACATCATTATACCAATCAGTAAAGATATGATATGGTTGGCGTGTTAATTTCTCATCATATGCCATGTTGATAAACTTTGTATCGTGCAATGAAAGTATAATTCCATGATCACACAAAGCATCAACATGATCCATTAAGATTTGTTTAAGAAATCCATAATCCAAAATCATGTCAGTTTGAGGACCATCTTCGATTAAATCACCTGTTAACTCCGCGATGATCGTTCCGCGATGTCCGTGCAGGTTTTTACATTTTGATTCGTGCTTTGGTACTCGATGTGCGTAATCAAAATCTATTTCTTTGGATATTGACTTCTCTTCAATCATATTTCCTTCGTAACAGGTTTGAGTATAGTGTGACTGTTATCACATGTCAAAATTATTTTTTGGCTGATCGGTTACGAGTGTGTGACCTAATGGTAATCAACATTTCGTTATGAAGATCAGCGAGAGCGCCAGCATCATTTTCAGCATCGTGCGGTCTGCCACGAAATTTCAATCCAACGGATTCCAATGCTTCTGATAGCGGCAACTTGTATTTCTGGTTGTATGCACTTCGCCACAAAATACCAAAATCCAAAATGCCATTAATTGACCACGGATTAGGACAGGAATATTTTGCGCAATGTTCGGAGATTGGTTCGTAATCGCTTCCCCACGCATATGTAATTTTGGTTTGCGGAGCGAACTCTTTCTTAATTGTTCGCATAACTTCTGGAAAGTAGTGGCCCTCATCAATTATTTTTGAACGAGTGATTCCTGTCAGTTTTGTGCAATAGTCGCTGACCTCAAAATGCTTACTTTGGGGTCTGACGAAATAACTTTTTCGGCGTATGATCTTGAGCGTTTCGGATTCAACTTCTACGATGCCCAATTGTATAATGTGGTTTGTTTGACCATGTGGACAGTCTCCGTTCTCCCAACAAAGCATCTCTGCATCCAAAAACTGTATTTTCATAATTATTCTTTCTGCCAGTGGCGTATTACTTGAAGTATAACATAAATACAAATGCGATTCGCGGTGTTGAAGCACCCAATCGCCCTAACGCTATTATGGAGCGCCAGCTATGGATATTTACTCCGCAAAATTTTCCCAAGACAAAAAATTTTATGTTTACGAATATCTTCGCGCACATAAATCAAAATATGGTGATATTGGAAGTCCCTACTATGTAGGTAAAGGAACTGGTAGTAGAGCGTTTTCAAACGATCATACCACCAAACCGCCAAAAGACAAAAACAATATTCGTGTTTCAAGTTTGATGAACGAAGCTGACGCTTTTCAAAACGAAATGTTCAAAATTATGTTGTCGGGCCGTATTGATCTTGGAACTGGTTGCTTACGAAATAGGACTGACGGCGGCGAAGGTTCGTCTGGAGCAATTCGTACTCAAGATACAATTCGTAAATGCGTAGAAGTTAGAAAACGAAACAATTCTTACAAACGAACTAAAGAAGCAGACAAAAAAGCCAATGCAACAAAATTTAAAAATGGAACTCATCGTCGTAGCAAAGACTCTCTTATAAAACAAATCAATACTAGGCGAGAAAAAGGTAACTTGAATACCTGTACTCTTGAAAGTAGAAGAAAATCAGTAGAAACACGAAAAGCAAATGGAACTCTCGGTCGCACCAAGGAATCTATAGCAAAAGGTCTTGCCACACGAATATCAAAATATGGCCCATTTGCAAAACCAAAGTTTGAATTGTATTTGCCTTGTATTCTTTAACAAGGAACAAGGCTAAAACCTCGGAGTAGTTTTTAGGCTACTGGCACCGCTACGCGGTTGAGAGCAACTGTGTAAGTTGCAATCTCGGCATTGCGGCCACTGTTGTTCACAGCAATTATAGTTTCCATTCCCTTAACGTCAGGCTTGGTACTCGGTTCGTAACTAACGCTATATTTGACCCGTCGAAACCTTGGCACCCACATTTGAAAAACGTAATACATAAATTGGTGTAGGTGGCGGGAATCGAACCCGCGTCCGAATCAGTATAACGTGAGTCTCTCTCACACGAACGTCATTCGCAAAAACATCTTTACGAATGTTTAGGACTTTTCAGTCCTGAGCTTCGATGCGGCCTTCACTAAATCCGCATCATATGTCACATGAAACTTTACTTCAAAATCTTCAACCTTCTTTCCAGTCTTCCCATCTAAAACTTGAGTCCGTTTCAAAGTGCTATTCAACTTTCCATCGCACTTTGTATTCTTTTTCTTCAACTCGTCAATGAAATTGAGAGCCTCAGAACATTTCGCAAAATCTTTTACAGTGAGGTTCATTAGTTTGAATACCTACGTGAACCTTTCCGATCAGTCAACCACTCCAGATTCACACGCTTCGCAGTTTCAGTATTCTCACCAGCATCAACAAGTTTGTTCCAGACAGTCGCAAAATTTCGTGCGGCATCTTCAGGAACGTCAGCAGCAATAAACTGTCCAGTCACACCGTCAAAAACATCAACAGTGTCCATTAGCGCGTTTGGGTTTTGCGCAGGAACCAAAATTACGTGATTTCCAGCTTCGCGCAACTTTTCTGTGATTGCTTCATCAAACCATTTCGTCATTTCGTTCCTACTTTCCATTCATAGTTAGTTCGATTGCAAATTCCTTTTATATGGTCTTCGTAGCATATATTCTTTTACTTCTTTGCTTGCCCAATCTGGTTGAGAATCAAGGTCAACCAATAATCTGTTATGTCCAGCACAAATTTCACCCCTGTAATTATTCGGATTTATTTTCTGACCATCATGGTAATGATCCGAATTGAGACGATTTGATTGAACTAAACAATTCGGAAATTGACAAACCCGCATCGCTCCCATTGCTTTGATTTCTTCTACTGTAAAACTTCCCTTCAAAAATCGATCAAATCGAACATTACCACATTCTTTACATATAAATTTTTGCCTTCCGTGTTCACATATTTGTGATCCTTTACATTTCTTACAATGGCTTTTTCGCTTTCCGTGTTCACATATTCCAGCGCCACAACATTCCTTACATTGATATTTTAATCTGTTATGTTCACATATTCCCGAGCCATTACATAACCTACATCTAGTTCTTTGTTTTTTGTGTTCACATAAACCAGAACCATCACATTCTTTACATCGATCTTTACGTCTTCCATGTTTACAAGTAGTCATGATGTTCCATTTTCAGTATACAGCTATTTATTGCCGTTGTCAAGGTCAGTTATGACCAAAGTTTACATTTCCAGAGAAAGTAACACAGCCCTTTCTTTTGAAAGCTTTACAATCTGTGCAGAATTTTTTGAGATTGATTTGGATCGTTTTCCAGTTGAAAGACTCACTGATTTTTCGTTGATTTTAGTGATTCGCCCAACTTGAAGATTGGTGTAGTTAAAAGTTGCGTATGCAACCCAATCTCCAATAGTCAACTCTTCGCCAAGAAAATCTTTATATTTGGTTGGCAACACTGGTTTCGGTGGAGCAATAGTTTTTCTCGCTCTTTTGTCTGCTTTGTTTGCCTCAATAACTTTGGCGATGATTTCATCTTTTTCAGGAGATAGAATGATTACATTCTGCGTTTTTCTCCCCTCTTCAATAACGAAAATTACTTTGTTTCCAGCAGGATGGGCGTAAATCACTGTGCTGTCATTTGAATCTGGAGAGACTACATAATTGTTTGCCACTAGAAGTTTACGAATCGAATCTTCTTTGAAGGAAAGCAAATTAGCAAGACGAGAGTAACGAACATCTCCAAATGTCCCTGAAACTAGATTTGTAACGGTAAACGTCGGATCATAATTTGTGATGAGGTATAACTTTGTTGTCTTACATTTTGGACATGTGTACCTAGTAGTTTCAAGTTGATTCCACGAACCCCGCATAACATATGCAGTATATTCAGATGAAAATGTATGTCTGTATGGGCAACGCAATAATCCAAAAGCCATATGTTTATCCTTGTATGAACATTTGCAACATTGCTTGTTCATCTGTGAGTCGTATGATTTGTGTTGGCATCTTTTTAATAACGGTTTTCCTAGTTCTAACTCTTATGTGAACGCTTGTTCTGGTCAATTTTTCAACTTTGCCTAAAATAATTTTTCCATTATATGTGCCGCCATAACCTCTTATGTATCCTGTGCTATATGTTGTGGCAACCCAATCTGAAGGTTTTAGTTCGTTTCCGATGGCGTCTTTAACGACAACCTTTTTACCTTCTACCAATTCTGTCGGAACTTTGAAAACTTGTGCTGAGGTTTTTGTAATTGTTCGGCTTTTTCCATTGGGTAAAACCACAACGCTATTTGTGTTAAAATCAACAACCTTTCCAAAAATAGATTTTCCCGTTGCTGTCTTATAAAAAGCAACCCAATCGTTGATCTGTATTTCCGATCCAACACAATCTGTCATCATTGCTCCAATGCCATGAGCAAAGATTGCTCTGGCGTAAGTAAAAATATTTGTTCGGAAGTTTTGTACGGCAATACAATCTTTCCCTTTTGAATTTTCGCACCGATGAGCATTTGATCATCAGTATGCCACGAATTTTCTTTGAATTTCTCAATTGCCGTCACACGGCCAAACGACAAACTTTTAGTTCCCCACGCACAAACCCAGCATCCAACTGTTACATCATTTCCTCTTGCATCTTTCATTGAAGCAATCTTTGGCTTGGGTTTCGGTGCTGGTTCTGCCGCCTTGGCTGCTTTATCCACCTTCGCACATTCAATCAGTTTCGGGAATAATAGATCATCGGAGCAATGCAAGCCAATATACATTTCCGTTGTTTTGCGCTTCCGTGAGAACTTGAAAAGTACATATTCTTTCAGTTCGTTTTCCAAAATGATTTCAGTTTGTCCTGTTTTAGTTGGCGCGAATCCGTTTGCCTCCAATGTATCCAGCAAAGAATCCTTTTTATAATTGCCATACGTGGATGAACCATAATTGTAGAACAATTCCTTAGCAAAGGTAACAACAATCATTTTTTTGAATGTCAAGGCAGGATGAACATAATTAGCCAAAACTTTCGCATGTATGTTTGCGCAGTTTGGACATTTGGCAGTGAAACTATCTTTCGATGAAATCCAAAGATGTTTGCAACCATATGTACATTCGTAGAGACTATGAATCTCTTTCTTCGTATTTGAATTTTGAAATGGAGTTCGAACTAGAATCGCTGGCATTAGTCAAAATCCTCATCGTCCCAAATTTTGCTGTTTCCATTGAAATGCTTGGAATCAGGATACAGAACAATTTCTTCCTCTTCATCCAACACGTCCCGCCACGTCTTTTTGTAACGGGATGGGCGTTGGTTCTTAGGAGTAATCACGAAGGATGCTTTGGGTGTACCAACACGATCACGCGCATTGCTCTTAACTGCGGAGACTTTGCTGAACGTCTGCTTTTTTCTTGACTTCGCCATAGTTCCCTTTCTTAGCAACCGTGAAATAAAACAAGGACAATGAAAACCCACGCAAAGACAGTCCAACGATAATCCTTGTTGGCCTCATACTCATTACGAGGATTGCGTCTGCGATGACCGAAGTACGCAATAACAAAGATGATGAAAATCAGAGTCAGCATGTTTACCTTTCTTCGTCCAAATTGATTTCGTCCATACGTCGAACATCAAATTCGTTCAGACAGATGAATCGAGTGCCATTGAGATTCTTCATCCACGAAAAATGCCAATGCCCAAAAAACCATATCTTCGGTTGATACGCTTCGAACATTGCCGATAACGCCTGTCCAGTGCGAGTCGGTTTTACTGACTCTTCTCGGTACGATCCATAATTGCCAATGTTGAAACGAGTTAAAATCCACTGAGTTGCTTGATTAGGACCATCATGAGTAATCACAACATCGGGCTTGTATTCCAAATACAAATCAAACGCTTCGCCCAATTCCTTGATAGTCAATTCCTCTTCAGGCCACCAAGAAATACCCTCGACTCGCATAGCACGATCAATGCTCCATGCGCCACTCAGATAAAAAACTCTGTGCCCGTCAATCTCAGCCGTTCCATAGTCACCCAAATAGTTTGGATGCGCACGACAGAAAGCAGGAGCATCATGATTCCCGCGAATAAATTTCATTTGCTTCGGAAAATCTGGGCTCTGAGATTTTGGAAACCCCAACCCCAAATCACCGACTTGAACAACAGTTTCATCTGGAAACTGTGCTTTCAACCGTTTCAATTCCTTTCTGAATCGATCCAACATTCCGTGTACATCGCCAACCAAAATCATAGTATGCTCCAGCCTCTAGTATATCAAAACAAAAGAGTTGCGTCAATAAAAACACAAAACCCTAAACCTATGAAAATACAGGGCTTAGGGTTTTGTTTTTTGGTAGAGAGCTACTCGCCAAAAACTATTGGATTTGTCTCAATGATTGGTGCATCTTCGGGTGTTGGGACTGCTCCGCGTTTGTAATGTAACTTTCCTTGTCTCAATTCTTCCAGTGCAATCTTTGCAAAACGATGTGGAGGAATTTCAATTCGCTTGAAAGGATTAAACTCTGAACCAACATTGCCCACTCCCTTGCGAATCGGCGCTCCATTCATTAATTGCCGGGTGCGATGCATAATAACCTGAGCAAGTTGAAAGCGACTTCCTACTATTTCTTGATGCTGTTGAATTGTATTTGCGTCTTTTGATAACATTGGACCCTCAAAATCATTCGTTAGTTGCTGTTGTGGTTTCTTTCTCGTCTGTTTCTTGACCAGCATCATATCCTTTATTAAAGGCTTCTCGAATCTGACTGGTCAAATATGCGCTTACCATAATGACTGACATCATCGTAATTGTGTTGTATATTTTCGACACTATGATAACTGCACATAGAAATGCCGCAATCCAATTGTGAGTGTACAGGATGCCGCATTCCAAAACAAATAAAGCGAGAAGTTGTGGTATGGATTTGTGCATGGTGGGGACAAAAACTCTATCATGCCATCAAGCATCTAAGTTTGGATATTTGTCAATTTCTTCAAGCAGCTTATTATACTTGTCCATTGCTGCTGTTTCTTGCCCAGACATTTTTCCCCGTTTCCATTTGGAGTGAAACGATACTACTGGACTGCGACTTCTATGCCTTTAGGCTCCATCGCAGTCCATAAAACAATTTGGTGTTAATACTCTCTAAGTTTGTTTCAATCACTTATTAATTTCAGTTAGTTTACTTCTTCGCCGCAATCACCGCCGCTGCCTGAGCAGCCGCCTTCGCACGGATCGAACCACCCCGAGCAGTGCTGACGATTGTCTTCACGATGCTCTCTTGCGCTGGCGTTTCAGTTGTGTTTGGATTTGCCTTTGTGCTAGTCGCGGTAGACTTCACAAGGTTCTTTGTGGCAGGACGGCCACGCTTTGCAGGTACAGCCGTGCCATTTAGCTTGGCAACTTGCTTATTAATGTAAGCGGCCTTCTCATCAAGAGACGCGAGATTGACGCCTTCTGGCTTTACTTCCTTGAGATACGCAATTGCTTCCAGCTTTGTCATAGGCTTTGGCAATGAAACAAGCACAAATTCCTTATGACCGGCCTTTGTCATAACTGCTGGACGCGCATCAGGATCGTTGGCAAACCGCGCCTTGTAGACACCGTTGGGGTCTGCGCTTGAGCCAGCATATTTGAATGTGCGATTGTCAATGTTCATAGTTTTCATTTCCTTTGTTAGGCTTTGCCTAACGTTATGTGAGCAACTTTGTTGTCTCACGGTTGAATTTTGCATCTCGAACCAATCAGTCGTTGGATCGGTGCGCGTAGCTTTGGTATCAGAATAGCATTATGAAGTACCAAATGTCAAGAGTTTTTTCCGATTGTTACTGAAATAGTCTTAGTTCTTTGTTTTGAGGCATCTACAGAGTCTCTTTTTTCCAGCCGATAGTTAAGTTCAAACATTAGCTTGTTTTTGTACAATTCCAGAGCAAAATCCATCGCCCAACCCACTAAAGCGGCACTCCAATAGATGATTATACAGACCAAAGTGAATCGAAACCATCCATCGTGGGGAGTTTTCGTGAACTCGGCGGTCTGAATCAGCCAGCCCGTCATTAAAAGCATGTACCAATGTTCTTTTAGAAAACGCCAAACTTTTGACATTTGTGTTCCTTCCTGTTGCCAGTATATCAAATTCTGGTGTTCCGTGTCAACCCCAAAGTTTGACAATAAACAATTCAAACTCTCAACTTTGACACTTCGATAAATATAGAAGCCGCATAAATACAGCAGAGGGATCGTTAATGCCAATTAAACAGACTTCAAAAATCCAAGTTCGTTCGGGACTTCAGCAAAACTTGCCACAACTGGCAAAAGGCGAATTAGGTTGGGCCGTTGATACGCAGCGTCTGTACATCGGCAATGGCAATGTTTCTGATGGCGCTCCATTTCAAGGAAACACTGAAATTATCACTGTCGTTTCTAGCCCGTCAACACCTATCAACATTCCCGTTTCTGGCACTTTTCAGCAAACACCTGATGGTATTCGTACTGTATTCACAACAACTGGAAACGTGGCACCAGAACCTAATACGATGATTGTTTGGGTTAATTTTCCCCTCGTACCGGGCATTGGTTTTACAACTACTGGTTCTCAGGTTACCTTCACAACCGCACCGGGAGCTACAGACAACCTCTTCTGGCAAGGTTGGATTTCATAAAGAAAAAGGATGGCGATTACTCGCCATCCACACGGAATACAGAATCGCCCGAAGGTTCAACCATTTTCCAAATCATTGTATCAATCTTTTTGCCGTCCAACAAACCAAACAAAAGACCTGAATACTTACGATTTTGTTCCATCGTGAAGTACTCCGCCATCTTCTTACGTGATTCCTTGTAAGGTGTAAATGGGTCAAGTTGAGGGCGATTCACGTAGATCACGTTCACTGCGTTGTAAATCGCTTCATACTTTTCCGTCAAGGACAAAACAACACCCTTAACCCACGTCTTAAACGTATCAGGCATACGCGCATCTGAAAGCCAACCGTTTACGGTTTCCATCTGTCCGTCACGCAACAATTCCCACACAGAACGAACGTTCAAACCCGTCAGAATCTTGTGAAGACGAACATACTCATCAAACTTGACCTTAACTTTCAGGCCAGTTGAAGGATACGTCAAAACATAACCTTCACGATTCTTGTCATTCTCGGCAAGTGACTCGGAAAGCGTCTTACGATATTCCTTGACGACTTCCAAACCCATCGCACGACAATAATCCTTCACATTTGAACGCGAAGCCTCCACACCAGTTTCGATATTCACCGCTCCCAAAATTACCAGACCTTCAAAATCATAGTCCACGACAATTTTGTTCTCGGAATAAATTACTTCCGAAACAAGCGTATAATCCTTCAGCAACGTCAACGAAGGATATCGCGAACGCAACCAATTCGTAGCCCATTCCGCTTGTTCTGAATGGAAAGCACCGCGAGTTGCAACGTGATTTAAACCATCCCACGCGAACATCGTACCCATTGAACCATCCAACTTCTCAAGGAAAATTGCCTGTTCCTTCGGCAAGTTTTTCTCTAACGTTTCGGGGTGACGATCATCATTCAGATTCCAAAACTTTGCAAATGGACGCGCAACAACCTCATTGTTGTCCATGCAATACACAAGACCGCGAGACAAATTCATCTCGTTACCCCAAATCAGCTTAGGGTCGTACTGTGCTTGCGGCGTATAATTCAACACTGCCAGAGGATACTGACGGTGAATTTTACGCGAGATGTAGCCTTCGTGAATCAAACGATTCAAGTTCTCCACATCCATGATTTGTGACAACTGAATCATTATATTTCCTTATCTTTTCCATTTGGCGTCAATTGACGAACATAATTAAGCTGAGTCGTCTGATTGCCCTTGTTCTTGATGCGTCCCGAAATGTTGTACGTGTTGCCCTTCGTCCAATTCTTTTTGTCAAAGAAAAACACAACACGATTTCCAAGTACGTTATTTACAAGTGCGTTTACCGCTGTCGAATTGAAGCGATCCTTGTAAATTGCATCGATGACAGTTATATTCAGATGGACCGTTTCACCGAGATGATTGTCCAGCGGAATGCTCTCATTCGTTGCGTTGCTGAGTGCTTCGCGCTCTTTGTTGCGCTGAATGTTGCGCTCATAGATCGAAGGAAGCGAAGCAATGAGCATAATCATTGGCCCTGCTTCGGGAACTCCCTCAGTTGTAGCAGCCTCAACAGCAGCCTTGATAAAATCCTTCGCTGTGCCTTCAAACACAAGCGTAATCATGCTGCAAAAATATTCGCGGACCTGTTCGCCTCGTACATAATCTTCAGGAGTAATATCAGAACGGTCTGACGCAAGCATGACCTTAATCATGGAACCGTTTGGAAGTTTTGTTGCGTTCGGATCAGTTTTCGGAGGATTCGGATTCGCGTAACTGCCACGAAAATTTTGCGTGTTTGTGCGTTTCACATATTCCCCGTTGATTCTCTGGGCAGCAACCGCAGCCGCGAACACATCAGCGCGATTGTAAAACTTTGGCTCTACGTTTTCGTCAACCGTTTTCATTACCTTTTCTCCAATTAAGAGCAAAACCACGCTTCTTTGTTGCAGTCACCGTTGAACGACTTGATTTCCGTTACCATCCTGCGAACATCTTTCGCAGTGTACGTTACCATTTCATGAGTTGAACCTGTATATGTTATGTCTTTTTCGCGCAACCGTTTTATGTACGGAGTCTGGGTTGCTCGCATCAACCAAGTTCCAAGACGTTCACATGCAGCGCGTGAATCACGCACAAGAAAAGTGTAATCATAATGCGTTCCTGAGAAATGCGCCAATGTATTGATCGGCGTTTTCATATACGTCAAAGGTCCGATAAACTCTTTCATTACCTTTTCTCCCATAAATTTGTCATAGTTCACAATTCTGTTCATCTTCTATGACTTCATCAAGTTCACGAAACTTTTGAGGTAAAACGCCATCAAAAGCATCAATTACGCTTTCTGGAAGAGTAACATTTTGAAAGTTAATATCAAACGAATGAAGGATATGGCGAATTACATCTTCGGCCAACCCAGCAGTTCGCATGGTTCCATCTACATACAGGGCATATATATCGCCCTCCAAAGTATGCACAACTTTGACATCAGAACTGCGAAGAATCATCTTATACCCCTTCAACAACATATCCAGTATACCAAACTCGCTGAATTAAGTCAAGTATATAAACACTATTGATTTTAAAGGGTTTAGAGACAGAAAGAGCGGGGCGCTTTGGCCTCGCTCAATCGATTTGACAAAAACTAAAAGTTATGCCTTTGTGTAGCTGACTTCTGAACCCCATCTGTCACGGCGACTCACGCTATACTTGTTCAAACCATCGCGGGTCTTTTCGACGCGAACGTTCAAACCAGCTTGACGAAGTTCGGACATACGTGCTCTCAGGTTACCGATACCAAACTGGCTCTTTGCCTGACGAGCAGTGAGAGTGCGACCTGTTCCACGAAGATAATCATGGAGGAACACATTCTGCGTTGTGTTAATGTTTGTAAATGCCATATAGTCTAATTCTCCTTATCAAGCAAATGGCTTGATTTTTGTAATTGTTACCAGTATACTGCATCTTTTAAAAACGAGTCAAGCTAAATATTAACATCACGAAATACAGGAGCGTTTTATGCCATATGCTATTATAGGAACTTTGGTGTTTTTGGCGTTGCTCGGTGGAATTATCTTTTACGCCATTCAACAGGCAAAGAAACAGGATCAGGAAGAATTAAAGTCTTCCGCTGAATTTGCCGAAGCTTGTACTTTTAAGGAACCTGAAATTGCAGAGGAAGCTGTCAAGATTGAATTGGCAATGGAACCAAAAGTTTCCAAAAAACCTGCCAAAATGAAGGCAAAGAAAAAGTCCAAGAAACCTGTTAAGAAAGAAGTTATCGTAACTGAAACTTTTGAATTTCCGACCGTTGCTCCAAAGCCACGCAAACCACGAGCAAAGAAACCTACTGTTTAACAGCGTTTTTCGCTATTATAATACATAGAAGTCGGTCAATATATTCATCGACTGTTTCGTAAGGCGGTTGAATCTTGCAATTAGGATCGCCGCCTTCAAGGTCGCATTCACATCCTGCTTCATATCCATGTCCAGCAGTTCTACGCCACAATTCTTTCGGAACTTCTATCATTCCGCGTCTTCCTTGATTTCTGCGACCAAGGGAAAAGACTCAGCGCGAGCCTTTACAATAACCAAATCTCGCAAATGAGAAGCAAGCTCTTTTGTAAGACTATTCACGACTTCGCCCTGTCCGACAGAATCAATTCGAGAGGTTATGGCCGCAGCAGCATCATATGGGTGACCAAAAACCTCCATTATAACGCGCACAACAAACTCCGCGCTGGTTACTTCGTCATTAAACAAAACAACGCTGTAGCGAGGTGGGCGCTTGAGGTCGGTTTCAACTTTTACTTTGGTTAGAATATCGCATGCAGTTGTCATACTTCAACAATACTACGATTTAGTCTTTTTGGCAACCGATTTTTTCTCAAATATTTCGATTTTTGGTATTTCCTTTTTATCTACACAGTTGCCGTGAAAAGTAACTTTGGCCACTCTTCGCTTTTGGTACTCTGGAATAATGTATAAATGTGGTAACATGATGGCGTCACAAATAGATCGAAGACCTCGAACTCCAGTTTTTTCAGTTTTTGCTTGATGTGCAACTCTTTCCAAAAAGTCGTTGGTAAATTCCAAATCTATCCCATCCACGTTAAAGTAGAATTTGTATTCAGCTAGAATGTTGTTCTTTGCATTAGTAAGAACTTCCAAGAGTTCAACTTCAGTTAGCTCTTTTGTGTGGGTTTTCATTGGAAATCTCCCCACAAATTCTGGAATCATACCAAACTCTACGAAATCTTCAGTGACATATTCGGCATCAAGATTTTGGGTAGCTGCAACTGCGGCATCTCCGAAGCCAAGTCCCTTCTTTTTCTTTAATCGAGTAGTCACAATGTCCGTCATTCCGATGAACGCACCACCACAAATGAATAACATATTCGAAGTATTAACTTCCACTACCTTTGGCGCTCTTTTTGAGTCTGGATTTAACGTAACTGGTATGACCGTTCCTTCAACCATCTTCAATAATGCAGACTGGATGCCTGATACTTTAGCTTCCGATGCAGTGGCGCGATTCTTCGTAGTGATCTTGTCAATTTCATCTATGAACACAATACCATTTTCGGCTGCATTGATGTCACCATTAGCTTCCATTAGCAAGCGTGTGATGATAGTATCAACATTTTGACCAATATATCCAGCTTCAGTAAGAGTTGTGGCATCTACAGCTATGAAAGGAACATCCAGAAACTTTGCAACGGTACTCACCAGCAGGCTTTTTCCACTTCCACTCGGCCCGGTAATCATTAAGTTACTCTTATTCAGATCACTTCCTTCGTGTTCGTAGAGCATCCTCTTATAATGATTTACCACGCTGACGCAAATAGCCATTTTTGCCGTCTCTTGGCCGATCACAAACTGGTCCATGAACTCTCTAATCTTTATACTATTGAGTTGTTCAACCAATTGCTTCTTTTCTGCCACTTGCGAAGGAACAATCTCAGACGCAGGGGTGCTCTTGAGCAGGCCGTTGAACAGGATTATGCATTTGTCGCATATCGAGTAGTCACCGCTTACGACCATCTTGAGGCTCTCACCTCTACTTTTTTTGCAGAAAGTACATTTGATGGGATTTTTAGTCATTGTTAGGCTGATTTGTGTTTCTTAGTTTTGAAAAGGCTTTTGAATGAGAAATGATTGTATCTATGAGCATATACCAACCACAAAATAGAAGCAGCACAAGTCAAAAACAATAAAGCTCTGTACTCGTCATATGAGACGCACAGAACAACAAACAGGAAAAAGACAAGCATTGGAAATTGCTTTACGGTTGCTCGTATCATTGCTACTTCCTATTACGAAGATTGTTACCACTCAATGATACTATTTATGAAAACTGTGCGAATTTTAGGGTTTCAATTTGGCTTTGCGCCTAATAGCGCGGAAGGTAGCCCTTCTAGCCTTTTTGACGGCCTTTTCAATGCGGTGTTCCTTGCGAACAGAGGACCATTTGTAGGAAAAACGCTTTCTAATGTAGTTCAGGGTATGAAATACTGGCTCATTCCCATTTATTCCATCCGAAACAACCAACAAACCAACACATTCTGCTTTTGGCGCAAAATCTTTTACCTCGTAATAGATATTTGCTGCTGTTTCGCCAGATTCAACGAAGTCATCAACTATAACATAGCGTTTTGACTTTGAAAATCCCTCGACTCTGGATACGCTGTGAGATGTTGCCTCTCTTTTGCGAACCATTATAAGGTTTTTCTTGAGTTTTGTGGCAATAATAGGCGCAATGATAGCTCCGCTCATTCCACGGAATGCAATGGAGTCAAAATTTTTCTTTGGAAGTATTCGGATGGCGTTATTGATTAGATGGCGCAGTTTCAGCGGAGTTAAAAGATACGCCAAATAAGGTGAAACAATATTATGAACCGGGCGTCTGGGCATGCGTTACTTTAATTTAACCAACACGGCTGTTGAATTATCATCTCGCTGAATATTCGCCATTGCTTTCACTAAGTCTTCCGCATCAGCACCCTTTTCAATAAAATCTACAACAATTGGAAGGGTATCTCCAGCAATATGAGACGGGTCCATAAGACCATCGGAACAGATTAGAATCCAACTGTTCTCGTTCACAGGAATGTGAAAGATTTCAGGTTCACGTAGGAGAACTCGATTTAAATCCCTATCTCCCAATGCGCGACTCATTTGAAGTCCCGGTCCATCAATTTGCCATTTGTCAAATAGGTAACCGTTGACGCTTATTTTGCCGCCACGCGCTTCGGCTGCTTGAGCTTCCGCCAAATTTGTTCGAACATTGTGTTCTGGAGACTTCCAGATTTGTCCGTTCGCATCCTTTATGATAACTGGACTATCGCCCAAAACTGCAATATGAGCAACGTTATCCTTCAACCACACGATGCTTGCTGAGGAACCACAGGTATGATCGTTTGTTAACGATGCTAATTTGTTATAAATTTGAAGTAGTGTTGAATCTGGGTCTTTCTTTGTTTCTTTAGAAAGTGAATGAAACTCGCGAGGTGCTGCCGACGATGCAATTTCTGCTACCCATTTACCGCCGTGTCCGTCGAACACGCCAAGAAGAACTCCAACTGTTTTCGTTATTTTGAAAAAGGATCGGTCTTCTTGGTATGCTCTACGATTTTGTGCTGAAAATTGTGTTACTTCCATGATGAACTACTTTCTATGTGAATTGCCTGTTTAACTGGTAGTACGATACTACTAATTGATATTTTATGTATTGGGGCAATGTGGTCTAGTTTCTTATGTCAAGTCAATGTCAAGTATCTCCAAATATTTGTGCCATTGCACATGCGTTTGAAACTTTTTGATGTTAATCTTTAATCGAGTGTTCGAAGTATTTAGTTTGTTGTTGCCTTCTGCTTAATTATCTCGGCCATATTAAGAGAATCCGAGATAAGTTGCGTGATTCGGCCCATATCGCTTGGATAATCATACGGTGGAGGGGCAAGTTCATAAATTTCTGTCTGTGCCTGTTTTAGTCTTTCAATTAAAATGTCAACTGCTGTTTTCGCTTCCATTGTTGGACCTCAATTCTTAATATTTGGGTGGTATCCTGAATCTTTTTGCGTCTTTAGCTTGCTCTTTTCTCGCTTTCAAATCGTATATCAATGCCAGAATCAAGCCAATCACTGTGAAGAAAGGAATTTGAATTGCCAGTAATGACCAGCTAATTGTAATACTGCAAATTAGCATTATTATCAGACCTGCTACAAACATTACAAGTGAACTAAAAAGCCAAGGAAAAATGATCTGATGGTTTCTATTCAAAAAATTCATTTCTGCTTCTTCGAAGCTATCGGATGAACGGATTCATGAGCCGACAATGTGAAAAATATGCCGCTTGCAAAAGAAGATAGACCGAGCATAACCACAAGAACAATTCCATGATGAGGAATATGTAGCAACGGTCCTGCTAAAATTCCAGAAAGCAAAGCAAAACACATCCATCCAATCAAATATTTTAGTTCCTTGCTCATGTATTACTTCTTTCTGTTCTTTGCGCTTTCTTTCTCAAGTTGCGTCACAAGTTTGTGAATGCGTCGTCCTGCTTCTTTTCGTTCGACGCCCAATTTTCTTAAATTAAGCCACGAATTTTTACAATCTCCACTGCCCCAACATTTATCACAAATGTCTGGGGTCATTGCCGTTGAAGCAATAAAAGCGTCCTTTTGCCAAGTCGCCCCACTACCATATAATTTGTATCCTGATCCATTGCAATGATTACATGGATGTTGAACTACTTGCTCTCTCATAAAACCTTTCAGTACGTATGTTTGTGTTCTCTTTGAGTATAATAAGGTTTTCAAGAGTTGTCAAGGAAAAACAGGGATGGTTGCGGAATTGAACCGCAAATTATTTGATGCAACAAGTTAATATTAACGGTCCACGCCATCCCTGCATATTTATAAAAACAAATATAGGAATCGACACCACGCCCAAACATAGCCAGAGATAACGAAGAATGCCGCGCCAGTCAGAACAACCAGCGCGGATTCCAGTTTGGTCATATGCTCAAAATGCAACTTCATATGATCCTTTCTTATTCATAAGATTCTAATGCCGCCAATAGAGGTTCAATTGGCGATGCATAAAAACCAGACGAGTTGAGACAGTTGAACTCAACCACTTTGTATGTTCCATCTGCCATTAGGGCAATGTCCATCACAATATTCTGAGATGGCATCCACTCTTGTGCCATTCGGTTCGCCTGAATCCAAACCGCTTCAGAAATTGGCTCACGAATACGAAGCAAACCATCATGCTTGTATTGAGAACCTGTTACGACTTTACCGTTCACGATAAAGAAACGCCACTCCTGAACGATCTTTTGAACTGGACTGATTACGAGTCGGTCATCATCCTTCAGATGCTCATTCTCAATCATCCACCACTCTCTATCGCTAATGGTCGGAGAAGTTCGAGAATCATACTCAAGAACCATTCCAGTCAGGACTTTCGGATCGGCAGACTTGATGAAGACTGGCTCTGTAATCCAATTCTTCCTAAGGTCACCAACAGTCAGGTAAGACTGAGCCTCGTTCAAAAGGTCTGGGCGTTTGCCAACCCAATTTTGTGGATCAAACCATGCGTTAGTGAAGAACACACCCGGCTTGATTGGAAGATGTTCAGCAATTTCAACAAGACGAGTGCTGCCGTAAAACATTGTCGGACCCGACACATCTATATCGTCCATGCCAACAATGTTGTCTGTGAATGGGATAACACCAATTGCGTGACGAGTGCTACCGCGCTTGTCAATGGCCTCAACCAATGGCGCGACATTATTGTCCAGACACGCGAACGTGACGCCAGAGTTTTGAATTAGCCATTTCATTGAATTGCCTTTCTTATTTCTGTTCGGCCAGCACATCAGCGAAATATGCCATCCACCACCAATCGGGGATTCGGTCAAATTCGCAGTATTCGTCTGGATCAGATGAGTTGCGACGATTTATGTCTTTCTCAAGTTCCAGCTTATCTTCATCTGAAATGCCGTTGAACATTGTTTTGTCCGTATCGTTACAACCATGATTGCCATACGTTTCAGATGCCATATCAAGCAATCGAGACGCCAACAAAAATCCACCCTTGTTCATTGCGTTTCCTTTCTACTCAAAAGACCAATATCTAACTCGGCGTTTACGAATACGAAAACCGTCTATCCTGAAGTTGTCAACAAAAAAGTCAGATATAGTCCACCACAGCAGACAACCAATTGCCCACACGCCAATACATATCGCCGCTAAAAGAATTAAGAAGCTAATGCCTAAGATAATATCAAATATGATTGTGAGTATTGGTGCAATGATGTCAAACATGAAATGCCTTTCTGAGAGGTTGGTAGCCGACCCCAGATTTGAACTGAGATAGCTAGTTTCGAAGACTAGCGTCCTATCCGTTGGACGAATCGGCCATAAATTTGGTAGGCAATGAAGGAATCGAACCTTCGTCTACGATTTAGAAGATCGTCGTCCTGTCCGTTGAACGAATCGCCCATAAAACTATTTATGCGATGCTGAAATACATCAGAATCACATATAAAACTTTACATCCATAGTGAAGTGCCTGATCGGTAGTAAAGCCAAATCTGCCGTCACACTTCAAAAAGTCAATGAACATATGTAAAACAAGTTCAAGCATTGCCAAAAATAAACTGCCTGTTACAAGCCCGACCATACCTGCATGAATCAGAGCATGACTTAACAGCATGATCTGCCACGAATAGCCGGGAATCGGATTCTTGTGATTCTTCCCTTTTGAGAGAAACTCGCCCTGTAAAGGAAAATCGCAAATTTCATGTCCGACAATCAACCAAAATAGAATTGGCATTAGTTCCTCACGGGGTATTTCCAAATTCCCCATCAAGCCAGTTGATAGCCGGGATTACTACTGCAAAGCCAAAAATGACGTTGATTATAATCCCCAGAACGCCTGTAAAATCATACCACCATTGATTGTTCCACACATATTGCATGTGATCATACCACAGGTTGACGTAAATCAGTACAATTGTTGAAACGAGAAGAAAAATCCATGTGCTCAGTTTCATCAGTGTATAATGCTCCCCGACATTGTTGAAACGGTATTCATAAAACCCTTTCTTTATTCGCTTACAATTTCGCTCGGTGCCTCGCTAGTCGGTTCGCTTACCTCAGATGGTTTCTGAATCAAATGTAGTAACCAATTCACTACTAAAATCGAGGTTGTCACAAAGCTAATAAAAGCAAAAACATAGCACCAAATCAAGGTCAGTCTAAACCACCAAGCCGTTGAAATTGGTTCGGAAAAAGTATACATCCAGCACAACAAATATGAAAATCCTATCGAACTGGCAGGCAATAATGTCAACAAATACTTTTTCATGGTAACCTCTCAAAGTTGGTAGGGGATGAGTGATTCGAACACTCCCGTTGCACCAATCTAGTGCTCTCCAGTGTTTATAAGGCACCGCCGCACACCAATGCTATCCCCCACAAATTGTTGATACTGCTACCAATATAACAAGTATACCATTTGGTAGCAACTCTGTCAATAACTATTTATCTGTGATTCCTAACGCCTTGATGTTTATTACTGTGAATATATTATTCTGCGTATCATAGATAAGTATGTCTCCCGGTTTAGAATGAGACATAATCTCAACAATTGCTTCATTCAATATACCAACCTCGCGCATATTTTCTAACATTTGGGCATGTTGTTCTTCGCTGCGAAGTCGAAGTATTGGTTCAAATCGTCGCGCATTATCATTGGTGATATGAATGCCAGCACGTAGATGACAATGTAAAATGAAACTATACCAGCAAACCAGCCAATGATCTTAACAACACTATCCTTTCTTTTCTTTGGAATGCTGTTTTTCTTAGCAGTATCGTATTCAACCAAGCAATAGTCGCACATGCGAATGTTATCTTCGATATTCTCGTTTCCTCTTACTCCGCCTTTTGCACCGCGACAAATCTCACAGTTGTCCAATTCTTTAGTCATTCTCATTCCTATCTATACTTTCAAGATATCTGCACCAATCGCCATCTCCCCAATCAGTCATTGTATCAGACGAAACTACTGGCTGCACAAGTTTGTGAGTTCTCTCAAAAATATCTGGTTTTACTGGATAAAATTCTCCAGCATCTCCCTTGACAATCCAATCGTCCTTAGATGCATGCATATCACCATCCAAAGTTCTTATTGTAAGATCGCCATAATAATACATCACTGGAGGGTCTTGGCCGCTCAAAGGGTCAAACTTTGTTTCAGCATTTATCCAATCAATAATTTCTTGAGCATTTTGATATGTTTGCTTGAATTGAATAGCATCGACAATGATTGGAACTTTACGGAATCTTTGGATCATGAGATTTTCCTTCCAATATCATTATACCACTGAACCAATTATTATTTTTCTTTTTCTTTGTGAATGGTATGATATGCGTTTGGAAAATGTAATTTGGTCAATTCCATCCCATCATCGTCGCCTTCAATTTGCGGATATTTTTCAAACAAACGAACGCATTGTTTACAAGTCTGTGATAATCCCTGTCGTAGATTACACCAAATATGATGGCAGTCCATAAATCATCCTTAATAGATTTGTGACTTATTTATCTTGACTAGGTTACAATAGGAGAAACCTTCGTCACCAAATCAGCGTTCAATAAAGTGACCTTCGTTTTAAACCTTTTGAGTTCCTCTGAGACGAGGAATCATCCAATCCGCCAATATAAATCTATTTGAAAGTTGCCACGCATCTTTGACTTGAGGTTCGCAAAATCTTTTATCGATTCCCGGCCAATCCTGAAATACGGCTGACCATGCTTCGTTCTCAGTTTTAGCGTCTACCATAGCAACAATGGTATTATATTCCTTATCCTTGCTATGGAAACCGCTTCCTGAACACCACCAACCCAAAATTGCTTCATTGGGAGGATACGTTAACGGCCTGTAATCCTCGTCGTAGCAATACCATGACATCCAGTACCTATTCATTTTTGGCCCCACTGCTTTTCTGCTATAACAACTTTAAGATGCTGAATCAATTCATCCATTGAATCTACTACAGGCATTCCGTTAAGGTGAGCAGTAATTTCGACATTCGCTTTACGATAAAATCCCGGCTCACAAAGTACAATACCCGGCTTGTTAATGTATTGTCCCAATTCCAACAGAGTGATTGGAGATTTACTTTCAGCAGTCATCACGAAAACTCGATAGTCGGCAACTTTCAAGTAATGTTGTTCCCACGTAACCTGTGCCACAAATTCAGAATTGTCCAAATCCTGTTTCCAATTTTTATCCCAATTGTCGCGGCGGGGATTGTACAGAATAACACGATAATCATTTAATGCTGTGACTAAATTTTTCTGCCAATCCCAAACTGCTCCCTGATCGATACTGCCGCCTAAGAAAATACTGAATGTTCCTATACGATCAAATGGTTGAAGCTTCTCTGGAGCCTTTACTTCCTTCATTAAAATATCTCCTTGCAATACGGTACATTAACAGGATTCGAGATTCGGGCCGCTTCTCGTATTCTGCCACATTTCGGACAGGTGTAAACTGCCGCAGGAAAACTGTAATTGCATGGGATGGTAAACAGTCCAAACAAAACTTTTCGTCTTCCCTTACATAAAATAAGTGTTCTCATTTCCAATCATCCTCATCTTTTTCCTTAATATGGCGATAATACGAAACACCAACCACAAGAATAAAAAGCACAAATGCCACATTCCCAATCTGATCTGGTGTCATCGCGGAGTTCTGAGCCTCGCCAATCTATAAAGTTCTTTCAATTGCTCAATATGATAATTTGCTTCATGAACTGACATTGGACTACTCAGTTCTGGATGACATTTTTCTCGACTTGTATAAACAGGGTATTCATCTTCATAGAATCCCCAAATCTCATTGCTATGCGAAATTACTAAATCTTTTTGGAGTTCCTTGATGTGATATGCAAGGGATTCGACAAATTTTCTGGGCAAAACAATAACTTCTTGTTTCTCGTCTGCCGCATCCAGAAAAGTTTGGATTGGATCATCACTCCAGAATTGATTAATGTCCCGCTTTCTCGGCATCGCGGCTCGCTTTCCTTTGTTCTTTTTGGATTTGCTTATACGCCTTTTTGCAGGGTGTCACGATCCATGCATCAACCCACCAAATAACCAAACCAATTACAACACCATTCCAAAAACCATCCCACCACTGTGTATTAAAATCTATCATATTTGTTTACCTGCTTTCATGAATGAGACTATGGCATACGAGTTTGGGACATAAACAAACTCCAGTCTTTATTGTAGCAAGAACTGGAGTCGTGTACAAATTGAATTTTTGGTGGATGCGGCAGGGATCGAACCTGCGACAAACTGATTAAGAGTCAGCTACTCTACCAACTGAGTTACGCATCCATTTAAACTTTCAGTGATTCTCGTATCTTCCAATATATTAGCAAAACTAGATTTGCTTCGCAAGCCACAACCAAAGATTTAACTATAGCAATACAAATGGTTGTGTGGAGAATCAATAAATTATACGCGAGTACGAACACTATGCCAGCGGCACATGCTTGAAACCAATCCTTTACTTTAAACATGTGATAAACCTATGCAAGATGAAGTGCTTGGATGGTTCACAAGCTATGCATCTATTTATCGTTTCTATGAATCAAGAGTAGAAAAGAAGTCACTCCTTCTTCGTTTAAACTGCTTGAATCTTGGAAATTTTCCATGTTGGCGTTCAGCAAGAAAGTTTCCAAGAAACTGGTTACCTAAAACAAAACAAATACCAAGGACCGCTCCAATCACAATTGAATTTGGATCGATAGTCATTCAGCCCTTTCTCACAGACTCACTTGTTTTGTTACCAGTTCGCCACATCCCAAACAAGTATTTGTGTAGGTTGTGCGAATCGCTCTGATAGTTCTCGGTTGATGCTTTTCGCCAACAGTATACAGCCATGGTGTCAAATCATTTTCCGCATCATACACATTCACTGATCCTATCTCTTTCCATTTGGAAGGATCGTATGAATGACGGTGAAATAACCGCGCAAAAATTTCTTTCATTCCGTAACCTCTGGCGCTAATTTGAACCACATATGAACGTATTTCATGTGAAAAACTTGTGTTTGCTGAATGCCGTCAACATCCCAAATCTTCACTGTCATATAACGGCCATCTGGAGTATCGTACAGAACATACCACAAAGCCTCGGCTGTACGAGTAACAATCGACTTGTGTTGTTCCAAAGCCTCTTCGGTCACATGGAACAACTTCTCAAACTCAACTTCTGAAAATTTACGAGGGCCTACAACAAGAGTACTCATAGTTTTACGCCTTCATTCATCTTCTCGCGAAAAATTTCCTCGGCCTTTTCAGGAGACATGGCAATCAGCATAGACGCACGATTGACAGCTTCGGTGATCTTTTCAACAACGCCAATTTCACGAGCCTTTTGCAAAGCCTCACGCGCTGCCTTCTCAAACGATGGATTTGACATTTGCTTCATTTAGCCCTACTCCTTTTTACAGAATATCGTAGTCACGCCAAACGCGAACACCAAAAACATTTTCCTTGCTGCCGTGGTAACCGTTTTTATAACCAGCCTTCATAATAACTCGGACATTTTCACGAGTTGCACGGTTACGAATCAAATTCATCACAGGTTTAATTTCACTTGCAACAGGAACTGGTACAAAGAAACTATCAGATGTGCCAGCCCTCATTTTCTTAAAAGGCATCTGCGCCAATCCAACGAGATTTCGGGCGCGAGTCGGTCGTTCTTTTGATTCGAGTTCAAACATCTTTAGCCTTTCATCTTCCAATAGTATATCGAAGTTTGGCCTGAATGTCAACAAAAAGCTGGAGTCAAATTCGACTCCAGCCTAAATACAGCAAATTCAGTAACTTAAAGGTTAAAAACAGGATATCATAACCAGTTTCATTTGTCAAGTATTATTGTATCCATTGCACGATTACTATTCCTGTTGCACCATTTCCGCCAGAGGTTCCTGAATTTGACGATCCTCCGCCTCCGCCTGAACCAAACGCTTCTCCGTTTGAACCATTGCCAACTGATCCTCCATAGAATCCGCGACCACCACCACCAAAAATACTGGCTCCGCCAGTTACGCCTGCTGATGATGAATTTGAGGTTCCTGTTGATCCGTCTCCACCATTAACCGAATCGGCATCTCCGCCTGTAGGAGTTCCACCAGCACCACCGTAATTTGCATTCGGAGAGTTTCCGCCAACACCACCTCCGCCGCCTCCACCAGTCACAGTTGAAATTGTTTGAGTTCCGCTGGCAATTGCTGAATTATTACCATTTCCGCCGCCTGTTCCCGCTGATCCTATTCCTCCAGTACCAACAGTAACAGCAATCGTATTTCCTGATGTATATCCAGTTGACAGAACTTTCGCCGCAGCGCCTGCTCCACCACCTGAACCACTAACGCCCGATGCACCACCACCACCTGCTCCACCACCTCCGACTATTGTCCATTGAAATGCGGTGCTGGTTGTAACTCCCGCTGGAATAGTAAATGTTCCAGAAGTAGTAAATGTCTGCTTATGCAATGTTTGGGTGAAGCATCCCAAAGAACTTCCAGTTGTTGATATTCCAATTGTTGCTTGACCCGCTGCGCAGGTAGTAGGAGAAGATGCAAATGCAGTTGCTGTTCCTGCATTTCCAGTAATAGCAATTGCCCAAGTTCCTGATGCGCCTGTTCCTGTTACGCTGGGCGCTCCGATAGTATTATATGAAACAATAAAAGCAGTGGAACCATTATATACTTGTGGCGATGATGCTCCCGATCCACCACTATTAAAGGTTAATGTGCTTGCAACTGAACCAGACTGCCCCGTAATGTTTATTGGCCATGTTCCAGATGCTCCAGAACCAGTAGTTGACGGTGCGCCAAAGCTATGAAAGTCATATGTTATTGCAGAAGAACCATTAAATGTTGTACCGGGCGCAGCACCACCTGATGCTGCTGCGGTCAACGCATTTGTTGTCGCTCCAGTACCTGAAATTGTATTACATCCAAATGTTTGTGTTGAATTGTCAAAGGTTAATGCATTTGACCCACCACTACAACTTAGAAGTGTCTTCCACGAACCTGTTCCTGCTCCAGTTCCAACAAAAATTTGATTTATAGCGTCAGAAAGGGTGATGGAAATTTGGGGTGTTGTTGTTTGATTAGCAACATTGAGCGCAAACATACTATTTGAACCAGTTGGAGAAACCTGTGTTACTGTTCCAGTTCCAGCCGAAATTGTCACGCATTGAAATACATGAGGTGTAACTGAATCATTATACTGAAGTGCATTATTCAGACCGTGACAAGTTGGCACTGGACCAGTTCCGCCATATAATGTCCCCAAAACACCCTTTACCTGAATAGGTGTTGATGGGCCTAAATTTATTTGTTGAGCCTGAGCAACGAAGGGGATTGAAAGCATCAAAACTGCCAGAACTGTGAATAATCTTTTCATTGTTAACCTCTTACCCAAAAATAATGATCTTTCCCGAAACATTGATGTCAGATGAAATCCCATAAACATTAGCTGAATCGAATCCTGCTGCAACATTTGACGTATCAAGCCAGAATTGCCCCAATGAATTTGCATTTGTCATAGTAAATGTTACAGCAACGGGAGTATGACCAACAGAATGTCCAAATACAAATGGTCCAGCAGCAGACGAAACAAAAGAAGATACTCTAATATTAGCTGTTCCCGATGAACCCGCAGTTCCTTGATTTCCCTGTGGTCCTGTAGCTCCAGCAGTGCCTTGATTTCCTTGAGGACCAGCAACACCTGCAGTTCCTTGATTTCCCTGTGGTCCTGTAGCTCCAGCAGTGCCTTGATTTCCTTGAGGACCAGCAACACCTGCGGTTCCTTGGTTTCCCTGTGGGCCTTGAGGACCAGCACCAATAAAAGATATCAACTGCGAGATTGAGGCACTTTCCGTGGTCGAATTTTGAACAATTGGAAAAATTGCAGTATTCGCAATCGATCCCGCTGCGGGAAGTTGACTAATTTTTATAGACATGTGTTGAATACTCCAATCGTGATTCTGTTATATTTATGCCAACCAAAACAAAACCGCGAATCTTTCGACTCGCGGTTCTGGCTATTTCTATTAATTGTATTTTGGTTATCCCAATGGTTGTTCGTATGTTTCGAAGAAAAGGTACTCTCTCCACATTGGGTCACTCTCGCCCATATTCCTGAGAATGAAACGACTTGTGTGCGAACTCAATGGTTTTGGTGTGTATCTCAGCTTCATATCCTTCAATTCGCTCAACAATTTGTCACCCTTATGCTTGTTACAAGGCATACAGCAAGTAACAAGGTTTTCCCATGTATTCTTACCACCACGGGAACGCGGGTAAACGTGATCCATTGTCAATTTGCTAGTTGGAAAGACTTCTCCGCAATATAGACACATGTTCTTATCACGATTGAAGATGTTCTTTCTCGTGACAATCTGTGTCCTGATTGGAATATAACGGTACTCCAAAAGCCTAATAACACTCGGCAGAAAGAAGTCAACCGTTACCAATTCACCCGTGTGTTCGTCCCACATTTTACCACTGTAGAACATTTTATCCTCGTGAACCTTTTCAGCCTTAGCCGCACCCTTGACAATGAGTTTCATTGCCCTTTTGGCGCTGCAAATATTCAGCGGCTCAAAAGCGTTGTTGAGAACCAAAACGGGTTTTTGACATAGGGTAGACATTTTGTACCTCTTTCTGTATTATTTACTGCTCCAACTTCCGAATCATTTGTTGCTCAATTGACTGCCATGCGGCATTCCATGCACGAAGTTTCGACTTTTGCCAGCCACTGAGGAATCTCCATGACTCAAGTCCAATTATCTCAAAATAGGTTGTTTTGAATACCTTGTTTGGGTCCACATCATTTTCTGGTGAAAAATATCCAATGATAAACTTCGCTGTCGCAGCCCATTCCGATGAATATGAATTTGTATTAGAGTCCAAATCCTCAGCAACTAATGCATTTGGATAAATGGCCCGTACTTTGTCCTTCGATGTTTGTCTTTTCATTTCTCAAACTTTTGAAGCATTATTTGCTGAATCATAACCCATGTGCTTATCCAAGCTTCGTCAATCGTTTCGGACCATCGTCCTTTTAATCTGAAATGTGAATTTACCCTCTGATAATCACCTGTAATCATCAGCAATTCTTCCGATGTAATGAGAGTCGGCTCTCCGACTCCGTACAACTTCAGTGCATGAACATGATTAGTATACTTGTGAGTATCCTTGAATACGATTGCGTTTGGAAATATCCCTCTTACCTTTGAAATGACATCCTGAATCTCAGTAGAAACCGATGGCATTGGCTCGTACTTCCACTCTTTAAACGTAGGTCCGACAAACCAATCGTTCGAGTCATCCAATCCCATGTGTTTTCCTTTACTTGTTGAATTTCCAAATTTCATTTAACTGCCGTTGGGCAATCGAATAGTTTCTAAACTTTTTCTCATGGGTTTTTAGCTGATCTTGTATTCTTTTTAAGCGAGGTAAAATATCTTTGTGAAATGATTCTATGACCGCTGATTGCCCATTTTTGTTTACATAACTAGTGTAAACCAAATTTTGAAAAGAGTCAAGAGAAAAATAAAATTCGGTCAATTCTCTGTCAAGCTCAATCATTTCAACAACTAACGATGGCAATCTCGATGCCCACGATAGCTCTTGCGCAGCAAGCATCGCATCAAAAATTAGATATTTGGCTTCATCCTGCGTCATTTCCGCCATTTGGCTTTGCTCCGTAGTCCGTCACATACCAACCATTGCCCTTAAAATGCAATGCGGAACTGGTCAATGGTCTTTCAACTGGTTCTCCGCATACAGGACAAACCTTTTCCTCAGGTGCTTTGAAACTCTGCAACTTCTCGTAAACATGTTCACATTTTGTGCAGCGATACTCATATAACGGCATATCAATATTTATCCTCATCGAACATGAAAATCACAACGAACACTGAGCCAACCATCAATTCGTTTGAATCCCTTGTCTCCGCATCTGTCACAAGTTTCATTGCTTTTGCGTTCGGCTTTATCAATTGCAATATCTGTCTCTTCGTTTCCGCCAGAAGTGTAAACTCGTAAGTCGCCAAACTTTTCTTTGATTTGATCGATATGAAACTCTGGCAAATCTTTAGTCAAAACAAGAAGTTCGTCAAACAGTTCTTTTATGATTAATAACCAACCATCGCCGACCTCGAATCCATAAGATCGACGGCCTTGAAACCACGAAGCAGGATAGTTGGAACGTAATTGTTCCCTCAACTCTTTCATTTGAACTCTCTTTCCAGTAGTTACCAGCTTACAATCACCGATCTAAAATCTTGATCTGATAACTTACAAGCCAACCCTTTTAATGGCAACATTTGACACAGCATAATTTTAATGTGCATTAATTTCCACTCTTCTTGGTAACCATTGTTACCACATTTAAACTCAAGATTATATTTCTTCTGCCTAATTGCGTAAGCAATTTCGTCCTGTAATTGACTAATCAACCTTGGCATATCTTTTTCTGCTTCGCATCTACCAGCTTCCATCTGAAGCATTACTCTTGTGTGGGTTTCGCGTTGGTTTTTACGATCTTCCTCCTGCCTGAGTTTTTCTTTCTCAATCCTCTCAAGCATTGCTTTATTTTCTAATTTCTCCACTGACTCGATATCAATCATACTCACCAACTTATCTCAAGTTTGTTTACACTAGGCTTCAATCGGCACACAAATCCGCTGAGTGTTAATGTCGGTATCAACAACGAAACCAAAAAGGTATCCTTTGGTGATTCGCCAATTGTATAATGAACAACATTTGACATTCCGCCCTTTACCACTCTTCTGATGCGATCTTCAATCGTTTGCAATTCATCAGGAAATTCTTGTTCCGCAGTTGCCTGTGCGTTTAGCATACGATCAAAAATCAGTTTCTGACTTTCAATCTCACTTTCTAGCGCAACAAGTTCTTCCTTATATTTCTCGTCAATTTTTTGCCGCTGAATTGCACGGACTTCCTCAAGGTTTATCATACTCACCAACTTATCTCAAGTTTGCCTTCGGTTAAACGGCATACATATCCATGCAATGGCAGAACATCCAATAGCATCTTGACAAGGTAGGTATCGCGAACGTTCCATGAATATTGAAAAGTAAACATTGATCCGCCGTTTGAAACATTTTCTCTAATATTGCATTCGATGCTTGCCAAAACAGTAGGAAATGCTTCTTCTGCTTTTTCACGATCAAGTTCAGCATCAATTAATTTCTGTTTTTGTTTGTCAGCGGCAGCTTGCAACGATAATGTTTTGTTGCGTCGTTCAATTTCAATCTGTCGTTCAATTCTTTCCAATTGAAGTTTTCTAATTTCTTCAAGTTCAATCATGCTCTCAATGCCTCTCGAATCTCCATCAACATTCTGCCAAGATGGTTTTCTCCAACTCCTTCGCACATCCCCCAATACGTGTCATTCCACGTATTATCCTCAATCAATTCAGCATCACCTGTTGCCAACAGCAATTCTCTGTAAAAAGGATGTGTGAACTTCTGAACAAGAACTTCCATCATCACATCATTCTTGATTGTCTGCCAATCAGGTCGCAAGGTAACTGTGTATCCGAGTTTCTTTGATTCACCGGGAGTTTTTGCTTGAGCAACCGCGAGTCGTTCTTCTCTAATTAAAGTCTTTGATGCTTGGAAAGCGTGTTCGGTTGTAGCGCACGAAATTTTTCCACCAGCACAATCATCGATCCAGATTGTCATGCTATCGGCTGAATGAAAATTACTGAGGAATCTAAACGGACCAAAAAAGCCTAATATACGGTTGCTCATAATACACATCCTTTGCATTAGTATAGCTCTTTTGAATGAGAGGGTCAAGACCAAAAGAAAAGGTCAGCTTTCGCTGACCAAATTCTTGAATTATGGAGCTAATGGAGGGAATCGAACCCACGGTGTTTGTATGGCAGTTTACAAAACTGCTGCTGTCGCCACTGAGCCACATTAGCTTAAATTGTTCGGCCTTTATACCATCCAACAGGAATCTCTGAATCTTTGGCCGTCTTCTTATTTATGCTTCCGTTAGTAATCCACATCGTTCCAAACTGAGTATTCTTTGGACCTTGAGAATGGCCTATTCTTGCGAGAGTTGCATATCTTTTCTTATTTGCTTCTTCAGTTTGAGCCTGTTGAATTGCCTTTGCTTGATACTTTTTACGATCTTCTTCGCTCATTGCGAATATTCCCCGTTTTAAGTCTCTAGCTCTCACTCCACCCTTCGAATTGATTTCTTGTTTTCGTTCTTTCGAGTAGCCGTGTATCCCAAGTTTCTTTTTGACAATTACCAATCCACCCGCCAACTGCTCTTGAGGTGTCCAACCGCCCTTCCCACCCAAATGAACATTATAGGTGTCTTTACGAGCAATAAATTCTTCGTTAACCAACTCTCGCTCTTTTTCAAACATTTCGGAGCGTGTAACAAAGTTGAATAACGTCACTCGTTTGAAGTTTTCAGGTCCGTACTTCTTTACAGCCTTTCGGAAGATGCGACCAGACCCTAAGTATCCATCATCAATATTATCGGTAATGTGTGTTCCGATGTATATTTTTCCATTGATGAGATTTGTGGTTTGGTACACTGTGTAATGCATTTGATTTGGAGCCTCGTGACGGAACTGACCCGTCAACTAAACTTTACAAGAGTCTTATTTTTCCAGTTAAACTAACGAGGCAAAACATCGCAGTGGTTCGGGGTGCTGTCCTCATATTGAGGCCCGTATATTGCTTACGTCTACCAGTGAATCCACTGCGGGAATGTTGGAGCCGAATAACAGACTTGAACTGTTTCCTTATCTTTACGAGAGATATATTCTACCAGTTAAAATAATTCGGCAAAACTTATATTTTGGGGTTAATAGACTTCAATGCCATATACTTCCCCGCCGATCCACGTATCCTTTCTTACCATTGTTCACCGCCGATGTAGGTATCTTTGCTGATAATCTTAATCTTGCGGCCCATACCATCACACGAATCAAACTCGTGACCGCGAATGCCTGTGTTCGGAGCGTCAAAATCATGTCCAATCGTTAGGGTCATATCGTCTCTCTCGGATGGAGCTAGTTTGTTTCTGTTCGTTTAAGAAATCTTCCTTAGCCCAAAGTCTCTTTTTCCATTCTGGTAACTGTTCGTACTTTTTCTCAGCCTGTTCAAAAACTCTTACTAACCACTTGCCTTCCATAACACATCCTAATTTGGAGCCGATTTAGGGAATTGAACCCTAGTTTCAACCATACCAAGGTAGCGTAATAGCCACTATACGAAATCGGCGTAAATCTAAAAATTTGGCTGGTCCACAAGGATTCGAACCTTGAATGTCTGAGTCAGAGTCAGAAGTGATAGCCGTTTCACCATAGACCAATATACTTTATTTAGCACACGAAACATGTCTCTTTGCCGTCCATGTGTCTTTTGCACCATTTTTGTGCTCATTTACCCATTTTATTATGTATTCCTTCAACTGTTTATGCCATTTTACTTTGTCAAAACCAGTTGGAGTCCAATGTTGACTGTCACTTCTCTGCGCATTCTGCAAATACTCGTTAATCTCACCTGTCATTGATACCATCGGCAAATAAATCCAACGAGGTGTGTAAGCAAAAGACAGCTTATCAGCAAAACACAACTGAGAAGGGTCTTTATCATGCTTTTTGGCATAGTATCGACTATGATACAGGCAAAAATCGCCCCATTTGTCGCCAAACAGTTTGCGCATAATTCCTGCGCCAAATTCTACGTGTGTCTCGCCTTCTGGTCCATCCATGTTTGGTTTTCCAAAATAGCCAAAATCGTGTACAAAAAATGCAACCCATAATCTAGGGTCTAATGGAAAACCATACAACTCATACCACGCTCGTGCCACAAAAAATGGATGTAGGAAAAAGCAGTGAGCGCCAAATAAAACGCTCTTTGTTCCAATTCTCATAATCCTCAAATGTTTGGGGATTCTTCAGAGACATAGTGTGAATATAAAACTGAAGAATCCCTCAAACGGGGGAGTCAACGGTTTCGGGTCCGTTAACGCCTCTCCACCAATCGGTTAGAATGAACCGATACATTGGGCAAATAGCTCAGAAAATTCTCTGAACGATTTACGTCTACCACTCAGTCAAAAATGGACTGAGACATTGCCGATGTAGCCCCGCTCCACTCACTCGTACGGAGTGAGACGATTAATGAAATAAATTTAATGCGTTCTTCAATGTAATTAAGGCATTCGCCGCATTACATGCCGCTTGAGAGAAACGCATTGAATCTTGTGAATCCTGCGCTTCCGAAGCCTTTTTAATTAAGGCTTCAACTTGTTTTGCTACTGTTTCATTCATTGTTTCATCCATTGGGTTTTATCTCCAAATTGTGACGTTGTGTTACGTTAATGATATTCCACGGCAAAACATTGAAACTTTTGGTTATGTGGAACGGCTTCATGAACTTATATCTAAGTATGCCCTATATTTTAGACAATGTCAACTACTATATTCGAAACGGAGGTTGAAATAGCTTACCATAATGTTTCTGAACAACTTGCAACATTTTTTTACGACCAGATGGATTTGCGCTGTGAACTTGAACACCATTCACTGGCCAAACATTGTTTTCTTCCATCCAACACAATATATCGTAACCAGTTTTTTCTTCATCAGCATAACCCATTGTTTGGGTCATATTCAAATCGTGATCAAGTGACGCAACTTCGACTTCTCCTGTCGCCAGAAGTTCAATTGCCTCTTCGTATGTTTTTACCCACACCGCGCCTATTGCGCCGTGATGAAATGGGTTTCTTTGATCGTCCAGCCACAGAAACATTTTTCTTCCTCTTCTTTGGTTGAGCTAGTTTTCGAACTTTATCACTGCTCAATGCATCCACTAATGATTTACGCATTCCCAACGGTAACGGATCATGTTTGTCGTGGTAGGTCAAATAACTCAATATTGCCGCGTCTGAGAACGAAACGGTTATCATTTTTCCACCACTATAACAGGAACGCAATCTCGTCCGCAGCTTTCTGGCGTCTCGTATGTCATAAACCTACCATCATGCTCAGAGATTTCTTTGTGATAGTCTCCGAGAATTGCAAACCATTGTCCATTCGACCGCCATACAGTATCATCACCGATTCCATCAAACTCGTAGGTATCGTACAGCATTGCATATCCGCTCTTGGAAAACTTAATCATCGCCTTAACTTTTGTATTTTCTGGTAATGTTGCGGCGGTATAATTTGCCGCAATAACTAATTTGGTTCCATGTTCCGTCTGTACGAAAGACGTGACTTTATTGTCTTTGTTGATTGGATCGGCGACTACCACAAGTGCCGCATGTTCTTTTGCTCTGCGAAGTTCAATAGGAATGATTACTAGTGATGCAACAACGATAAAAATTCCAACAGTAATCCAAAGAGTTTTCTTAAACTTTGATCGGGTGTCCCATAATGGATCGCGATCATCATGCTGCATTTGCACACCTTGCATACCACCGACTTGCATACCAGTATTCTTCGAACCAATCATTCCATTCGGTACTCCACCCATATGTTTTACCTTTTCTTTCGTATCCGACAAAACTTGGTTGTCAGTTTAAATATTTTGGCGTCATAGTTATTGCCAAGTCAATACCCGATTTTAGGGCCAAGAATCAACGCCCCTGCCACGCAACTATAAGTTGTGACATCTTCCACAGTATAACCAAACATCAAACTATTGTCAAGAAATATATCAGTGTATTAGAATAAATAGATGTAGTTCGCGGATTCGCCGTCCCAACTACCCTATCGTCTCTGGAGACAACAGCTTATGCCTATTTACTCTGCAAAATATTCACAACTCAAAGAGTTCTACGTCTACAAATATCTTCGTTCGCGAAAATCCAAATTTGGTGAAATCGATAGTCCGTATAATATCGGCAAAGGTAAGGGGAAACGCGCTTTCTCTAAACAGCATACTATAAAACCACCCAAAGATAAATCAAAAATTCAATTTATCTCGGAAAATATGAATGAGGCCGATGCCTTTCAACTTGAAATGCTACTCATTCATTGGTTTGGCAGAATCAACAAAGGAACTGGTTCTCTTCGCAATATGACAGAAGGCGGAACTGGTTGTACGGGAACTGTTATTTCCGCCGAAACTAGAAAAATACAATCTCTACAACGAGCAAATAAAATGTGGGTCAATGATGGCAATAAACAACTATTGATTCGCCCAAATTTATTCCGTCAATATAAACAAAAAGGTTATAAAAATGGTATGTTGAAATCTTCAGTGAAAGAGCTTGTTTGGATGCATGATCCTAAAACAATGAAATCTACAATGGTCAAAATTTCAAATATTTCTTCGTGTATCTCCAAAGGTTACATTTTAGGTAGACCCTCTCCATCGGAAGAAACAAGAACAAGGATCAGCAAATCTACTAAAGGAAAGCAAATTACACAAACTCACAAAGACAATATAAGAAAATCTAAGCTTGGAAAGAAACGAAGCGCAGAAGCCTGTAAACGAATTAGCGAAGGAATAATCGCAGCCAAGAAACGCAAACTCTAAATTCCGTATTGCTTTTGGGTCATGGTTTTTACTGGTTTTCTAACGGCAATCATTTTTGCTTTATGAAACTGCACATTGACCGTATCCCAGTTTACAACATTCCACCAAGCAGCAAGATATTCGTCTCTTTTATTCAAATACTGCCAAAGATACGCATGTTCCCATAAATCGATACCAATAATAGGAACGTCGCCATTCGTTAATGGGCTATCTTGGTTCGGCAACGACACAATTTCCAGCTTGTCTTTCGGATAGATGAGCCAAACCCAACCAGAACCAAATCTCTTTGTGCCAGCCTCGTTAAACTTTTTCTTGAACTTGTCAAATGTGCCAAAGTCTTTTGTGATTTGTTTGGCAATGTCTCCAGTTGGAGGACCTCCGCCTTTTGGCTTCATGAGATTCCAAAACAAGGTATGATTTGCATCTCCGCCGCCTTGATTGCGCACTGCATCCTGAATAGCCTTTGGCATTTTCTTCCAATTGGTTACCAGAATCTCTGGCGAATACTTCTGATACTTTGGATAATCCTTTAATGCTTCATTCAGCTTGTCAACATATGCTTGATGATGCTTATCGTGATGCAGCTTCATGATTTCCTCACTGATATGAGGTTCAAGAGCGTTGTATGCGTATGAAAGTTCAGGTAGTTTGTATGCCATATTATAATCTCGTCTTTTGCAGCGCCTTAATTACAGCCGTCGCCATCTTCAGGTATTCTTCATATTTCCAAGCTGTCGAAGGGTTTCCCTTCACATTTTTTAAATAACGCCAATCATATTCGCCTTCAACCTTGCACAATGTTTTTGCAACGGCCTTAATTAATTTTTCATGATCAAACTTTTTAATTGCCATGCTTCACTCCATCAACTGCTTCGCCCAATGCAGTCGTATAAATTCCCGCTGTCATTGAGGCATCAACTATATCCTGCTTCAACTTTCCAATTTGTACTGTAAGACCATCGGCGCGTTCAGTCTCTTTTCTGATTTTCTTTTTGCACTCGTAGTGAATATACGATTCAAGATTCGCCGCGTCTGTTTCCAAATCTCCGATTCGCTCAACAAGAGCCATGAGAAATTCTGGAGAGATTGGCATTCTCTCAGCGTCTTTGCTGGCAAGGTCCAAACAATGATTGTACAAACCCTGCAAATCTTCTGGCACGTTCATTATATCCATTCCTGTGAACCGCGATACGAAAATCTATGATTCATCAATTCCTGTAAATCTTGATGCGAGTGATAGACGGGCATTGTTCTTGCCCATCTAACTACCATCGCAATTAGTAATCTTTGCATTAATAAAATTCCACCACTTGATCGGCAAGTCCGTACTTTACGGCTTCCTTTGCCGTCAACCAAACATCTTGCGGTGGAAGCAAATACTTTTTTATCTGTGGTTCTGTTAGACCTGTGCAAAGTTTGATATGAGTCATTACGCGCTGCGTTGCATTATTGAACTCAGTAACCTTGGCCATCAGTTCATGTTCTTTACCGTGCGATCCCCACGAAAACTGGTGTGACAGAATCGCAGTGTTTCTTGTGATGAACCGCTTTCCCTTAGTTCCAGCGATGAACGCGAACAATCCAGCACTGCTAATTTGTCCCAATCCATATGTACAGATCGGAACGCGGCTTCCTTTCATAGTATCAATTAATGCGAAACAGCTTGGCATTTCTCCACCCGCTGAATTGAAAATCATCTTCATCATTTTCGGCGGTGTGTCCATAAGATTGCGTTGAAGGATAAACGTTATCGCCTCGCCAGTTGAGCTAGGGTCAAAATCCTTGTTGAAAAGAAAATAGTGGTGATCTTCTAATGTTGGGATGTTTGGAACTTTAACATCTTCTTGTAGGCCCAATGTATTCTCCGTTTAGCTGAAATGGCTGAGGGTTTGCCCTCAGCCTCAAAGTTACTTCTTTGCTGCTGGTGCTGAAACATTTGACGCTGCCGTGGCCTTCTTCATTGCCTTCACTTCATCTGGCGTAAGCTTAATCCACTGCTTTGAAGAAGCACTGTACACAACATCGTCTCCCCACTTATTTGCATCCTTAACTTTTTGAATTGCTTTTTGAATCTTCTCTTGGTCCTTATCCCATTCTGGCCCGTATTTTGCATTCAATTTGTTTTGAAGTTCTTTCAACTCATCCTGATATCTTGCGGAGAGGAGATTTAAATCACCGAGTACAGAAACAACCTCTGAATCACCGGGAATGGTCGAATCCCCCAATGAAATTTCCTTTGGCGTCAACACTTCGCCTTTTGGTCCTTCGACTGTCTTGACTGGTATTTGTTTTATGGTGGCATCAACCGCAGTATTATCAGACGAAGAATGCAATGCATCCTTTGTTTCGGATGATTTTGGTGTGGTCTGCGCTGCGAGAAATGAAGAAAATAACACCAATAGTAAAATTGTAAATGAACGATGCATGGATTCTCCTAATATAAACAACTATATCTCTTCATTATAAGTTCAACGCAAAGAAAGAGTCAAGTTAAAGTTTTATCTCAGTCGGCATTCCTCTTTCATCAAAGAAACGAACCCGACGAACTCCATATTCCCTTACCAAATTCATGCACTTCTCGCAAGGACGCGAACACCCATATTTAACAATCGTTTGCTGTGCATTTGTGGTGGTACGGCTAACGTACAAAATAAGATTCTTCGACTTCTCATAGTGCCAACGACGAACTAGACACATTACTTCAGCATGAACATTTCCGTTGTAAGTATCATACTGTGCATGTTTAGAAGTACGAGTCCAATCATTAAACCCAATAGCAAGCAAATTTGAACCAGCGTACAGAGAAGCCCCGAGTTTTTGACCAACAGCCGATCCAGTGCTATGCATAGATGCGGCAGTAGCAGTATCAAATCCCCTTTTCCAACTTTTGCTGATTTTCATTTTATCCATGATTTCCTACTTTCAGTGATAAATAGTTATGCAGTTCGCGAGTCTCGTGAACTCCAACTGCCCTAACGCCATTTCGAGACAATCAGCATATGAATATTTATTATGTATACGCATATCTAAGAGAGAATTCTTCTGTCAATGGTCCAGCAGGATCACCATATTATATTGGCAAAGGAAAAAGAAATAGAGCATATCAAGATCATTTTGATTGCGCTGCCAATAAACCCAAAAATAAAAATTTCATCCTTAAAATTTTTGACCATTGTTCCAACGACGAAGCGAAGTTTTTAGAAACAGGGTTGATTAAAATATTTGGTCGTATTGATTTGAAAACCGGATGCCTGCGAAATCTGACACATGGCGGAGACGGTTCTTCTGGGTACAAACATACTGCTGCAACAAAAACAAAACTTAGAAAGAATGCTATAAGTAGGCAATACTCAATCAAAACTCGACAACTAATGTCTGGGGCTCACAAAGGATCAAAAAATCACAATTTTCAAAAATGCATCCCTGAAGAATTAATAAGAAAACGAGTAGAAACAAGAAGAAAAAATAATAATTACGAAGCATCGGATAAAACCAAATTTAGAATCTCACAATCGTTGATGGGAAGCAAAAATCCCATGTTTGGAACAATAAAACCAAAAGGCTCCGAAAGCCCTTATGCAAAAGCAATTAAATGTACGGAAACAAATCAAATTTTTGGTTCTATAACCGATGCTGGTAAAATATTAGAAATACCCCGATCAGACATAAGCAATGTTCTTACTGGTCATCAAAAATCAACCAAGGGATTACATTTTGAATTCATCTAATAAAGATTTAGGTGGCCCAGAGCCGAATCCAATTTTTCTTTTGTAACTGGCCCCACGGCTGTTATTGTATGTACTCGATCTTTCGTTCCATAAAATTGCTCATTTGTGTCATGAAACTCACCATAAACAATGTTTGTGTCATCAGAAATCAAATCTTGAATTTCATTGGAAACCTTCCGAAGTTCTTTTGAGTTGCGAACAGCAAGAACAATCGCCGTCATTTCACGATATTCAACATTTGAATTTGCAAACATTCGTTCAGTAAATCGTCCTATATGATAACCTTGCGCTATCAGCCTTCCGTGAACCATCGGAAAAGACTCAACAGTATCTTCAAATAATTCTGGATGATAGCAATCCTCTGGAATATTGAATTCTGTTGGCGGCTCAATACCCTTATGCAAAAGTTGTACAGTTTGTGGGACAATCACATAAATTCTCTCGTCAAGCATAAACCCTCTCAATTCTCAAGTCTGCAAAGCAGCATTTCTTCTTTTGACCCTGTAGTCAGTGTATAGGAAGGAACATACAACTTTTTGTTTACGCCTTGTATTTCAAATAATATCCTATCCGCATGAATGACTACATTTTTAATGGTTACGACATATCTCTCTTTTGTGACATCGGCAATTCCATGAGGATAGTAAAATAGAGTTAGCCCAATCAAAAATGTATACATTCAATTCTCCAAAGTTGCAAGCATCGCCTCTTCATTTGTGGCGTGTTCCAAATACCAACTCTTAACCCATTTCGTATCGCCGTCAAAGAACGTTATTTCAAAATCAGCGTCAGTTGGGCAGTCTTCGGTGATTTTTGCCATGTAACGTTTGGATGTATCGTCTCTATGATACCAAACATAGTCGCCAATTTCGAATCCCCATCCATCCGACATTTAACTCTCCAGTTCCAACTTGTAAAGGAACAGTCTTTCCTGTGATGCATATTCCAATTGCCACGGCGGAACCCATCTCCATCTCTGTATCCCAAACACAATCTTGACTTCAGTTGGTTCAATCTCCACAATCTTTGCTGGTATAATTGTTGGCGGAATCGTTTTGGGATAGCCGCCTTCTCGAAATTCGAACAGAACATCGTCTCCAACCTTTATCTCATGTCCATTTTTATCCAGCATAAATAGTCTCCGTGAACACTTCGTCAAAATTCGCGTTTGCGGTTGGAATCGTTGCTTTGGGTGTTTTTGCTATCGCCGTTCATGTTTCTCAACTCGTCCCACGAAACGCATATTACAACCCGCCCAAATTTAAAGGTAACACTGCGTTTGTTTAACTTTCCAACTTGTACAGCATCAACTCACCTTTTGTCGGTGTCTGAATCTGGTCTGAATATACGGTCATGTAATCGGAACCTTCCCAACGAGGGTTTATCTGTACTGTGACCATGTTATAACTTATGTCTTTGTCCAGAACTTTCATCATGTGGCGAGAATCTGGTTTGAGTACAAAATACTCATCCAACGAATATACCCAAACCAAATCTCCGTTTCTCATTAGCTCACCTTAGCGACTAGTCCATTTATCATTGTCACTTCCGCATACCACTTGCGATTGGTATAAGCACACGGTCCTACGACACAAAACTTGCCGTTCGGCGTATACTCAGGCTTAAACATCGTTGTCTCGACATAATTCAAAGGCTTGCCGACTGCCGCTTTCAAATCATTCTTTGTTTTATATCCCGATACTCCCATCATATCGTTTCCTCTTTCTTCCGATCAAAAGTCCCATACATGAAAACTAAAATTGCCAACAGGAGATAGTAGATGGCCGATTGTTTATCTCCAGCATCGAAAAAATGACCTGAATAGATAACCAAACCAGCACTGGAGATTTGAAATACAAATGCTAATGTTTCCAGAATTGCTTTTTTAAACATGATGCCTCATTTCTCAAAAGTTTTCAGAACATCGATTGAAGTCTTAGCCTTCGTTAAAAAGTCAGCTTTCTTTTCATCCGTTCCAGACGCAAGAAATAACGCCAATTCCAACACTCGGATATATTTTGCGTTTGCGCTTATCTCTCGCTGAAAATATTCAGCCTGTCCTGCACTACTTGCGGCCCTTTCCTTGAAATGCTCTAGCTCTCGCATCACCTCATGAAGCTGACGCATTGCACGTTCATATTCTATGCGTACATCGTCTCTTCCGTAATAACCTCTATCCATCCCGTCAAGTCCGATTGGCATTAGTTCTCCAGCTTGGACACCATTGCATTACTTGTGTACATCTCAATGTTGTACTTGAAACGCCTCTTGGCGTCATAAATGTCCATTGCAATTTGAACGGCATTCCATGCCGCATCGATTGCATAATTCTCGTGACGATCCTGAGTCCAGCCGATAAACTCCGCAGGAAGGTCCATGTCGATATAGCGTCGTCTACCTGCCTTGTTCTCGTAAAGCCACTTTCTCAGTTTACGCGCATAAACATATCGCGTCAATCCGTCGCGATTGTACTCAGTCAACAGAAAATCCATAATCGCGGTTGGCGAACCATTCATCTCTGGCGTGATTTCTTGCCACCGTCTATCATACTGCTTTGTTCTGACGGACGACACGCGGCTAAACTCACGCGAAAAATATGCCTTCTTTTTTCCTGCCTTGTATACAACTTTGGAAGCAAACTCAAGCATCGTATCTTCAGGTTCATGCGGCAACTTGTATTTCAAGCAATCAATTAATTCGTCATTGCCCATCATTTCCTTTGCGAGAGAAACTAGATATTCTCCCACAAGATGCGTCGGCAAAGGTTGAGGATAAACCCACGATCCATCAAGCCGCGCCGTCTGATAGAGGAAAAACGGAGCAATAGGACCGTTGTCATATTTCGTGCTGTCAAAAATGAATGTGTATTTCTCAGGATTGATCGTGGAACGAAAATTGTGAACCATTTTATCCCTTCTTTGGTCATTTCTGTTTATCTGTGCTAAATACCAATAAGCAATTTACTTCGGAGATAACGAAATGATTACTGCATATGTTTATCAGCATACCAACAAAATCACTGGAGAATTTTACATCGGCTATCGTTGCGCAAATGTTTTCAAAAACATACCACCTGAAATTGATCTTCCAAAATACATTTGTTCCTCGCCCTCCATAAAATCATCAATTAAAAAGAATCCCGAAAATTGGATGAGGCAAATTCTTTCTTGCTGGTTTGATTCCAACGATGCCTATGAATCGGAACAAAAATTGATCCATAATAACTGGCATAATCCTCTTTTGCTAAATCAACAATATCAACTCAATGGAACAAAACATTTCAAAGCGCCTAAAGTATTCAGTCAAAAACATCGTGAAAAAATCAGTAAAGGACTGACTGGCCGAGTTCGTTCTAAAGAACATTGTTCTGCGATTAGCAATTCCTTGATGGGCAGAACATTATCTTTACAAAGCATTCAAAAACGCAGCGCAAAAATCACCGGGCAAAAACGAACACCTGAACAATGTTCAAATATTTCTCAATCCCTTATCGGTCATCTTACTTCTGAATCAACACGAGAAAAAATATCTATTGCAAATTCTGGAAAACAGCATCCAAAAGGATTTGATAGTCCGTGCTCAAAACCATTTCGTTGCATTGAAACCAATCAACTTTTTGGCTCACAGCCACAGGCAGCAGAACTTCTCAATCTAAAACAATCGGACATAAACAATGTTCTGAAAGGTCGCCAAAAATCTACTAAAGGATTTCATTTTGAGTTTGTGTGAGTTCATCCACTCCACACCAATCTTCCAAAGCACTTTTCCAAGCAAGTTTGGGTGTGGAAAGAATTTTAGAAATACCTATTGAACATCCATCGCCAGTTGGCAGCGCGATTTGATACGCTTTCTTTTCACACAGAGAAAAACAATATGCTTTTGGAAATATGCCTAAAACTTGCTGTCTGAAAGTTTGTTTAGTCATTCGTTTCCTCTCACCAACAAATATAGTATACCAAACATTGGGATTAAAGTCAAGAACTTTAACCCCTTTGTTTAGTTATGGTTGAGAGCCGATTTCCACAGGATTAGCCAATCATTGCCCTAATCAATTCGATTTGAGTCTCCAAAACGTGCCTAACGTTCTGATACGCGGCCTCTTGCTGAGGGAACAACTTACGAGCAGCCTTGAGCAATGGCAGGATAAACTCTTCAGTTTCAGCAATATATGACAACTGCTTTTCCTTGCCGAAAACGCCATGCATAGATTGGTGATTGTGCATTCTATCGATGCCCTTTGCCAAACTCGCAACGGGATCATTAACCATAGCAGCGTAATACTTGTCAAGCGGCTTTTTGACGCCAGAGACTTGATTGGTCATGAGTTCAACATGATTCGCATTGCGATCTCCAAACATTTCATTGATGACCGACATGCCAACATTACAATCTTCAACAACGTCATGGAGCCAAATGGTTATCATTGTTTCCTCGGGAAACATTGTTTGGTCCAAAATGGTACGCGCAAAATTTGCCTGAGAGACTTGATGCTGAAATTCTGGCGTGACCTTATCCTTGCGTAAACCAACATGCTTACTCTGAGCAAAATTCATTGCTCTGAGAGCAGTGTGATATCCACGGCCAACTTGCCAATATCGAATAGCAATTCTCATCTTTTCAAAGTCTTGCTTCATCGTAGTCTCCTAACCACATTATAGTGTACCAAACTTTATCGATAAAGTCAAGTATATTATCTTTCAAGCATATGCAGCATAACGTAGTTTTTGTCAACCCACGTAACTTGTGATGGCATCTTGTAAACTGTTTTTACCTGTGTTTCTGCGCGTGTATAACCGTCTTTCCAAGCACGACACAATCCAATTTCATCATGCCGTTGGCGCAGTCGTCCATGACGCCTTACAGTTCCAGCATTGCGAAACTCTACAACTTCAAATAGTTGAACATCGCCGCTCGCCCATACAGCAGTAACGTAATCACCAATTTCAATCGAGTGTCCAATTGCATCAATCATATGTCCACCTTCATCGGATACGCAAGAACATGCTTGTTTGGTTTACAATATGTTTTCTTATTTTTATGAACCCAAACATTATATCCGTCTTCCTCATCAAGATTTCCGCTGGAATAATTTTCTGCGTCTTCCAAATGTATCTCTTCGTGACAATACTTGCAAATAACAATGATTCCCAATTTAGCGGCAACTATCCGTGATTCTTCCTGTTTACGAAAAATATTAGTGAAGAAATTCATTTCGGCTCCCATTCATAAGTATTTGCCAGCGGTCCCGGTCTAGCTAATGCCTTGGACCAGCCCGTTTCGTCACACCAAAAAGTATCAGTGTCTTCGTGATCCCAATACCCAATTCTCGCTACATATTTTCGTTTCAGCCTCTTCCCGCAATTCTCACAAAGAACAATCATTCCTAACTTTTCAGCCATTAGTTCAGATTCTGGAATGCGTATGCTCATGGCAGTTTCCTTGGTTTCGCATATGAAGACGATGGATTGGCTTTCGATACGCGGTCAGAACAATACCCCAATTTTGAATCTTCGTGCTTCCAAGTTCCAAGTCTTCCAACTTGCTCTAATCGCCTTCCGCAATTTGCACACAGAACAACCATTCCTAACTTCTCTGCCATCAATTCGCTATCTGGAATATCAAGTTTCACTATGCGCTCCAATCAACTTTGCGGGGTGTGGCAATGAAGTTTGGATTATTTTGTTTGCAACGCATTCTGTATTCACCAGTCTTCTCGTTAAGATGTGCATATATTTCTTCATGAAACAGGTGCCGCCAAGGATGCATTTGCATCGATCTAACTATAGAAGCCAAGTCTTCACTGATCAAATAAATTCGCTTATGACAATGGATACAAATATGAACAATACCCAATTGTTCTCCCATCAAGTCGCCTTCGGATATTTCGGCTTTCTTAATTTTCGATGCCATCTTGTTTACTTCCTATTCTTGGAAAAGCATACAACAATTTGCCAGCGTAACACGCTCGCAATTTTGTTTCGTCATGAATCCACAAATTTTTATCTGGCGTATTGAACATCTTAAAATCTGCTTCATCATTCGTGATGGAGATTATCTTATTACAATTTATACAAAATCGCAGGATTCCAAATTTTTCCGCCACCAATTCATTTTTGGATATTCTAGTTTTCATCTTCATCCTCAAACTTCATAATGTCTTCGTGCCAGTCACGATAATCAGCTTCATCCATAGGAACAGCAATTCCATCCAAAGGATCGTTCCAACATGCTTTACGTCCATCGCTCTGATCACCTGCGTTGTGAACCCACATATGATAATCTTCACAAATTGGCCTGCGACAGTTCCAACAAATTTTCGTCAATCCCATAACCGCAGCAAGATACCATTCCTTTTCTTTCTGCTGATTAACTTTGAATTGTTCTTCTGGCGTCATTCGTTGTAATCCCATTTATCGTAGATGTGTTTGAATATGCGATAATCATCACTGATCTTGTCAAACCAACTAGACAAATCATCGGCTTCCAAATCAATGTTGTAAGTTTTATCCTTCACAACAACTGTGATCTTTTTTGGTCCTGCTGGAGGATTGAACATTTCTTCCAAGGTTTTAAGACTCGCGGGTGATGCGTGTGTTGAAGATTTATCGCATACGACACCCTCAGATGCCGTATGAATCCAGCCAATGACATTTCCAACTTTGTCCGAAACAGAATGCACACGGTTGCGGCAATTTTCGCAAAGGAAAATTATACCCATCTTCGCTGCGACGTAATCGTTCTGTTCCTGTTCTGTCATGGTGCTCCTACCATTTTTTGTCCCAAATGAAAATCAGCCAATAGATGACATAGAACCAACTACAGATAAAGTGGATAATAAGCCATCCAATTGAATGCCATGAGTGCCACGACAAAAATGCCGCCAAAATACCACCGAGCAATCCACCACCACTAGCTTCATTATTATTTTCCATTTAATTCCTCCATGATTCGATCTGTTTCCGCACTCAGTTCTTCGTATGTTACACCAAACTTTTTCAGAATTACTGTTCTGGCTGCAACGTACTCTCGTTCCAATTTTGCTTTCTCTTCTGCATTGCTTGCAACTTTTGTCATGTCCATGTGTTCGAACATGAGAAATTCTATTGATGACCACGCATCATTGTACGTCTTAGCTTTCATGCTTTGCACTCAAAGAAAATTTATACAACATCACAACGTTTTCGTCAACCTTCACTGTATTGTCGGGTCGAATTGTTGGCTTGTATCCACTTTTTGGCGCTCCCTTTAAAATATCAACAATCTCACAAACCACATATGGATCACCCATGACATAACAGCCAGCGGGAATATTATAATTCTTGCTCTTTTTCAAACGGATGCGCGTGATTTGACTTAACAGCATTTCACCGTTGATCGTTCGTGCCAGAAAATCTCCCACCTTCATAGTTGTGCCCATGAAATCTTGGCAGGATTCGAGGTTTGGGTTTACAGTTCCCATGTAACCATTATACCAAACTTACAATCTGTTGTCAAATGTATTGAAAATAAAGGACTTAAACACAAAGGCCGCTTTCGCGGCCTTTGTTTAGGAACATTTCGATCCACCACATTGCAAACATTTAGAACATCCACTTTCATAAACCATCTGTGAACTTCCGCAGTTTGAACATGTGGCTCCTGCAATCTTCTCTCCGTCTTTAATGTATCCACCCAACAACTTTTTCAAATGGAATAGAAAGCTGGCAAATGTCACACCTTCGATCTTGTCAATTTCTGCAACGATGTTCTTGATTCTAACTCCATGTCGAAGCAGCAATCCGATTGTTCGCGCAATCTTCGTGCTGTTGCTATCGTGTTGAAATTTCTCCTCAACTCCAGCCACATACTTTTCAGGTATTCCCTTTGTACGCGCCATCGCCAACAGACGTTCCAACGCATCATTTGTGGTGACTGTCTTTTCCATTGCGTTTGTCTGAACGAATAACGCAATCGGTGCTTTATTCTCATTCAGCGTAACTGTGACGTACCATTTGCGACTGCTTCCTCCCTCGTGATCACGCAAAACCTTTACCTCAGCACTGCTTGTATCAGGCATCTTAATGTCACTAATGATTACTTCTTCATCCATATCATTTTTCTGATCGGCTGCGGACAATACAGCAGTCATTGAACCAGATCGATATGTTGTGAGTCCCTTGATGTATCCAGTCTTATAAGCATCCAAATAAATGTTTTGAAAGTCTTCAAAACTGTAATCATTTGGGAGGTTGACTGTCTTTGAACATGCACTATCGACGGCCTTTGCAAATCCTTTTAGATCACTGACATGTTCATTAACTGAAAGATTGTCAGTAGTGACGGCCCAATCAGCTTTTTCATCCCACAATCCATGAGCCTTCAGGAAACGAACACCATAATCCTCGCAAAGAACTTCCTTTGTCAATCCACGATTTTTGTCAATTTTATAGACACCGCCGTGTTTATCTGTTCCTCGAAGAATCTGTTCATCTCCTTCCTGAGCAAACTTAAACATTTCTGTCTCAAACCACTCGCCCTGATACCAACGAGGTGTATCAGAAGCAATGTGCTCTGGCATATCAGCAACGATTACAGTACGGATGTAGCCATGCAAGAAGATAGGCTCAATTCCACCGCTTACAATGTTTGCAAAAATACTGGAATTTCCATTTGGTTGCATTGAGAACAATGAACTGTTGCGAATACCATACTTACGCATTCTTTCACGCAACGATTTTGGCAGATCAATGTTGTCCCAATATGGACTGAGAACATGCTTCTCAGGATCACAGAACTCAAACATTCCTTTTTCCTCGGCAATTTCAATAGATGCTTCAACACCAGCATGCATGAAAGCCTTCAACAACTCTGAACGGACTTCATCGGCCTTTGCTGAACCAAAACGCACTCGCATCATATACAATGCACTCCCCCAGCCCATAAGACCGCATCCAATACGACGCTTTTTTCGCATGGATTCAACATATTCTGGTAATGGAGCGTCACTGTATTGATTCACATTGTCAAGGAAACGAACTAGATACTTCACATACTTCTTTACCTTATTCAAATCAAAACTAGTATGTGTTCTGTTCACAAACTGTGTAAGATTGAGAGTTCCAAGGCAGCAAATACCACCGGGAGATAGCATCTGTTCGCCACAAGGATTTGTGCTGGCGATCTTTTCAAGATAATTAAGCTGATTGAACTTATTGGATCGGTCCAGAAATAAGATTCCGGGTTCATTGCGGTTATAGGTGCTTTGAGTAATGAGATTCCACAGCCATTCAACCTTGACCGTCTTGTAAACGACGACTGGATAGCCTTTTTCCTGCCAATCAACAATGTCGCCTTTCCATTCTTCCTTGTATTGCGCATGGGTTGTTTCTGGAAAAATTAAGTCCCACGTAACATGATCCAGTTCCAATTGATCAGCACCCATCTTTTTCAGTTCATAAATTGCCAGAACTTTTTCCATGAATGCATCAACACAATTCACGCTTACATTGAACTTCTGTAATCGGTTACTGGTTTGCTTGGCTGTAATGAACTCAACGATATCTGGATGCCAAACATCCAACACTCCCATCATTGCGCCTTTTCGAATCTTTCCTTTTGCTTTTTTGTTTACGCTTTTCAGACCCGAGCCAGATGTAATAATCTCACTGCTCTTGTCAAAAAGCTCCATGAACTTGACTGCACCGGGAGTTTCGACTCCAATTCCGTTGATGAATGATCCTCTGGGCCTAAGAACGGAGAAATTGTTACCCCATCCCCCTTCACTCTTCAATGTCAATGTCTGGGCCTTAAGAATATCAAGGATTCCAACCATACTATCTGCATCAAATGTTGGGGATGGACTCACAAAACAATTAATTAGGCTTGTTCCTTTAAATTCTGTTCCTGCATTTGCAAGGATTCTCCCACCGGGAACCACCTTGAAGTCGGTCATCATATCATAAAAGTTTTCCGCCCATTGCTGCCTGAGAGAAGGAATTTCAACGCTTGCCATAGCGCATGCTACGCGCCAAAATGATTCATTAATGTCTGTGTCTTTGTGATCTTTGTAGGTTGTTCCCCAAACTTCCTCGCTGAACGAGTCTTGAAAAAGGGTAGAAAATTCTGGACGGGTATTATATGATACTAATGCGCTCAAGTTGTTATACCTCTAATATAGTGTAAGTCCCAAACGAATGTTCAGGTTAGGTGTTTGTATTTAGGTTTTTGCCTTCGTTTTTGCTCTGTAAGTCTCAATTTCAAATGCAGAAAAAGCCCAATAAAATTGGGCTTTTTTCATAGATTCTCTATACGATTTCTGCCTAATCTTTACACTGATTATAGCACGGAATCTCGCTTTAGCTTGAATAAAAAATGTTCTCCTGTGGTGGCTTCTTCTACTTCATCATCTCTACGAATTGTTGTGTTTTGTCCGAGTCCTATATCAATAAACAATCTTCTCCAAGTACATCCCTTAGAATACGACGCATCTATGTCCGTTATTTCTCCGATTACATAATCATCTACAATGGTCAATCTACATTCCAAATCTGGACAATTTTTGAACACTGTAATATCAGGAATGTCAGTTCGTGGATTATCCCTAACCCGCACAGCATCCCCCTTTTGTAAAATTTTTGCCATAACTTACTCCAAATTCTCACATCATGTATAAATATGATGGGAGAACTTATGAAAAACAAAAAGTATGCCGAATACAAACTTTCTGGTTTGTGTGTTCGATGTGGGGCCATTCCTGAGAACGGGAAAACAAGATGCGAAACGTGCAATGCTGAACATCTAAACTATACTAAACGATCACGAGCGAAAGCCGCCAAAAATGGAAAATGTTTGTATTGTTTGGTTGCCTCCCGACACCAAAATTTTACTATGTGTAAAGACTGCCTACTCAAGCATAACACAAAAGGAAAGGAAAACTATCAAAAAATGCGGTCGGCTTGCATAGAAGCATATGGAAAACATTGTGTTTGTTGTGGTCTAAACAATCCGAAATATCTTCAACTCGATCATATCAATAACGATGGCGAAGCCCATCGTAAAGAAGTATTTCGAGGTAACAGAAAAGGATCAATGTATGCGTGGGCATACCACAATAATTTTCCTGACATACTACAATTGTTGTGCGGAAATTGTCATCAAGCTAAAACATCTTGTGGAGGTTGTTCAGCATCAGATCATCCAAAATGGGACGGTCACACAACTTTATTGTATGCCAGTTTTGTTCTCATCCAATGACCGTGCGTTTGAACATGTTTCTTTCTTACATATTTCCCAACAACCGTTCTAAATTCCCGAAACTGAAAAGTTGACGCTGGTCTAATTACATATCCTTCTTGTTTAGTAGTGTCAATCGAGGATAAGATTTTTTCTTGTAAATCGTCAGTCCATATTCCGCGATAAATTACTGGCACAGTTTCGAGGTCAAGTAATTTTGCATACATTACCGTGTCATCCCAACTTAGACAAGTCATTCCATCCCAAATACTAAAAACTTGACAGAAGGCTTTCAAATTCTCATAGTATATCGAGTGTACCGCTGTCAAATTTTCACAGCATATCCTGAATGTTTTCGGGATGTTATGAGCGATTTGGGCGTGAAGTGCCTTTATTTGGTTTCGGCTTGGATGCGGCTCGTAATCAATACTTCTCGCATGCAAATCGTTCCAATAGAAAGATGTATTCTCACCGTCCATCTTTTCAGTTACCACGACTTCGTGATTCCAGCTTGCCACAACCTCGGCAGGCAACCGCCTGTCGTCCTTTGTAGCACCGGGACTCCACGGAAGATGGTATGTTCGAGGATACTTAACCTTTTCGGTGAAAAGATGGAGCACAGGTTCCAAAACTTTCTGAACACTGAGGTCTTCGAACAATTCTCCACGAACACGCTGCTCATTCGGCAAAATAGGATTTCCCCATTTGTCGTATCTTTGATCGCCATAAAGATGTTCAGGAAGAATGACGGTTTTGATTTTTGCAGCTTCTCGCAATACTTCAGTGCTGAGCATAGTGCTCTCTGCGTCAAGATGGCAAATTCCACAAACTGTCACACCATTATCAAGATAGTATCCGCCATCATGAAACAATCTACGTTCCATAATGTGATGGGCATCTTGTCCCGGTTTTTTGCAGTAGACACACAGAGAGTTATCGCGCTGGAATACACCAGTACGGAATTGGTCGCGTGTTAGAAGTTTCGGTTCCATAATCAACTCTCACGTAATTATCGTACTGTAAAGGATTATGGTTGTCAACCAAAATCTTCAATACGATTACCAAATATTAAAAATAAACAGCGCAAGAAGAAGCCAATTACCCTCGCTCATATCTTTTGGCTTGTGCTCAAAGCAGCCAACCAACCACAAGCCAAGCAGTATAACTATAGCTGTGTGCATTATTTGCCATCCTTTGAACTGGAGCTAGACGAACTTTTAAACAGAAAGGATGTAAGAACCATAATTCCCCATGCCTGTTTCCAAGAAATAAGATGGACTCCAACTACAGCGGGAACTAGGCACCCATTCCACAGTTTCATTACAGGCCAAGCAGATACGAATCCAATTATAACGAACAGCAATGCAAATCCAGCCACTGTCAAAATTACTCGGAATCCAGATTCCATTGTATCTCCAATCTTCGCTTTCAAAAACTTCCCAACTATACTTCCAATCTTGTCTTCGATATTCATCGATGCCTCAATTCAGGCCACAAATGTGGTGTGCCAACAACAAGCAATCGCGTAAATCTGTTTATATCTCTGCTTGAAATAAAAGTTTCAGGATCGATGTACATTCCGACAACTTCATGACTTTTATTCATCAGAGGATAACCCAATGTTGGACTTCCTAAAATCGCACCATGATAAGTAAACTCTTGATTCCCTCCATCGGCGATTTTCAATGGAACGATTTCCAACATATTTTCATCAGCAGCAGGCAGTAATTCTAAACAAGCAAGATTCAAACCGAGAGGATAATACCCATGCGTCCTTAAAGTTGCCGAATGTATTTTTCCACCTATTGTAACCTCGATTGTTTTGTTCCCGCTTGGATGGCTTTGTTCCGATTCAATTATTTCGACGGCAGAGAAGGGAACGATAAAATCACAAGTAGACGTTGTAAATCCTGCGGAACGGCTTAGCACATATGAGGTTTCCTTTTTATCATAGTGATAATGCACCGTTACAGTCATGGTTCCTACTTCATAGTACCATGATGGATGAGACTCCTGAACAGGTTGGGCGAAAGATGAAATTGCGGAAACAGCTAGAAAACCAATAACTCCAATTTTCATTATGACACCTTTCTTTTTTCGTATTCCTCAGCAATGTACCAACGTCTCGTCAATCCAGTTTGTTCCGCGTCTTTGTTCAGATAATCAATTTGAGCACGAGAACAAATAGCCTTCATTCCGTTGAACGGGCTTCCGTCAACATCTTCACAAATCACGTCAACTAAACTGTGTCTGTTCGCATTCATAGATAAATGATACCTCCATCCAATCACTCCACACAATTCTTTCAGATGGCTTTTTAAACTCTCGAACGTAATATTTCTTTTCCCACAACTTTCCTCGTTTGTTGTTGCATTTAAAACAGCTACCCACTAAATTTCTCCAATGATTTGTTCCACCAACTGAAATTGAAATTATGTGATCAACGGTAAACTGTTTCACATCTCCGCCACTACCTTCTAAAACACAGTCACATTTACACCACCAGCATTTTCCATGTTGTGCTTCCCACAAACGCAAACGGTGCGATCTATACTTATTTTTTCGGCGCACGGTTGTATACGGAGCATCTGTGACGTAACTTTGCATTAAATCCAAATCATAACCCAGAATAATTTTTCCAAATTGTTCAAGAGCATGCTCATAGAAGTCTATCATAGCCCCAACGTCTTTCTCACCCATGCGTCGTCAACAATCTTGATGCCCTTCTTTTGTGCCTTCGCCAACTTGGAACCGGGCTTATCGCCAACGATCACAAGGTTGCAATTGGATCGCACATCGTCAACAATCTCCGCGCCGAGTGCTTCCAACTTTACGCCAACTTCCTTGCGAGTTCCCATGCTGAGTTCGCCAGTCATGCAAATCACGATTCCAGCAAGCGGAGCACCAGCAGCAACAGTCTTTGCCACGAGAGCAGCAGGACGGACGCCAGCCTTGTACAGCCGTTCGCAGAGCAGAACGCTATCCTTGTTCTTCGCCCATGCGATAACGCCAACAGTCTTAACTTTTCCAAGTTTCTCCAGATTCAACTTTGGCAAAGTCAGAAGCAAGGCAGGAAGATTTTTCATGTCTTCCGTTCCAAGATTCAACGCCTTCGCAATATCCTCACCTAGCGAGTGTCCGATGTTCGGAATGTTAAGACTTGCAATCCAACGATCCCAATTCGCAGTCTTTGCTTTTTGAATCGACTTTGCCATCTTTGCAACATTCTTTGCAGACGTAAAGCCAATACCCTTGATGCGATTTGAAAACTGCGTTTCAGTGTCACCAGCCAAGGCAAACATAACATTGTTGGAAAATTCAACCAACTCAGCAATATTGGTTGCTTTTTTGAGTGAAACAAGTTCTTCGGCCATTGACTCGCCCAAATTGTCAATCTCAAGTGTTTCGCGATTGCCAATATACTTGAACTGCTTAGCAGCCTTGCCACCGCAGAAATTGTTCGGGCAGAATCGCTGAATGATTTCCTCAGTCGTATCAAACGCCAGCTTCGTTTTGCAAGATGGGCAAGTTGTCGGGAAAACGATCTTCTGAGTTCCCGGCTTCGTCACACCAACAATGTACGGGATAACGTCGCCAGAACGAAGAATTTTCACAGTGCAACCAATTGACAATCCAAGTGCTTCCATGTACGTTTCGTTGCAAAGTGTAGCACGAGCAACCATTGCGCCGCCTAGATTCACAGGCTTGAGCAACGCCACAGGTGTAATCTTGCCAGTGCGTCCCAATCCATATTCGATTCCAAGCAATTTGGTTTCGGACGCGAGATTTTGTGGCTTGAAACAATTTTGGTATCGAGTAAATTTTGTTGCAACACCCAATAAATTACGAACTTTATGACTATCTGCCTTTATTACGACGCCATCAGCGATTATATCAGAATTTTCAATATTCTTAAGTGTGCGATGCAGTTCTGATAAAATTTGATTTTTCTGTACCTTCATGCCTTCGGGATGAGGAAATCCAAAATTAAAAGCTAACTTCATACGATCATATGCACTATCGGACAATAAATTATCTTCGGTTGGACAGTACATATCCCAAGGAAAAAATTCCAATTTACGAGATTTTACAATGGACAGGTCTTGCTGTTTGAGTGTTCCGCTTACTAGGTTTCTCGTGTTTGCATAATTCTTTCCACCAAGAGAGTTAATTCTTGCCAATTCAGAATTACGTATGACAACTTCTCCGCGAATCCGCAGATCGTGAATTTTTGTAATTATGTGTTGAGGGATTGCCTTGCAAACTTTAATTTGTGCTGACATATCTTCGCCAGAATTTCCATCACCGCGCGATACAGCGCGAGTTAACACGCCGTCGATATAAGTTAGTTCAGCACTGCACCCGTCAAATTTTGGTTCAATCAAAACCCAAGTTCCATAATTTTTTGCGGCATCCTCAAACGTCTCTTCAGTATAATAGTTCTCAATCGATAACATAGGTCTTGCGTGAGGAACACGCAACAAAGAATTGGCATCGACTCCAACCTGTGATAAAGTCGTGGCAATATTTGCATATTGAGGATTCATTACAATAAGCGCCGATAACTGAGCTTCTAATGCATCATACTGAGCATCTGTTATCATCGGACTACCACTATAATAGGCAGTCTGAGCATTCAAAAGTTCTTGGTTTATTTTCGAAATCGAGGTCTTAATCGTTTGACTCATATACATATTATACCAAACATATTCTTAGAAGTCAAGGCAAATTAAGTCCTTTATTTTGAGTCAGATATGATGGCCATTTTCAATATTTTCTTGATTTCTTTCTCTTTCCAATGCGGAATATACAAAATTTCCCAATTATTCTCTTGACAATATAACTTTTTTATTTCGTCTCGTTTCTTGTAGGTTTCAAAAATTTCATTCGTCTCTTTTTCAGATAATTTACCACTCCAATCAATCGGTCGATAATGCTGTTCTCCTTGAAATTCGATTAACAAGTTTACAGTATCATTGTTCATGATTGCAAAATCGAATACAAGCGGATTTTTATATCTGCAATCTTCAAATCTGTATTGTCTAATATATTGTATCGAATTATTTTGAAGCCATTTCTCAATAATTCGTTCGCCCTTAGATGCAGAACAAACAGGACATCCAGTTTTCATATGAAGATGATTCATAGGAGATTGTAAAAATTCGCCATGCGTAGGACAAATAATTATTACCTTTGTTCTACAATTTTTGTATTTTGTTTTACTGTAATCATAATAGGTTCCATGTATCTTTTTAGATTCTCCAATAAATTTTTCAGTTGACCACGGCTGTTTATTTGAACAACAATAAGGTTTTATTCCATTCAATAAAGTGTTTACTCTTTGCTCAAAATATCCATGCTTAGGGCATTTCAAAATAACTTTGGTTTTTGAACCCACCCAAACAAATTTATCAAATCCGTAGGTATCTCCGAACTTTTCTTTTATTTGTTTGACAACAAGTTCACTATCAAATTTCTTAACTCGGCCTTCGCAATTCGGGCAGCAATTTTTATTCGGGGATAGATGATGACAAATCCATTGAAAAAATTTTGTCCCGCATCTCTTACAGATAAGCGTAATTTTAGATTTACTACTTGTATAAACAAAATCCGAATAGTCGAATCTATCGCCGTGAATTGCTTGTGATCGTTCTATGATAACTTCTCGTGTTAATTTCTTATTTGCCATATATCTATTTATACAAAATATCAACATTGTTTGTTAAAATGGCATTAAAATAGCCCATCAGATGGGCTATTTGCTCAGTATCTTAAATTATTTTAAAGGATATTTGGCCTCAAATTCATCTTTCAACGCAACTTGTTTTGCTGCACATTGCCATGCCTCTTTACGAGTATCATGAGTGTGTGAGATACCGTGATAGCATCTATCAGAAACAGCGGGAATTACAATCAAAAAACCAGCCACACCGGGATCGCCGTCAGGCTTACAGGTTGCCTTTGGATAACGAGCCAAAACTTTTTGTCTGTTAGTCATAAACCCTTTCAAATCAATGGTTAACGAGATGCAGCAATGCGAATCGAATTCAACACAGATAACCCCTTCATTTGGAAAGAGTTATCTGCCAATTTTGCTCCATTCTTGAGCAAATCTTTTGATTTTTGCTTGTTCTTCGTGCAATGTTCGGATACGAATTTCTTTCAATCGGGAAGCATTCGGGATGCTGTAATGCGAATTTTCGCGCAATGATGGAAACTGAGTGTCTACCTGTGCAATAAACTCGTCTATCTTCTTTAGAAAGAATGACTTTGCATACAGCGCAAGATATTGCGGGATGCTATTCAGCCCCAATTTTTCGCGATGCTGAAACCATTCCACATGATCGTTCAGCGTGATCCGCTCTAACTCATAGACAAACAAGACAATAGCGAGTAAATCCGCCGCGCTCTTTTTCGGGTTCTTTTGTGCAATTTCACGAAAATACTCTGACGGCAATTGTCTCATTGCAAGCCCTTTCAAATCAATGGTTAACGCGAAGCCGCAACGCGAATCGGATTCATTCTCTGTACGAAACGAGTGAAAAGACCAGTGTAATTCGTGAAAAGGTCTTGCAGCGCGTCAAAATAGACGCCAGCCTCAGTCGCTACAACTTCATTTTTGTAACCGTTCGCCGTTCTACGGGCATTGACAAACTCAACTGTGTAAAGATCGTCGGGAGTCAGAGTGATTTTAACCAGCGTGATTTTGTTTTCGGCGTTCGGAACGCGAAACGAAAGAGAGTTGGTATCGCTAACAAAGGTATTTGCACCAGTCATCATGCGAAAACGACCACCACCAAGTTGCTCATAAATCGTCTGCGAAACCGTCATATCAGCCATTTGTCATTCCTCTCGACTACCTATATAGAATAACAAAGTTTGGTCAGAATGTCAACCAAAAAGTTGAATTATTTCGCTGTTTGTTTTCAGCGACTTAACTACCAGTCGTCAAATGGTATACGTTTGGATCAGTTGCGTCCTGTGTAAGTTGCTCAATATAAATGTGATGCACGTCGCCGCTCTTGCGAATCAGGGTATCAGCAGCAACATACAATTGGAGCCAAGTGGGATTCTCTGGGAGAGAAATGAACTGACTGCCATTATCGCCCCAATGCTCAGAGTAGGTCAGCGTAAGTCCTTTGCCATGAATACCTACGGCATCTGGCGTAAATCCAGCTTCCTCATACATCGACCACACTGATTTTGCGCCAAACGCTTCGCCAATATGACCCCAAAATCAATATTCCGAGTAATGTCCATCTTATTGATTCTCCAGACTTTCGTGCGTCTCGACGGTCACGATTTCAGTTAATGGAAGAGTTGACGAACTGGCAAAGGTAATCTGCATACGCTGGCAACCTTCATAAGAGCCAGTATACAACCGCTGAGCACTCAAATCGTTGACAAATCTCAGAACAAATTCGCCAGTCATGTTTTCCTCTCGACTACCTATACAGAATAACAAACTTTGGGCAGCTTGTCAACCAAATATTTAACTTTTTAAAGGCTTTGATATGTAGCGTTTAGGGCCATTGAATTGCATTTTCCAGCCAAACAATCTTCCGTTACCCTAAATGCTTCCGACAGTTGGTACGTTCCTATATGATTGTCGGGTGGAAAATAGGCAGTCTTATCATCGTGTGATTGGATTTCCAACCATGCAAGATAAGGAAAAACTGTTTTTGTTCGTCAGTCATTCAGTCCGACTTTCTTAGCAATTTTTCGGATGAGTCGCAAACATTTGATATTGATTCCTAAACAAATCACAGCAATGATTGAGATGCCGATATGAAATTGCGGTGCATAGAACAGCCAGTTGATCGTAGATGGTTTCATGATGCTCTCCTATTGAACGAAACTATTTACTCTGGCAAAGCATCTTTTTCTCGCTGTCTAGCGTATGCATAGCCCAACGACATTGCTATGGTTCCATCTGGACCGTGCCATTCAAACATACCATCGCATTCCAAAACTTCTACCCATCCATTGAGCATCAGGTAAAATTCCATCTCTTCAACGGATGAAACAAAATCAAGATTCATCGACATTTTTCTGCCACTCAAATGCATGATCTATATTTCGCGTCATAGAGTATTTTTTGAGAATTGGAGAATCTTTTGGCGGGAACCACCACTCAGTAGGATTTCCTGCTGACTGCCGTTCGTGCGTCCAGCCTAACAGTATCAAGTAAACTTCTTTTTCCTTTTTAGTCACGGCCACAATATTCACCCCTCTCGTTTTTCTTCTGACATCTGTATGCCGCAGTCAATCCGAAAATTCCTGAACTGGTTTGGTATGGACAAACATAATACGAACCTCCGAAAGTTTCGCTGCGTTCGTAAACCCATCCACACATTAGCAAATAGACGTGCTGCTCCTGATCTTCCTTAGAAAGATTGTCCATCACGGAACCTCGCTAATTTATATGCATCACGCAACAGCAAAAAACCGGGACCGCCGTCTTCATACCAAAATTCAAGATGATATGTGGCTTTCGGTTCGTCTTCCTCTAGTCGTTTGAACCCATGCAACATCACATATAATCTTTTTTCATCATCCGTTACAATATGCTCATCCATTTTGACGCCGCTCCATTTCCAATGCAACTTCCCGCGTCCAACGGAAACTGGACGGATAATTAGGTTTAGTGTATAAAATTGGAGCGTGATCTTTTCGCGGCAACGGAATCCAGCCACAAAACAATAGATAGACGTGTTCTTCTCTTGCTCTGCGTCTCATCGTCCGTCCTATTCGTAGAAAATTCTGAGGATCAAAAATGCATAGTCTGTATCAACAACCGCATTGCGCGGTGTTTTCCAACGATTTTCCGAAAGGCGTTTCCATCCTGCAAACATGAGATACATTTCTTTTTCATTTTGGGGAATGTCAGGCATATTATCGCAGACTCCGTTTCTGTGCTCTGTATGCTTTATCAAGAGACAAGGTGTAGCGATACCGTTTGTTGAATGGGCTGCCCTCTGGTGGATAATACATAGTATGAGAACTTCCCGGCCAGTAAGAATTTTTAATTGGCAAAACCCGCCAGCCATTCAAAACTAAAAACATTTCCTTCGCATCATCAGAAAGTTTCACTTCTCTCCAGCTTTTTGCATAGCGAATGCATGTTCGTCGGTCAAGTAATACGAACAAATAGAATATGCGAGAGAACCGTTCGGTGGAATCCACACAACAGGAGGACATTCTCTCGGATCATTTTCAATGGTCCATCCATGAAATAACAAATACACAGATTTTTCCTGATCTTCCAGCATGAAAACCTTTCTTAGAAGTAATAATGTCCGTCAGTTTGAACCTCAATCATCGCATCATTCCAGCGATGACGCAGAGAGGCAAGAATACGTTCCCATGTTGCAATCGCCTCTTCATTGTATCGGCCCGTCTCGCCAGAATGCAATGCAATGAGAACCTTATTCGCCTTCTCAATGCTATTCGCAATGGTTTCGACGCTGACAATGCGACTCGAATCCTTCGGATTCATAGCTGGCTTTTCTTTGATCTTCGGTAAGAATCTCATGAACACAGTATACCAAACTTTCCCTTTATTGTCAACTAGAATAAGTCCTTTGTTTTCAACACAAACAAGACTTAGCCCATTCTCCAATCTTTGCCAATTCTTCCAAGGAAGCATTATTTTTGATTGTGTTAGCTTTTTTAGAGATGATGTGTATGTTTCCCTTTTCGTATCCCAAAGAATTATTAATTCTATCAATTGATGGTGAATTTGGATTATTGGTTCTATCTCCACGAAACAGAGGAATCCCAAGCAGAGGACAAATCTGTGGAATGATGATATCAGATGGCTCAAGATTAAAAACCATATTATGATCCTTAGCTCTTTTCTTTGCTCCCTGAAGTAGCATTTTTATATGATTTTTATCCTTATTCCGAGCGTATCTCTGAGCACTCTGTTTTTTAATTCGTTCTTCATTTTTCTTGTAACGATCTTTACTACGTTTCAAAAACGCTTCTTTATTTTTCAAGTATCTTTCGGCGTTTTGTTTCTTGATTTTATCTTTGTTTTTAATGGCATATTCTTTATTCTTCTTATCAATCTTTTCCTTGTTTCGAGCATAGTATGATGCATCATATTCCGTTCGTTTACATGTCATAAATTTACCTCCATGTATATTTATCGTATACGGAAATATGAAAGCATTTCTGTAAAAATTCTTCCTCAACATCAATATTTCCTATCAACCCATCAAATGTCAAATAGTTCCGCATCCATGCTAACTCTTCTTTTGAAAAGTTATGCTTGTTAATATCAACTGCAATTCCAGTAAGATGTGGACTTGCGGCATCACCTGAGATTGCGGCTGCATTGCGATTGATTCGAAGTAAATGCCTTTGTACCTTGATGGTTCGAACTGCCGAATCAACTACGAGAGGCTTTTCAAACTCTCGATAATACGCATCCGAAACATCAATCAAAAATGCAGCTACCCACGGACGACAATAGCGCCTATTCTTCGGCAACCTCTTATCAACAGCAAGATGTTGTGACGTTGGAATAGGAACGAGAGCTTGTGTTGCAACAAGATAATCCAATTCCTTGTCATCTTTAATTTGTTCTAATCCTTCTTGCTCTGCCATTTTATTTTGATGCAGGAGAACTTCATGTGAACCATATAATGGGATGCTTCGTATAGCTGATATACTACCATCAATACTTGTGTAGAATCGCTGGTGTCCGATCACACAGTATAATTTGTATCGCTTCGACTTGAATGGTTTGTTGTTGAAATACAACACATCCGAGGGCAATGAAAGTTCGTCGGACCCATCCAACACCTTAGCAGCAACAATTGAAAAGTATTCCTGACGTTTCTTTGGAATTGCTTTTCGTCCTGTTGCATTGAAACCGAATTGCCAGTGTTTACCTGAATGCTGCTTTGTCACTGAACATGGTGAATCGGCAATACCAGCGCGAATACGATTCATGATTACTGTTGCCACAGCATACTGACCTTTAAGTGATTCCCCTCCAGCTTCTCGATATATTGTTTCAGCAAGACAAGCAACATCCTTGTTTGAAAATTGTTGGGCTTGGCATTTATATGATGACAACATCATAATCATACATATCATTAATATCTGATACATTTTTTTCATAAATGTTTTCCTTTGCAATTTTCGTTATGCCATCTATTGACAGTTGCAATATCTACTATGCGATGACAATATTTGCATTCAACTTTTGGTCTTGGAGATAGTGATTTACCAATTCTTGATTTTGAATGTTGTAATCTAGTTTCCTGTGCTACTTTCCTTCCTGTGGCATAATCTCGTTGTTTTTGTTTTGTATCTTCGGAATGCTGGATTCCTTTGTTCCAAGGAATTTTTCCAAACATCGGATTTAGCTTTCCTTTCAAACCTACACCACCCATTTTTGCTTTAGCTATTTTTCTCTTTTGTCTTTCTGCCATCGGCACACCTTTATTAACAACAGTACGACCTTTATGATACTCACTGATAGCCTTTGAAAATTCTTTTTTCAGATATGCATAAACCCGTGACGTGACCTTTATGGATTTTTGTTTACTGTTTCCATTCGCTAAGCGATGCCATGCAAAAATCATTTTATGTCTTGCTTGACCAACAGTAAATTTAGTTAACAGCCAGTGACAAATAAAATGTTCTCTCGCCGTCAAACTACATAAATTTTTCTTTTCGTTGCTTCCTCCCAAACATCGTGGCAGTATATGATGCCTTTCATAGTATTCTCCTGTTACCCTTATGCGCAATTGTGCTCGATAAATTAAACTATCGTACCAGCGAGAATATTTGTTAGTTAGCATCAGTGTCATATCTACTATTTATCATCAAAAGAATCAACAACATACAAAAAATTCATTGATGATTTGTCTAAAAGCGAAATCCCCGCAACGTGCGGGGATTAGCGCGGTTAAACTACGTTTTACTTTGTCTTCGTTTCTGGCTCCGCCACTGCCCATTCGCTAATCGAATGCAACTTCCAAGGGCTAACAATTACGCGAGGTTCAACGTACATTGGCTGAAATCCCTGCTTTTTGCTTGGGTCAGAACATAGAACCCATGTGCCTTCAGCAGTCGGGGGCATGTAAAGACCGTTCGGCTCAGCCTGTGGCAAGTTGTAATACACACCCTGATACGGATGAATTGCCTTTTCAGGATTGCTGTACTGTACTCCGTATGGCAATCCATAACCAATGGAATTGCAGACATGATGCAAATTTCCGTTCATATCAATCACATACGAGTAAGTCAAAAGTTTCTGATCGCGAAGTTCATACAAATACTTCACGTTCTTCAACTCTGTAAAGTTCGGAGTGTTTGGTAGTCCAGTTTCAGCAACGGCTTCCTGTTGAGACTGCTCCTGCTTGGCCTGAATCTTCTGGTCAGCAGTCGGCTGAGTGTCGTCGCATCCAGCAACGAACAACGCAGCACCAATGAGGGCGATTGCACCGATATAGCGACGATTCATTACTCACTCCTTAGTTGATTGATGAAAACCTGTTCATCCTCAGGCAACAGAGAATTGTTAATCTCAGACGCTTCATGCAAAATCTGCGTCTTGATTGCATCCTTCTCGTCTGCGTCTTTAGACCGTTGATAAGCAGCACGAAGGTCTGAAATACGATTTGACTTTCCAAGCACAAAGCTGGGTGTGTTCACAAACACCTTTCGCTCTGCCGCCGCCTGCTTAGGTGCCCAAAAACTGTAAATGGCAAGGTCGCCGCCAGTGGCAAGAAAACCAAAACCATACAGGACAACCATCAGCACCAAAATTCCAAAAACGGCTCGTGGAAGAGTCCAAAAACCCTCCCGCTCAAATTCTCTGAAACCATCACGATAATCACTCATATTGTTTCCTTTCCATCTTCTTTCTTTTTAACTTGTGCGCCATCATCCTGCGCAAAACCCATTCCCAACAAAACAGCATCAACTGCTACGAAAAATAACAGTACCGAGGCAACACCATACCGGTGATCATGTGCAAGATATCCACCCAAATAAGAGATACCTATTCCAAGAAATGCCAAAAACAAAAATAAATAAAGTCTCCAACGCATATTACTCTTCCTCTGGTTTGAAAATCTCAAACGATTCAATAATTATCGAAAGGACAAGCACAAATGGAGATAAGATGATTGCGGTTATCAACATCCATGAATATGCTCTGTCACCATCGCGATGCTTTCGCTTTTCCAAAAAGCCTTTCAGCGCAATATCAAGACTCAGAACAAACCATAGCGTGAAAAACAACTGTTCGTATATCATTTGTTTGTCTCTTCTTTCTTTAGTTCTTCAGTCAGCCATTTTTCCGCAAAACTTTTTGGCACTGGGGAAGACTCTTGTTTGTCTCCATTGTAGAGACACCAAACTTCAACATTACCCACTTTTGTGTGAAGACGAATGTGCCATCCTTGATGGCTCATGCTCCACCGCCGTCAATCAGCATTTGTGTATGCCGCTGCCGTGCCAACTCTTGATCGCGCTTATATATGACTTCACGCAAGAAATTCAATGCTCTGTTGTATCGTTTCAGAATGTCTCTGCCTTCTGGCGGAAGTGCTGCAATCCTCTCAGGTTGCATATTGTCTTGCAAGTCAGCAAGTTTCACTTCAAGTCCAATTTGATTTTTGGATGCACGTTCAATCAAAGACATATAGGTTTCTTTGACGGGATGTACTCGCCGTGACACGGAATCAACCGCATCGGCAACAACTTGACCCCATTTTTCGGCAATGAAAGATAGAGGAACGTCACAATCTTCAACAACATCATGAAGAATGGCTGCGATGAAATAATCTTCGCCTAAATCTAACACTGAAAGAGCAACCCGCAAAACATGACCAAAATAAGGCCGACCGCCCTTATCAACCTGTCCTGAATGTTTCTCCAGCGCGAAGTCAATTGCAGATTGCATACGTGCGCTAATCATGTTTAAAGATTACAGGAAAAGCACCCGTTTGTCAATGAAAGTAAAATCAAAGTTTGGTATTTTGTTGGAAGTCCTACATTATGTACGGATTAACCCGCCGCCGATTGTGGAGCGTCCTGTTGGTGGAGTGACCAAACTAACAGGATTTGTGGCTAGAGATTGATTAACCAAACTGTTCGCTTGCAAAACTTGTGCGTTCTGTGCTTCTGCGACTGTTGCATTCAATGCTTGTCCTGTGAGCGTGGAAATATCAATGCAGTTCATAACGTTGTTCAAACCCGTGACTTCATCGGCATTTGGTATTTGACTTGCAATAGATGCCATTGACGCAAGAGACGATGGGAAACTTGTCAATGAAGAGAGGCCGCTTGGAGCACCGGGAATTTTCATAAACATGGCATTTTGTGGTGGATTGTCAATCATAACAGTTTGACTTGCACCATAATATTTGTGAATGATTGAAAGAACAAGTCCTGTCAATCCTCCAACCTTCGGAAAATTTGAAACAAGATTGGATGCGATTGCTGTTGGATTGATCGGTGCGAAGTTTCCATTGGCAGCGGATAGCACAATACTGTTGTTGTGTGTTTCTGCAATTCCATTGTACGATGTGAACAAAGATGTATCAGTTAATGTCGGGGCGATGTTTGCAAGATTCTGAGCATTTTGATTGATGAGCGCAGAACCACCAACAGCTAAGCTGTTGATGTCGGCGTATGTTGAACCATCGCTCAACGTTACGGGAAACACATTATCAGTCAGGGCAGCTTTTATATTACCAGTGTCAGAACTAATGTTTGCGTAGTGTGTTGTTGTCGTGAGTGGTTGCAATCCAAGACTTGTACTTGACAATGCCTGATTGAAGTTTGTTGATCCCAGAACATCATCAACTGTGGGATTACCGTTTGTTCCTGATCCCGGTCCAAAAGATGTTTGCAGATTTGCAAATTGATCCTGAGAGATTGGTGAAGTCAATGCCATCAACTCTGGTGAATTTGTCAGTGGCGTAATTTGTGCCATCGTTGTTCCCAACGCTGTCATGGACGGAAGGTTTGTAAGACCGGGAACGTTCGTTACAAGGCCGCGAATCAAATGGTATGCATCCAACGTGGCGCTGCCAAGAGCTAAGGCATTAGAAATAATTGCAGTGACAGTAGGACCAAGCATGAGCGGAATGTTTAGCGCATCTGTCCACTGATAGATTGCTGGTGCTGCATTTGATCCCACTCCAAAGAATGACACAACAGCATCCAAGTCTCCAGTCTGAGTCAATGCATCGTTTGCTGCCTGACCAATCACAGCATCGAGCGGATTCAATTCAGTAATGAGGAAGGTATCATCGGCTGACATTCCAACTGGATTTGCGATAACGTAATCAAACAACTCACTACCGATTACTACTGTGTTTACAGTCGTGGGATCAACAATTGTCTTTCCAAAAAAGTTTAGATGCAGGTTTCCAATTGTATCGTTTCCAGAATCCAGAATCTCTTTGAAGCAACCAGCATTGCTGAATCCACTGAAAGGATCGCTTGGAATCATGAGAGTTCCAAGTTCTGAAATTGCATTTGCAACTGAGATAAACTGAACTGGATCATTGCCGCCAATTGACGAGAACCCACCGCTTGCGCTCAGCGCAGGACTTCCAGACCATTGTGTAGCTGCCGCCGTTCCTAGAACAGCTTGCGTGGTTGCGGCATAGCTTTGGGCCTGTCCTAGAACTTGCAGATATACGTTTGCTGTGGGACTTCCACCAAACCACGCTACGGTACGTGCTGGAGCTATTTCAAATAAAGGTCCAGTTCCAAGGTTGGAAGCGAAATCGTTTGGGATTTGTCCGAATACGTGAGGGAAAGAGTTCGCACCGATACTCTTCAACAGATTGGCGTTCGTTGGTGTGAGGCCAAATGGAAGGGTATTTGCGGTGGAATAGATGTTGCTGAAATTTGTTACAGGAGCGTAGCTGCTGTAGGCAGTTAGATTGACTGCGATATTTGGCGGAGCAATGCCCTCGCCGTTTTGTAGGCCAGTTGAGGCCAGTATTTGAAATCCTGTTAATCCGTTCATACTAATATTTAGGCTCTCAAATAATGGCCTTTTGGCGTGTTATCCAAGCAAAATACTGGACTTTGGTACGACCAATTTGCTTGTTGATTGGACATATGAGTCACGAAACTCTGAACGAATTTCTGTTGTGGATACCGCGATGCTTGCCTTTGATAGAGTGATTGGTCTATCTTCTGCTGCTGAGAATAGAAGTGGCGCTAAGCGAAGCTGTCCACCCGGTACAAGCATGATTGAACGTGCGTTATGCAATTCAAATTCGTTTCCCTTGTCTACTACACTGGCAATGAGTTCTTCGCCAGATGTAAGTTTTATTGCCATGATTACTTGTTCTTCCATATTATTTCCTTTTATTCTTCATCGTATTTGAAATTTTTATCTTTGTTTCTTCTGATCTTTTCTTGCCACTCCAAAAGCCTTTATTTCCTTTTCTACTCAAAGACATTTTCTTTTTTGTTTCTTCTGAAAAGATTCTACCCTTCAGAGATTTTGACAAGTTTTTCTTATGCTCATTTGAGCGAGGCTTATGTTTGACCCTAAATTTACTTTTTCTTTCTTCACTGTATGGTCCAAGTTTTTTACCTTTACACCACGGACTTTTACCTTTCATCGCTTCCGAAAGATGTTTTTTTCTCTCCTCACTATGAGGACCAAACTTTTTCCCACGAATAGTTCCTGCCAATCCATTTTCTATTTCTAGGTTAGCCCATTCATCAGAATCAACAATGTTATTCATTTCTGAGAATCTGGTTGCAAAAAATACTAAGCTATCTCGTTCAGTAAAAAGATGAACCCAAAGAGTCTCTATATCATTTCCATGAATTTTGAGATGCCTCAACCAATATTTTCCTGATCCACGATACTTGTATGGATCATTTTTGGTTGTTCTCCCAAAATATTTTAGTCCTGTTTTATTGTGTCGTTTTACATACAGCCATGTTACGGCAACATAATCATCATTCAAGATAAGCATAAATCCTCAACCGTATTTATGCATCAACTCCTAATTTGGATAAAATATCTTCTCTTTTGACAATACTGGATACTGTATAATCAGTCAATGGATAGTCGTCCAGTACAATAGCTGCCTTCTCGCCCTGAATAATGTCTTCTATGATTGCAAGTTTAATGTCATGCTCTTTGCCGTGTTCACTAAGCAGCAACGTATAAAAAGTCCCGAGTGCTTGTGAGTTCACGCAAAATGTTGTCTGACCAAACAAGTCCCAAGGTGTAGGCCACTGGTCAACCTTCGCAATATCAAAATGCGGTTTGTTGATGCGTGGACCCGAATCCCAATTCGTTTTGATTGTCTCAACAGCTTGTTCAAACGGAAGGGTATCAATGTACTTGCGAAATTTTCGTATGCTAATAATTCTTGATTCTGGTGTTCCAAGCCAAGCAATCTTGTCAGCCATATTATCCCTCTAGTTTTTTAGCGTAGAACTTGTACAGACGATCCCACCACAAATCCGAATACTTATCAAATGTATCAGGGGTTATTTCAAACTGTTGATACTGCAAGTCTGGGCTGCACATCATAATAACACCGCGCTTAATGTCAGTGCCATACAACGCATTGTGCGCCCAAGCATACGCGGCCAACTGTAAGAAGTAGTCCTCAATCCATTCTTTCTTTTTTGGTCTATTGGTTTGCTTGAAGTCGATGATGGCAATCTCACCCTTGTATAATGCAACGCAATCTGTAGCTCCAGCATAAAGTTCTGGATGAAACAAACTAACTTCAGAACCATAAAATTCAGTTACATGCTTCAGTCCATTGTTGACAACATGTGTTGCCATTTTATGACTTTCAACTGAAAACGGGTTTGTACCAGAATCACTTACTTCATCATGCAGCATGTAATGTTCTAGGAAGGTATGCATTCTGGTGCCGCGATTAGCTGCTTCTTTAGTAATCGATGCTGCTCTTTCGTGACCAACACGCTTGCGCCAAGATTCCAACGCAACTTTCTTTTCTTCTGATTTAGTTCTATCAAGGATAGTCGTAACGCTGGGGAGTTTCGAACCATCAGGACAGGAATACAGACGCATTCCGTTTTCTGATTTTCGAGATAGTTTTTGATATGGAAATTTTGATACTAGCATTTGTTTAGTATACTACTGCGTTACTTTGAATACAACAATTAATCTGGTCGAGATGCTGCTCTCTTTGCCATTTGCGTGACGATGCTTTGTTGTGGTCGGCCTTCTTCCTCTTCTTGTGGTTGAGGCGTTGGCTGTCCTTCTTCTGGTGCTTGTTCTTCACCTTCAGGCATTGCAAAGTCTTCAGGGTTGTATTCCTCATCACCGCCTTCAGCCTGACCTTCCTCTGGTTCTGGTTCCATAGGAATATCCATTGCTGGTGCGGCGGCTTCTTCATCACCTAAATTAAGCTCAATCTGGTTTTGGTTTATTGACTTAATGGATGGTGCAATAGATGGGTCTTGCGTGAGGTCCACTAGTTGCTGATAAGACAGGCGCAATCCACTGCCGCGCAGAAGATCAATGACCTTGGAAACAGAGATAACAGGTTCCAGTCCCTTTTCTTCAGCCTTGTGCTTCAGGAATACTAAAAGAGTTAATAGTGTATTTTTGATTGCAGGATTAGTGTGTGGATTCGGCATCGGTGATTCCTTGTTTTATTTCTGCTTGTGCGAGAACATCATCGGCCATCCACGATAGAGAACAGTAGATCATAAAATGTACTGTCTCTAGCGTGTCTTTGTCTAGCCTACCAAATATCTTTTGCAGATCACTTACCAGCAAAAGCGTATTTTCTTCTAGCTTTTCTTTGGTACGTTGAGTCTGGTCCATTTATGGCCCTCAGTTACTTTTTCTTGTCAGACTTGCGTTCCTTGTTCCTGCATGGTTTACAAATTCCCATATTTTGGCTCATATGTCCAACCAAGCCGTCTCCACATTTCTTACATTCCGTTCTTTTTCCCTCAGTAACCTTCTTGCCTTCCTTCTTTTCTGCCTTTTCTTCGGCCTTGATTAGAAATTCTGGCTTCTTACCAGTCTTCTTTGCTTCGGCAACGGGCTTCATCATCTTCTTGCTTGACTTAGCTACGTTCTCTGCTTTAGCATCGTTCTGCATCTTGACTGCCTTTGCTTCTTCCTTGATGGCAATTGTTGCAACACGGCGAAGTTCTTCAGCTAAACGCTTTGCGCGAAGAGGAAACTTCTTTTCGTTTGTAGCCTTCAATGCTTGGCTCAAAGCAACAATCTTTGCTTCTGAAAGAGCCTTGTTGAACTTGCGCGATTCTGCTGCTGGCAAACGTGGGGCGCGACCAAGCGGAGATGGAACTGGCTCGTCGCCTTCTGATTCTGGCTCAAAGTCTGTTGCTTCATCACCAAGAACATCTTCGCCTTCATCTGGAAGACCAAGTTCAGTCTTTGGACCTTGTTCGGCCTGTGCATCACCTGTAAGAACTAGAACGGCCTGTTCAAGTGCTGTCTTCTTTTCAGAGGCAGCAGACAATAGTTCAGAAAATACACCGCTTGCTGCTTGCTGATAAGCTGAAGCCTGTTCGCCACCAATGCTGCCACGAATCTTGTCAACAAGTTTTGGCAACTCTTCGTTGTTCATCTTGCTGAGTTCTTCAACCATATCCTGAAGACGATCAACTTGATCCTTTGCAGCCAATGCTGCTTCGGCATTTTCAATCTCGCCTTCGCGCAACATCTGACGAGCGTACTTCTTAATTGGGTTTTCGGTCAGTTTCTTTTTCATAGTCGTCGGTTCCTACCTTGAATCTATTTAGCCTTTTACTTGCGAATAAGTGCCTGAGCACCCTTCAGTAATCCTTCGAAATTACCATTTAGCTCTGGAGTCTTTGCAACCACTTGTTTTACGGCATCTATTGCGTTTTTACGCTGATAGCCGAGGTTCTGAAGCGCCGATACAACATCTGACATCGTCTGCGTTGATGTTAACTGAGCAACAACTGGTTTTATTCCAGCAGGCTTTGTTTTTGCTACCTTTGCGCCATTATAAATGTTCATAAAATACCCAACAAGTTCTGTTCTAGTCTTTGGATCAGTAACATTTTTGAATGGGTTTCCTTTGATTTGTGGTAGAGCAGCTTCAACATCCTTTGCAGTAACCAACTTTCCAGCCAAACCATTACGGTATATTTTGTTCATATACTCTGAAATGCCACGACGAGAATTTGGATCTTTGTACTCGCTGAAATGTTCCTGCATTTGTTTGCCCAAAAACTTATTTACTGAAGCTGGGTTCTTAGGATCGATCATCTCAAGTTCTTTCTCAAGGTCTGTAATCTTGATCTGTCCGTGTTCGGACGACAATGACTGTCCCTTTAAACCACCAACAAACGCTCCTATTGCCGATCCAGCAACATGCGGAACAAACTTCTTAGCTGTGTCAACACCATGTCCAATTCCCTTTTTAATACCGCCATGATACATGGCAGCTTTTGCTTCGGGAGCAACAGGCTTTTGCTGACGAGGATTCTTTTCAAGCAGCGTTTTCTTTTCACGGAGATATTCTGTGAGATACTTCGCTGTGGCAAGCATGCTTAAGTAAATTGCATTTCTTTCGCCCAGAAAGTATTGATCTGTGTTTCTAAAATCAGAAATTTGGGAGCAGATGTCCTCAAGAATGAATTTAGCTTTGGCTTCCGTGAGTTCTTCCTTTGACAGTTCAAAGTCAAATGTTTCACGAAGAACCTTACCAATCATCTGTGTTGAAACAGGATTACCCAATTCACCAATAAACATATATCCCCTTATTGACCCGGTGCCTTCGACAACAAGGCAGGAACCAAAATTCGTAGGAACAACAGGCCCAAAGCACTAAACAAAGTAACGATAATCGCAGTACCCCACTTAATTAGCTGGTTATTACGATCTTCCTTCATATCATCTACTAGCTGCTTCAGTTCCTTGTGAGCTAATACAAGTTCTTCAATCTTCTTTTCAATGGCTTCGACAGCTTCATTGCTTGTTTGATCGCGCAACGCTTGGAGTTCAACGTGCATCTCCAGATTCTTTTTCTCCAGTTCAATTGGCATCATGTACTCCCTAGCCCACGTAATAACTTCACTGGTATTTATTGAAACATGGTAAAAAGGTAGGTACCCAATGTTCATAAATCACAAGTGATTACGATAGTTTTGTGAGTACAATGTTTAAATATTCTCCAACTGTGGAGAAACAAGAATGCTCATATACGATTGATTCGTCAAGTCCAGTAACTACGGGTATTCTATCGAAATCATTGCGTATTAACCAAAGATCAACATCAGACTCATATCTACAAGTGAATTTCCAAATATTCACGTCATCAATAGGTCCATACGCCCACCCAAACCCATAAGCAGCGGGTCGTTGGTGTGTAAGTTTTACAGGCGCAGAAATATCCAGTGGTTGAAAGCGCAAACCCAACAGTTGTGTCACTGTATCCCAATTTCTTTGCTCATTGCGTCGGAAGTCCCATTCTTTCTGAGATAGTGATGAACCCTGTGGCTTTGAATTTCTGTGGATATTAGTCTTTGTAATGTCCAGTAAGGAGCAAATTTCGATCATACCCCTATTTATAGATGATTTTCGCGGTTATGAGTTATTTTTTGCGAGTTCGTATAAATAGATTCATGGGGAGCAAAACTCCCAAATTCATTAGCAGTAACGGAGAGTATCATGGCACAGATTTATAAGGTAAATCCAGCAATTGACGGCAATTCAGTTAGCGTATTCGGTAAGAATCCTGACTATGTTGAACTCAATTTCGGAACCACAAACGGCAACATCCTCAGCGCATGGAACCTAGGTCCTAACGGTGCGTGGCCTGTAATTATCCAGACAGTTGAACAGGTTGCATCCATCGAAGTTCTTGGTGCAATTCAGGCAAACTGCGTACTTCTTTCACAGAACGGCGGAAACGCAAACGTTGGTGTTCGTATGTTGACCACAGGTGTTAACGCAGCAAACGCAGTCGCATTGCAGAGCGCAATTCAGGCTCTTGGAACAATCAGCACTGGCAACGGTTCTGCGAGCGCACCTTATTCCAATGTCAATGCTGCCGCTATCACTGTTGCAGCAATTTCAATTGGAGCACCTCAGCCCGGTCCACTTGGAGGCCAAAATTCGGGCTTTCCAGCAGGTGTCAGTTTCTAAGAAAGTTCTAACTAACAAAAGGACAAGCATTAAATTGCTTGTCCTTTTTATTTGTGTTATAATATTTTATGCCTAAAAAGTTATCTCAAGAAGAGTTTATTGCCCGTCTTCATGCAACCCGAGGAGATAGGTATGACTATTCTAAAGTAAAATATAAAGGAAGCAAGAAACCAATAACTATTTTATGTGCTACACATGGTCAATTTGAACAGTTAGCAACAAGTCATCTCAACGATAAACAAAACTGTCCAAATTGTTCTATTCGCGCCACCAGTAATACTACCGATTTCATAAGAAAAGCCAAACAAATACATCCACTTCAAAAATACAACTACGATAAAACACACTATCTCAATGCTAGAACACCTGTAATTATTACTTGTGTTATACATGGAGATTTCCAACAAAAACCAAACGACCATCTATCAGGTTATGGATGTTCAAAATGTAATATCTCAAAAGCAGAGACATATATAACAAATATCCTAATAAACAAAAATTTAACCTTTACGCCGCAATACAAAATATCTTCATGTAAAAACATACACCCATTGCCATTTGATTTTGCTATTCTGGAAAATAACGTAGTTTTAGGCTTGATAGAGTTCAATGGCAGACAGCACTATGAACCGATATGGGGTAAGAATAATCTTAAAAAGACTCAAATCAATGACAAAATCAAAAAGGAATACTGTCGTCAAAACAATATTCCTTTTCTTGTAATCCCATATACTAAAGAAAAATTTATTACAGAGAATGTTAATAAATTTCTAAAAACTATCGTCGAATGCCGTAAAAATACAAATCATGACTACTAATCTCATGTATGAATTGGAAATCAACAAAGAATCCATTCAAATCAATGTTGCTTCTAAAATCTTCATCGATAAGATTCTTATAGTAGTTCCATCCAAGACCAATTGTTAACGGGGAATCGGCGGGGGAAGTCCTCGCCGTGCCATGCTCTGCGCGGCCAGCAGTTGCACATGTCATAACAACTAAACCCAACGGCTTTGTCATACGAATCATGTTGTGGAATGTTTCAACCCACTTTGGGTTATGCTCAAAGCATTCACATGAAATAGTCACATCGAACGTTGCATCAGGCGCATTATAATCCTCGCCTTTACAAACCAGATCAACATCTCGTCCCGGTCCCACATCAATTCCAAGATATTCACATCCTGTGAAGAATGGTCGAACTGTACCGTTAATGTTTAGGCTTCCAATTTCTAAAACTTTTTTTCCTGTGAAGTATTCAGGATGTTGATTTTTTAATCCTGCGACAAAGTCGAGTTGCTGTCGGTGTGACATTGTTTCTCCCTTTTAATTGCTTGCCAGCATGTAATGATTCTATCACCATCTGAGCCTGTTATTGGCAAAAGATTGGCTCCAGCATTAACAAAATTCATGATGGCAAAGAAATGCCAGAATGTATTTGTATTCCAGAGAACCGAACCAATAATGAGATTCATTAGAGGTCCCGCTGCACTGATCCAAATATTTAAATGAGGTGGGCCTGCTTCTCGGACAGTATATGCTCCCTTCCATGCGAAGCCAAGTCCATGAACTGGAACTCGACAAAGCAGAGAAACAAGTATGTGTCCAAGTTCATGTAGCAGAAGCACTACGATTACTAATGAAAAATATGCCGAAATGAGTAGCACTGATAATATCACATGCAACATTCGTTCCCACTCCATTCTCTACAGTACGGCAAACGAAAGTAATACAGGTAGTATATCGTATCGGATTGCCAAATGTAAATCTATTAATTTGGTATTATCACAACCAAAATATTTGATGGTCCGCTCTCAACTCCGCTGGAATCAACCGCCGTTACATAATATTGATATGTTTGGGCAGACAAAACTGTGGTATCTGTGTAATTTAATTGCGCAGATGTTCCGATAATTGAGTATGGCCCATTCAACGAGCGATAAACGTTAAAGCTTGCAATTGGATCATCAGGACTAATTTCATTCCATGACAAATTTACTTCATGAAATCCAGTGCCAGAAAGAGAAATAGTTGCAACGGGATTAACAGAGGAATTGCTGGTGATCGTTATTGTCCCTGAAATTACACCTGTTGAAATCGGCGAGAATGTAATATTTAATGGAACGGATGTATTCGGCAGCAAAACAAAGGTAGGTCCCATTGTATCAAAAGAAAATTCTGTGGAACCCGATAACACAACTGAGGAAACTGTAACAGGGCCTGTTCCCGTGGAAGACAGAGTGACAGTTTGAGTTGCAGATGAGCCATCGACCACTGATCCAAATTGTACATTTGATGATTGCAGTGTCAGGATAGGTGTTAAGACTACCGCGGGTGTCAAAGTTATTTTCACTGTTTTTGAAACTCTATTTAAACTTGCCGTCAGAGTAACAGTTGTGGCTGTTGATACTGCATTTACTGTTGCCGTAAATGAGGAGGATACTGAACCCTTCGGGATTAACAATGAAGAAGGAACAGTGATTGATGAAGAACTACTCGCCAATGACACAGTTTGACCAGTGCTTGAGGAAGATAACGACACTGTGCATACATCCGTTCCAGACGCCGAAAACGAGGTATTCACACATGAAAGTGCAGCGAGTGAAGGTGCTGGAGCAGGCTTTTTAGCGCAGGCTTGCAAAGGAAATAAACAGGCCACAATCAAAAAATACACAGCTAATCTTTTCAAGGTTGTCTCCCATTACGTTGGAGTGTTACCTATTATTTATAGAAAATAGCTGTGTTTGTTTTCATCGGTAAAATTAGAAAGGCCATGTTTAAAGATGGATCATAGGCTTTAGCGGTGAGATGTATACTTACCGTTGGGGTTGTTAGCGAATCCGTCTCAATAAAAATATCAGCCGTGGCATCTCCAGCGGCATGAGGGTCAAATGCTAGCCCAATATTCGTTGTTTGGTTTGGCTTCAGTACAATAGGAGCCATAGGAACAGCAATACTTAAATCCGAATCTTCACTGACAATTTTGAACGATTTAATAACAACGGGCTGCAATCCAGTAGAAGTAAGCACAATCTTTGTTTCTGCCTTTTGAGCCATTGAAATAGGATGGAACACCACATTCTGATAGTCAGATATCAAGCATTTTTCTTGTTTGGGCACGGGTTCTTTGGCAAAGGATATTGATAAAATCAACGAGAACAATAAGAGGAGCGTTGTATATTTAAGCAATGTTATATCCCCAGTGATTATAACTCACCTGACTCCAATATGTGTAAAACTACATAGGACTCAAGTTCTTCTTGCGATGAAAACTCATATTTCCGCACATACCAGAAGTACCCCGGACTTTTGGGTGCGTAGCAAATTTCTTCGTAAATCCATTCGTGGTCTTCGTTTTTGATTATTCGACTTTCTGTGACGCAACCGGGTAATACAGTTTTGAGATTTTCCACGTTATCGAAGAAAATTCGCATAACGTATTTATAAGGTAACAATAAATGTCATCTAATATCTAAGGTCGGTTCTCCAGATTCCAACATGAAAAGAAACAGAAAATTAGATCGTTCCTGTGAATTGTTAGGTATTTTGATTAAATTACAAGTTCGGCTTACAGCATACTTACTCGCGACATATGTTATACCGGGTTCACCCTCTTCAAAACCTTTAATTGACCCAACATGATAAATGTATTTGTTTCCATTCCACCACGGATACAGAACCCAGTCACCGACATTCAGAATATTTTCGTTTTTATCATATCTATTGTAGTGATCCATTATGCACGTTCCAATGTCTTCAGAAACACATATTGTTCTTGTTCAGAGGGGTCATCCGATAGTTTTTCGATTGTTTTTGAATATAGGTGATATTCGCAATGAAGGTATTCAATAGTGGCACATCGCTCACCGAATTGATCAACGTCCAGTGCCATTATCTGGCAAATTTTATAGCCGCGAAGGAATGGAACAGACTTTGGGGTGTAAAGAACCCAGTCTCCAATCTTCAGGTTGTTGCCTAAACGATCCGTCATCGTCTACTTTTCCTTGTGTATTTCCAGAAGGTCATTGTGAATACTCCAATTGCAGCAGCATTACTTTTTGATTCCGTTCGGTTTCATTGGCGGGTAGTTTAGTAACAGCATATCCCCAGAATCCAGCAGTAGACCATTGAGCTAACCCTCACGCTATCGCTTTAGGAGAAAATGTCTTAAATGTAATCCATGCTTCAGTTTCAACTCCGACAACTTTGAACGATTCAATAACGCCAACGCCAGTACCAAACCACGCATCTTCGTAGAAAACAAAGTCTCCAATGGCTAAGGAATTGCCGTATTTGTCAACATGGTTCATATGATTACTTGGGTTCGTTTAGATAGAGGTTGACCGTACAGGCGAACACCCTTTGCACGTACAAGGTCTGCCGCTGACTGAGGATTGCTCTGGAACATCGACTCAAGTTCTATTTTTCCGATGCCGCCTGCACACGTCAACTTAAAAATCTCATAGTTGCGCTGTGCATTGGCCTGTGCTCTAATCTTGAGCATATGAAGAAGTTGAGCAACTTCTTTACTGTAATCGTTCTCACGATCCTCAAGAATGGCAAGCATCTCTGCGCCGTCATTCAGTTTTGTAATGTCAATTGGAATAATGCACTCTAAGCCTTCCATACAAAACATAACGATGAAGGTTTGTTCAGGCATTGATTCTTCATCTGTATATTCTTGTTCGATACCGTCTTCAATTCTCATGGGGTGATTTTATCACTAAACCTTACGGAAGTCAATGTCAATGTATGTCGTTGATTCTAAAGGAATGTTTACCGAAACTGTCATATTTACAGTCGCTGTAAATTTACTAAACATTATTTGCTGGATTCAACCATGTATCGATCCATCAATGTTTGGAGTAAAGCCAGCACATCACATTTATTCTGATATTTGCGCAGATATGCATAAAGAGGTCTGCCGTATGTCAAATCGTCGCCGTGTCCTTCCCCATCTACCAGTTCACGTCGCAATGTAATTAGATGCCCATCCTTCAATCGCAATCTTTGCTGAATGCGGAAGAACAATGCACGAACGAATGCTGGTGTGTTTCCACCCAACACCAAACCTCTCAGGTAACGCTTAATCTCGTTCACTGGAAGTTCAATATTCGTCTGACCAAGCAGTTCCTTTGCATTGCGCAACGTTGTAATGACATTGGCAAGGTCCGTGCTGCTCAGGAAGATGTGGTCAAACTTTGGAAACTTCAATGTCTTGATGCAGTAACGCTTTGTCTCTTCGTGCTGCGATACAAGCTGTATGGACAGCATCATTGCAAAGAAGATTTCGCCCAACTCTTTTGTGCTGTATTTCTCCACCATCTCTTCGTTACGAAACGCTCGACTTTCTGTTATAAATGACAGTAAATTACCTTCGTTGACCTGTTCAGATTCATTATCAAGTTGATGCCAAAATGGTGCTAAAACAGATTCCATTGCATTATGAGTAAGTTCTTGCAATTCAGTTGCATCTTGCTCTGATAAATTCAATTCCTTTGGAAATGTTATAGTAACTGATAATTCTTTCTCATTTACCGAAAAATGATATTGAGCATCGGGTGTCAAACACCGTCTTCCTTCAAATGTCAGTGGTAGTTTTTTAGCCATTGTTATTGTCCTCGTGAAGTCAAAAATTGAATAACTTTTTCTTCCATACAGTCTTGTTCTGTGTATGGAATAATAAGCAAGGGAATATTATTCATTTTGCAAAATTTTTTCTTTTTTGAATCGGAAGACTGAATACTTTTGAACATCTGATTCATTGTTCTATTTTTACTACCAAAAGTTTGAGGAACATAATGCTGTATACCGTGATATTCAATCAAACCCAATAGATTGCTATTACTAAATATTGCAAAATCAAATGGCAACGGCTTTTTCTTTTTACATTCTGCCAATCTGTATTGATGTTCAAATTCTACCTTGTGCTTCTTTAGAATCGTAACCATCTTCTTTTCGCCCACCGAAAAAGAACATCTGGGGCAACCCTTGCCATATAAATGATTGTTTGGTTTCTGCGTGAACTCTCCATGCAATTTGCAAATGATCGATACATTCATCTTATTTCTGATATATTTTGTGTTACTGTAATCGTAAAGATTTCCATGAACCAAATTGGCTTTTTCAATAAATACTGGGGTGTCCATTGTTGCCGTTCCACCACATTTATCACATCCTTTACCATTCAAATGTTCATTAGGGGTTTGGAAGAAGTGACCATGTTGTTTACATAGAATAATAACCTTTGTGCTGGAATTTTCATACTGTACTTTTGAGTAATCAAATGTATTGTTGTGAGACAAGATAGCTTTTCTAATAAAGTCTTCAGTAGTAGATTTTTGGGCGATGCTTCGTGATTCTACTGCGCATTTATGGCAACCACTTTTGGTTAGATGATTGCTGGGTGTTTGTTCATAATATCCATGTAACTTACAACCAATAACGACTTTCGTATGCATTGCAACATAATTGACACAATCATACAAAAACACGTCGCCATGTTGTCGTTGCGCTTTCACAATGAATTCGTTATTTGTCAATCTCTTCATATACTCTTATTATACACTACTTTCCACTCGCCTTTCCTGCCATTGCACCTATTTGGGGACATACGCCTTTGATGTGGTTCAAATTGCAGCGTTCGCAGGGTCTATAGTCATAACGTTTACGGCAGGTAGCACATATAGGATCGGCAACCGAAGCGTAGGTTCCACACTGTTCCAGACCTTCCATTCTGCCACATTCTGCACAGCCAACTTCTTCACGATGGGCGCGAGGGATTCTGTATCCTTCTTTGTCGATGGCGTCAAATTCGAATAATCTCATAATTTCCTTTATTACGCTTCAAGTAATCGAAGAAATGCGTATGACTCCATTTCTTTTTCGTCTTCAAATTCCCAAACTCTGATCAAATAATAAGATGAACCTGCAATATTAGCTGGGTATCTTTCGGATAGCTTCCATTTTTTAACAGATTCATCAAACAGAGATTCATCAAACAGAGATTCATATTTGAACTGACTGTTTGATGTAAAAATAAAATGCTTTGAATTGTCCAGCAGACATTTCATACTTTCTCCAGCCTAACAGGTATTTATCCACACCAGCAATCATGCGGGATACATTGACTTTAACCATAAATATCTGTGGCACTTCTCAGGAGATTACCGAATGAGCAGAACTAAGAAGAACCGTCCTCTACAGGAGTCTTTAACTACTCCTATTCCTCAAGAAACAGCCCACTTTTCAACTAAATCTGGTATTAAAAAGTCAGTGCGCATTATCCCTCGTAGCATACACCAAGAAGAGTATTTGGATTACTTGATGGATAATGACAAAATTATTGTGATAGCCTCTGGTCCCGCTGGATGCGGGAAAACACAGCTTGCTATGCTTGCTGGTATTAAAGCCCTAAGCGAAAAGAAAGTCAACAATCTTATCCTATGTCGTCCCAGTGTAGGAGTTGATGACGAGGACTTAGGCTTTCTACCGGGAGACATCAATGACAAGATGGCTCCTTGGACTAGACCTTTATTTGATGTTCTTTATGAATATTACAGCGCAAAAGATATACAGAATATGCTGGAAAATAAGGTGATTGAAATGGCCCCCCTCATGCACATGCGAGGAAGAAACTTGAAGAACTGTTTTGTAGTGGCTGATGAATTTCAGAACACAACTGTTTCTCAATGCAAAACCCTATTCACAAGAATCTGCGATGGAACTAAGATTGTTATTACAGGAGATAACGACCAATCAGATCGCAAGTCAAATGAAAACGGTCTATTGTTCTTTAAGAATGCCATTCAAAATTATGGAGGGAGTCAATACATTAGTTCAGTTGAATTTGATTCTAAAGACATTGAACGACACGCAGTAGTAAAGGATGTTCTGGAGATTTTCAGAGCTTCTGGAAAATAAACATTACACATCCTTCGTAATAACCTATGCAGTATGTGCAACATTATTTGGTTTTTTAAAATACCAACCTTCAGGAGGAAACGGAATATCCTTTCGAATCCTCCTGAACTTCCCCTCGATATTATAGATTGGCTTGCTTTCTTCTCGTAAGGCGGAGGCTCTAACCAACGAAGATGAGGCCAGCAAAGGATCACACTCTTCATAAACCAATCGTTCAAAATCGAAATACAAAATTTTCTTCTCCTTAATTTTCCTCATCTGTATTCGTTCCGCAACCGTCCATCGTGGTTTACCTTTTTGCTTTCCAGAAATAGCTTTGCTTGTTTTTAATCGAGACGCTGTGCTCCTTATTTTATACTTCCTACCAACAGTGGTGGAAATCAGTTCTCCAGATTTCACACGAGGATCAGTAGTCATGCATCTTACTGTACTGCCAAATTTATCCTTATAGACTGCATATCCTTTATTTTTCTCACTCATCAGAGTGTATGCTTCTTTCCTAAGCCTAGCGAATGTTCTACTGGATTTAAGAACAATATTTCCTCGACTGCTATTTTGATTTTGCATAGCGGCAAATGCAATAGTCTGCGAACCTCCATACGCCTTCCATAACAACCAATGAGCTATAAAATGCTGTCTGTAGGTAAGATTTATCCTGTTCCAAGGGTTTTCTCGAAAACTTTTGTATTGTGGAAATAGGTCTGTGGCCTTTGGACAAATATGGTGAGATTCCGTTTCCAACAGATAATGATTATCTTTCCAAGACTCAATACACCTCAAATAACGATTCAGGTAGTGTTCGTTGTGAGGTTTAAGTTTTAAAAGTTTCTCAATTAGGATTTCCATACAACTATTTATGATAACACCTCAGAACTGTTCAGTTAACCAAGTTCGATAATAGGTCGGTAAAACATCAACTCTTTAACAGTCGCTATGAAACCAAGGATTCCGCAGAGCGCAACGATAACCCAGTGCTCTGCGATTCCAAACGACATGGTTGATAGGCACATCGAGCACTGAAACAATGCCTTCAGCATCACGAACTTTTCTGGGTTTATCTTTTCCATATTATTACTAGCGTCAGTATAAGTATTGAAATCATGTTTATGAAGTATAACCAAAACCAATGGAGCGAGCCAAACAAAAATTGAGCGATAAATGTTAACACAACGATAGTTGCATTTCTTCGGATTTCAACGTTTTCTGTTTTTAGCATACTGCGTCTTTCTTGATAAGCATGAAAAAATATGTAAGATAGGAAATGAAACCCACGGCGAATACAGCATACCAATGAAGTCCAGCACTGACACCAATCGTCAGTGTGGTTAATAGTACCGTACTCATATTAACTGTCAGCTTCATATTTGTTGTACACGCCTTCTTCCCAAACATATCTTTTGAGAGCGGCCCTCAATGCTTCTTTTTTTGTGTCGCCAGTCCCTAACTGGCTATCTGAATAGTAACCAGCATTGACCACATAATAATCATCGTGAGGTCCTGATGTTTCATAGCAGATAAAGTCAGGTGTTACTTTCCTCAGAGTTATTTCAACCTCTTCGTCACTCATCCTATCAATAATCAAATGAGATTCCAGATTGATATCATACTGTTTTTCTTTTAGATTTTCGATTTTCTTACCGTTGGCTTTGAGAGTTTTGATAACGCTGAATATTGTTTTCATTTGCTCTCCAATTTATGAAGGAATGCCTCGCTGTCCGATAATCTTGACAGAGTTGATGAATGTTGAATAAAAGCTCCACCATTCCATCGCATTACTAAAAATGTGCAGGGATACGCATACATTCTGACAATCTCTCCATAACAAATTGATTTGATTCCAGATTGATTATATTGAATAAATGAAACTGGATCGCCGGGTTTAAAAGTATCAATCACTAGCTCACCAACTTTAAAAGAAATTCATCTTCTTGGGTAGCGGCTTTCATAAATCTAGAAGATCGCATATAAATCTGAGTAGTATCATTATATCCCACAATCATATAGTGATGCAGTCCAATCTTCTTACCGTAGTATCCCTTCACATAACCAAAAAGGTCAGAATCACCGAATGTATCATATTCAGTAAACCTGACCAGTTGACCTATCGTAAATTTTGTCATTGTTCCAGTGTATGCAGGAAGGCATCCAATTCAGTTATTCGGCTCATGCTGTCGCCATACCAAACATCCCTTGTGCCATTCAGAGACTGCACAATGTACATGTTTGGATAGCCCGGATAAGGACCAACAATCTCTGCATATTCAATCCACTCGCCGTCTTCCTGATAAGGCTCAAAACGCATGCGAGAAACATACTCTCCCTGTTTATATTGGTATGTTTCTGGTTCGAGTTTTGGCACTTCCTTTTTTGGGAATGTCTTTCGAAGGAAGTCTTTAAATGTTTGAAGTTCCATGCAGAATCATTTTCGCTTTCCTGCCTTTCGAGCAGGGACTTTAGGATTAGCCTTCTTTACATCCCGTGCTGTTCCTTTTTTGGTTTCGGAGATGATCAATTCAATCGGCTGAAAATCAATATTGTAAAACACTAGGCTATAGTGTATCACAGATTTCTTCCTGCGCAAACTCATAATGCCCATAATTTCGTCGCGCAGATATTCCAGTGCTATGCCATCGGAAGAAAATTCCTCAGCATTAAATTTCTCAACAAAGTCTGCCTTGTCTGCTTCGCTTGGGACTGCGTCAGAGTTTGGATGGCTGTGCAATGTTCCGAAATATTTCAGAGTAGTTCCAGCCTCTATTTCTTCTTCGGGCTGTCCATATTGCAACGTCATTACTCGTGCACCAGAAATAGATGTTTCAACTTCTATAGTATCAAAAGCATAGATATGCAGTTCATTCTTAACCATCTTGCCCAAGACGGCTACGATGATTTCATAAGGCATGGCCTTAACAGCCCTGCGCTTAAACGAGTCAATTAATGACTTGTGAACGACGATACGTTGCATCATCGTTACGCCTCTACATGTTCAACTGCTTTCAGCAGAGCATCGATCTGTGCTGGATATTGGGCATGAAAATATTCCAGTAGCGTATCGTAATTGTCTCCTGTAACTACTTCTCCATTAATCTGAAAGGATCGGCATTTAACAACCGACTTGTTCTTCACGTCCAGAATGAGATTGCATTTCTTAATATCGCTGTTTCGAATATTCTTTACCAGAGATACTACTTCATCAGCAATAAAGTTTTCGGCATGTTGTGAATGATTAGGCTTTGAGGTATTTTTTGGGTTTAGGGGTCTGATTACATAACAACAAGTTATATACATTATTTTCTCCGAGAAAGGCAAAACTTTAGATAAATACTGTTGGTCGCGGATAGCAGTCCCACCAACCCTATCGCTTTTGAGGAGCGCCAGCACATGTCTATTTACCCTGATAAACTTTCAGAACTTTTACCATCTTCAAAATATCTTCGCGCATATACCAAAATTTGCAAACTGGCTCAGGACCGAGCAAATACCCGTAAACAGGCAAAATTACAATTTGGTTATGTGGAAGGTCATCATATTCTACCAAAATCTTTCAAATGTGGCGGCGAAAAAGATAAATCAAACTATGTGTATCTAACGGCTCGCGAGCATTTTATTTGCCACAAACTATTAGTTTTTGCAACAAAATCTACTAGATTTTATTATTCCGCATCTGCCGCCCTTGCTGGTTTTATGCAATCTTCTTCATTTCACCAACGACCTATTCTAACTTCTCACAACTATCAATTTGTTAGGAAATGCATATCACTATCTAAAAAAGAAAAACAAACTGGAAGAAAGGTATCAGACGCTACTAAAATTAAGATGAGTTTGGCTCAATTAAAACGACACAGACTAAATCCACGAACAAAAGAGCAATGCGAAAATATATCAAAAGGGCGAACAGGTATCAAAGTATCCAAAGAAGGTTGCTTGGCAATATCTTTAGGCAAAATGGGGGCTATTCCTTGGAACAAAGGGACTAAAATGGATGATACAACCAAAATGAAAATTAGCAAAAATCGAACAGGTATAAAACCCAAAAAGATCAAATGTCTACATTGTGATGTGATAGCCGCCCCAAATATGTTAGCGAGATTTCACAACGATAGATGTAAATTAAGAAATTTGTGAAAGCTCTACCAGCGTGGCAGCAACCAGAATCTCTGGATCAGCGGCCATTGGAATCTGTACCATTCCTTTTCTAATGATTAGAATTGCTGCGTCTTTCTGTTCGTTTGTAGTTCCCCAAAAATCCAGATTATTATAACAGAAGACATAAAACTCTTCCAATTCTTCCGCTCGAATCTGGCTGCATATCAGCGCCCTCGCTTCTCTTACCTTTCCATTCTTAAATAACTCAACAGCGTCGATCTTGTAATCTCGCGTAGCGTTACTTAATTTGTCAGGTTTGGTGAGTTTTCCTTCAATGCAGTTCTGCTGACAAGTATTTATGCACTTACGTAGATCAGGCCAGCAGCCTCTGACGTAATCATCCAGTGTTTCCAACTCAAAATCTATATTCTCCGCAACCAAAATTTCAGCCATTCGTACTGTATATTCATCAATCGGAAGTTTATTTATTTGGATACTCTGGGTACGACTGTGTATAGGCGGAATGATCTTGTGTGGATTATTGCAGGTAAACATAAAGCGGCTTATCTGAGAATACTGCTCAATCACACCTTTCAGAGTATTTTGGGCATCCACTGTCAAACCATCAGCCTCATCCAACAGAATAATGCGTTGCTTTCCCCACGGAGTCAGGGCGGCAAAATTATCGATTTTATCGCGAATAATATCAATGCCGCGTTCGCGGCTGGCGTTTATATAGAGATAATCATATGGATCGATGCCAACTTCATTGACCAAAACTTCAGCCAAGGTAGTCTTACCTGTACCGGGTCCACCTGAAAAGAGAATATGTGGTATATCCTTAGTTGCAATCCACTTCTGAATTGTACCTTTTTGGTTCTCGTCTGTGAAGACATAGCCTTCCAGTGTTTTTGGTCTGTAGCGTTCCGTCCATAATGAGTTAGTTATTGCCATATATTTTCCTTACCATCCAGCACCAGTATAACATCGTAGCCTTGCGCTCTACAAGCAGCTAATTTGGCCTTGTTTTTGTTCTCTAACAATTCATCTTCTCCATTCTTATTCCAAGTCCAAGACGACTTTACTTCATATATTGTGTTTCCGATTTGAAAATCACTAATGTATAGGCGACGGCTATTATCGGTAGGGTCAACATACCAAATGCTTGGACCTCTCTTTACATTTTGTAGAAGCCAATCAAATCCAAATTTTTCTTCTAATTGGAATAGAAAGGAACATTCGTGGGTTCCTTGATAGGTTAGCGGGGAATCCTTATAATTCAAAATGGGACATTGGGTGCTGTTTTTCCAAGGACTATCCATCCAATGCTCTTTCATAATCTGAGCTAATTTTTCATAGTGTCCGTTTTTGATTCTAGTCTGCGTTCCCTTGATTTGAGAAGATTTGGTAATACCCAATCGAATACGAGTTTTCAAAGACTTTGAGGTTCTGTCGTCATGATTCAATAATGAAAATTCCTTTCGTTTTCCAGCACAAGAATTGAAATGAGGGGAGCAGCACTTTTTGCCATTCTTGAACAAATATTTTGCGATAGAATTACAACCAAACTCGCATAACTCCTCTGTTTCAATTGCGGTAGAGTATGGATTCTTATGTTTATGTGTTGCGATCTTTTTAGCTGGACATTTTAGGAAATGTGATGAGCAGCATTTGCTGCCCGATATAGAAAGGTAGTTAGCAGTTCTTGAACAGCCATAATCGCATAAATCAGTGGTGGAAATTTTCTGAAAGGTTTTCATACAACTATTTATGCATTGAGAAGTATTTTCTGTGCATAGTGTATTTATTTTATACCCATTTCCAGCGCCTTCAATAACGCATCTTGCTCAGTAGTCTCAATGATTTCCCTAATCTTTGCCCAGAATTGATCCTCAGCACCATCCATCAGAGGGTAAACATTCCATCCATTGTTGGGAGGATACATAACACCGTTTATATAATCTACAGGTTTATCTCCCCACATAACTAGTATTCCGTTTTCAACTTTACCGTATATCGGATTTTCGGAAACCTTTTGTAAACCCCATTCTTTGTTAGTCATTAGATATTGCCGTTATCTCCAAAGTCATATGATTTGTCAGCCAGCATGGTGGTCCAAACATTACGCATTTTGTCTTCGGTTTCTTTCCACGATCCATTCAGCATAAACTCATGCGCCCACTGCTGTGTGTACTCGCAATACGGACAGCGAAGGCCATCGGGTGTGAGAACCAAAAGGCCTTCACCATCCAGATGATCTTTATCAGTTCGGCGTCCACTGCCGCACGTAAACGGATGGAACATACCTGAATGCTGAAAGTCGTTGAATGATTTTATTTGGTCATCTGTGAATTTTGGCATTAGTTCTCCAGTAAGCGCATCATTTCTGCATTGACAGTTATTCTGGCATGTTGCCAAGCCTGAGCCTCGGTTTCCCAAGCTCCACTCAGGATAATAATACGACCTCGCGAATATCGCGCCGTAATATATTTGCCAATGGCCGCATCTAAAACTGCGTCTGCATTGGGATAGGCGGCAAGGACGATTTCTTTGTCAACGATCATGACTCAGTATACGCCTTTTCTTTACTGGAGTAAATTGATTATTTGGTTAGAGGAAGCCAATTATTTCAGACAATCTTGGTCACAGGAGGTGGAGTTTGGGTACACTGTTTCGGGTTTCTCTTTTTTCTCTTCGGCTTGATCTTTGTGAAGTCGCCACATTTGCCAGTACATATCAATTGCGTCCTCTATTGCTTGATGCGTATCAATTTGGCTATTGTCCTGAAGGGATATACCATATTCCCAGTTATTATCTGAGACGCTTCCTGTTTCAATCTCCCAAACTGTTTTGTTTCGGATAGCACTATTACCTTTTCCGTCATAACGAGTACATTTGATTGTGACATTCTCGCAACCACCTGCATAATCACAGATGTGTTGAAGATTAGAATGTTTTGGCAGGAGTTGAGTTGCAGTATTTGGATGGATTTTATTTATTGTTGCACACCCAACAAGAAGGCCCACACCAGAAATAAGTATCAGGACTGGGTTAATTCGAAATATGTTCATTATTCCTCCAACTTTTTAAGCATGCTATTATTAATTCGTTCTTTGGCGCCTTCCTATGCTCGTTCTGGCGTTTGATATACAAAGCTCAAATCCTTGAACTCAGGCCATTTGTCTCCCATTGAAATATAATGGCCCCAACTTTCTGATCTGAGCTTGGCCGTTGGATAGATTGAAAGAACAAATTCCTTATCGGTCATCATCAACCAGAATAATAATTCCAGTTATGTTTTGGGCGGCAAGCATTAGATTTCCAATTGCCTCAGCTTTATTCTTGCCTGTCTCATAGACTGTTTCATCATCTGCCGACCAAGCCTTCCATTTACCAGCTTTGATGTACTTAACAAGAATGTCCATTACTTTGCTCCGATTGGGCCAACCATTGCGCCCATCTCAGGGTTTGGATTCTCTTTACAATACAGAAGAATAGCCTTTGGATCAATACGACGAACAACTGTTTCATTGCGTGGAATGTTTGGATCAATCTCAGAAAGATCGATGCCTCGACTCCAGCGACCATGCTCCACCAAAATCCAGTATCCCGGCCTCAAATCTGTTGTATTTTCGGGACCAACAGCATAAACTTTGGCCCATCGAGGATGAATACCGCGGTCTGTTTTATCATCATCCATCAGGATAATACCTGAAGTTGTCTTCTGTTCACCGAAGTACATGTCAAAGGCCAAAACGTCTTTGTGCAGCGGCAGAATAATTGGATCAATAATTTCTGTTGTCATAGTTTCCTTAGTTTGGGCAGTAAAATTCAACATAGTTTACTGCATCCTGAAATTTATTATACATTCTATTCTTGTCCTTCCCGTTTTCCCAATCAATTACATGAGCAGTATATGTCTACCCATTTTGTGAACGAGTTACATCACCACAACCAAATCCGTTATAATCCTGCCACAAAACATAATCTTCACTCAACCAGACTTTATGAGTTGCGGCAGCTTTGTTAGCTGTTGATTCAGGTACATTTATTGTGCGCACACATCCAACCAAACCAATCAATAACAAATATGGTATAAATTTCATATGTATTTCTTATCCTTTACCTTGGTTCGGCAATGTCAAAATCCAACATGGATGCTGAGCACACGAAACCACCGTTCTTATGTCGCCAAGGAAGCCCATAATCTTTAACAATTAGTTTATTGCAGTTCTTACATCTGGGCATATTCGCCCAACGAACCATATTGCAGACCAAAGAAACCATTACCATTCCTCATTCAAAGGTTCTGCACGATATATTAAACCATCAGAATTTTCAAAGCAATATAAGCGCCCAGTATTCTTATGCTTCCAAAGGCAATCGTCCAGAACTATAGTCTCGCCACAATTAAAGCATTTTGTTTGGGACCGTATATATCGAACCATTCTGCAAACCAAAGAAACCATTACCAATCGCACCTTCGATGATCGTCCCACCCGCCCTTTTCGACTTTGCAGTCACATACATTATAATACAAATCGCATGCCGCGCAATACCTCTTTATAACATGCTTTTTGCATTTTGGGCATTTCCAATCCTGTGTGCCAGTAATACCAGCTTTGTCGATTGCGCCTTCTTTATAGATTTTCATTAGACCTTCTTTCGGCGTCTTGTTACCGTCATTAGATTTAATGGCTTTTTGGTTGAATCCCAAACTCTAACCATTTCTTCCATTTGATCTTTATACTTGACCAAAAGATCACTCTGACTCAGGTTGTAGAGCCAATTACTCATCTTCTGTCCTGCAATATAAACAATTTCCGCTTCTTTTTTGGTCATATTATGCCTTCTTCCTACTCCTGCAAAATCTGTATCGTTGTTCTTTTGGTTCAACCCAAGAACCGTCTTTATGCCTTTCCCTATTGTCATCAACATGGGAATAAAAGTGGCGTCCTGTCCTTGGGTCCCAACCTTCTCCCCAAATATTCTTGCCACATACGCATTTCATTATGCCTTCTTCCTGTGATTCTTTTCAAACTCCTTAATTTCCTTTTCTGCCTCCTCAACCTTCTCTACGATGCTTGGCTCTGGCGCTACAACCGGGCTAGGCGCGTCCGCTGTTTCTGGAACAGGTGGAACTACGTTAATTGGCAAAAATTGTGATTCTTTTGGATGAACAGCGGGAATTGTACCCTTGATTCTGGGCTTAATGTTATTGACCTTAATGGACTTCGTCGCTGCTTTAGGTGTTGGTTTTTCTTTTCCAAGACCTGTAACAATTCGAACAGCATTTGGTTGGCTCTTTTTGAGAGCGTCCATATCAATTTTTAGACCTCTGGATGTGACTACTACATGCTTCTTTGCCATAATTATTACCTCGTGTGCTTATTTATTTGTGGGTTTTAGTGGTTTCGCTTTCTTTTTGGCAACTCGTTCCTCAAGTTCTTCCATCTCTTCCAGCATGCAATTGCTGCAATTGTGATAACCAGAAAGGCAGGAGTAACAGATACAACCACAGTTCTTGAATATTTTCGGCATATTATCCTTCCAATATCGCCAGCATTGCTTCTTCGGCGTCCATCTCTCTAACTAATTTTTCGGGAATGGCCCACAATGGCATTGCTGACGATTTATCTATTATGGGGAGATGTGTGACCCAAAAAATCGCGGGATTCGTGTCTCGTGTGTACTTCATTATCTTACCTGCGCGGACACCAGAATCCAGACTGGCAAACGTTTCTCCACAGAAAACATCATCTTTTGGATTGAACCAAACAAAGTCACCGAGGTACATTAAACATCCTCCAGCATTGCCAACATTGCTTCTTCATCGCTCATCTTCCTCAGTAAATTGTTTGGTATTGCCCAAAGAGGAACTGAATCTTTACTTGATGCAAAACATACTGATGACACCCAACATAGTTTGTCAGCTAACTTAAAAATCTGTCCCGCCTTAAATTCGGTTTCATGAAGGTTATTATTGGTGCCACTCCCGCACCCGCACCAAGCATCGTCGCATTGTCTGAACCAAACAAAATCTCCAGTATTCATATCAGGCTTCCAGTATTGCCAGCATAGCTTCTGCGTCTTCAAGCGGTTTAACCATACTTTTTGGAATAGCCCAAAGAGGATAAGGAGAAGTTGAATGTACGGGGAGTGGCGTCACCCAAAATACATCACAATGTTTGTGTCTATTCTCATCAATAATCTTTCCAATGGTCCCCTTTCCACTTGAATAGAACGGAGGGCAGAATACATCGTTGTTCGGATCAAAAGTAACGTAGTCGCCAATCTTCATACATTATCCCCGTAGAAATTCAGTAATATCCAGATTATATTTCAAACTGTCCACACGATGTATGCCCATCAGGTACAAACAATAGGAGCAACATGATGATCCTCTGCCCACTCCCCAAACAATATCGTTCTGATCGGCGGTCTCCCTGAGATACTTCAGATATCGCAGCAAATTCATCAGATTATACTTCTCGTATAGCTCCAGTTCTTCCTGAACTCTAGTACGTTCAATGTCTGTTTTACATAGGGAAAGTAAAAACTCATCCATATTCATGTTACTGTACTGGTCAGGCATCAGCCACATCTTCTGTAATTCCCTGTGATATTCCTCCAACGAAAAATCGTAGGATCGATTATCCCAAAGACTTATTTCTGGCATGGTCCTTTCCAATGAAAGAAACTCGCGTCCTTTTATATATGACTGCCCATCCGTAATGTGCAACCCTGTAATATCGAAATTTGGGTTTATCCGCAGATAATCGATTACTTCCTGCTGTGTGTAACCCACTGTTCCATATTCATCTACGACCATGTGAATCCCTTTCTTTATGTTCTATTGATTCTTCCAGCTTCCACTTTAGGAGGGTTTTTCATACATTTCCATCCAAGAAATTGATTCTCGAACCAATTTTTTGGCGTCATTCAAGGCAGCTTTATTTGAGGTTAGAGTTTCCTTATCATATGAATAGTCTTCATTTGGATCAGACGCAGCAACAACGTAATATGGTTCTGGATGAACACAACCAAAATCTTGAAATCCTTTCCACAAAGAGCGGGCTACTTCTTTTCCATATCTATAATCAGAGTCAGATGGGTTGTCTGTATCTTTACTGGATATGAAATATGCACAAACCCTTCCATGAAGCCTAGCAGCGTACTCAATATTACCACCTCGGCTAATTTCTATACACTTTGATCGCCATTCCTGATCCTTTGGCCTCCATTCCCCTTTATCAACCAAAAAACCTCCGTCAAGGCTAATAAGCCTATCGCAAAAAAGTTTTAATCTGGAACTCATTGCTGATTGCATTACCGGTGTACTAAAAAGCATAACATCAGACTTCAAACATAGAGGATAATATTCCTGCATTGGGTCAAGAGGAAAGCAATTACATGGGAACCCACATAATGCGCTGGCAGTCGATACACACCCTTCACATAGATGAACTTCTCTGTCTCTCAAATTTATTTCGACGATGTTTACGGTTTTGTCATTTCTGAAATCTTCCAATCCGTATTGCAGGAGCATTTGGGAGTTGCTTCTTTCTTTTGAACTGGCGGTTTCATAATTACTTCTGGAACTACCGTGTACAACCAAAACTTCAAGATTGCGGTCTTTTCCATTATGATACTCAATAGCCTTTTTCACCGTTTCGACATTTTTATCATGTGCTTTGGACGCATGGTTTGAAAGTATAGGTATATTGTACCAGTCGATGTGACGAATCTTTTTAATATCCTCCACTGACATACCCTTAGTTAATTTTTCGATTGGAGTTCCTTTATCTTCTGGCATATAGTTCACCCAAATCCTCAGATGCAGTATTTAAGACAGTATGATAACCCAAAGGAAGTTTATCCCCATCTAACACCAGCGCACCTTTAAAAACAAACCCAGTGTTATTGTAGTTGTATTTTTTACCAACTTGATTAAGCACAACCGAGAACCCCTTAACTGGCTTCTGGTCACTATATTTTGGAAGTATGTCAGTTATTTTCATGGGTATATTTATGCTTTAATAACCGTGCCGTACTCGTCAACTATCATTTTCGTTTATCCATATTCCATTTATAGCTCACAACAACTCCACTGAAAAACATTCCGACTATAATACAGAACCAACCTGTTACACGAGCCGCCAGAATGGTTTCATTCGCAACAAGTATTATACCCCAATCCAACATAAAGGTGGAAGCAAGAAGAAGACCTGCAATGGGTAAAATAATGGAATGTTCTTTTGGTTTCCTCATCGGGTGTTCCTTTGAATATCTGCGATTATCAGAGTAAAAAGAAGACTGACAGCAAGCATTACTGAACCCAAGATACGCAACATAATAAACTTGTCGTTAACCAGTAGCATTATGGCCCCATCCAGTAGAAAACTGGAGAGGACTAATGCACACAGACCAAGGTTATTCATAAGATTTTCCTTTTCGTCTCTATTGTGGCGTACATGAATATCAAACCAAAGAACAAAATTCCACATCCAACAATTTGTTCGGCGCTATTATACTCGTAAGTACAGAATATCCATAAGCTGATATTACTCAGGATCGTAGCCAGAGCCATGTAGAATATGACGAAACAATATTTAGATGGTTCTTTGGTTGGTTCTCTCATGAGCCTACAGAATCCCTTCTTCGAAATCGAATAACAAACCATGACAACCAACCGGATACGTACAATATTACCAAATCACAAATTTTGGTTGTAATATCTGGCGCAGTACAAAAGAAACCATAGATAGACAAATACATCAACAACGTGGATACAACCATCATCACGGCGCTGAAACGTCTTTCGGGCGAAGTAGATGATTCATGCACCATTGATTTTTATTTCCTGTCTAACGACCAGTCCAGTGAGTATCACACTGCAAATGAGCATGGTAATATCCAGACCCATTGTAACCTTGTCAGGCTTTGGGATTAATCCACGAACACCAACAAATGTCCAGCAGGCCGCACCCAAAAGGAGAATATTTCTGAATATTCTTGCGTGATGGTCGTAGTAATTTACTTTGGAAGAAGCCATGTCTTAATCGAGAAGACAGCATTTCTCGCTGATTCCTCGTCGCATCCTTTCCACGTCAGGGTATTAGAGAACCCGTCCATATCACCACCATTAAGAACTTCAATCAGGGCGCGTTTAATTTCAACACCCTTGAATATGATGGCGACTCCGCCTTCGGCTGAGGCCAAAATTCTATCAGGAGGACAGCGCAAATCCAGAAGATATTTCAGGATTAAAGCTGCTTGATGAATTGAATTGTCAGTGGGTTTGGGTGCGCCATATGAATCCCAGCCATCTTCAAGTGCTCTTAGTTTGTCGAATACAAATTCTTCCATTTTAATTCCTTCTCTTCCGCCAGAACTCTGCGATGATTTGTGGCGCAATCAAAACACGTACTATCCCAAATATTATCTTCTTCGCCGTACCTGTTAGAGTGAGCACCGCAGGCTGATTCCCCCAGAGACGAAGATACTCGTTCAATTCAGTTTCGTTCATTGTTTTTTCCGAAAGGATCATTTGTGGTTCTTTGCCAGTCCTGCCAAGCATTAACTTCAGCGGAAATCCGAGCGAATATTAATTCCAGTTCTTCGGAGGGAGTCAATTCTTTCCTGACTTTCTTCTTTCGAGGCATAACCAAATCCTTTTATTATTCGTCGTTGCCACCGTCCAGCACTACGACATCGGGGCTATCCATATTATCGTCCATTTCAAGCTCAAATACAACATCTAATTCTTTATCAGTTTTTGGTTCCCATTCAAGGTTAATATCCGCCCAAGAACTTGCGAATTTCAAACGCTTTGGATCGTCCGTTGTCGAGGGATCAGGACGCATCCACCACGGAACCTCAATCTTTTCAGAATCATAGTCAAAGTTTTCGAAGTCTTCGACGGTATATTGTAAATCTGGTGAGATATCGCTGCCAATCTTTATTTTATCAATCTCAAATTTTCCTTCGGAGATGGCATGAAGTTTATGGAAGAGTATTAAAGCCACAATTTGGTCAAATGGTTCTTCAGGAAATAAAATGACGCGGCTTTCTTTAGCCAAAGATGCTATTTTCTTTATGTTTGGGTTTTTGTCGTGTATGAACACACTATTATTGAGCACTTCCTTGATGAAGATCAGGATGCGCTGGATGGCTACATTTTGATGAACGGAGTTTTCAGTTAACGTGAGAAAGTCAATCTTGAGTTTGTAAGAGTTCGGAAAAATTCTGGTCCCATCGACCACCACAGCGGAAAAACCAACAGAATGTGACAATTTTACGTTCATCCGACCTCCAAACGAAGATAAATATCTATACAGTTCGCGAACCTCGTGAGTTCCAACTGCTCTAATGCCTTGGAGGGCAATCAGCTATGCGTATTTATGATACAGCCTCATTCATCGAAAAGGCCAGAATCGTACATGATTCGAGTTACGATTATTCCAAAGTAAAATATTTGAAATCATCACAGAAGGTAAAGATCATTTGCCCGAAGCATGGTGTCTTTATGCAAACCCCCAACAATCATTTGGCAGGTCAGGGTTGCATGCAATGTGGTTTTGTGACTCGTTCGTCTGTTCATTTTTCTAATACTGAATCATTTATAGAATCTGCCAAGATTCCGCATAATAAGAAATACAAATATGACCAAACAATTTATCTTCATAGTGAAAAACCAGTTGTAATTTTATGCCCAAAACACGGAGAATTTTCGCAAAAACCTTTTAAGCATTTGCAAGGACAAGGTTGTCCTAAATGCCGAAATAGCAAAGGTCAAGATGCTATAGAACGATTTTTGTTGGATTCTAATGTCAAGTATAAGACAGAAGTAAGATTTGATGATTGTAAAAATAAACGATCCTTACCATTCGATTTCGCAATTTATAAAGGAAATGCATTGATTGGTTTGATAGAATTTCAAGGCCAACAACATTTTCTAGCAGCGCCTCATTTTGGTGGCGTAAAGCAACTCGTTTACATACAGAAAAATGACCAGATCAAGAGAGATTATTGTATATCCAAAGATATTCCACTACTGGAGATAAAATTTACCAATCTTAGAACTATCAAAAAGATACTTTCAAATTTTCTAATTAGATGCCAATATCAATATTGATTATCTCATCCATTGAGGTTCCGTTTTTCTTCAAATGGGCTTCAAATTTTTCGGCGTTACGGCGACTCTGTTCTTCATAAAGACCCATTAAAATAGGCTGAGCTTGACGAGCAAGGTTTACATTGTTTGAAAACACAATTCTCGTTAGCCTCTGTATTTTTGTATCCAGTTCTTCGTCCGTTAATTCCAGTACCGATTTCTCGATTCTCTGTTCGGCCATACATTCCTCTATTGCCCTTGTGGGTTCCAGTCTGTAGGTAGGTTAGTTAGACTCCACCATTTATGTCCCAGTAATCCATATTCTTATGGTTCGTCATATCCATATTCAGTGCCACAGGACGGGCAAATCTCGTAGGTTAGTCTTGTTGGGTCTTCTCTGATATAAGGATATTCACATACTGAACATTATTCCTCAACTAATCATGTGCATCATTGCAAACGTAACAGCCATATTGCTATTTCCATCACATTTCCTAATTGTCCACTGACTACCATGTCGTTCCGCGCTGAAGTTAGGCCATTTAAGTGAAACAACAATTCTCTCTAGCTCTCCCAAATAAGTTGCGATATATGGATACGGATAAGAAGATGTTGAAACTCCGGGGCGACCAGTCGATCCACTGAAACAAATTCCAGCCGCGTGGAAATTATCAAAATCTTCTTCGGTCATATCCGCGACTATAAGACTAGTTGTATTCATTCCTGTTCTTCCAAGATGTACTCAGCATTATGAGATTACTAAATCTAAAAAACGATTTCTGGGCAATCTTACTGGTTCAACCTCGTTTTCCATTTTTATTGATAATTCCAGTACTTTCCTCTCAAAGTTTCTATCTCTTTTTAGTTCCAATGGATGTTTTACTTTGGGTATTCGTGTTCGTCGGGTTTTGCGAATTACATTCATATTTTATTCTTTAATTAATACCTGAAATAAACCAGTTAGTACCGTCTGCACTGCCAAACTTTAATAGCTTTGGTTGTGTTGTGGTAAGAACAACGCTATTGTTAGCATAGAAGAAATTGGCCACGGCGTTTCCACCATAGATAGAAGAACCAGTAGTAAGATTTGAGAAGTTCAGAGTCTGCGGTGCCGAAGCTGCCTTGGCAATGATAATCATTTCTGAATAACCTAAACCGGGGAAGTTTGAGAAAGCAATGGATTGTATAACTGGCGATCCCGCTGTGATGTTAATGTTCGCAACAGCAGTATTGGCAAAACTCAGTGTTGGTACTGAGTTGGCTGCGGAAGCTACCACGCTGGATGTTACCAAACCATAATCAAACAATGAAAGGTTGGAGTTCTGCATTCCGCCAAAGTTATTAATGGAAGAATTTGCTCCGTACAATAGAGGCGCGGCCACGATGACCTTATTAAGTACATCGTTCATTTCCGAAACGTATTGCGAGAATGCATTCTGGATAGCCAGAAAGTTAGTGCGGAAACCCTGAGATGGTTGGTTAACGCCCGGTACGGGGAATTGAGCATTAATCGAGTTTGGTTTTACTTGGCTGGGCATTGGTGACTCCGTGAAACAGATACTGTATTTAGGTTAAACTCCCACGACAGGTGGGTTTATAAACGAACTGTTTGGAAACTTGATATAGATAGCTCCATCGTCATCATTTAAAAATACATCGGATGTATCAAAGAACGTACCAATATCTGTGAAGTTGGTTGTTCCTTCAGTAATGATAACAATGCAATTCTCAGTCGTCAAATCGAAACTGGATTCTGTAGTTAAATCATCGTCGGGAACACCCTGATCAAACTGAGTTAATTCAGATGACCACCATCCTGCAACAATGACCACATTGACATTTGCAAAGGCATTTCCAGTTGGCAATAAGCCCAGATTAGCAAGAGGAGTATTATTTCCGTCATAAAGAATAAATGGACTGCCAGTGATGTTCTGGATGTATAGTTCATTGTCTGCTCCTATTCCTGCTTGTATACCCTGTATGTCATAGCTATTGATGATGGCGGCAACGTTAGATATATCGGCAATATTTGATGGCAAATTAACAACTATATTTCCAGTGTATGAATAAGTTCTGGGCGTGAGGTCTGGAGCGAAGGCAATAGGAGCGGCTGGATTAATCGTGAAGCTGCTATTGGCAGTCAAATTCAAGCTATAGGCATAACCCGCAGATGTTGTCTCAGAGATACCATTGGCATTATTGACCAAAAATGAAACAGGCGTCGATGATACTACTGGGAATTTTCCATTGTTATTGGCATTGGTCATACCCTGAATAACCATCTGTGTTCCAGCAGGAACTGCATTTCCTGTGTTCGTTTCAATTACAGCATAATTTGCGTTACTGCCAGAAACAGTCACAGCAGAAATCTGGGCTGTAATATTCTTCGCAACTAATGTTACGCGGGGACGCGGGTCCCAATTCTGGCTGTATCCCGCATTCCAAACCAATCTATCTGTAATTGCGTCGATAGTCTCCACAGCAGGACCAATAGTGTTATAGTATTGCTGTAGATAGAACATGATTCTCTTCCCTGTTCCCGGTTTGCAATACAACAGAGGAATTGCAGGCACAAAACCCAGAATTTGTCCATCTGGTTGAATGTCCCGCATCCAAGAAGGCAGGAAGTTATAGTCGAAACCATTTAAATGGGTATTCAACTGGTGAATCATGTTCGGTAATGTTGCAGGGAAGGCGTTTTTTGGACCCGCTGGAGTATTATAACTAACGGGACCAGAAAAAGTCTGATAACTTGTATTTGTGAACTCGTCCAAAGGTTCAATATAGATAACCTCGTATCCTTCCGAGGAAGATCGCGCCCACTTCAGACCATTAAATAGATATTTCTTATTATGGAAGTATCTTTCAATTGCTTCCTGAATGGTATCTGGGATTTCTGGGCTGATTCCATAGGCCAATAGCATTCTAACATGCTGAGCAATACCAAAATAGAAGTCATCCTGACGGAAGATATCATCATTGGACACGATAGACTCATCATTCAATGGAGTGAACAGAGTATTCATATCTGTATCGCCCAAAAGAAATTCCAGACTTAAATTAGTTGGTGGTGCGGCAGTAATACTGTTTGGTATAGTTGTTTTCAGGTTTAATGTGAAGTCTCTCGTTACCTGAATGAGCGTCTGGAAGTTCTCAGTGACAACATTGGCACCACTAAGATCAGTTTCAGTGAAATCGATGGGGCGATTCTGTCCAATTGACGCTGTAACTGTAAAATCAAAGGTGCGATCAAAGATTGTTTGATTCTGGTCAACAATTGTTGTCTGATCCATAGAAAAATATTGACTGGATGGCAGACCAACAATAAGTCCATTGGACAATAGCTGGCAACCAGCAGGAATCGTACCTCCTGTTAGCTCATACTTAATAGGATTGGTCGGTGTAATTCTGCTGCGACCCAGAATTGTAACCTTTGGAATGGCCTGATAGTTATGACCAGTCGTATCCACGATAACATTGGATAATGTACCGTTGAAAATACGCGCTTCCGCTGTGGCTGTTACAGACTCACCCGCAGGTTCGAATCCTACTGTTGCTGTATCATAGAATCCACCTCTGGTTAGGATATTAACTTGATCCACTCCGAAGTCCAAACCGAATATAGCATTAAGAGCATTGGCATTTCCAGTGGAATTAGTCCAGATAACAGTTAGTCCATCAGGTAATTTAGTATATTCCTGCACAATTGTTGGGTCGATTGTAACCTCAGTAATTGTTCCTGACGCACTTACGTTAGACACAATGATATTGGCACTGTTCGCACTAATTCCACCGGGAACTGTGAAGATAGAACCGTTCGCAAAAGCGTTACCACCATTAATAATCTCAACACCAACCAATTTTAATGTGCAATTAGCTGTTGCTGTTTGGATAGAAGGAGCAGTGAAAGGCTCAATGATTGAGGCATGAACGTCCAGACTGCTTGGAACGCCAGCAAAGAGGTTTCCAAGGTTATTCTGGCTATCCCAGACAATGCTATTGTCTGCTGGATTCTCAACAGTCAGTGTGCAAAAGGCTGTTGTTTGTAAATGACTATTCGTAAAGACGTTTGCACTCTTATAGGCAATGACTTGGAACTCGTATGGAGTAGGCAAAGTCAGATCGCGGTTAATATAACCAGACAACCACCCTGTAATTGGATTGATCGTGACATTGCCCGGTATAGCATCTCCATTAATAAGGAGATAATTCAGTGTATTATCTTCGAAGTCTTCAGTGCGAAACTGGTAAAGGATCGAGTCACCGTCCACAACACCCAAATTGATGTTGGCAAAGTCCGAAGAACAAACATTCAGACCGAAAGTAGCATCCAAAAAGATTGGATCATGATACACAGGACCAGAAACATTTGCGTTGGCATTATTAAACAGGTCTTGGCGCTGAATTGTCAGACTGAAATCCGCAGTATTTTGTGCATCGTACTGGACTGTGAAGTCGTATGTCCGAGAATTGGCGCTGTGAGGCAGGTTTGGCTTGCCAGCCTCTTTGTTTGGATAGATGAAACCAGAATCGTACAGGACAACAGGGCTTACATAGCCTGTAATGTCGCCTGTCTCTGGGTTCAAAACAAGTTGGTCTGGAAGACTACCAGAAACGATAGTCATATTCGTCGGCCAGTTTGGTGTGGCAGTTAGTGGGGCAACTGTGGAATACAAATATTGACCATCTGGAAAAATGCCCAGATCGGAATTAGGAAACAAATATGAAGGTTCTTGATCTAATACATTAAAAGAGAAGGCTCTATCCGAAATATTTCCTACATCAGTAGATGCTCTTATTGTAAAGGTAGACAAACCAGTTATTGCATCAACAGAAGTAGACCCCCAAATTGATGGAAAAGGTAGACTTGGTTGATTAAAGGGGCCAGTGATTGTTAAGCCAATAGGAAGATTTCCTGCTATAATAGAAAAAGAGTTAGCTCCAGAACATGAAATAGCTACATTGCAAGGTTCACCTTTTGCAATGTTTCCTAATGATCCAGCGGGGGTTGTCCAGACGATAGCCATATCAATATTTAGCAATCGCTGATAAATACAAATGCCAACCGCGAGTCTGAACACTCCGTTGGCTCTAATGTCAGAGAGGACATCAGCTATGAATATTTATATCGCTCCCTTTTCTCAACTACTGATATTCTATGTGTATTCCTATTTGAGAGAAGACGGAACTCCATACTATATAGGTAAGGGCATTCGCGATAGGGCATTTAATCCACGACATCGCCTAAAACCAAAAGACCATACCCGTATCCAAATAATTTCTGAAAATATGAATGAAGCTGATGCATTTCAATTAGAAATGTTACTTATTTATTTTTATGGTAGGTCTGACTTGAATAATGGTATACTCCATAATCTCACGAATGGCGGTGATGGGTTGTTTGGTCATGTACAAACCGACGAAACTAAAAAGAAAAGATTGCCGTCTCTAATAGGAAATAAGAGGGCCTTAGGTAATCATCACAGTGAAGAAACAAAGAGAAAGCAACGAGTATCAAAAATAGGTGTCAAAAATCCATTCTTTAATAAAACTCATACTAAAGAGGTTATAAAGAAAATTTCACTAGCTAATAAAGGTAAAATTGTTTCTAAAGAAACTCGCCTAAGGATGTCGGAAGCACAAAAGAAAGTTCCTAGAAAAGGAACAGTTTCGCCAAACAAGGGAAAAACTATGACCTCTGCTCAAAAATTGAAAATCAGTTTGGCTAAGAAAGGAACAATCCCTTGGAATAAGGCAAGACGCTGAAGCCTTAGTTAATCGTGGTTGTCTCGTCCTGATAAACAATTGTGACTTTGTTTTGTTGGTATAGTTCCTTCAGGGCTATCGCTATTGTTTCGGCTCTGGATTTCAGGGTGAACGTCTCAAGAGGATACAGAGGATACTGAATTATTTCGACAATGAAGCCGGGTTCCTCTCCCTTGTTGGGCACACCAGCAGCACTTACATTTCTGTAGATGAACTTAGTTGGAGTTATAGTAACGCAGAAGCCAATGGAATTACAAAAATCATGCAGAAAATTTTCAGCTTCCTCAATGGGGATGATTGCTTCGCTATAACCAACTCTTTGCCCAACAAATATCTGGGCGGTAAAAGTCTTTTCTTTGACGGCTGTTCTGATTGCAGTTGTGTCGTTGATTGCGCTGTGAGTTGGTGAAATATAGGTTGTCTTACTCATATACATAACTCCGTTTTCAATGATGCCAGTTTCAATCTAATGTCGTTAATGAGAGTCTTTCTGGCGCGTTCCTGTTCCAATGTTACAGTGGAAAATTCAGTGCAATGCAGCAACCAATAATATTGTTCCTCGACTTCTTCGATCATTCGAAGACGCATTCTGGTATAATCAGCCGCATCCTCCCACATCTGTCTATGGTCAGTATTCCATATATGTTTGGCACCCAGATCAACTGTCCAAATATCTGACTTATAGGAATCACCATCATCGAATCCTGTTTTTGGTTCTTTCCAATACAGTCGCACAAATCCTTCGCTATAAGATTGGGCCATTAGTCGTAGTACTCCCCTTCCGTCCAGCGAACAGTATGAGTTACTTTCTCAGTGTGCTGACCGGGGTGGTGCATCCATCGATTGCAGGTCCCAATAACATGATGAGTTGATCCTTTGGCGAGTCTGGTATTGTTGCAATAGATATGACCAATCGCACATAAAATGTATCGAAATAGTTTCATTAGTTCTCCAACATGTACATCATTTGATGTTCAACATAATGCCAAGCATATTCCCATGCGCCTTCTTCTGTGTACTTACTGGTGGAAATAATACTGCCATTGCGATCAATCACAATATCGTAACTATATCGAACAACATCTGTGAAGATGCCATTATCCATCCTGTAATAATAAGTTTTTCTATTGTGCTTTAAACAATAAGCCTCGGGATATATTTCAAGGACCTTTTCCTTAAAATCTATGACTCCAGAATCTTCATTGTTTGGTATTCTATCCACGTCCATGCATCTCTCCAAGATTCTTCCTCACTGTTTCCAACCCCGATAGTATGATGACCTGATCCCGTAACATAGTGCCATACTACGCTTCTACTATAATATGGAAACCCGTCCACAAATGTTGCCGATGGATAAACAGCCAGAACTTTGGCTTTATAGTCTATGACTCCAACTTCTTCAGCATCTCGTTCTGAATGTAATACCATGCGTTTTGCCATGCACCATACTCCCAATAAGTATTTCGTGCCATCTGAACATCGCCGTTCCAAACATCAAAATATCTGCAACTAGTTATTCCATCGGGCTTGACTGCGCGATTCCAGCCATGTTCAATACAGGTTGCCTCTGGATAAACAGCCAGAACTTTGGCTTTGTAATCTATTTCTCCAGCTTCGCCATCATTTGTGCTGATATTATTGTCCACGCTCTTTCCCACGCCCGTGTTTCGCTATCACAATGAGGACTCAATATATAAAATGTGAATCCTCTTTCCTCGGGTATTTCTGGTGACGCTCTGGATAGAATCACATAGGTCAATTCCAAGTAGTTCGCAACTCGGACTGGCTTCTTACAAAAGGCCAAAGGATAAATGGACTTGACTAATTCCTCGTAATTTATTCTCCCAGCTTCTCCAGCATTTCCCTCTGTATGTTCTGCCACGCCACTATCCATGCTGTTCCTCTCGTTCGTGTGCTTCCATGCAGCCATTGCCACGTTTCCTGTCCTTCCCAATGAATAGACCATTGCCAAGTCATATCCATATCCCACGGTTCTCGGTGAATCATTCTGGCATTTGGAAATGTGGCTAGAACATGAGCACGAGCTATATTACCAAAATTACCAATATCTTCAGTGCGATAATGTTCCTGAGTATTCTTCATATGCTATCTCATTGTACATTTATTGTCGAAGTTTTTCCATCATCATTTCGTTTACTGTATCCCATGCTCTCGACCAAGCTTCCAAAGGACTATCACCAATTCCCATATTGAACCCATTTAGTTGCGGAGGTTCTTTCTTGTATTTGTGCATCTCCCCAGAATAAATTATGTACATTGGCGGGAAGGTTTTCCAACCATCTCTGACTGTCATATTGGCATTTGGGTATGCCGTATGAACCAGCTTCATGAGTTTTCGAATTTTGCGAGTAGTTCTTGCTGAATCGATTTCCACGCTCTTTTCCATGCCTCCCTTTCTGTTTGTGCGTACGCTCTGATGAACTGGTTTATGGATTGTTTGCTCCATGTGACCAAATAATATGGCGGTTCGTTTCTATTATTCTCACCAATATTCTTGCCATCATTAAACATGAGGCTGGCATCAGGATAAATCTTCAGCACTTTTTCTTTAACTGTCATTTTTCCAGCTTCATCAGCATAATTGCATTGATATATTCCATTGCCATTTCCCATGCTTCGGAATATGAGCTACGAATGGACACGTCCAGATACTATTCGTATCCATGTTTAGTTTTGTTTCCGCTGCACACAACATACCCTTTATTATCTCTGGAGTATGCTGTTACGACTCGCGCACTAGGATAGATGTTCGTCACGAAATGTATTGGATTTTCTTTCATCAGTCTGCCAACTTGTCCAGCATTTTCTTGTCCATAATCTTTCGCCCCAAAGACCACATTTTCCGAGAAGATAAAGGTCCATGAATAAGTGAATAGCCTGATCCATCGCCATCCAGCACAAATACGATATATCGTTCGTCTCCTTGAGTTGGGTAGAACTGGGCGTTTGGAAAATATTTCTTCACATATTTTTCATCTTTGGTCATGATTCCAACTTTTGCAGCATTAATTCAGCTATGATTTTCTTTGCTTCTCTCCAAACTATTGATTCGTCCTCTTCTATGCGATGCCAAATCCATCCCAAAGTTAAATATGGCTCTCTTTCAGTTCCAATTGAAATTGCTGCCTGAGCATAATTCCATCGTATGAGTTTAGCCTCGGGATATATTGATAGAACACACTCTTTATCTGTCATGATTCCAGCACCATAACCATACATCTTAGAATTGCTGACTTTGCTGATTCCCATGCCTCTTCTTCTGTCGGTAACCCCGAAAAACTGAAATATGAATTTTCGGGATATCCAGTGTATGCTCTAAACCTGTATAGATCATCCTTTGAATACGGATTTTTCACAATAAAAGCATTTGGATATGAGTTCACAACAAACTCTTTTGCTGTCATGACGCCAGTTTTCTCATCATTCTTGCATTCAGTATTCTTTTTGCATCGTTCCATTGAACTGACTCCCTTTTACTTGCCTTGATTAAGGCCCATGACCCATAATGTTTGCCTTCGTACTCAATGATTAAAAAGTCTTCAGTATCAGGCAGCTTTTCAAACCTAGCATTAGGAAAGACAGATAGTACAAACTCTTTGGCTGTCATTCTTCAAACTTCTGTAGCATCCTTTTCGTTATTTCCTGCCTGACATATCTCCATGCTGCTCTCGTATCCTTATACGTATACCAACCATATGTTACCCATAAATAGTTGGGTGGCCGTCGCTCTAGGTATATTGCAATGAGATTACGGTCCACGCACCAGCGAACAAGGTTGGCTTCTGGATACACCGATCTAACAAATTGCTTATCAGTCATGATGCCAGCTTTCTGATCATCTCAAGTTCAATATTTTCCTTCAATCTTTTCCAAACTTCGCGCGCATCATTTCCAGTCATGACATATAATTGAGTATTCGGTTCCAACCGATATGTGGAATAACCAGTGACGTATTCAGAATCAACCCATGCATGAGGGTATAATGATTTTACAAACTGCTTATCAGTCATTGTGCAAGTTTCCTCAGCATTTCGACTTCAATACTTCCTCGCAATCCCGTCCACACTTCGTCTTCATTACTGCGTCTGGTAACTGTCCATTCTTCTTTTTCAAGTTTAAATAGGCAGTATCCAGCAATATAATGGGTCATAACCTCAGCCTGAGGATACATCGATAGAACGAACTCTTTATCGGTCATAATGCCAACTTTCTCAGGATGCTTTTGTTCAGTATATCTCTGGCAGCTTCCCATGCTGCCTCTTCTGTTTCGTACATCGGTATAGACCAATTTGATGCATACACGCCGACAATATAGAATCGGCCCGGTTCTGGAGTTGTATAGGTCGCGCAGAACGCATCTGGATTAAGGCTTTGAACAAATTCTTTAGCCGTTAACTCGCCAGCTTGTCCAGAATCCGTCCGTTTGTTATTTTCCTTGCTCCGCACCACGCTTCCTCTTCTGTATTGTGAAGAATTGTTCTGCTGTCCATAAAACCCAGATTGAAAACATAGTAGTATGTTTTCCAATTATATCTGTCTGGGCATACACATGCCTCAGGATAAATTGCAAGAACGAACTCTTTATCTGTCATTCTTCTAACTTCCTAATCATTGCAAAATTAATATCTTCTCTGGCGTACCGCCAAGTCATGTTCTCTGTTGTTTCAGCGCAATATCCTATTGTCTTATAAGGAGAATGACCAATCTCAATGCACATACCAGATTTAAATGAAATAAATTTGGCGTTTGGATAAACAGCCAACACGAACTCTTTGTCAGTCATTGTTCCAACTTTCTCAGCATATTCCACTCAATGATTTCTCGTGCATCTTTCCATGCGTTCTCTGGTGAATTACAAAGTCCACTCAGAGCTTCAAAACTATAGAGTCCCATTCCTCGTACTACCTAATATTGTTCTGGCGCGTTACCATAATCCTCACCGACTATTTTAATCGCTGCATTTGGGTGAAACATTCGAACAAATTGTTCAGGTGTCATACTATTGAGTCGTTTCCCTCTAACTTATTCAGCATTCTTTGTCCAACTCTTTCTCGTGCTTCGGCCCATGCCTCATCTGGAGTTTCACAAGTTCCAGCAACCCAATCGTAACAAACTTTACCATCAAATCGTATTACAATATAACCAACGTTGTTTTTGTATCGCCAACTCCAGCATGTTGACAATTGAACATCATCATACACGCTCATTAGGAACTCTTTATCTGTCATGATTCAAATGCCTTTAAGGTTTCCGTCAATATTCGTTCTTTACCATTGCGCCACATTTCTTCTTCAGTATCTCCCGACACACAAAACGTAACTATCGATGCATGATGACCTGTTCGAGTGGCCCAAATTTCATAGCCTTTTTTACCCGACCAAAACACCTTTGTACGATATATTCGTGGATACACCGATCTAACAAATATCTCGTCTTCGGTCATTGTTCGAGTTTTTCCACCATTCGTCTTTGTGTTGTTAGCCACGCTCGTCTCCACGCTTCTTTAGCATTCCACGGCGGAAGCCACCCCAATTTTTTATATTCGGGGGATCATTGGGTTGAGATGATAAATTGTCATACCAAATATAACCTTTAAAAGAATCAGTATTTCCAACCCACTGAATGACTTCCTTAGTCTGTGTTAGATATGCCTTTGGAAAAACCGACAGAACTTTTTGTCGATAACTCAGGCGCTTTCTAACTTGTCCACCATGTCTTTTAGTATCTGTTCCCATGCCGCTTTCCATGCCTTCTTTGAATCATAAATTCTGTCACACAATTTTACAGTCTCGTAGTAATTGTTCCAGAATCCTTTACATTCAGCCCTGTACTGAACTGATCCGTACCAAAACTCTGCGTTCGGATGAATCTGAAGAACTCGCTGCCTGTGCGTCAGGTGTTTTCGAACATTCGTTTTAACCGTCATCGCTCTAACATTCTTAGCATTGTTTTTTCGTCATCCAGAATCTCAATCATTTCAGGGTCCATTTCGCAAAAGCAACCACCACGAATCTCCATATAGACTCGTCCGTCGTGACATTCAAACACCTTACCCAATTCAGATATGTCCTGCCATTTGATAAAAGGTCTGGTATGCCACACCCAATCTCCAACATTTATGAGTTTGCCATTCTTATCTTTCATGACTCCAGCCTTCTCAACATGAATCTGTCAACAATTCCGACTGCCTTTTGCCATGCGGAAGGTGCTGTATGAGCACAGGAAGCACACCAATTGTGGCCTTTCTCATCAATCCAAATCTCGTAACGATAATGTCCATCGGTATAAAACCTGAGATGGGCAGATGGAAAGATTGCCTGAATATGCTGCTTCGGAGTCATTCTGCGAGCTTGTCCAACATCTGTTTTTGAACTGTTCTCCATGCCTGTTCCCAAGCCCTTTCTGGTGTGTAGTCTTCCGCCAGTGTCACATCCCATGATTGCATTCCCTTTTCTTTTCGAACTTTAACAGACCACACACTCAAACCTGCAAATTTGAATGGGAATAGTGTTGCAGTTGGATATATTGCTTTAACGCTTTCTTCGGCTGTCATGGTTTAAATCTTCTGCGAGCCATTGCTTTTTCTTCCATCTCTTCATACATGCGCTGATCCCACTCTCTTTCTTCCTCGCGCAGTTTTTCGAAGTATTCCTGTTCTAGCCTGTAGTCTTCTTCTCGTTCTCTCCAATACTGATCCATCGGGTCTTCTGCCAACTTGTCCAACATCTGCTGTTGAATGGCAATCCATGCTTGCTCCCATGCAACATCCTCAATCATATCTGGTGGACAAAACGTAGTGCTGATGGTTGCCAATTTCTGTTCAAATGGAAAGTCAGTAATCTCAATGAGAAACTGATCTTCCTTTGCATCACGAGCAATACGTTGGCTCTTGTGCGCAATTGCATTTGGATATATTGCCAACACATGTTCTTTAGCTGTCATATTCCAGCTTCCTTAACATTTTGGTTTGAACATTTTTCCATGCTGACTCCCATGCATTATCAAGCGTAGACCCCACACCTATAGTATACATCTTTTTGTGCCAGTGCTTAATGTTAAAATCTGGGTAGTCGGAGCTAATTTCAACCAAATATATACTTAACGGAACCTTGCGGCCATCTCTTTTGTTTTGCAGGACTTTAATCTCTGCTTCGGGATAGATATTCAGAACATTTTCTTTAGCAGTCATATTTCGAATCTCTGTACCATATCTCTCATTATTCTGAATGCCGCCTGTTTCCAAACCAAAATTTCAAACATTCTTCTTGGAAGTGGATGATCTGTTGGCCTATGAACAGATGCCAGTGTTTGTTGATCCTCAGAAGTAGCAGGTGCACTGAGTAACAAATACGTTGTTCCTGATTTCCGCCCAACTCCGAATTTGTGTGTGAATGATTCTGGGTAGGAACTAAGCACTATTCGTTTGGCCTCTCGTAGTGTCATGCGTTTTCCAGCTTCTCCAACATTTCATGTTGAACATCGCGCCATGCGATTGACCAAGCCAATTCTTCACTATCAGCCATTGTCATGTAATGCATTATAGGGGCCCCATCATATCTGATCCTGACTCGTCGCACATAATACATTAAACGACCATAAATCTGAATCGTGTCCGCTTCAGTTGTGCAATGGGCGCTTGGATATACCGCCATTACATTTTCCTTATCTGTCAAATGCGCCCTCCAACTGTAGTAGCATATTATGCTGAATTTGTTTCCATGCTCGATTCCATGCAATATTTTCTGTGGCGCAAGTGCGGCCAATAAATCTGTCGTTCCATGATTTACCGCCGCAACATTTCTTATCACGGCATGGCTCGTTATAAACATACAAATAGAAACCATCATCCTCTCGGATGCAGGCATGTGGATATATTGCTTTGACTTTTTGTTCGGCTGTCTTTCTCATTGTGCCAACTTTGCCAGCATATCTCGCTGAATTTCAGTCCATGCCGCTCTCCACGCATTCTTTTTACATGCCACAGAAGGTCCAGCGTAGCCATTACTTCCTTCTGGACAACATTTTGGATTCCTGCAACCAAACGCCAGAACATAATAGTCAACTTGTTCTGATCCAACATCCACTCCTCGAACGTAGGCATGCTTATAAAGATTGATTACCTGATGTTTTGGTGTCATTGCTCTAACCTTCTAACCATTCCGATTGCAATCTTACCCCATGCATTTTTCCACGCAATTTTTGGCGTAACACCAACCCCAAGCCATGTTTCCGCCAATTCGCTGACACGAATATAAATTACCCAAAACTTTTTCACATGCTCGTATTTCTTCTGCTTTGCCGCTGGATAAATCCGCCGCACATTTATCATGTCTTCGTTCATGATTCCAACTTCCTTAACATGTCTTCGCTCCAAGTTCCGTGGATGCAAGATACGAATGACCAACCAGCGCGTCATCAAAATGCTGAACTGTGTATCTGTAACAGGATGCGAATCGTTGTTCCGTGCAAAATGCCTGCGGATAAAACTTCAAAACCTTCTCACGAACGGAAACGAGTTCTGTTTGATCCTTGGAATAAGACATTCCTGAACTCCTTTCGTAATGGATAACCAAGTCCAATCCATGCTTGTTCCCACAACTGAGCATCGTATTTGAAACTGCCATAAAATGTGTGATTATTGAATACTAACCACCTGCTTCCAACCTTAACACCGCGAACTTTCTTCTTTCTTCCACACACAGTTGCCCAACCATCTTCAACTTTGGCTGTGGGGAAACACAATTTGACTTTTTCTTCAGTAGTCATGACATTAGCTTTTTCAACATCCGTTTCTGGATTCTTAGCCACGCCCATTCCCACAGATTTTCCTCAGACACCTTGTAGTAATCCATCTTGAAGATGAGCCATTTCCCGTCAGCAATCTTAATGCCAGAAACTTTATACTTGCGTTGCTTGAATCCATTAGCAGTTGACCGTTGGTAAACAGCTTCGGGATAAACGTTCTGTACCATCTCTTTGAAGTTCATTTGATTGCCAACTTTCTCAGCATTCTTTCTTCAATCTTTTTCCATGTTCTTTCCCACACATATTCTCGGGAGAATCCACTAATGACATCCTGTACGGTATTTTCGTCCGAATACAACCAAACCTCATACAAAAACTCATCAATACTTCCATGAGGGACAATCCTAAATTCAGTACGAGGATACAGGTTCATAACCATTTTTTCGTAATCTAGCTCGCCAACTTCTTCAACATTTCCTGCTGAATCTTTTTCCATGTACGTCTCCAAAGAATGTGCTCAAACTTTCCACCATATGCGTAACATTTATTACCGATCCAAACACCCTTGGCCATAATTTCTTTGCCGTAGTGCGATCCATCCGTTGACCAATCCCATGTTGATTGTGGTATCCAACCCCATTTCAATACAGCCTCTGGATAAACGGATTTTACTTTATCTTCTGCCCTTAATGAGGCAAACGTTCCTACACTCTTATTTTGAATGTTTGGGAACGTTATGTTCTTAGTCGATTTGTTTTTCATCCCATGATCTTTCTGAGTATATCTCGTCCTGCAATGCGTAAAAGATTTGTGATCTTGATTTCTGGAGCTTGCCGTTTCGTCTTGTGCAAAAAACAATAGTTGTTTCCAGATTCAGCCTGTAGCTTGCAACGATGTTTTTCCAAATACTTGTGAACTTCAGCATCGCTCATCAGCGAAATATCTGCGTCTCCGCAATAAATGCATCTTTTACTCATGACTCAAACTGCCTCATGATCTTGAAGTTTAATTCTTTCTTCAATTTCACCCAAACGCCATCTTCTGTTAAAGACCGTTGTAATTTGTCGTAATCTCCGAGTCCAAGTGATCCAACATATCGGACACCATCAGAAAATTTCAACGAAACAACTCTCGCATCTGGACACAACTCTTGCACGAATTGTTGGTCTTCGCTCATTAGAAACGACTTTCTATGCTAAATACTTATGCAGTTCGCGAGTCTCGTGAACTCCAACTGCCCTAACGCCATTTCGAGGCAATCAGCATATGAATACTTATCCCAATAATAACACATTTTACGTTTACGCATATCTTCGCCAAAATGGAACACCATATTACATAGGTAAAGGAAACGGAGATAGGGCATTTCGTAATTATCGTAAACGATGTGTTCGTCCTCCAAAAGATAAATCTCGTGTAGTCATCCTTTTTGAGAACTTATTTGAACCAGCTTCCTTTCAAATAGAGATGCTATTTATTCGCATGTTTGGTCGTATTGATCTTGGAACTGGGTGCCTTCATAATAGAACCAGCGGCGGTGAAGGCATCAGTGGTTATCGTAGAAGTCCAGAATCAATCGCTAAACAAATTGAGACTATGAAGCGAAACAACAAGAAACAAAGTAATGCAACCATTCTGAAAAGAATAAACACTAGAAAACTGAATGGAACCTTGAATCCTAATACATTAGATTCACTGCATAAAACAAAAATCAAACGAATTGCCAATGGATCGTATAAGCGCACACCAGAAGCTATCGCTAAACAGATTGCTACGCAAAAACGAAATGGCACTAATAAAAGGACTCCAGAATCTATCGCCAAAGGATTAGCAACAAAATTAGCCAGAAAATCAATAACGATAGACAATCCTACCCATTGATAATGAATATGGTGATAATTCCAACAATACTTCGTCTCCCGGTTCAATTCGGATGTTGTTTTTGCGCAACCTTCCACCCAAATAAGCTGTGATCTGCTGATTACCCGGAATCTCCACCAACCATGTTGTATTGGGGAGCGTCTTTAAAATCCTACCTCTTAGTTCTACCTGTTCGTCGCGTGGCATGAATCTCCTTTGATTAAATTATACCGAATTTCTTACTTACTGTCAAGCCCTTTAAACTTGTCCAAAATCCTTTTGTTTGTTATACTTAAAGACCATTCCCATGCTTGTATTTCGTTAGCCCATGAATGTGCAATGATTTTTTCGTCGGCTACAATAAACCAAAAGTTTGGGCATTCTTCAGGAACTCCTCTACAATATGCGTTTGGAAACAGTTTTATCATTTGGTCTTTGGCTTCGTTCACAAGTTCTCCAACTTCCATAACATTGCCTCGCCTTTAGTCATCTTTCTGACATTGTGGCCTAATTTGTGTCGTGTCTCATTATTTGGTGACCATACAGTCAAGTAAACTTCGTCCATAATCTTAAGAATTTCAACAACCTGTCCTGTGTTATTGAAGTCTTGCTGACTTTCGAAATCTCTCCAAAAGACAACATCGTCAACGCCGACTTTCTTTCCGTTAATGTCCTTCAAGAATTTTCTAGTCGCCACAGCATTGCCTCTTCGTCGGACATTTTTCTAATGTTGCGTGAAGCTTTCTGAGCACCATCGTTAAATCTTGAGGTTTGAGTCAGAACAGCCAGCCCCAATGTTTCTCTGACTGATGAAACTTTTCCAGTCTCCATAAATGGTTCACGAAGATTGTGCCGCCAATATACCATATCACCACTGGCTAGCTCTACCCCATCAACATCTTTCATGAGTGTTCCAACTTCCACAGCATTGCTTTCTCGTCAGATAATTTTACAAGTTTGTTAGGTGGAATATAAAACGTATAAGAGAGTATATCATCGTCCAAAATACTAATGTTTGGGAACTCTACTTGCGCCATTTTGGTTTTTCTATTCATAGCCTGAACAACACCAATCATACTTTTCTTTTGACGATGTTTACATCTAACAATATCACCCTTATTAATCATGCGTTTTCCAACTTCCACAGCATCATAATTTCAGGAGATGCTTTTTTTAAATTTGTGAGGTATTTGGTCATCACTTTGTCTGCTCTTACATCAGTAACGTCAATCCATTCTCCACTTGAGTATGATGATGTTACTGTTCCTAATCTGTTGTATGAGAAATTTTCTTCATCACTCATCTTCCACAAGACCAAATCCCCGTAATCAAGTTTATTATTGTCAACGTCTTTCATACGTTTTCTAGCTGCCACAGCATTGCCTCTTCGTCGGACATTTTTCGTACATTGATAGGAAGCTTTTCCACTAACATACGATTAGTTGTTCGAATGGTTAAATAAGGAGTTTCCTGCGGCGATCCTACAATTCCGATACTGCTAAAGGAATTATATTCTCCGTTAATTCTGTACCAAACTATGTCTCCCACTTCCAGTATTTTTCCGTCGGTATCTTTCACGCGCTCTCCAATTTTGTTACCATATTATGAAGGATAGTTCTGGCAGCACGATACCAGCATTGTTCTTCACTGGTAAAACTATATTCAATTGCCTTTTCGCTGGTTGTATTCGGATCAACGTTTTCGGGAAAAATCATATACCACTCGCCCATTGATTCGGATCGGGTATGGCATTTGCAGTTTGGATAAACTGCTTGGACTATTGCTTTGTGTTCTTCAATATTCATTATGACGCTTTCTTACTTCTTCGAAAAATAATCGGTGATCGCGGTTTGTCTTGTGTATTACCTTCAAGCTGATACATGATTTCTTCGTCAATGTGTTGGCGAATTTCCTTCCAAGTTTTTCGCCAGTCATCGTGACCATCCGTGCGATAGACAATCCCTAAAAGATTGCCTTTAATTTCGTCAGTGGCGTTTGAAACATCATACACAGCCATGTTCCTTTCCCACCATCGTTTTATTTCTATTTTTGTGTACATGTTGCGAATGTATCGTTCATTCTCATCCATGTCTCCATCACCAAACCAACCACCATCTTCAAAAATTGCCATTAGCTCTCCAATTCTTCCAGCATATCTTTACGCAATGTTCTGGCGGCACTTCTCCATGCAACAGTATTCGAATATCCACTATAGCCCAAAACCTTTAGTCCGATTGGATCAGCGTATATCACGTATTTGACTCTTTCAACTTTGTTGTCTTCGTCACAGAATGCTTTTTTATACACACTCCTGACGAATGATTTATTTGTCATGATTTTAAATGTGCCAGCATCTTGCGTCCCATATCAACAACGGCATCTTTCCATGCAAGATGTGGAGTTGGCCCCCACCCCATTATATTCCTGATTCCCTTTCTGCTTGTTTGAACATATACAACGTACTTATCAAACAGAATGTTATCATTCTTGCCTTTCAACTCACATACTGCTGAGGGATAGACATTCAAATATTTGTCTTTATATGTCATTCTTTTTCCAGAATCGATACCATTTTCTTTCCAATTGCTTCAGCGGCCATGTCCCATGCTTTTTCTTCGCTCTCCATATCGTACCCGATCATGTTTGGCGCTAATCCACCAAAATCATAGATCAAATAATACGAACCAGACGGAGATGGAATTTCTCGGCATTCCGCCTGTGGGCAAGCACCCATCACTACTTTTTTGTTTTTCATTTTTCAAACCTTTCCAACATTGAATTTTTGATTTTATCCGCAGCGTACTTCCAAACTCTTTTCGGTGGTCCCGGTATCAACTGATTAGATATAACTGAATCGCCGTTCCTTATGTAATACAATTGGTTTAATTTCGCATGGTATCCAGAAGCCCCAAAGGTTGTTATTGCAAGTCTAGCCTTTGGATATATGCTCAGCACCAATTCCTTATTAGTCACTGTTACCCTCTAACTTTCTGAGCATTGTCAGTTGAATAGTTTCCCATGATGTTTTCCAAGCATCTCTGCTGGATGTTCCATAACCCAATAGTTGATGCATCCGTGTTCCGTTTTTGCCCATCCACGTATAATACACTCTCCACTGCCGTTTATCACCAACTACTTGTTTGCATGTGGAATTTGGATGAACTCGCAGTACATAATCTCTTGCTGTCATGCAGCCTCTAACTGTGAAAGCATTTTTTGCCTGAATGTTTCAGCAACCTGTTTCCATGCATCTTCTTCGCTCATATAACTGTGACCAACAATGTATTCGCGATTGTGACCATCCATTGCATAAATCACATACATGGATTCGGCGTCTGTATACTCTTGGAGCATACATATCGCAGTGGGTAATACGGATTGAACAAACTTTTTCTCACTCATCTGGTTAACTCTCTTAACATCAATTCCTGAATAACTTTTGCTGCGCTATACCAAGCCTCTTCCTCTGTTCTTCCCATTCCAATCAAATCAGTTCGTGCGCCTTCTATTGTTCGACCCAATTCGTATATTCCAAATCCTCTTCCACCAACATACACTCGACCAAAGATTGCGTCGGCAAATGGAAACGTTGCATGAACAACAGCCATATCATCTACCATTCTAGTTTCTTCATCATTTTTCTTGTAATAACATTCCATGCATTTTCCCATGCTTTCGGTTGAGATTTTGTGCTGTATCCGATCCACACTTTCCCAAATTCATCTCCATAAATTTGGTAATGGACTGTATTGTCATCGAATGTCAATTTCATGCATCCAGCGTCGGGATATACCGCAACAACATTCTGTTGACTATCAGTATTTAATCCAGCCATTTTTTCAATAGTTGCTGGGGTTCTGTGATTCACGATTCTAACGTCTCCATCATTCTCTTTGTAATCTCATTTGCAGCATCCTGCCATGCTTCCTTCGGAGTGCTTCCTGTTCCTAAAAGGCGCTTGTATGATGATTTTGTTCCTTTGGGTTGGCGTCGAATGAATACACCAAAATAAATACGACCACTGGTGCTCTCGCCCTGATATAGGTAAGCTTCGGGATAAATTGATAGCACATGTGGTTTGGCTTTCATTGTTCCAGTTTCTGCACCATTCTTTTGCAAATTCTATTTGCAGCCTGTTCCCATACAGCTTCTTCAGATTCATAGCTAATCGCCAGATACTCCGTTCCGATCCAAACCCCAAAGAATCCTTCAAGGCTTTGATCTGTCACAAGTCTTACGTTTGGGTATGCTGCTTTTACTATGTCTTTATTCATCAATTCTCCAACTTTCTCATCATCATGCGATTTATATCAATCGCTGCATCCTTCCACGCTTCACTTCTTGATGAATGCCATTCGTTTGATATCGGCCTGCCAGTTGAAAGATCAAAAATTGCAAAGAATGTTTTAGGCGAAAGAACAGTTGTTTCACTGGTAACACATTTTGCTTCTGGATAAACTGTTAATACCAATTTTCTGTTTTTCACGATGCAAGTGTCCTGAGTATTTCGTAGTTCAAATTATCCGCTGCTGCTTGCCACGCCATTTCTTTTGTGGTTGACTTTCGCATATTACGCCAGCACATTGAAAGGTTTGTCCCATCACTTGTGCGAACAAACCACTGTTTACTGACACGAACGCTCTGAATGCATTTAGCATCTGGGTACAATGACAACACGAATTTTTGTTCTGGTATCATCCTTCTAATTTCTTCAAAAATTGTTTTTGAACCATATCGTAGCTCTTTTGCCATGCTAGGCTTTCCTGTTTGTCGTCCGAATCAAGGTAGTATCTGTCGCCATGCTCATAATAACAAATGATTACAAATGAATCAGTTACTGATGGTTTTAAAAACCATACAGCCTGTGCCGTTGGATACATCTTCAATAAAGAACGTTTTGCGTTTTTCATGCTTCCAGCTTTTCCAATGCCAGTCTTCCAAGTTCATTTCGAGCAAATTCCCACGCTGTGTTAGGTTTCAATGATGGACCGCCCATCATTGTAGGGAATCGAGTAGGCAGAGCCACATAGTAAAAGAATCTTTGACCACCAAAAGACTTTACTTTTCTGAGTTTGGCTTCTGGAAAACTCTGTAGAACTATTTGTCTTGCTGTCATTACGACTCCAGTTTCTTAACCATCTTTTTTCCAATCCCCGCAGCCGCATCTTTCCATGCTCCAGCACGAGATGTCTGATGATAACCAAGAATTTGCATGTTCTTGTTCTCATCAATGTAAGATATCATAAATCCTTTGCCATTATTGAATATCGGACGACAATGAGCATTCTTGTATGAGGCGCGGGCTACGTTTCGTTCAGCTACCGCCTGTACTTCGTTTTTCGTCGTTGTCATCAATTCTCCAACTTTAATAAGAAGTCATTCTTTATTTCTTCTGCTGCTGTCATCCACGCATCAGGTTCATTTATGAAACTGCTTCCGACCGTGTCAAGAATATCAGTGGTTCTGCTATTCTGAAACACCGTAAACGAACCCCACAGATACTTACATACTGCATTTGGATAAACACCAAGAACTACATTTCTAGCCTCGATAAAATCGTTGTAATAGCTCATGATTCCAACTTCTTCAATAATTTTTGGCCCATAACCTGTTTAGCCCAATACACAGAATTTCTCCAAGCCAATATTTCATTTTTTTGACTTGCTCCCAGATTGTCAATTTGAGTTCCATAATCAAAATATATGATATACCACCGCGTTGTTTTCCCGCGATATGTATTATTAACTGCTACACATCTGGCACTTGGAAAATGTAGTTTGACAAATTTTTCGGCCCTAGTCATGCATCAAAAACCTTTCAGGATTGAGCGAAAGATGGATCGAAGCACTGCACCGTTTGACGGGAGTTTATGGAAATTGTGAAAATTGTGAAAGTCATTTGGATCAAATTCAACAAAATGCTCGTATGTAGTTTTCCCATGTACTTGTCTGAGAATCCTCTTTCCGTCCATTGTTATTTTCTGCATGGTTTCAACAGTTGTCATCTGATTCCAAACCCTTTCAGTATCGAACGACCAATTGCCAGTAAAACTTTTCCAGAAGATGGTATTACTTCAAAACATGTTATCGTAGCCTTATGTTTGCCTTTTTGAACTGTGTAAAACTGAGACACCTTATAGGTGTCTGCCATTGCCAATGGAAAAAGTTCTTTGACTCTTTGTTCGTTCGTCATTTTGAAATCAAACCCTTCCAAATCACATTCAAAAGAACAGTCAACACTTTCTTGCGCGATGCTACAGGTGGGACGTATGGATTATACACTCCACCGTCCCACATTTCTCTCACTTCACACCCCGAAGCAAGATGCTGTCTCCGTTGATTGCTTCGCGAAGCGGAGTAGCAACGGCCTTGATTCCATTGAACCACTTGACGGCACCCGGCTTGCCATAGTTGGAAAATTCCTTCAACTGTTCGGCTGGCTTACGCAGAGTTTTTTGCACACTCTTTGTAGGATCGATGTTCGTCAAACGAGTGCTTTTGACTTCAAAAGACATTCCATTCAACGCAACATAGTGTCCTAATTTCCGAAGGCGAGTATTGTAAACCCACAATTCAGAGCATTTCAAAACTTGCGTTGCGTCAATGCTCGTCAACTTCAATTCCTTGTACTCACGAAGAAACTTGAGTTTCGAAACAATCTTCGAGGGTGGTTTTGGTTTGCGCTGGCGAGTCTTATGCATGCTCTGCTTTTGATGACTGAACACGCTAATCTCGCTGATTGCTGTTTCCCACCATTCGATGGCCGCTTTCATCTTGCGCTTTCCTACGTGTTCATAGGACTCAGCAATTTGTGCATCTTTTCCAGCAAGTGCAGTTTTGTACTCGCTCAAATACTTCTGACAATAGTCAATCAAATCCTTTGAGCGATTCGCGGGAATTGTTGTTTCAGGGTCTTTCAGAATAGAGGAAACGGAAGGCGCTTTCTTCGCGGTTGAATAATCCGCTCCCACGAATTGATCGAATGCGTAATCCACTTCACCGCAAACTTTACGAATCCGCGCTCTGAGATGATCCTGAATGTTTGGTTTTGATGTACTTCCTGCTTCCTTCTCTTCAATCTGCTTTTGATTAGTAAGACATTCCTTGATGAACTTCACGATGAAACGGCGTTCACGAAAACGCAGGAACAGTCCGACATGTGCCATACGCAAAACCTTGGCGACGGTAACAGAAAAAGTCAGTGTGGAATTTTTGATGGCAATAAGAAGTTCAGGAAAATGACCGCTCAAACCCAATGCGGAAAGTCCAAGTGCAATCAGTTCCTTATCTTCCTGAGTCTGTGCGTACCAGTTCAAGGCTGCGCTTAATTGTTTGTCATACTCAGTGCGAGTCCATGCCTTTTGAACATCGATAGAAGGCCACGTTGGTTCTGTTTCTCCAATGTATTTCGCTCCCTCGCGTTTGAAATGCAAGGTACGAATGGGCTTCAAAGCCGCTGGCTGAAAAGAGCGTACAGGTCTGGAAGGCGTTTTTGCGCTGTTCTTCATGTGCCTATGATACCGAAGTTTAGAGCAAAAGTCAACGCAATCCGTAAAACCAGTGAAATCATATGCTTATTTGGCAAAATAAAATAAACTTTTTGGTTGCAATTCTGACCAAACTTTGCTATTCTATATAAGTAGTCGAGAGGGAGAAACGATGAGACGGAGAGTACACACAATTGAAACCCTTCGGATGCAAGGCAAACTAAACAAAGACTTTGCAAAAACCACTCCCGACCATGCCACGGACGGAACGAAAGCCTATGATGTGATTGGCATTTCAGGTGATCATTGGCAGGTTCACAAGCACGGATGCAGCGCAACGTTCTCCAAGCCGGGTCAAGTTTTGACTGCTGATCTTGTTTGGTCCGCAAAGACAACCGATATACCCGCGCAAGTTATTGATTCTGAACTTCTTGACATGGGTTTTGACTACACTTGCGTAGTTTTCCACAATTGCACAAAGAAATATTAAACTTTTTGGTTGACTTTGCCGCCAAAGTTTGATATTCTATATGGGTAGTCGAGAAGGAGCCACATGAGCTACAAAGCAGCGATTAAGGTCGGTCTCGGAAACGAACGTAGCTACAACTCTCTGCGCTTTGCAACTCCCGAAGAAGCAACGGCCTATGCGAAGAATTTGTTCTCTCGCTGGATGCTCATGACTGGTTTTGAAGTCGAACCCTCTGAGGATGCCGTGAACTATGTGTGGGAAAACAATGTACTTACGGCAATTGCCGTTACAAACCCACCGATCAGTGTATAACCAATCTCAATATTCGGGAGAACAAACGATGCGCCCACTCAAGTTTGAAGGTGTTGCTGAAGTTGGAGACAAGATTCGCGCCTATGATTTTGAACCTATGGAGGGGCGTCCTGACCGCTATATCGAGGGCGTCGTTCGTGAAGTTGTTCAATGGGTTCGCGCTGGTGGATACAAAGCATATGACATTGTTCTGACATATGACAGCATGGGCGGAAGGCCAATAGGCACAGCAATTTACGTTCCAATGGAAATTGGAATGGACTTCGACATTCGAGTTCAGAAAATCAGTTAACCCCTTTGTTTCTGCACGAAAAAATGTCAGTATTTTCGCATAATTTGCTTGCATTCATGACCAAACTTTGATATTCTATATGAGTAGTCGAGAGGGAGACACAATGATTGCAAACGCGAAAGTTTCTCAGAGGCTTGAAGGTTTCGTAGCAAAAGTACAGGCCGAAACACTTGCGTATTACGCCAAAAAGTTCCCTACGCTCATTCCTTCGATCATCGAAGTTGAAGAGGGCAGCAAGTTCTATCGCATCGTAAAAGCAGAGCGTGGTACACGTAGCGTTCACTCGTTTGTGTCCAAGGCGAACGGCGACATTTTCAAGGCTGCTGGTTGGAAGGCACCCGCGAAGCATGTTCGTGGCAACATCTTTGCCGCTGATTACGGCTGGTCTTCAATGAATGTGTATGGCGCGAAATATCTCCGCTAAACAATTTGTGTATGTCAACCGATAGCAAAGGATTGAAGCAATGACTGATCTATTTTCGGCAACGATCAAGCAATACATCTACGGAACATCAGGAACTGAACTTCCGCCGCCTGTTGAAAAAGTAAAGTCAACGACATTTTTATCTTTGCCAACTGAGACGAAAGAAGAATTCGAGCGCAAAGTCCAAGAATACGGCATGGCACTGCGCATCAAAGCTGCCAATGTTACTCCACGGCCATATAGTCAACGAGATGGAATTGATTGGTCTATATCATGTATTGAACCTCGACCTTATGATTTTGATAGCAACGCGGAGTAATCGTTTATGTCTCAGCATAGCTCCGCTAAACAATTTGTGCAATCCCTTTACCCATCTGCGATATGCAAGTGGGTAAAGGTGCTTCCGAATGAGTTTGTGATTACCGTTTCGTTTGCTGAATGGAACGGCTTTGAAAGTCGCCAATATAAAACAGTTGAATTGGAATGGGCAACAACTGCGATTGGCGCATGGTGCGCAATGCGCGAACTAATCAATGCGAAGATTATGGAGAAACTAAACTCGTGATCGACAAAAAGATTCGCCCACTGCCGAAAAGACTTTCGAAGTTTCAAAGGATTGTTCTGGCGTCGTATCCAAACGCCCGAATCGGAAGTGCCGATGCTGTCAAGGAAACAATGAAACCTTATTGGGATCGCAAGTCTGGATTTGAGATGTTTGACAGCTTTGGTAAAACTTCGAAGTGGGCAATTTATACAGAGCCAGAAAGTGATCGAATTACAATCTTAGTTAACGTGATTGGCGTGAGTTCTAGCTCACAATCGAAGGCATGGGAAGATGCTTGCAACGTAATGGGCGCATTCATGTTGATGAAATTGGAGAAATAATGGAAAAGTCCGTAATCTCGTCAGAACAAATGGATAACTTGTGCTTTGCCAGCTATCAACTATTGCAGGCGATGAGTAATGTTTATGGTTCCGATCCTGCCTATGAAATGTTCCTCAAACTTGAGGAAGTACTAGGACCTGAGGTTAAGGGCAATCTATTTTTGAAGATGTTAGACAGCCAATACACAGGTGCTGGCCCTATGCATTTCAAATTTCCAAATGGTCAGTGTGGAAACGCCATTCTCATGATTCGAGGCGTCCGTGAATTTTCAGTTGACAAATATGGAAACAAATGGAGTCTGAAGGACGCCAAAGATGTTATCGACACGTCGAGGTTTGGTGGTATCGGAACAATTCATTTCATAACAGTTGGCGAGCGTAACGAATTTATCAAGCTGTTGAAGTCTAATAACGGCGTGACCATATGAGTCCGAACGAAACAATTGTGAAGGCAGTCTATCCGAATGCAGAAATTCGGGAAGTAGCATCTGGAGTTTATCGAGTCTTTACGCAGCCAAGCGGATTTTCTAAAGATGGAGATTTGACTTTTAGCATTGGGCATTCTCTCGGCGCTTCATGTTTCACAGATACAGAAGACAAATGGAAGAATGCGGCAGATTCGATCAATTTCAAAATGATGAGGGAACTTGAATTATGACACCAAAGCAAACAATTCAGCAAGTTTATCCACACGTAAATTGCCACAAAATAACATGGGCAATTGGATCGAACCTTCCCAGATTTCAAGTTTATGTAAATGGAATCTCAACTTCATTTGGAGTAACTCGTTACGCAGCATGGAAGGAAGCATTGGTTTGGTATAATAACGCCATTCAAAAACGGCTGCTGAGAAAGCTGGAATCATGAAAGAATATCTTCGTAATCACAATAATGTAACGATGTTTCTGAGTACGTGGGTTTCGTTTCCAATTTGTATTCTTTTGGTTCATAACATGACCATTCCAGTAATGCCGTGGCATCTTTGTTTCAAGCTCGTTTTTCCAATGCTGGGATTTTGCTCAGTTGTATTTTTTCTGTTGGGTTGGATGACTGACGGAATGAATAGGCAGACCTTAAAGGAAGAATTTTTGCGGAAACTGGAATCGTAATGTACAAAACAGAAAAATTCGTGAAGTCTGTTTTTCCAACTTCCAAAGCGTGTCCTTTATATGGAGGGACCTCGTTCATGATCGACGGATTTCCAGAAGGTTCAGGAATGAAACGATGGGACACATGGCATGAAACTGAACGAAAATCATGGAATGATGCAGCTAGACAGATACACAGAAATATGTTGAAGAAACTGGAGAATGCGTGAGCAAGGCTCAAAAATTCGTGAAGTCTCTTTATCCCGATGCGTACCTGCTAGAAACGCTATCACCTGTTGGCAATCATCGGTATCAGGTAGTGTACGATATTACTGGAACCTTTATGCCAACATGGTATTGGGCTAAAAAGAATGATGCATGGAAACAGGCTGAGTTAAGAATAAATCAGAGACTCATGGAGAAGCTAGAATCGTGAGAGCAAGGGATCAAGTTTTGGCGAGGTATCCAGATGCTGTGGTGTTCAAATCATCCGCCACCTGTATGTGGGAACTGTACTCAAAATTGAGAGCCAAACATTGCTTCAACGGATTTATTGTTTGGGGATGTATGACTAAAGGATCGGCGTGGCAAGAAGGACTAGACTATCTTGACCGCGAACTTTTGAAGAAGTTGGAATCATGACAGATAAAGAATTTGTTCAAACCACATATCCCGATGCTGTAATGAGAACTAAAGATTTCTTTGGTCTTAACAAATTAGGCACTGACGAAAACATCTACGCAATTTTTCGCGGGGATCGAAAGAAAGCCAAACGAAACCATGCAATAACAATGTTCTGGACTAAGACGGAAGACGATGCATGGAAGCAAGCAGCCGCTTACCTACGACAACAATTTTTGAAGAAGTTGGAATCATGACTGATAAGCAGTTTGTACTCTCAATCCACGACGACGCATTTGCATCTGAGAGCAATATTTCGGGCTTCATAGTAATCTATGACGATAACCTGCAATTCCACCAACTCAGTCAATACTGGATCATTGAAGAGGATGCGTGGAAGGATGCAGCAGATCGACTGAGGGAAAGATTTCTGGAAAAATTGGAAAGCCAATGACAGATAAGCAATTTGTAAAATCAGTTTGTCCGACTGCCCATCTGCGTAATACGCAGAAAAGTAAAACTGTTTTTTGGTATATTGACACTCGCCTAAAAGGTGCTTACTGGCCTAAAAAAATCTCAGGAGAGTTTATTATCAAGGGCGATGCGTGGAAACATGCAGCAGAAAGACTTCGTATGGACATGTTAAGGAAACTTGAATCATGACGGAGGAAGCTGAACTCGCAAAACAGTTTGTGCTATCCATTTATGCTGGAGCTAAATTTGTGCGAAGAGAGGAGATGCCCAACATAGATGCATTCGCACCAACACCCGACGATTGCCAAATTATGGATGCGGATAGGCGTCATTCTTTAGCTATGAAATGGTCCTACAATGAAAATGATGCTTGGATTGACGCCCGAAATTTTATCAACTTCAAAATGATGCAGAGGTTGGAATCATGAATCCGTTCGAAGCAGTTGATTACGTCCGAGGAATATATCCGTTTGCTTATTGCAAGGAAACCTTTTCCTATGGGAAAAGGGGTTTCGTTATTATGGACGCGGAACGCGGCTCAGGTCATGACGAAGAATTTTTAACTGGATGGAGCTATACCACAAGAGAACAGGCGTGGGTGAAGCTGTGAGATACATTCATCTCAACATGCTTAGGAAGTTTGAATCATGACTGACAAGGAGTTTGTTATATCAGCTTATCCCAATGCCGAATGCGATGACAGTCGGCTATTATTTGACCGTAATGGCGTTTTCATGTATGCAATTTATTTGGCGGGTAGCAAACCTCGTTCAAGTATTTCGGCAATGTGGGCGGAATCCGAAGAACAGGCATGGAAGGAGGCAGCGGACATTATCAGATATGATCTTCTGAGGAAGTTTGAGTCATGAACGAAGACATGGAATTTGTAAAACGATTGTATCCAACCGCAGTGTATGATTCTCATGCATTTTGGGTTTGTGCGGACACAATTGAGGCTGGTAAGAAACGCACATATATTTTAGGTATCGGTGGAAATGCAAAGAATGGTTGGACCCATGCAGCGCAACACCTTCGTAATAGGGTGTTGCGCCAATTTGAAAGTTAACCAATCTTGAAACAGATTTTCCCACCGGGTCTTGACGATGCACTGTAGTTTTTTCGGCTGAAAAATTTAACTGTTCCTGTGAATACAGGTGGCCAAATTACTTGGAAGTTTGAGAACGATGCTCCATTACCAGTTTTCTTAACGCTCGTCTTAACTTGAAGCATATTGCTGCGGCTCAAAATCTCTCTGAAAAAGTCAGTCACAAATTTTGAGTTCTTATTCAAATGATCAGTGACTGAGTGAGCCACGATGGTTAGCAAATGATAACCAACTGTATAATTCGGACTGTTCACATTTGGATTTGTGACTGGATTTTTCAGCAATGCCTTTAGCTCTTTCGACAAATGCTTCTTATCCATATGAGGATCGGCGATTGCTCTTTTGATTTCATCACGCATTGCTGGAGTTATTATCTTATAAAGCACACCAAGGACCAGCGGCCCTTCTTCAGCAGATTTATCCTTCACAACTTTCATAACACTGAACAGGCTTTTGTACTTTCCGCTTTCCACTAAATCTTCGTATCGTTCTGGATTTCGTTCTATGGCAGAAGTTAAGCTTGTGATGCTTGCTGCTGCTCCGCCCTTTCCATCCTTGCTGCTGATACCAATCTTATCATTCTTCAGAATTAGATAACTATCAATCAAGGCTTCCCTGTCGCTCATTGGATATCCAATTAATTTGATCTTCCTCCAACTTGAACCCATTGGTTTCAGCAATTGATCCTCGACTTCTCTGTAATCTCCAGAAACAAAATGTCCTGTGAGTAGCGCGATAGGTGCGGCAATTTCTCCAAGGCTAACTTCATATGATGTTGCATATTGGGCAGCATTGGCAACAGGTGTATCAAAACCAGCATATACGTTCTTTACTAGCTGAATAGATTGCTGACGAACGTCCTGTGGTATTTCTGTATGAGTTGGAAGATTCGTCTGAATTGTTTCCATAATCTCATCAACGGTCATGTATCTGCCGTCACCCACAACGACGCTTGGGGTGAGATTCAGGTCAGTTTTTTGTTGTACGTTGTCGTTAATTGAATAACCAGTGTCTCTGGCAAAATCGCTGTTGCTCCAAAAGAATGGAACAGCACCAGCACTTTTTGTATTGAATAATTTTACAAATGCAACTGTCTCGCCTCTGCCATTCTTCCATAGAGTAACAAGGGCTGCTCGACCATTCGTATTAACCAAATTCCAATTTGCATTTGAGATTCTTGCTTTCTTTTGATATTGCGCAAGAACATCCATAACTTTCATGTAACCAGTTTTCAGTAGCTTTTTCTGCTCTGCTGGCGGAAGTTTACGGGCCTGTTTTGGCAGGGCTTCAATCGTGTCGTTTTCATAAAATGCGGCATCTTCGGGGAAAATAGCATTGCCGATGGCAGTTATCTTATGCCCGTCTTTGTCGGTGAATACAGCCGACTCCTGTGAGCGGACATATATTCCACGACTTCCAGCTTCTAGTAGTTGATGATATTTCATACCCGTATTTATTCCTTTTCGTTAACTTCCCAATTCCTATTTATTACACCCTATTGCCCATTATCATAAATAGAAAAGAGGGTTACGATGAGGATTTCAGAAATTATCAATGAAGGTGGTCATGTTTTTGCCGAAAAAACCACTGCAATCAAGCGAGAGGATATCGCGCCGACTTTAGCAGCCTACTTTAAGGAGCTAAAGCAATTATTTCCTAAGAAGGCGTCCATTTTTTCCACGGAATACTTCATCCCACTCGGTTCTGTTGGTAAAAAGCCAGTATCAGGCGATATAGATTTGGGTATTGATGCAAGTACAATTCTTGATAAGACCATGAGCGATACATCTGTTGCAGCATGGAATATTGATCCGAAGCAACTCCAAAAAGAGTTTGAAATTTTACAAAAGAGAGCTAGATCGTCGTCTCCAGAACAACTCCGAATGAAAGCTTTCCTTAAACTTCTAACCAAATTTCTGAATGCACGATCAAATAACATTGAGTCCAGTGAAAAGAAAGTAACAACGGGAAACATGTTTACGCTATTCCCACAAGTTACTGCATCTGGCAAAGGAAACGATAAGGGAGTTCAAATCGATTGGATGATTGGTAATTTAAATTGGCTGAAGTTTTCCTATTATTCTTCTGAATATCCCGAAGGTTCCAATGTAAAGGGGCTGCATCGCACTCAACTGTTGCTCTCTGCTTTTCAGACGGCTAATCTAGCATTTGATCACGTATCTGGTGTTAAGGACAAGGAGACTGGGAAGATTTTGGCAACCGATCCAGATACAGCATTAAAGGCTCTTGGAAAACGGTTGGGTTTTGCTATTCCAATTGAGGATGTTGAGAATTTCTATAAGCTGAACGATCTACTTGCAAAAAACATGACACCTCAACAGTATCGTGAAACTCTTGATAGATACTACAGAACATTGGATTCAACTCGCGCTGATATTCCAGATAATCTTCAAAAGGATTGGCTGACACGAAAGGACGCGCTCAACCTAACAGGGGCGTTTCTTCCTGATACTTCAAATCTACAGAGATACTTATGATTATAGAATCAGGCGTAACAGGTGCGGAACGAATTAGAAATAGAGCCGACTTTGCTCAGTTTGTGAAGTCGTATACACAGGTAATTTCCAAATTTCCCGGTTTTGTGAGCCTGCGCCCTTCTGGAAGCTATAATTCTGACATGAACAAAAAAGATTTTGGTGACATTGATCTTATTGTTCATATTGAATCTGATAAGCCCAAGCCTGTTGTGAAGAAAGAACTGCAACGATTCTTTGATGCTATGCCCCAGACTGTTATTGTTCCGTTTACCTCTCCAAAGCATATTGGAAAGAGAACATACAATGCAGGAGAACTTGTCTCTGTTCGTTATCACGATAGCAAGCTGGGTTACAGTGTTCAAATCGATAATATTGTTGCTCTTACGGCTCTTGAGTCCGATTTTAAGGAACGATTCCTAAATTTTCGGGCAGAAGAACAGGGTATATTGATGGGTTTGGTTAAAATTGCGGCCATTGAAACCGATCCAGCTATATTGTTTAAGAAATTAGGCATCAGAAATCCGGGTCCATTAGGACCAAGACAAGAATACGAATTTAATCTCAGTGGAACAGATTTGCAACTCCGCAAAGTAACATACGAACCAAACTCGTACAAAGAAATAAAACGAGAAATACTCTGGCGTACAACTGACTTCAATGCTGTGGCCAAGTTGCTGTATCAGTACGATATTACCGCGAACTTTGATAGTTTAATTGCTCAGGCAAAAGCCAAAGCGAAGAATCCTCGCAGTAAGTTTAGACTACCGGGTGTTTTTAATTCAATGATTACTGTAAAGAGCGGCGAGGTTGGAACCCAAAAGGGACAAGGAAAAATCGACGCTCAAAACAAACTCGCAGATACTTTTGAATCGCATTTCGGTCTTATCTATCGCGCAATTGTTCTCTGTGAAAAATTCTAGTTGCGCTGCATCAACATAACTGATACTCTTATAGAGTATGAATACTAAACTATATCAGATTTGTTATCTTCCAGAACATTTTTCCGCAGTGGGCGCACGGTTTGACTTTTGGGACAACACAGTCAATGTGAAACCTGAATTGCGCGAGTATCCAATTTTCGAACGAGCTTATACTTCTAAACTAACCAAAGGTCTTGATTATTGGGGTTTGGTCAGTCCTAAATTTGAAAAGAAAGCTAATATCACTGGAGGCCAATTTTTGGATTGGGTTGAAACGGTCCAAAAGACCCATCCATGTGATGTATATTTTGTCAATCCAGTTCCCATCGTGGAGTCAATCTTCCCCGGTACAATCCAGCATGGTGAAAATTGTCATCCCGGTCTTCTGGGCTTATTGCAGCGAAATATTTCAGAAGCCGCAGGAATTGATTTAGCATCAATGTACATGGATTGCAACACGTTCTCAATGTGCAACTACTTTATAGGTAATCGTAAATTTTGGGACTCATACATAAACTTCGTCCAAAAATTCCTTGATTCTGTTTCAAAAAATCCAGAAGATGACGAATTAATGTATAGAAAGAGTGCCAACTACGGACCCAATAAAACATTACCCTATTATACATTTGCTGTTGAGCGCCTGTTCAGCATCTTCCTTAATCTGGAACGTAGAAAACAAGGTGGAATAACAGCTACGCACTACACATATTCGCGCGAAGCCCTACTCACGAAAACAGGTTTGCCTGAGTCTATCATATCAACCCTTATTGCTCTTACAGACATAAAGCAGATGGCAGTTTCGGCTGGATACCCCGGAATGATGCAACATTGGGCATTTTTTAGAAACCAGCTATGTCAACAGAATCAATATCTGTTTTTGATGGAATAAATATTGGTGTGAACTACGAAAAGATATATCGTCAACTTATAGATAATCGAAAAAGAGTAAAACCGTCTGGATACAAAGAAAAGCATCATATCCTTCCAAAATGTATGGGAGGAAAAAACAGTAACAGCAATTTGGTGTTTTTGACTGCAAGAGAACATTATGTCTGTCATAAACTACTTACTAAATTTGTTGATGACAAGTTTAAAGCAAAAATGATATACGCTTGGCATATGATGACGGTTGATCGAGGGAACAGAAAAGTAAAAATAACTAGTAACGACTACGCAATATTACGAGAACAGCATACATTAGTGGTATCAAACAGAAAAATTTCAAAACAAACTAGGAAGAAGATGTCGGCGTGGCAATTAGGAAAAGTTCCTTGGAATAAAGGAAAGACTGGTATTTATTCAGCAGAAACCATTAAGAAAATGTCCGCAAAAAGAACTGGAACTGTCTCCTCAAAACATACAAAAAAGAAAATTTCTTTAGCTATATCCGGTAGTAATAATCCTATGTTTGGTAAATCTCATACGATAGAATCTAAGAAAAAGATGACTGAGGCTAAAATTGGAGCAAATCATCCAAAATTTGGTAAAAAATTCCAATGGGTATTTAATCCTACGACCAATTCTATGAAATCTATTATTCACGAAGACTTAGAAAAATATTTACTCAATGGCTTTAGAAAAGGAAGAAAATAATGAAAACATTGTGGCTGATTTCGAGCGCCATCCATACGCGCCACGGAATCTTTTCTGCCGAACAGCGCCTTGAACAGACTATAGCCACACTTGAGTCAATCAAGGCTGTAGACCCATCGGCTCGTATTCTTATTGTGGAAAGTAGCGCAGAAGCATCCATAACAGATGAAGAGTCTGACAAACTGAAGCCATACATCGAAGGTCTATTGAACTTTAATCCAGATGTTCAGGTTCAGGATATCTACAAGATGGCTGACAAAAACTGGGATGTGGCTAAGAACCTTACAGAATTGGTAGTTTTTGGTAAGGCGTTGGACTTTCTCATTCGTCAGCAACCAGACCTGTTGGAAGGTATTGATCGCGTATTCAAAATAAGCGGTCGATACCGTCTTAACGAGAACTTCGACATTTCCAAGCATATCGATCCTAAACAAAATGAAAATTACATTTTCGCTGCTAGACGCCCGAGCCAATTCCCAGCAATTGTTACGGATGGTTTGTCCCAGCAAGTAATGAGCAGACTTTGGTCATGGCCCCCACAGAAAACAGCCCTCATTTTCTTCAGATATAATTTGATGATAGAAGACTTCATTGGAACAATGGCCCAAAAGAAGTACCGCGATATTGAGCATCTTCTATTCAAATACTTCGGCGGTCCTTATATGGTCGAACTGCCTGTAATTGGCGTTGAAGGTGAAATCGGTCCAAACGGTGCGGCAGTTAAGGACTAATCAAAGGAAAACATTATGAATCATACCAGCGAAGAAATGATGGCGATAGCGAAGCCAAATTGTTTGATCTGTGTGCCACTAATCAAACCGTGGATAGGCATTGTTATAAAGTATGCCGAAGATGACTATGACGAAGCTATCTTCTACCCAAACCCAGATCAGGTAAGAATTTCATCTGGAACAAGAATTGTTAGCAGGTTGTTATCTGAAGCTGACTCAGATGAAATTAAGAGCGATTGCCAAAAGGCCGGTTCAAACAAAGTTCTATCAGTTGATACTGACTGTTCAACCATAGCCATTTTATCTTGGGACGAATGGGTTGATTATATGAAAAAGCCAGCTTAACCGCTGGCTTTTCTGCCTTTCACATATCCTTGTTGTTCATAATCTGACACGTCTTCGGGACGCACAAACTTGCATTTCATAGTTTCTGGATGATAAAGCCAAATGTTTCCGCGCTTTTTAGCCCCGATTCGTTTGCGCGATTCTTCCGTATGAGTTTTGCCTAGCCAAATTTGATTCCCTTTCTTGAATTTAGACATTTTCTGCCTGAACTCTTCAGATCGTGTAGGATATTTCTTACCTGTTCGAACCAACGACATTTTTCGTTTACACTCGTCTGACAAAGTTCTACCCTTGAGAGCATTCGAAAGATTTTCCCTGTGCTCTTTTGAGAAGTTCCCACCAAAATTTGGATTGTTCTCGCCCTTCCATTGTTCTGAACGCCATTTCTTTGTTTCATCTGATTGAAGATGACCTTTTGAACCATCTCCACCATCCGTATGATTTAGCAGGATTCCAGTTCCTTTGTCGCGGCGTCCATACAGATGAATCAGAAGCATTTCGGCTTGAAAAGCGTCAGCCTCAGTCATGCTTTCGGATATGAATGCGATGTTTTTGGTGTCTTTAGGGACATGAACTCCTACGTGATGAGAGAATGCTCGTTTTCCAAGCCCTTTTCCGATATAATAGGGTGTTCCCGCGTTGCCGTGAACGGAGTCTCGCTGGCGTAGGTAGGAATAGACGTAATAAATATTCATGTGCTGTTGCTCCACGAAGCGATAGGGCAGTTGGGTCTTCACACTGCGAACTGCGATAGTATTTATCTGTGTTGGCTAAATACCAGCAGAGGATACCAATGGCTAAAGATTCCAACCGAATTGATATACAAGCAATTCTTGACAACATCAAAACAGTATCCATGAGTCCGTCTGCTATGGAGAGCGTTTGTGAGTTTGAACGAGTAATTGACGAAAATGGCCTTTATGCTTTCCATCACTGGAAGGACGGCGAACTCGTTTCCGGTCCAAACATTACTGCATATCGCGTCACTTGCACATTTTGCTGGCCGCTTGAGAAGATGCCCGATCCTGCTGGTGCGCAACGTCTTCTTTCATATGGTGTAAAGGTCTATTACAAGAAGGCTTGGTTAGTTTATCCAATCAAGATTAAATCTGAAGACGATTTCAGACCATCCATCAAAAAACCAAGACTCGCCAGAATCAAGGTTTGGCTTGTCACAATCAATATGCCAAAGTATCTGATTAAGGAAATCAAGCAGAGCAGCAAAGAAATTATCGATCAGGAAATGGATATGGGTGACATTAACGATAGTTACGAGCAGAACATTAGCCCAGATGAAAATCCGTTAAGCGGAAATGAACCAACTGAATCTGCGCCTATTGCTCCTCAAGGATTCTAACATGTCAAAGGTATACGAAAGTTTTGAGGCTGGTGATCTGAAGTTGGTCCTTGAACCAAAAATTCAGATTGACGAATTTAGCTCCAAAATCGGCAAAGACGATGAAATTTGTGTTTTGAGTTTCATAGTGAATGATCGTCAGGCAGCTATTGACCTTGTTGACTTCTTCGAAAAAGGTTACGATTTCATTTTGGATGCTGACATTTCCGCCAGCGAAATCAAGCCGGGTAGTTATCTTGTGTTCGTGGAATTACTCCGACGCATGAGAATTATCCCACAAATTTTCAAAATGATTTCTGATCTGGAAGCTGCAAGTGGACTAAGTCGTAAAGAGTGGAAATTTCGCTATGTAACTGGAAAGGAATATTATACACTGAATAAAGAGGAACTTAAGAAGCATGTTCCGCTATCACCAAAATCTTACAGAGAACGAGTTGTAACTCCCATCAAAGAGATGCAGAAGTTATCTGGTATCCCAGTTAATGAATCGTTTTCGAAAGACGATGCGATTATTCAGGTTCTACAACACGCAGCAGGTATTGATACCCGCACAAAATAAAAGGAGTTACATATGTCCTTCAAGACTCTGAATCTTAAGACAGATTACGAGAAGATTACCCATTTGTTTTCAACTTTCTTTAAGAAAGAACCACAATGGGCAGTTGTCGCCGAAACCGATTTGGCGTTTGCCGCACCAGTTATCAACACAATTATATCGATGACGAAGGAAGCACAATCCGATCCTTCTGTGGCATTGGTTTTATCATCCATAAAGAAAGATTTAGTTCTGGCTACCAAATTCATTCAAGCCTATGATAATAGCGTGAATCTAATCGATGTTCTTAACTCGCTAGTAGTAAATCTTCAAGGTTTTTTAACTCTTCCAACAATCCAAGGCCACGTACAATTTTCTGATATTTCTGCATATGTGAACGGAGTGCTAGGCGAGATTCAAATGATTCAGGGTTCAATGCCCACAACACCTATAACACCAACAGTCTAATTCATCGTTCACTATTCAAAAGCAGGGAGTAAAATCCCTGCTTTTTCTGCGCCTAAATATAGGTGAGGGAAGATATGTCCGAAAACAAAAGAATAGGAAGCCGACCAGCGCCTTACATGAAAACCGAAAACAACGGGATGTTCTCAAGTCCCGGTCCTTTTATCGGTATCATAAAAAACAACATCGACCCTACCTGCGCTGGAAGACTTCAAGTATATATTCCACAGTACGGTGGCCCTGATGAAAATGATCCGGGTAACTGGCTAACTGTGTCTTATTCAAGCCCCTTCCGTGGGCAGACGCGCCAACGCGCCAATTTGAATTGGTATGTTGATGGACATTTTGATTACACCACAACTGATGGACCAATTCAAGAAAACAGTTTTCAAAGTTATGGTTTCTGGTTTGTTCCGCCTGATTTAAATGGTCGTGTACTTTGTTTCTTTGCCAACAGCGATCCTTCGCAAGGGTATTGGACTGGCTGTATTCAAGATTCTATGGACTCGCACATGGTTCCTGCCATCGGCGCTGTTCCTGCCGCAAATACAAATAATCCCGGTGGAGGTGGATACATATGGCAACCATCTGGCGCAAATGCCATTCCATCTCATGCAATGTTGCAAAACTTTATTCAAATTTCTGGAGATGGACAAACAGAAATTCCGTTCCGATTACCAGTCAGCGAACCTGTAATTACAAATCAGGCAAACTCAAGTCCATCTACGCCTTTACATGTTTTAATGGTTCCTCAGGTTTATCAAACCCTCCAATTGGGAATGCAGGGACTTGCGTTTGATTTTGTCAGAGGATCAACAAGCGCATCGAGTGTTAGAGAAAATCCAAGTCAAGTATTTGGTATCAGCACACCGGGCCGATTAACCAGTTTTGCTAATGCTGCGCTGAGTCAAACTCTCATAAATCAACTATCATCTTTTATAAACTCAGGTCAAGCCTCTGGAAGTGCCGAGGGACAAAGTTTAGCGAAGGCTCTTGGATGTTTGTATCGTACTGGCGGTCATCAATTTGTAATGGATGATGGTTCCGTTGAGGGTCAGGATCAGGGTATTCGTATTCGTACAACTGGCGGAAACGAAATCTTAATGGATGATACAAACGGACAAATCTATATTATCAACGGTCCCGGTACGGCATGGATTGAATTGTCACCATCGGGTTACATCGATGTCTTTTCTTCTAAAGGTTATTCTGTTCGTAGTCAGGGCGACATTAATTTTCACAGCGATCAGAACATTAACTTTAATGCAATTGGTAAAGTACAAATGCATGCGGATAGTGATATCTCAGTTGATAGCGGAGGAAAGTTTACTACTCGTAGTACAAATGGTGCGACCATATATGACAAAGCAAGCGCACAGATTGGGACTGGAGGAGCACTCACCGTTTCTGCTAAGAAGGCTGAATTTAATACAGGCGCTGAGTTCAACGTACAAGCCGCATCAGTGCAGCTACCGGGTAAAGCTGGAACGGTTAAAGACCCCGGCTCTCTGCAATTAAACAAGCAGATCGAAGTTGCTAAACAATCCGGGTCACAGGCTTGGTGGCAGAAAGGAACATTCAAGTCTATTACCTCTCGCGCACCTGCACATGAACCTTGGCCCGGTCACGAAATTAATGGTATTAAAACAACATCAGTTCCACAAGGAAATGCTTTGGGGACTCCAATTCAACGTCCACAATCTGGATCAACAAGTTCTGGCGTTCGCGGAACTAACCTCGGCCAATCTGTGAATGAATCTGATATTGCCACTCAACCATTAACTGGACCTTTATGCGGACTAACTGTTACTCAGACCCAAGCATTTCTTGCCGCACTAGGTAAGATTGAATCTGGCTGGCCTCAAAATAGACCGGGGATTGGCGGTACTACAACGTGGCAGATTAGCAATGGCGGAAAAGGCTACTACGCCGTCAACCAACTTGGATTCACTGGAAAATACCAATTTGGTGGTGCTGCGCTGGAGACATTCAAATTTTTGAAGCCGGGAAGTTCAGCAAACAATACAACAGCCAACGCAATTAACAATCCAGCAAATTGGACTGGTTTCATGGGATGCAATAATGCTGTTGATTTTATGAACAATGGATCAGCCCAAGAAGCACTCATCATGTTAATGATGAAAGCCAACTGCAAACTATTAACTAAGTGGGGAATCCTAACTCCTAATAGCTCAGCGGAAGATGTTGCTGGATATTTGGGAGTTTGTCAGTTAGTAGGCGCGGGTGGATGTTTGACATATTATCGTCAACAAAATCCCGGCAGTCAATTATACGGCGCTCCAACTGGATCATTTTCAACATCTGATGCCAATGGAAGTTCAGCGGGAAGATATTTCGCAATTTCCAGCAATGCAATTCTATTGAGTAATAGCTCGTCTCAGGCATAATCAAACGATGTCAGATAGCTTTGTTCTACTGATGCTGGAAATTCTTTTTGATTGATCCACGTTTCGGCAACCGTCTTTTCTGAGTCAGCATGACCAACCCATTCGATTGTGAACGGCATTTGGTAGAATGTATGATACTCGTCACGAGTGAATATTCCGTAGAATGTTCCATACGGGGAGTCCCAACTCAAAACATAGAAAGGTTCCAACGATCCCATATCACTCATAGATGATAATACCTTTCTCCTTGATTTTGTTTAGTTTGAGTATTTGTATACTCATTTTTACTCAGAACTTTATGCATCCATACCCGATGAAAGCCAAACTCTTTTAACTTTGCTGCGTCTTTCCCACACATCTTATATGTGTCTGGTACACCAAATATCTCCAAGCTGTAATCATAATAGTCATAAGAAAAGTCTTCCCAAGCGAATGGCTTAAGAAGACTATCCAATAAATCACACAACTCAGCATCAATCTTTATCTGTAGAATCTGTAAATGAAATAAGTCTTCTGCTCTACTTTGTGGTTTAATCGAAGTCGAAGGTTGTAAATCCATTTTCTTTGACCACCTTGCAAATGCTTGTGCATTTGCTGATGAGTTCGTCTTTATGGCTGATGAGCCAAACATCTTTGTGATGTTCGCGACTCATATCTCTCAACAACTTCACGGCGCTATCTGTTCCGTTGCTATCAATACCAGCATCAATCGACTCATCGATCATAAGAATACTTATCTTCTGGAACAAACTTTCCCACACATCACGGAACGAAAAACTGAGACCAAGACTGAGTCGCGCCATCTCTCCACGAGACAGGTTACCGGGACTCAATTCTCTGCCGAGTTCTGTAATACCAACCGATAAGTCATTTTGGAATACAACCTCGTGAGGTAAACCTAGAGCCGTCAGATAATAATTCAACCTCGCATTCAAATAGTTGAGGTTTTGCTCAATGATCTTTTTACGAATAAAGCTGTCCTTGTTAGTTAATAACTTCTGCAAAAATTCCTGATGATCAATAAATCTTGCATATGCATTCAGTTGGGTTTTATCTACATCCTCCAATGCGGAGTTCTTCATGCTATCAATCTGTGAACCATATGGATCAACTTCATTTTGTTTTTGCTGATATTCCTGAGTTAGAAGCATCAACTTATTGCGATGGGCGTGGGCCTCATCAAGGGTGTCATAGTTTCGAGTTTCGGGCTTATTGGTAACAGGAATCTTTTCAATCTCCGCTGCCAATGCATCCAAACTTTCATTGATAATAGCCAGTTCTTGTTTGCTTGCTTCAAGCTTAGCTGATGCTTCAATTACTAATTCACCATGCACGTCTGTTGCAAGTTTCTGCTTGCATGTTTGACAACACTGTTCTTTAAGACTATTCAAGTCTTCTTCGATCTGCGCCAGAATCTTTTGCTCTTTGCTTTGAGCCAATTGCATCTGGGCCTGTTGCTGTTGAAGGTTACTTCTATCACGCTCAGAGTCGTTGTATACTTCCCAACTGGCATGCAACAATAGTTCGTTGTCAATGTCAATCTTTGATAGCTTCTGAATCTGCTTATCCAACTTAGCCAGATTTGCTTCCTTTTGCGTTTGCCACGCTTTCTGTTTCAGAATGAGACTATCAATCTGCTTCTGTATACGTTTATTAGCATCCTCCACCGCTTTTATTCTCGCCTCTTCCTTAGTCATTGTTTCGCGAGCAATCTTGATTTCTTCCTTCAACTGCTCAGCCTTTTCGCTGAGCAATGTGATACCAAGAAGCTGTTCGATGATTGTTCTTTGATCGGCAATCTTCTGGAACAGGAACGGTTGTGTGTAAGTATTAATGGCAACGATCTGACAGAACATGTCATGACTCATGCCAATGACTTTTTCAATTTCCTTCTGTGTTTCGCGACTATCTCCCTGAGAAGAATCTTCAACTTCATGTTGAGACTTTGGGAGGTCCTTTAGTTTGTTTATACCATCTTCGTAAAATTCAAGTATTCGGGGCTTCAACCCGCGCACAATACGATAGTTCTTACCATCAGATTCAAAATCCAATGTGACCACCATATTCTTTCCATTTGATGTATTGACAAGATGTTCTTTTTTGATTTCGGAAATCGGCCAACTAAACAATGCATATGAGATTGCGTTAACCAACGCAGTTTTACCAGTTCCATTTCTTGAACCAGAGTCCTCTCCTCCCAAATCTAAGTTTTCGCCTAAAATCAAAACTAGTTCATTGCGATTAAGATTTATAGCCTGAGTTGAATTTCCGACTGAAAGAAAATTACGAATTGCTACATTCTTTAATTTAATCATTCGCCTACCTGAATCACTTCGATTTATTCATTATACAGCATCAAAGAAATCGTTCATAGTAATTTCTTTGGGGATAGATAGAATCCCTCGCCATTCATCAGGGATAATAACATTAGAAGGAACGTTGGAAAACATTGGAGCAATTTGTTCGTCCTTGTATCCTGCATTCATACAACCAATTCGAACCAAATCAAACATGTCTTCTGGATGATCTATTGCATACTGAATAAATGTTTGGACACTACCATTTATTTCATCTAATGATCGTGTAATGTATGGAGTCTTTTTGGTGGCTATACCATAGCTGTTACCCTGTCTTCCTTCGCCTTGTCCATAAATTGCTCCATGATGTTTCAAAGCAATAAGAGCAGACCCTTTTCCGTGCCTGCCCTCAAGATTAGAACCAAAAACGTAAACCCTCATTACAAGCCCTTGTAAATCTCCAGAAGAAGATTGGAATCATAGAACTCACTGGAAATATTTAGTAACTGCCCTTGTACGATTGTATCAACGGATTGAAATTGAATATTACCTCCCGGTGCTAAATCGTCGCTGTGTAAATCTTTCTTCATTGTTACCAAACTGAGTTCGCGAAGTTCGTATTCCTCAATTAAATTCTCTTTGAGATATGTCGCTTCTTCATATGAAACATCTGTATCTAAAAACAGCTTTATATATCCCTGACGAGGGAGAATTGAAGGATCGGAAACTAGATCGCTTATTTTCATAGTGCGATATTTTGGTGCTTTGGGCCACGGAATATATGTTGGTTCCTCACCCCACGGCAGAATCATCATGCCACGATTGTCATCGCCTGCATCACCGAAGTTGTGCGGGAATGCATTACCAATGTATGATATATTACCTCGATGCTGACGCATGTGGAAGTGACCCGTAAACACATGATGGTATTCCGAAAATTGATCGGCTCGCAACTCTCCGACTTCTGGCATTTCTACCATAGCATTCATCAAAAATTTTGGAAGCTCGAAGTGACCAAACATGTATGTGCCTTTCTTCTTAAAAAGCTGTTTATGCTCATTGCCAATTAACCACGGCACAAACACAACATCATCAATTGTTTCGATATCATTGATGATTTTAATGTTTGGAATATGTTCAGCCCATGCAATGCTGCTGATTGATCTTTGGTCACGATAGAAAAGGTCATGGTTACCGGGAAGCATGATAATACGATCAAATGCATCGCTCAGGATACGCAAACCCCGCAGGCCATAATTCATTGTAACCAGATTTGTGTTGTTTCGATTGTGAAAATAATCTCCGAGAAACAGACAAATGTCACATCCGTTTTTTTGTGCCTCGCCCACAAACCAGTCCATATAATCAAGACAATCTTGATTGTGAAGTTGGCTGTTCGTTTTAAGACCCATGTGAATATCTGTAAAAACTGCCGCTTTCTTGAATAGTTGTGTCATCATTCCTCAAATTTTTCTAATGTCTTTTCTAAAATACGTTGCCATACATCTTCCCATACATCATCTTCATTTGAATGCCAACCAGATGCCGAAAAATATGTTCGCCAGTTGATATTTGGGTCATCATATGGCTCTTTCATAAGGCAATAATCTGTTATGTCTCCCTCCGCATCGTAATGCACATGGATAAAACAATTGGGGTATATTGCCAAAATCTTGTTTTTAGTTTCTTCTACATCCATACTAGTTCTCAAACTTATCCAGCATTGATTCTTGAATCCAAAACCATGCTTGTTTCCAAGCCATCCTTTCTGTTTTATGCCAGCCACTGTACTGCATCGATCCATATCCCAAAGTTGATACAAGTTTTTGGTTAGTTTTGGTTTCAAATATACAATATTCTCCCGTCCAACGCCAGCATTGTGCGGTTGGGTAAATTTCCAAAACCTTATTTTTGTTGCTTCGCATTAGCCCCCAAATTTGGCCAAGGTTTCTATTTGAATGCGTTCATATGCATCACGCCATGCCAGTTCACTCGAATCCTGCCATCGACTGTAGAATTGGGGCCAAGTTGCAAATACTTCATTTCTCATTACTTGTTCCATCATCTGTGGTGGAATGTCCATCACACAATAAGAATAATTCATCATGAAGCAATGCGCGTTAGGGTAAACCCGCTGCACATAATCTTTATAAAAATCAAGATTCATACCCACCATCGTAGCTGGCAGATGAATCACGATTAGTTCGACTATAGCTTGGATTCATATTGTTTTGGATTAGCAAATCGTCTCGAATTGCCTGATTCTTTTTCTCTATGTTTAATATACGCAGGAAGCTATTATGAGAAATTTGGGTGAGGAAGGCAAATGGATTTTGGCTCTTACTCTCGTCAAATTGCAAAGCAACCTGACACAATTGTAGCACAGCTTGGCCCTGCATTTCCTCACGATAAGAGTAATTTCGCCAGTTACCCTTCAGTGCGTACTTTTCGGTTAGCTTCATAAGCATGCGAGCTAACTTTTCAGTCATCTCTCCGTGTGTTTTTGAAAATTCACCCGTATCAAATGCGCCAATCCAATGACTTTTTCCAACGATGAATGCCTGTCCCTTCTTAGTCAATCGATAATGAAAGAATGGAGGGAAATTAACTCGAACATGGTCGGCTTTTACTGTTGTGAGTGATTCCTTAGCCAAAACAGCAACCATTTCGGTTACTTCTGAATCTTCAATATCCTCTTCGGGGTTTAATTCATCAAAAAACTTGTTCAGGCTTTCACTACGGGCTGCTGGTGCTTTAGCGGTCTTGGTTGTTTTCGCTATTTTTGGTGGAAGTAACGGTATATGTTGCCATGTCATGATTCTGAACACCAAATCTTGTTCAGAAATGGTTTCTGGATCGAGTTTAATTCCTTCTTCCTTAAAAATTCTAGTTGCACGAGTAACTTTGGCCTGAGATATAGAGGACGCATTGATTTCATCAACTGATGGCAGGATGATGTCGTACTGGTGGTCTTTCTCAGCATTCAAAAACGAACAATATGTATTTTTTGAAAGATGGATTTCCTTTAGTAAGTCTTTATTGTTTAGATAATTCTGTTTAATGACGCGCCTCCGAAATGCTCGGTTTATGGATGATAAATATTAACAACAGGTATAGTGTAACTCATCTATTACTAGGGGTCAAGAAAAATTGTCATCAATTCCTACATTACCGTCTTTTGCAACGCTCGCTCCAGCACCACCAATGAGTGACTTTTCGGCGCTTGACCCTACTTCTAGCCGCCTTAGTTCTCTTAATTTCCCTGCTCCAACATCCTCAACACCGATTGTAACATTGGCAGGCGCACCCATGAATGACAAGCGAGTTAGAATTGCTATGTTACCCGGTAGCCCAGCAATTTTCTACAAGGATCAAGGAAATCCTCTGCTATATAACTACTTAGGCGCGACTAACGGAGTTCTATTTCCGTTTCAACCAAAGGTTGATATATCATTCTCAGCCAATTATCAAGCTCAGAAGGTTACACAGAGCAATTTTGTTTTCTACAGTTACGAAAACAGTGAATTGAAACCATTTGATCTAACATGTAACTTCCCAGTTCGTAATCCATTTGAAGGTCAGTATGTTATTGCCGCAATAACCTTCCTTCGTAGCCTTACAATGATGTTTACGGGTAACGACAATAATTTTGGCAACAACGGATTAGACCTAGCTGGTTCTCCTCCTTTGGTAGTTAGCCTACAAGGAATGGGTTTTGGTGGGTTGGACTACGTACCTATTGTGGTATCTAATGTTACTACAAGCTATAGTGATGATGTTGACTACGTGACCATCACATTGCCGGGTGTGGCTAATTTGGCTAATGAAACCATCAAGCTACCATCAATGCTTTCGATTTCTGTTAGCTGCATTCCAATGTTCAGTCGAGCATTCGCTTCACAATTCAGCGCACTAGACTTCTCTACAGGCGCTCGACGTTTGCTTGGCCCTGCGGGTGCTGGTTCAGCCCGTTCTGGTGCAGATGTTTCGGTTAGTGCTGGTGATTTACCAACGCTCAATACTACATCAGCGGATTTATCTAATTTTCAAATTCAAGAAGAAAGTATTCAATCACTGGGTATATAAATGGCACAAAATAGTCCAACATATAGCAGCAAAAGCGTATATTATACCACACCGCTGGATTCGCAAGGCAGACTCAGTCTGTGGACTCCGCGACCTGTACCATCATCTATAAGCGACAAGGTGGTAACAATATCGGCTGTCTATAATCAACGTCCAGACCTATTAGCGCATGACTTGTACGGTGATGCTCGTCTCTGGTGGGTTTTTGCGCAGCGAAATCCAAACAGCCTAGCCGCTGATCCTCTTGGTAATTTTGTTACTGGTATTCAAATCTACATACCAGATGCAAATGCCTTAAAAACATCACTGGGAATATAACGGAGCATAGATGTCAACCCCTCTCACTCCAGCGCAACGGTTGGCCGCGCTGCAAAAAGAACTTGGATTTGCTGCTGGTTCAGATTTTCCTAATTTGAATCCTTCGCCGACTCCTGCTCCAACCACAACGATAGCTGATGACAAAACATCATCTGCTACTCCATCAGCTACGCAAATTAATACAAATGAACCTTCTCTTATTTTTACACCTGCCACAAATGTATTAAGAAACTATGCATCGTACAGTCCTATTTTATCGTTGTTAGTAACCAATTCTCAAAATTACAACAAGCTAGTCACTAATCAGAAATTCTATCCACAGGATTGGGATACAATCTGTAAATCAGGCGGAGTTGGTCCTAAGAAAGCGCAAGGGTTTAGCGGTACTACAAATGAATATTTTAGCCGCGACTTGTATATTGATTCCGCTACGGTATCAACCATTGTCGGAATGAGTCAGGAAAATCGAGGCAGTAATGCCACAGAAATTGAATTAGTGATTATCGAACCATTTGGTATGGATTTCGTGGAGCAGCTTTATGACTATTGCCACATTGCGTTAGGTGAAAGTAATTATTGTCAGCTTCCATACATGTTGAAGATTGAGTTCAAGGGCTTTCGAGACGATGGAACCAATGAAACTGTTCCATTTGCCACAAAATATATTCCAATTCATCTCATAACAATGGACATTAAAGTCAATAATCTCGGAGCTACTTATAAGGTATCTGCTGTTGCGTTCAACGAATTGGGTGTTACTGAGCAATATGGCAGAGTTCCAGCATTAATGCAGTCAACGCCATTACAATTGGGGACTGAGCTTGCGTTGGCCCAACAAAAGGGACTCGATTCCCAAACACAACGCCAAATAGCTAATGGTGTTGTATCTACTTCTCTCGCTCAAACTGTATCTAATCAGGCCAACGCCGCTGTAGCGGCTGGGACTTCAGGAATTGCTCCTATTGGTAGTGGGGGGGTCCTGCATGAGATTACTACTGCGTTTGCTGGTGTTCTTAACAACGTACAACAGACTCTTGCAAAAAACGGCACTATTTCTATTCCAGATAACTACACGATTACGTATTCAGATGTTCCAGATAAAAGCGGAAGCATCGATATCGGTCAATATCTATTCTTGGATACTGCAACACTGTCTAGTGAAAATGTTCCAACTGTCGCCCGAGATACTCCAATGGGCGCTCCTGCCGTTACAGAAGCCAAACCAATAGATGTTTCTGTTGCAGGCAGAAACATGCTCAAATATGCAGTTGATCCTGCCACTGGACAAACAGGCGGAGGAGCAGTTACATATACTAACGCTCATCTAATTACCTTTAATTCTGGAAGTAGTATTGTTGATTGCTTAAACACCCTTATCATCAACAGCAACTATATTGTGTCCCAAATTAATCGATACAATGGTTTCGTGGATAACATCAACAAGACTGCTCAATCTCTGAATTTACAGGCGGGTTCTCCTCTTCCCCCTGATCTTCAATCTCAGCTTGATTTGTTAAACAATACTCCACTTAATTGGTTTGTTATTGTTCCAACTATTCAGATACTCGGATACGATTCCAAAAGAGGAACTTATGCCAGAAGCATTAACTACAATATCAAGCCATATAAGATTTATAATACTCGAAGCATAAGTGCTCCAAACGGTAATCCAATCGTAGAGAATCGCGTGGTAAAAGAATACGACTATATCTTTACTGGAAACAATACTGAAATTCTGAACTTTGACCTTAACTTTAACACTGCATTTCTAACCTACGCACAGTTCAACCACGATACAAAGGTGCAAGGAACTGGTGCAGGGATGCCAGCGTATGCTCAGCAGGCACTGCCAAATAATAGTTTAGAAACGGTATCATCGCCAATCAGTGACGGACAACAGAAAAAACCAGTCAGCGCCAGCACAAAGAATGCTCAGGGAATCGGAGCTATCACACCTGAACGAAATCAAGCAGCAGATATTGCAGCTACAATATATGGTGTGGCTGAACAAATTCAACTGGATTTAAGTATCTATGGCGACCCTGATTACATTCGTCAAGATGGAATTTTCATCAATCCTCCTATTGGAGACGCTTACATCAATCCTTCAGCCAATTCTGTCATTCAGGGAATTTTGTTTAACTCTGGCGAAGTATATGCCAATGTCAATTTCAAGATTCCCCAAGATGTTAATTTAAATTCTGGTCTACTTGATCTTGCCTTTCAAGGGGATGCTGTAAACTATCGCCGAAATGTGTTCAGTGGGCAATACAGAGTAATTACTGTAACTAACAAATTTGACAAAGCACTGTTTACTCAGCAACTTAACCTAATTAGATTTGATGACAGCCATAACTATACTGTCAATTCAAGTCAGGCTCAAACGCAGAATGCCCAAAAAACATCCCAAGTAGTTCCAGTAACAACTCAGGTTCCTGAGCTAAAAACGCCAACACCTCCGTCTCCGCCCCCAGTTAAGTTGTCGTTTGACACGGTTGTTGCTGGTCAAACTATCCAAATGGGCGGAACCTTATAAAGTTTGGCTAAATATGGCAGATACTCGGAGAAACTATGCGACTACACGAACTTTTTGAGGCCCCATTTACGCAACCGGGAACAACATTTATTATTAATGACCCCAATGATCCCCAAAAGCAGCCAGCAATTAATACTGGTCGAAGCATAGGTACGGCTCCTGCTCCTCCAACAACTATTACTTCACCAACTGCACCGAATCAAATTCCCCAATCAGCATCTCCCACGGTGAATACTGCTCAGACTGGATCAAATACAGCAAATACCGCAGCACTAGCAGCAGCCAGTCAGCAATTGACCAAGGGTGCTCCTATCAACCTTCCAATGGGTCCAGCAAAGCAACCAACCCAGATGAAGGTTACAAATGTAGGTAATAACAGTTTAGGAACTAATCAAAAAATGGTAACTGTTGCCGACCCAAAAAATCCAAATGCCCCACAACAGACTTACAAATTTGATGACTTAGCTAATATGATTACAAACAAAGGTAATGTGTAATGATGTATCAGAAAATAATTTTAGACCTAGCAAGTAACAAATATATCAATACATATGTTGCTGTATGTGTTCGCGCCCAATTGCGAGCCAGAACAAAAAAGGAAGCAAATCAACTAATAGGATATGTGGAAGAACATCATATTTTGCCAAAATGTTTTGGTTTGGGGGGAGAAAAAGATAAGACAAATTTTTCGTATCTTACAGCCAGAGAACATTTTATTTGCCACAAACTACTAGTTTTTGGGTTGAAAAAGACAAAATATTATTGGAAATGTCTAAAAGCCGTTTCAGCATTTTCTCAGAGTAACAAGTTACAAAATAGAGTTTTATCATCCAGAAGTTATGAATTTGCTCGTAAATGTAATTCAGAAGCTATGAAAACGAGAATAATATCTGCTGAAACTCTGCTGGCGATGTCACTATGTCAAAAAGGAAAAATTTCTTCTAAACGCGACACTCATCTATCAGAAGGACAGAAAAATAAAATATCAAAGACAAAAACAGGAAAACCGTCCAAACGTAAAGGATTTGTTATGTCAGAACCCCAAAAACTAAAAATATCTTTATCTAAACAAGGTAAGCCGCTAAAAAAATGGTCGCGGGAACGCAAAGAAAAGGCTTCACAACGAATGAAAGAAGCATATCAAAATGGTACGGTTCTTTTTGGTAAATTCAAAATCCAAGGAGAATAAAATGGCTATCTATCGCGGTTTTAGTACCGTTAGCAGTTCATCACAGAAGAAATTCGTCCTCACCGATAACGACCTAATCAAGCAGGATTTGCTGAATGCGTTCAAGGTGAAGCGTGGCTCTCGTGTCATGCAACCGAATTACGGATGTATTGTTTGGGAGAAGGTGTTTGAAAATATATCTCCGTCAGATGTTGATGACATTGTTTCCAACTTTACAAATATCATTAAAAATGATCCTCGCGTAAGTTTAGTTAGCATCGATGTGGCCCCTTCCGTTAATAATCTAACAGTCACGTTGGTTCTCCGATATACTTCAACGAATCAGTTGGAACAAATGGTTATCATTTTCACGGAAGATTCAGTTAGCTTCTAAAACCATCGTTTGAAGACACATAAATACTACTATGGCAACTACCGCAAAATTGTTCTATGTTTATCAATATCTTAGACAGAGAGATTCTAAAAATGGAACTGCTGGTTCGCCATATTATATTGGCAAAGGCAATGGAAAAAGAATCAAAGGAAAACATTATGTTTCAGTTCCTAAAAATGAAAATAGCATTCAAATTTTAGCCAATAACTTGTGTGAATCGGATGCGTTTCAGTTGGAGATGTTTCTAATATTTCTTCATGGACGAGTTGATAAGAAAACGGGTATTTTACATAATTATACTGATGGTGGCGAGGGAGCCGTTGGAGCTATCCGTAATGAAGCAACAAAAAAGAAAATGTCATTTGCTCATCAAAAGAGATCAGAAGTAACCAAATTACGATCTTCCATTAGTCATAAAGGTCAACGAGCGTGGAATAAAGGAAGAAAAATAGGTTCGCCTACAAAAGAGTCAAGAGAGAAAATGTCATTGGCGGCGATAAATCGTAAGGCATCTCCAGAAACAAAATTGGCCATGTCTATAACTAGACTTGGAAGAGAAAAAACACAGGATCATAAAAATAAAATAGGTTTATCTAACAAAGGCAAAACACCTTGGAACAAAGGATTGAAAGTGGTGTAAATACATATATGGCAACTACTGCACTTCAAGCAACAACAAACTTTGGTGTACAAAATTGGCAAGCCATATATGAGGCTTTCAATAATCCAGATTTAGCGTCTTACGATTTCGAAACTCTCCGTCAATCGATGCTAAACTACCTTCAGAAGTATAATCCTGAAAATTACAATGATTACATAAATTCTTCAGAATACGTTGCCCTCGTAGATTTGATTGCCTATATGGGTCAGGCAATGTCTTTTCGATTTGACCTGAACGCTCGTGAAAGTTTCCTCTCCACCGCCCAAACACGCAATGCTATCAACGCATTGGCAAACCTCGTAAACTATACGCCATCTCGAAACCTTTGCGCCAATGGATACTTAAAGATTTTGAATATCAGCATCAACGAAGATGTGTACGATACCCTCGGAAATAATTTGAATGGGATCGGTATTAATTGGAATGATGCAACAAACCGCAACTGGCAAGATCAGTGGAATACAATTATCAATGCTGTTCTAACTAGTTCACAAACAGTCGGAAGTCCCGGTAATTCACAGGTAATCAACGGAATTGATTATTCTGAGTACGGTTTGGCTTGCGCTACAGGTCAGTTTCCTCCATATCCATTTACTGCCACAGTTGATAACTCAAATATGAACTTTGAGGCTGTCAATCCAACAAGCGTTGGCAAAACATTCATCTACGAAGTTGATCCAAACGATTCCACCTCCACTTTCAATTTGCTTTTTGAAAATGACGGTCTTGGTTTCAACAGCATCAATACTGGATACTTCTTATATTTCAAGCAGGGCGTTCTCGGTTCTCAGTCGTTCTCGCTCGTTAATGCATTACCAAATGCTATTGTTAGTCTATCCGCCACAGGTGTCAACAATACCGACGTTTGGTTGTATCAAGTTAACAGTGACGGAACACTAACTCAGTGGACTCAGGTTCAAGCAATCTACGGCGAAAATACCTCGTTCAATAACTTACCTGCGTCTGATCAAACAATTTTTTCAATTGCGAATGGTAACAACGATTCCATCTCGCTTGTCTTCGGGGATGGTGTCTTCGGCGCTATCCCACAAGGCAACTTCATTTGTTTCATGCGTAGTTCAAATGGATTGTCTTATCGAATTAATCCAAGCGAAATGAGCAATATTACTCTTGCCATTCCTTACAACAGCAAAACAAATCGTTCACAGATTCTGACTGTTCGTGCCAGCCTTCAGTACACAGTTGGTAACAGTGCGGGAACTGAAACGCTTGCAAACATAAAACTAAAGGCACCTCAAAGCTATTATTCACAAAATCGTATGGTGAATGGTCAGGACTATAACAGTTTTCCATTCACACAGTACAGCAACATTCTCCAGATCAAAGCTGTAAATCGTACAAGCAGCGGTGTGAGTCGTTATCTTGATGTTATCGACCCCACTGGAAAATTCAGCAGTACAAATATTTTCTGCAATGATGGTTACATGTATCTTGATTCTAGCATCGTTACCAATAATTTCAGCTATACAAATCTGAACACTCTTGCCAGTATCATTGAGACACAAATTACAGCTATGATTTCTGCCAGCAGCACTCTAAGCTTCATTTATAACAATTATCCTCAATTCCAGCCATCTTCGGGAATACCACAGTGGAACATGGTTCTTACTGATAATACCAGCAGTAGTGGATGGCTTGGTAATGTCGCCGTTGGCCAGAATAACTCCCTCATGACCATCAACGATGCCGCCTTCAGTAGCGTCACAACTGCAAATGCATCTGTTCTTGTTCCCGGCGCATTAATTGTGTTTACGGCTCCGAGTGGATTTGTATTCGATCAAAATAACAATCTGATTGTTGGGAACACAAGTCTTCCCGGTTTGAATCAGAAAACAACTATCTACGCCACTATCTCAGGAACACCTGTAAATGCAGGTATCGGTAACAGTGTTGAAGGGAATGGTGTTAATGTTGATGGAACTGGTGCCATCCAACTAAACCAAAAGGTTCCGTCAGGGGCGATCCTAACATCTATCTATCCATTCTATTCTCCTGTATTGCCATCCAGCATTCTACAGAACCTTATTACCTACATTTCTTCAGGGAAAGCGGTTGCTTTGTATTTTAATCCATATCTCGTTGGAACTGGCATCGCTAATTGCTGGTCATTGGTAACTAGCCCAACCTTCCCATTGAATTTCAATCCCGCAACGTATGGCTCATCGTTTGTTCCACCAAGTAATGTCACAGCCACCCCAACAAACAGTTGGTTGCTGGCGTTTGTCCCGAGCATTACAAATAATTTTGTTGTGTATCAACAAAGCAACTCATACTTTTTTGGCAGTCAGAAGCAGACTTCATTCTACTTTGATTCTAACTCAAAGGTATTCGATCCAGTTAATGCTACTACACTCAGCGATCAAATTACAGTACTGAAGACGAATCCAGCGCCTGTCACAACCACAAATCTCGGTCTTACAAATGACGTTCCTGTTGACATTTTTGCAACAGTGAATGAAATAAATGGAACTTTGGACAGCAGTCGCGTGGGCATCCAATACGCCGACCTTGCTTCTAATGGAGTACCATCCGATCCTTCTTTCTTTACTGAGGTTGTGGGAGCTAACCCTGTTGCGAACAACAGTTATGTGTTTTTTGTCACTGACAATTCACAGAGCACCACAACACTAATTCCATCTGGTCCCGATGCTGTTGTAATTGTCAGTACCCCAAGCATTATTAACAACAACCTATACACATATGCGAACGGTACTATTATTTTCTGTATATCGAACCAGACATTCTATCAAATTAGCCGTATAGGAAGTCTCGCCTCTAAGAAGACTCTGAACAATCCCGGTGATACGCTTACCTATAGTTTCTTTGTTGGCCGTCAAGATTTGAAATTCCAGTATCAACACAATGCAGCCGATACTCGCCGCATTGATCCAAGTCCAGCAAACCTCATTGACATTTACGTGCTGGAGCAGAGCTACGCAACAGCCTATCAGCAATGGATTACTGATACTACTGGTCAGGTTCAGGAGCCAACTCCTCCAACAACCGAAACATTAAGCAACGACTTCTCCAACTTGAATAACTTCAAGATGGTCAGCGACGAACTTATCTTTAACAGCGCACAGTTTGTTCCATTGTTTGGTTCTAAGGCAACCCCTGAACTTCAAGCGACCATTGTCGTCGTTGCCAACACAAACTCGCCAATCAGTTCTGGTGAAATTGCAAGCCAAGTCATTACTGCGATCAACAATTATTTTGCCATTGGTAATTTCAGTTTTGGTCAAACTTTTTATTGGTCACAACTCAGCAACTTCATTCTTAGCCAGCTTGGAAACATCATAAATGCCATCAACCTTGTTCCTACTGCTGGAAATCTAAATTATGGTGCATTGGAACAGATTACCTGTAATCCATTCGAAATCTTCATTAGCAGCGCGACAGTTCAGAATGTTTCGGTTGTTTCGGCACTAAATAATCTTAACCTACGCATTAGTTAAAGAGGTATCATGAAGAAAATTTTATCAGCAATTTTATTGGTTGTAGCATCTGTTGTTGGCGTAGCAAACGCCCAACAGCCACAAACCTCAACGGCCCCCCTTAGCTCTACCAACGTCAAGTATAATAATGGCGTCGGTAACGGATATTGGCCGACCAAGGGTACTGGACTTGTGCTTAATGTAGCTGCTGGTACGAGCTATTGCTCTGGTGCAATTTCTACTTATGCTGGTGGAACGCTCACGTTAACAGATAATTCAACTAATTATGTATTTCTTAGCTCAAGTTGTGTTTTGGGTTTTAATACAACTGGTTTTGTAGCTGGTAATGTTCCTATCGCTGTTGTAACTACAGTAAGTGGAGCTATTACGACAATCCAAGATGACAGAACTATGTTTGCGTCAATTCCAACCTCTGGCGCAGGAAATTTACCTAATTTTGTTCCTGTAACTATCAATCTCGGCGATTCTCTTGCATTGGTTGAACAACAAAATGTAGATATGACCTCTAATACATCCTGCGATGGTGTGACTTGTTTTGATACTACCACCAATCCTTCGTATTACTATGTAGGTCAATGGTACAACCACTATGGGCAAATTGCAACTGTATGTACCACTGGTAACACCACAGGAGGTTCAAACCCTTGCTTGGTATTCAGCCCATCCTGTATGGAATTTTCTTTCGTGCAGGTAACAGCAATTGTTGGTAATCAGATTTTTTACAAGGAATCAGACACGGTTACTCCCACACTAGCTGGATGCACAGGTGTTGTATCAGGATCAGGCGGAGCCAACCAAGATGCCACATACATGTGGCCAATGCAGTTGTCTAACTATCCTATCATAACTAATGGCGGCACAGCTACGCCCGTAACAAAAAATAGAGCATGGCCCGGTGAAAATATTGATACAGGCGCTTCTAACATCACCGCAAAAGTCAGCGATTATGCTCCAAATACTACACATGTTCCTGCACAGGTCATTTTGGATTGGCAAAGCGTGTGTTCTAACAGCGAAGCAGACTATAAATCCGCAACCCAGACCATCTGGACTGGTTTACATTCGATGGGGTTCAAGGTTGTACAATTAACCTTGTTTTATGGTGTTCCAACCATTTGTGGAATCAGCGTAGGAGATAACAGTCAATTCGTAATCGACATCAATAATTGGTTCAGACAGCACCAATGCGGCTACCACGCTAGCTATCTTGGCACCACAGCTTGCGCTGATTCAGTAATTGATATCGCGTCTTATGGTGTAAGCAACACTGCGTTGTTTCAACAAGGACCTCCGTTCTCCCCACATATGACCAATGCAGGAGGTATTTTAACAGCCTCGGTGATAGCTAACGGGTTAATGTTGGGTAACCTAAATTCAAACGGTGTACCTAACTTTGGACAAAACAACTATTATGGCTATCAAATTGCGCCGGGATTCCAATTTGGTTCACAGCAATTTACTGCTAACACTCCCGCTGGTGAAATTGAAGTAGGATTTGGCAGATATTTCAACCTAGCATTCAGTGGAAGTCACTTCACTTATCTATCGCGCTCTGGACCATGTTTTGTTCACAACACTGATAGTGGTGGAGATACAGATTATTTTGCCAGCCCTGATAACTGTATTACTGGAGATAACCGTTATACCCATACACTTGACATCGGAAGTGGTGGTGTTGAACCATTTGCGCTTAATCAAAATGACGATACAGGTAACATAGCTTTTGGTCAGGTATATCCGCATCAATTTACCGGGGGCAATCCTGCTTATGTCAAAAACGGTCAGATATTCTACCGTTCCGATTTGAACCAGTGGTGTCAGTATACTAGCAGCAGTACTACAGTTTGTGGATGGGGTTCCAGTAGTGGTGGTGCGTTAAATGGCACGGTTACATACACTAGCTCACAAACAGCAAGTATCGGTGACAACGGAAAACTTGTCATAATGAATTGCTCCAGTGCATGCTCGTATGCTCTACCTGCGAGTCAGCCATCTACAACATGGGTAGTTTGGGTTCAGAGTGTAGGTAGCACTGTAGCCACTATTACTCTTGCTGGTGGTGACACATATAATGGAACAGCGGGTGTACCTGTACTTAACTCTTTCAGGCCAATACAAATATTTGCCAACACCACTACGGCGACTGACTACAGAGGTGATGCACCTATTACTGCTACAACTCCGATTGTGATTACACCATCAGCCAATGGATTCAACGTGGCTTGTCCTTCTTGCTCTACTGGCGGCGGAACAACAATCAACTTGCCAAGCAATAGTTCAGTGGGATCGCTCACTGTTACTGGCGAAGTTCCGTTGCTGTTGAGCGATACTTCAGGAAGCGGAACATCACAAACAGCCACAAGTTCTCCAACATTTACTCCTGCTAATGGAGTTTGCTGGACTTATCAGACCACAACAGCTAATACTAGCACTGCCTTGACGGTCAGTATCAATGGTCTGAGTAAGAGTGTTGCTGTCTCTGGTACAAGCGGCTGGACTACTACACTAACAACTGGACAAGTTCCCGCTAACGAACCATTAAAGATGTGTTATGACGGCACTAACTACAATGTGTTCGCTACTGGCATTCTTCCAGCAAGCGGCGGAGGTGGAGCTTGTATGACTCCGATCACTGTCACTACTACAGGGTCTGCTGCCAACATGAATTTTCCAACCATACCGGGTACTTGTCAGAAGCTGATATTTGACTGTCAGGTGTCATCTAATGACGGCTCTGGTGGTCACAACGTATTCATGACAGTCAATGGAGATGCCGCTGGTGGTAACGCTCACTATGATTGGGTAGTACTTGATGGAGGTTACTCGCAGAGCCCCGTAGTCGCGTCGGCGCAGAATGATCAAGATTCATGGCTGGTGGGCTTCACCATCAGGCGAGACGGTGGGTTCCCGATCTTTACCGTGGAGATTCCACAGTATACCTTCGGATTTGCTAGCTACTTTGCTAGATACGTTGAACCATGCTACACTACCAGCCCCGCTTGTCATGGACGACTACATGTAGATTCTGTTGGTGGAGAATACCGAGGTGGCGGAGCAGTTACCTCGGCCAACATCTTCGTAAGTGGTGACACATTCTTCGACGGCTCGAAGTGCACAGTGCACGGTGAATAATCAGTATGCCTAATAACACATACCAAACCGTTTGGAATCCCACGCTCAATGCCTTACCACAGGATGAGCGTGGGTACTACAAACTATCACATATTGCTGCTCCCAATCGTCAATCGGTTGGTCAGCCATATTTTCGTGTGTTAAATCAGGTTGCAAATACTCACAGCCCATCAACAGGTCATCCTTGGTCTACAGCCAACATCTCCAACATTCAGTTTTCTGGTCAGGAAACCCCAATTGGAAACATTGATGGATCAAACAAGAACTACAATCTGAAACATGGCAAGGTCGATCCTGCTACATTCTTTGCCACAGTCAATGACAAGATTTTGGTTTCAAATGTTGACTACACCCTCACAGGAGCCACCTTCCAAACCCTGTCCCTGACGAACGCTCCTGCAAAAAGTTCGTGGTTCTATGTCTATTACGCTTATGGGGTTTGAGATTTTTCCACATCTTTCCTTTTCTTAGTTTCTGAGATTTTTCTTTTAGTTTCATCGGAATGTTTCTTTCCGAAAAAATGATTTTTAGTTCCTGTGTTGGCCTTGGATATTTTGGCCTTTGTTTCTTCAGTCGCTTTCCGTCCCTTAGATTTTTCTCCGTGTAGTCTCCGCGATTCTTCATCTAACCACCGCATATTTTGTCCTTTGGACATATTATGTCGTGTCTCGTCTGAAATAATTTTCCCCTTCTTAACAATCGACATTTTGATTTTTGTTTCTTCGGAAATTATCTTTCCAACACTATTTGTATTACCCGTCAACTGCAATGCTATTTTGGTCTTTGTTTCTTCCGAACATTTTCTTCCTACGCAACCTTCTCCACCATCCGTTCTATTTTGTAAGCATCCAGTGTTAAGATCAATTCGTCCGTTCAAATGAATTTTTAGCATCTCGGCTTGAAATGCATCGGCTTCATTCATTAGAGAAGAAACCAAAATATTATTTTTATCGATTGGTGGTTTGGTTCTATGATTTTTAGAATTTACCCTATCTAGTTTGCCCTTTCCGACATAATAAGGAGTTCCAACAACTCCATGTTTTGATGTATTAGAGCGCAAATATTCGTATACACAAAATTGCTTATCTTGTGATAATTTTGCCTCATAAATATTCATAGCTGAAGTCTCCTTGGGACTTTAGGGCGATTGGGTGCTTCAACACCGCGAATCGCATCTGTATTTATCTCCAAACCACACATTTTACTAGCATAAATATAGTAGGAGCACAATTAACCCTCATATGGCCTTATCAAACACAGTAAATTTTCTACCACCATATCTTCAGACTGTAGCCAACCGTCGCTTCTTCGGGGCAACATTAGATTTGCTCGTAAATCATCCTCAAATTACACGATTCAATGGCTTTATAGGTAGAAATGTATTCAATGGTGCTGTGTTACCCGGAAACTATCTATTAGAATCCACGCCTATTCGAAGTGCTTATCAATTAGAAGCCGCGTTCATCACTCGTGACAACAATAACAACATCGTTGAAGTCTCAAACTTCTTAGACCTGCTAAATTCTTGCGCAAATAAGGACGCCGTCACAAATGCATGGAATCGTTTGCTCACCAACAATATCTATAGCTGGCGCGGGTTTAACAACCTTGACAAAATCATCAACTACCAGAACTACTGCTGGATTGCCACAAGCGGAAACGATTGGTACTGGAAGAACAGCATTCTTATTCAGCCAGCAAACACGGTCGCCACTGACATTCTAGGACAGGTTTCATATACCGATCCAACAGGGGTAGAACTGCTAGACGGAATGATAATTTCATTCCCAATAACCCAACCTGCTCCATATAATGACGGCGCTGCCTACATCGTAGAAGGTATTGGCCAAGAGATTGCTCTTGTTCCAGTAACAAATATTCTGACACCAACATTCGTACAGGATCAGAACAATCCACCTGACTATCTAACAATTGAGCGAGACGCTGCTGACTTGAACTTATGGTCAAGAACAAACCTCTGGGTCCACAAAGACACAGTAGATAGCATCATTCAGATTCAAAGCGCCCGTATTCCAAATTTCGATGTTCCAACCAAGTTTACTCTTGCTAATCGTCCAATCATAGAGTTTGAATCTCTTGTGCTGTTCAATTCTGGCCTTGTTGGATTACCAGCAGCGACATATTTTGACAACTCCACCACCGATGCGTTCTACATCGTTCAGGGTCAGACAAATTTTGCAGTTGATGGATTCCAGTTGAATACTGGCGATTCAGTTATCTTTAATGCTGATCATAACCCAGACATTCGCGACAATGTATACGATGTAAATTTTGTTGATACGACTAGAATAAACCAGATTCGTCGTCTATATCCAGTTCAGGCACTTTCCACAACAAATATCACATTGGCTGGTTTACAAACTATTGACGGCTATGTCACTCTTCAGGGTGATCGTATTCTCGTACTTGGTCAAATCGATCAATCCCAGAACGGAATCTATCTTGCTTCTACTATTGGTTGGACTCGCGCCAGCGATTTCACTGGAACTGAGCAGGTTGGAGTTCTAGTTCTATATGGAACTGAATTTAAGAACACATACTACATTTATACACCAGCAACCATTATTAACAATGCGATGGTCGGTACTCTTTCACCAACAGGTAACGCTCAGGTGTACACGATGCCATTTACGCCTGATCCAAATTCTCTAATGATTTGGGATAATTTCCCATTGATTCCAGAAGTGGGTTATAGCGTTTCTGGCGACACAGTTACATTCGCAACAGCACCGGGCATTGGGGATACTCTCACCTATCAAGGATGGTCGCAAGGAACTGCCCCTGTTACAACACCAGTTTCAGGTTTTCTAGTTGGCATTCAAGATGGAATCAACAGAGTTTTCACAGTTCCAACACCACCAGATGATAGTACCCTTCTTATTTGGGATAACTTTCCTTTGGTTGAAGGCGTTGGGTATACTATCGAAGGTCTAACCGTTACGTTTGACGTTGCTCCATCAACTACTGATATTCTATTTTATCAAGCATGGTCTAAGTGGACCCTTAGCGCAACAATTCCAGTTATTCAGCTTGTGCTTCGTAACACAGCACAACTACAAAACTGTGTCCTTATTACCAGTGGTCAAACCTTCTCCGACAAAATGGTTGTATGGGACGGATCGTTTTGGGTGGTTGCATCTGAAAATAAATCAGCAATCAATCAGGCACCTCTATTCGATGTATTTGATCTATCTGGAAACAGTTTTGGAAATGTATCCGTCTATCCAGACACTAGTTTTGCTGGAAGCGAACTATTTTCATATGAGATTGGATCAGGTCCAAATGACATTGTTCTTGGATTCCCTTTGACATTCGGACCTGTTGGAAATCTTAATGATGTCATCTTTAATAACAACTATGTCACTGACACTTTCTCTTACACAGAAGTAACAACACCACAATTCATTTCGGATGGTCGAGCACACCTCGTTGATCCACTATCTGATGTTGAAAATATTTTTGATGCTTGGCAATATGTTCCATGTAATTTAGAGTTGTATCAAAATATTCTCGTAACTGGTCTTTCAACCATTACATTTGCGGGTAATCTGCTTGTTAAGTCAACCCCAAATACTCAGCAGACGCAGGTATTCGTGGATGGAACTCCGCTTGCGCCATCTAATTATACTGTAACCCAAGCCAACGGAAATATCACTGTTACATTAGCCACGGCAATTGAAAGTACTAACGAAGTTGTAATTAAAATTTTGAGTACAACTCCAATACCGGGTGCATGGTATGATGTCCCCCCAGCCTTCGATCATAACCCATTGGGGGTCATGCTTACAACATTCAATATGGGTGAACTGCGTCTTCATGCTCAGACTGAACAAAATAATGCCAACGACACATCAGGAATCGTTGATTTGTTCCGTAACGAATATGCTGGAGTACCGGGAAGCATCCTATTTCAAGAAGCAGTAAGCATACTTCCAACATTAATGTTGTGCAACAAGACATTCGACCTTGATCAATCGCTTCGAACAGCGGGAGAAGATTACAACTTATTCAAGCAGCGATTTCTGAACATTTCAACCCAGATTCCAAACGTCAATAATTTGACTGTTAAACAAGCGGTTGATCAAGTTCTTCAGAAAATTGCAGCATCATTTATTACAGGTCAGCCGTGGGCAACAAGTGACATGTGCTATTGGGGAGGTACGCCACAAACAATCAGCGTAACCAATCCACATCTTACAACATTCAATTTGGTGCAAACCTACGACTTCACGCAACCAAATACAAAAGAACTACATGTCTATCTGAACAACAATCAGCTTATTATTGGGCGCGATTACACCGTGGCTGGAAACGTTCTGAGCGTTCTTGCACCATTGAACTTTGGAGATGCTCTTGTAATTTATGAAATTGCAAACACGACAGGTAGCTACATCCCAGCTACTCCAACTAAACTAGGATTGGCGCAGGCATATGTTCCGCAGATTTACATGGATTTTACCTATCAAACTCCGCGTCTTGTTTTGCAGGGTCACGATGGTAGCATAACAACTTGCTATGGAGACTATCGAGATACATTCTTGCTAGACTACGAACTACGGGTATACAACAATCTAAAGGTTGACAATCAACTTTTATTTGATACTATTCAATCTCATGTTCCAAACGGTGGAAGATGGAGAAGCGAACAGGCATCCACTAATGCCCTTATTGCTCCATACACACCATCTGAATTGTTGACTATTCAACAACGCATGTTCTATGAATGGGCGGCAGAATACAATGTCAGCTACGTCAATAGTTTCTATGATGCTGATGATATGTTCACATGGAACTGGAGCAGCAGTCTTGACAAACTAAGTGATCACGAGCCGCTATTAGGTTACTGGAGAGGTATATATCGCTGGTTCTATGACACAGAGTACGTTAACACAAAGCCGTGGGAAGCTCTGGGTCTATCGATCAAGCCTACATGGTGGGATTCTACATACGGCGTTGCTCCATACACAGGAGCTAACTTAGTTCTATGGGAAGATATTGCTCAGGGCATCATTCGTGACCCTTCTGGTTTGCGTTTCAGCACATATGGGCCAAAAACATTCGGAGCTAACTCTGTTACCTCTGTAATTCCAGTTGACCCTTCGGGAAACTTGCTTGATCCAAACGACAGTGTTGTAGGAGTTCTTAATACGAGTGCCGCTCAAAATGATTTTATTTTTGGTGACGGAGCGCCAGCAGAAGAAGCATGGAGACGTAGCAGCATATATCCATTTGCTCAGTTGCGAACACAGATTCTACAGAACCCTCTTTTCATGTGTGGAGTTCTATGGAACACAAATAACTATCTTCCAACAGTCGGACTGAATCAGTTTAGATTTGATGGTAACTTCCTCGGAAGTATCAGCCAAGTCACGCTCAACAGCGTTGATGACAATGGTTCTGCGCTTGTAAATAGCATTCTGAACTACAGCATTGAATACATGCGCCGAAATGGTCAAGACCCGGCACTACTTCGCACAGCCATCAATAACACAGGTGTACAATTAATGTATCCGTTGGGTGGATTTTCCGATGCAACCGATTTGATTGCATTTGGATCACCAAACAATCCTACTGACGTAGGTGCAGCAGAGCTAATTCCAGTTCAGGATTATACTCTCTTCTTGAATGAGAGCACTCCAACCGGGACTCTAAACTACAGCGGTGTTGTTGTTAATATAACTACCTCGGGCAGTTTTCAAATTTCAGGTTACAACAAAGTAAATCCATTCTTCACAATATATCCAGCCAATGCAATTGGACCATATGTGCAAATTGGGGTTTCTCCAAATTTCTATCGCTATCCTACTGCTTTCAGCACAACTCCGCAAGTTGTACCGTACAACACTATATTTTCAGATATTCAAAGCCTAATCAACTTCTTAGCTGGTTATGAAAAGTTTTTGACCATAAATGGAATTACATTCACCACAAATACATCGCAAACCCAAGTTGATTGGCAAGCTGCCGCAATTCAGTTCATCAAATGGAGCCTGACAAATTGGGGGACCTCCATTCCGCTATCACTGGTATTGAATCCTAGCTCGTCTATTGTTCAGTACAACGCATCCTCTGGTACTCTGGCTAGTTTGACTGATCCCCTATCAAGTCTTGTACTTGATGTTAACGGCTCTGTTATCACTCAACAGTTCTTAGACGTATTTCGTGATGTTAACTCGGTAACAATTACTCACCAAGGCGGAGGAATCTTTGCTTGTATCGCCGCTGATATTGTTAGCTTTGAACATCGCGTTGTTTTTGATAACATTACGGCATTTGACGATACTATCTATGATCCTGTTTCTGGAATCCGCCAAACTCGTTTGACATTTTCAGGACAGAAAAGCGCAAACTGGAATGGAACGTTGGACAGTCCCGGCTTCCTAATCTGTACTAAATCAGTTCAACATTGGAATCCAAACCAAGATTATCTATTTGGTACATTGGTTCAATTCAAGAACAACAATTATGTTGCAACTCAGGATGTAATTGGTGCCGCAACTTTCCAGTATGCACAGTTCCAGCTAATTTCAACAGTATTCACGAATAGTATTTTGCCTAATCTATCGTTGAAGGCTCAGGACTATCTACAATCATATAACGTAAACTATCGTCCGTTCCTAACTGACCTTGTAAACCTACGCAATAACACAATTGGTTATATTGAACGCGATTGGTTAGCTATTCTTGACATCGACTTAGGGGCGCAAACTGCATTTTACAAGGGATGGATCAAAGAAAAGGGAACTCTTAACTCACTTAACAGCTACGGAAGAGGGTCAACACCACAACTGAATACCGTTGTTGCTATTAATGAAGAATATGCCATGAAGGTTGGCATATATGGGAGTGACTTGCGCACAGGATATGGTGATGTTAGCTTACCACCAGCAATCAATACTCAGAATCCTCTTGTAATCGCCTTTGTTTCGTCACCGAACATCAAGGATGCTAACAGTATTCAGGTTACACCAAACAGTTTGTACGAAAAATCTGCAAATTGGACAAATGACTTTATTCAGTATTACGGAAATCTTGAATTGGAAACTAGCAGCCTCATAAGTGGTGGTCCTGTAATCCCACAAGAACTAATTAACGCTGCTTCCGCATCGATACCCGGCTTCATCAAGACAGATGAACCTGCATTATTCTTTCCAACTGTACCTGATATGATTTTTGGCGTTCAGGAAAGCGTATTAAAGATTGCTGAGAATGGTGGTAGTTTCTGGATTGAAAATAACCAGTTAGCGCCCGGTCCTAACCAATGGGATGTTCTCACATTTAGTCCTGTGAGCACAGCTATATCGTCAATCACACAGGTAAATTCAAATGCCATCTCCTTTATTCTATCAACTGATATTGGAGCAAAGGCAAATAGTGCAATCGTCATCGACTATACAGATGTTGGTTCGAATATTTCCATTCGAGGAACATTCCTTGTCAATGATTACTTCATTGCTCCGTTTAGAACAGCAAATACCTCTGGTTATGCAAACCTAATTGTGGCCACAACTGCTGGTCAGTTTGGAAATGTGTTCATTACCTATCCAAACCCTGTTCCAACAAGCGACATTTATGTTTCCCGCAGTCTACGTTCCAATAGCATTGCAGAAGCACCTATTGTTCCTGCCGATTCAACACAATATGTCACAAACGACAAAACAGGCGAGGCCGCTTACAATCTCACTGTACCATATCAGACGGAAATCACGTACGCTGACGTATCGGGAAGCATTGCCATCAATTCGATTGCATACGACAGCCCAAATCAGATCATTTGGTGTGGCAAGCCAGCATCGATACCTACAGGTGTTGTGGAAATGCGCGTTGTTGGGGCTGAACAAGAACCTAGCGGCGAAGTTCTTCCAACCATCAATACTGAAGTTTATGTAATTCAACCTAAGAATCCAAGTTCTATAAATCTCGGAAACGCGGTTGTTGCCGCAAACAATTTTGCCGCCGTATCAGCAGATGCAAACTCCTTACCGGGACAAATCTACATCTGCGCCAACAATCCTCGTCACGCGCCATCCGTGTTGCAGATTCTAAATGCGAATACCGCCGCTCCATATGTTATTACTGACATGGCAATAAGCAGTGATGCAAACTGGCTCTATGCAGTACAACAACCAACTGGTAACATTGCTCAAATCGCCGTGTTCGCATTGGAATCCAATCCAAATATTGGCCAGCCTTGGTTCCCTGTGTATCCAATCGTTTCAACTACTGCCAACACGTCTATTACTGTTGGAGAAATTGTTCCAGATGCATTCTCTGTTACAGTTGAAATTACAGACAATAATGATCTATCCAGCCGAGTTTTGATACCGAACTATGAATACACAGTGGCTGGTAATATCATTACTGTAAATGTTGCCGCTGCTGGAACAACTTACATAGGTGATGTTCACCATACTACGACTGTAACTGGTCTATCTGAATACTACAAATATCAGGGAACAATAATTACTTCGGCGTATGGCCTTGATTCGTTCAATGCTGCAAGTAATTTTGGTGCGTCGATTGCATGTGATGCACTTGGAACAACAATTGCTATTGGTGCACCAGCTAATGGCGGGAATGTTGTGGTGTTTTCTCGTATTACTGAGAATCAATATCTACAAACAACAACCAGCATCGTTACGCCTGTCAATCCATTCAGCACTATTACACAGGTAAAGGTAAATGGATTAATCGTATCTCCATCGCTATCATTTAGTCCAGCATTACCCGCAGGTACATTGGTTCAGATTGAAGGTTTTTGTTTCAATGTTGAACAGGTAATATCCGCACCAAACCCAACTGACTTAGGATTTGGCACTAGTGTTGCTATTCAGAATAACCAACTTGTAGTTGGTAGTGTTAACACCGCTGTAGGGAACCAATACAGCAAGGGATCGGCTTATCTTTACGCTCTTGACACGTCCGTTACCAGCACAAAGATCATTCCAATTTCGGATTTGACTCTTTCAACCTCGCCATTCATGATAAACAGTTGGGTTATCACTCCACTGGATAATACTCTTTCAGGTCTTGTTACCGCCATCAACGCTGGAAGCGGATATACAGGCGTACGTGCTTCTGTTCAAGGAATGAACCTCGTCTTAAATATCAATCCAGCCCTTCACACGTCAGGAGTAGGGTTTTTAGGCGCATAAATATTAGAAAGGGAAGGAAAAATGTTTGGTAATAGCCTAAACAGCAAATTTGTGCTTGTGGATTCTGTATCTGCTACGGACCCCGCTGCCTCAAAATTCGGCCAAAATATTGAATGGCTCGGCACTGACTTGTTTGCTGTCACCAGCAATCTTACAAACCCTTGGGTTGGTGATGATCTTAGTTTTTCTGATGGAGCCTATTTTGACGGCGGTCATACCCAGTTCGGACAGTTATTTACAACATTCAGCCAAAAAGTTGATATTTTCCAAGTTCTCGATACAAATAGAACATGGATTAACTCAACGGACGATATCTTAAATCCTGTTCCTGTTGCCACAATTCCTATTACTGGTGACTCGACTACAGATGTTGTCTATTCTGGTGCAATCGACAATTTATTTGTGTCTGATGCTGGGAATCCTGCCGAAGCTATAAAGATTTTCAATAATCCTTCCCTTGCACATGGGTGGGCTGTATTTACTGCTCAAGAACAGCGCCTAGATTCAGGAAGCATCAGTCGAGCATGGATTTATGATTCAATCACCAGAATCAAATTAGCAGACCTTGAGGTTGTTGATCTATATGCTGGCATATTACCGGGAACAATTGCCGCTCAACTCGATTTTGTCTGTGATATTGATCCAGCTATCTACAATATCTCTCAATGGATACCGGGAACTTCTTATAAAATTGGTGATCGTGTAATCTATAACGGTCTAACCTATCAAGCCTTGTTTGCTGGCAAGAGCGGAAGCATGTTTAACACTGCTCTATGGACATTAATTCCCGCTAATACAAATACAAACGCAGAAGGTATCGTTCGGTGGGGTTCAGAACAGGTTGGTAGAACGTGGTTTAAAACTGCAAAACTAAAGGTCATAAATGCACAGTTGGGCACTCTAACTGAACGAGCACAAAATTGGAATCAATGGTTTCCAAATGTTGCAATTGAAGTTTATGAATGGGTTAACAGTTCAGTTCCACCATCTCAATATATCAGCAACACAGACAACGGATTTATCCTTGATCCGAATTGTGCGTTTACATTCAATCCAGCAACAGCACAATACGGATTCTGGGTTTTTGGTAAGGACACCCTTGGTCCAATTCATAATCAAACAGCAGCACAATTGATCGGTGACATTATAGATATTCCGGGTTCTGGAATACCGATGATCACCGCTATCGATACTAATGCAGTTGCTGTTTGGAATATCAATCAGTTCGTATCTGCCAATACCGTTGTACTTCATATTGATTATGTCAACGAGTCTGCCAATAACCAGCTTCATAACGAATTTGCTCTCATCAGCAACGATGGATCAAAGTCATGGTACAAGACCGACATCTATCCTAAGTTTGTGGATAGCCTATCGGGCGTGTCTGAAAATAATCAGCTTGTTCCAACCTACACGCTGCCAATTCAGCAACAGGCTGGCATTCTAAACAATCCAGTTCAATCGCTGTTTGTTAACCGCGTAACTGCACTTGACATTTATTTCTCAGTCATCAATAAGGAAATTGCTAATCTTGCAATTGCTACATCTGCTGTAATTTCAGCATTGAGCGCAGAAGACCCTCTACCTACTTCAGGTTTTAATCAGGAAGTTCCAAATCGCGATGTCCTGAATGAACTCGACCCTTCATTGTTTCCGTCGAATTACCGTATTCTTGTGGACGAAGACGACACTCTCACTCCAGTTCAATGGAGCATTGTTGCAAACGTTGATAATAACTGGCAGATTGTTGAACATCAACTTTATAATCTTGTAAATAATTGGGAGTATGCAGACTGGTTCGCGAAAAATTACACCAATGCTACACCAACCTTTATTTTGGAAAATCCCGGCCAACTATCCCAGATATCATATGTAGCTGGCGACATTATTCAGATCAACAATAACGGAAACGGTAACAAAGTAATCTACCTTGCCGTTATTAATGACATTGATCCAGCGGTCACTGAGCTTGATCCTATCTTCATTCAAAACGGAACTATTCAATTCCTACCAAATCTTTATGACTTCTTAGATAGTGGAATTGGTTTTGACAATCAGGGATTCGATAGTCAAGGATTCGACAACGATCCTTACATTGCTATTCGTTTAATTACACAAATACTCAACGATACTGTATTTGTTGGAAGCAACACTCTTACAGCAGCGGCAGATGATGGGTTCTTTGCAATCCTCAACTACATCTTCTTTGAAAATGAAAATCTCGATTGGTTGTTTAAAACTAGCTTTGTTACGGTTGATTACAACAATCGCAATTTGGATGTTCAAGGAACATTCCAGCCTGATAACCAATCTTCAATTGAAGATTTCGTCAGCGAGACATTGCCATTCCATACTCGTGTCCGTGAATTTAGAGACACTTATTCCAGCAACGATTACGCAAATGTTGGAGCAGTTGATTTCGACCTTCCATCTCAATACGATTCAAATTTTGCTAATATTGTTTTAAACCTTACAGCAAATCCAAAACTGAATATCGATCTTCCCCTTAGTGCATTCAGAAGAAATGTGGGCGTTGCGCTGGATAGTCGTTCTGTTTATGTAACCAGCAATGGTATTCCTGCTGCACCAACCATGCCTTCATTCATTCAGGATTGGAATTTTGGCATCGTTAAGAAACCAATAACTGAGCCTATCAAATATAGTACCGTTCCAAATACACTTGGACCTATCGGTGTTGCTATTGATGGTGTTCCATTCTTTGGACCAAATAGCGGAATTACTGAAACTCTATACCAGTATGGAAATATAAGTGCTCCTTTTGCAAATATTGCCAACTCTGCAACATACACTATCAATAGTGTATTCGCAGCAGAAAATCAGGGCGGCGATCCCGGTCTCGGTTATACAAACCTAAAAGGTCAATACATATATCAGGCAAATCCTTATGCTATGGCAAATGCCGCTGTTGGTCTACATAGTCCAATTGTCGGCTATGCATGGGACGGAAATCCTATTTATGGTCCGTTTGGTTATGCAAATGCAGATGGAACTGGCGGAATCATTCTCAATACCAGTAGCTATCAGCTATCGACAACTCCGCGCCTAGATAAAACAGGACAGCCGTTTATCAATGGGTTACAAATGGCGCAGTATGCAGCGCCAAACGGAAACTACATTGAAGATTTTATCTATATTCCTAATTCTGGAACACTCGATGAATGTAACGGAAGATTTGTTGTTACCCCGGAATATCCAAACGGCGTTTATGCTTACTTTGCATCAGCTAGTTTTGAGAATGTAATCTTTATCGATACTGAACTTAACGATGACATCATTACAGAAAATGTAATTAATCTCATTACTGAAAATTCAGCTAATGTTGCATCTCCGCAACTTCCAGCTTATCCATATGTTATAGGACTAGCATATAATTCTCGACCATTTGGAGTACAATATACTTACATCAACGGCGTTAATACCCCAGTTTACATCAATGGAAATGTCACTGTTCCTTTAACTCCATATATTGATACTGTAAATCTAATTCGCACTCCAGACGGCTCAGTTGCTTCTGATCCATTGACTCTATTGGAACCCGTATACTCTGCGTGGAGTAATAATCACTCATACTCAATAGGCAGTATGATTGTTGAACGTCCCGGTTCTGGATATTTGGAATTGTCATCGGACATTATCGTTACACCGACAAACAATGTGGTCGCATCTGTCTCCAGCTTACAATTAGTTTCTGCAAACATTGTAGCTACAGGTAACAATTACTCCATCGGCGAAAATATCTCTGTAATTGGAGGAATATTTAATAACGTCGCGACTATTCAAGTAACGAATGTAAATGTTGCTGCAAACAATTCCATTGTTAGCTTCATGCTCAACCCTGTTACCGATGAGGGATACACAATTATTCCTTCTAACATCGCAAACGTAGCAACATCCTCCATTAATGGTAACGGATCAGGTGCTACCTTTAATGTTGCGTTCGGTCTTGAATCAATTTTTGTTTCAGAAACTGGTAATAACTTTACATCTACACCGTCTGTAACGGTAATCGATTCTAACGCAACCATTCCAGCAACTGTTTATCCTGTATTGGAAAACAACACAATCCGCAAAATCAATACCACAATGGTATTTGATCGAGTCGAGGCACCTGAGTATCCGGGTGTATTTGTAAATGCTGGAAACTTCGTTACATCATATCCAGTTCCAACCGGAACGATATTTAATTCCAACGATTCTACTGCTGGTCAAATTTCGTTGAACATCTCATGGCGTCCTGAGCTAATAAGCGACACCTCTCTAAGTACTGAATACTCCAGATTTGGTAATACTGCTGGTGTTTTCAACAACGAAATTGGTCAGTACATTACGGCAAACGCAAGCAGCCCTGATCTTGACAAGATTAGCATTAATGCAAATAGCTTCACAGTAGAGTTTTTCATGAACTTCAGCAACTTAGATAATCCAATCGGAGTCATGGTTGATACTCGCGCAAATGTAGCCAGCGCGAATGGTTTGGTTGTATTCCGTAGTGGTAGCAACCTGTGTGTGGGTTCAAATACAAATGTTGCCATTATTTCGACTGGTATTCTTCCATTCACCACAAATGAATGGGAATACATTACCGTACAAGGTAACGGCGGAAACATTTATGCTTATATGAATGGTCAATTGGTTGGAACTGCAAACATTGCATTCGACTACACTGATCACAATTTGACTTTGGGGGCTGATGTTGCTGGTGGAAATGTCAGCACTGGATATATGGACGAAATTCGTTTGACAACCCAACACAATCGCTATGTACCGGGCATCATAAATATTACTGTTCCTACTGCCGCATTCCCACGATCAATCACTGTTGATCCATTCTTGCTTCCGCAGCATACACCAATTCTATGGGGATTTGAAAACTTTGTTAATGAAAGCGGAACAGACATTACGTTTATATCTGTTAACGCACAAACACTCATCAGTGATTTGTCGTGGAATCAAAAGAAGCTGCAACTTGTAAATTACGGAAATGATCTTGTCATTGACGGGTCCACTATCAATGAACTCGAAAATCCTCAGACAAGCCAAATTTTAGAAGTACGATTGAATCAAGGATAAGATGAGTCAAATAAGCTACATTAGAGCCGCTGGTGATCCCGACTATAACTTCGCGTATAGCGATTTCACTGTGGAATTTTTTGTTGAAACTAGTGATAATGATGGAGTCCAAACTCTGTTCGAAATCGCCAACAACGAATCGGCTGCTGCAAATTTATATACTCAGACTCGATTCTTTACAGCAATCGAAAACGGAAATTTGAATGCGTATGCCATTCAAACGGTAACCCCTTTTATAGTTGGTGCTGGTGTTACTGTTTTCACCAGTCCAACTCCCGTGGGTCCAAACGATAGAGTATTCTATGATGGTCAGTTTTTGACCACTGGCGAATACACAATTTCTGGTTCAACGATAACCTTATTAATTCTACCCAACAATCTTAATAATGTTTTGGTTGAAATTGGCCAAGTTCTATTTCAAGTTCAAGGTCAGTCAGTTACAACTGGCAACGTTCATTTTGTAAGTGCTGAACGTTTTCAAAATCAATTCTACTTATTCCTTGATGGTGAAGCGCAAAGTACTCCAGTTCCAGCATTCAATGCTATTCCAACACAGGTTATCTCAAACACCGTTGGAACAGGAAACCTCGCCAGATATGATAGCCCAGCCTTATTGACTATTGGCGCAAACAAAAATGGTAAAGATGCTCTATTCGGAAAATTTGGCGACTTTAAGATTACTAATGGAGTTTCTCGTCATGTTCAACAGAGTCAAATTCAACAAACGATAAGCAGTTTATTTACGGATGCCAATCTTGGCATGCAGCCATCATCTATTGAAATTGACGGTGGTGGATTCGTTGACAGCATTAGTAGCTACACCCCCGAAGAACTTGTACCGGGGCAAATTTTTGACACCTTGTACATGCAGGTTTATCAGAGCAGTACATCCAATGCAAATGCAAATGTACTCAGCTTTGCCATGTTTAAACCAACAATTCTTATCGGACCAACTGGTTCATATTCTTTTACAATGCCAACAAGCGGAAAAGTAACTGTTCCGTGGACATCTATCGACGCAGCCGCAGCGAGCGTTCTGGTTAACGGAAATGCAATTCCATCGACTTCATGGGCTATATTTAACGGAAAACTAACGATCATTGCTGGACCGGGCGATGCAGTGGATATTATTTCCACTGGACCAACGAATTACTACGATGTTTGCTCAAATTCTGTGTCTACTATTGTTGGAAATGTATACGCCAATAGCAATTCTATCATTGTTTCTTCCACAACCCCTTTTATTACACCAAACGCGAATAGTAGAGGTCAGGTGTTCATAAATCAGGAATGCATTACCTATTTGTTTATTGATCGAGTAAACAATATTCTATCTGGTTTAATGCGGGGAACATCAGGAACTGGTGTCCCAAACATACATTTGGCCAACTCAAGGATTATATCGGCCTCAAGTAATTGGGATATTGAGACTCTTGCTAATGTTGATCCAAGAACATCAATTTGGTATTCAGTTCCATTAGCAAATACTAGCTTACAGAACACAAATACAGCCATTTCAACAGTATTGGTAAATTCAGGCGGGTTACCGCCAGTTACACCATTCTAAGCAGGATAAATATATGAAGCGACCAGATGAAGTGCCAGCGATTAGTGTTCAAGAACACCTAAAAATCACAGTTAGCGATAAAAGTCTTACTGGAAATTTGGAAACTGTCACCACAAAGACCGTCATCTGCCAGCGAGTTAAATGAGGATCAATGCCAAATATTTACAAAACGGTAAACATTATAAATGCTACTTTTGGTATTAAACCGTTTATGTACATAGGTAGTGATCAGCACGATAACCATAATTATTTTGGGTCAAGCAAAAAATTGAAAAATGATGTGAGGATATTTGGGTCACAATTCTTTGAAAAACAGATACTACAACATTTTGATAATATCTCAAATTTAGAGTTACGAAAAATCGAGGAGCAATACCTGAAAAGTAATAACGTAAAAAATGATCCCGCTTTCTATAATAAGATAGACACCTTATTACCGGGTCAAGGTTGTGGGGTTAAGGGTATGAAGCATCGAAGGAAATATCAACGCTCTCAAAAATGGATAGATTCAAGAACTGGAAAATCATATAATATTTCAGAAGAAACGCGAAAAAGATGGTCAGCTAAAAGAACAGGTGTTTCCACATCCGATAGACAAAAAACGGTTTCTCGTGAATACTCGGGTTCAAAACACGCTTCTTCTAAATGCTGGGAACTAACTGATTCGTTAGGAAATAAATATATAGCAAACGAAGGACTACGAAAATGGTGTCGAGATAGAAATATAAACTATCTATCACTATACCAACATCACAATGAATTTCGCAACTGGTCTTTTAGGAAATTGGGAGCATCAAATGAAAGATAACGCATTATTTCAAATAGAAGGTTTTGTAAAAATTACCGATACACTCACTAATGAACTTCTATTTGAAGGATTCAATTCGGTTCATTTTGAAAATCTTTCAGTTGCTATTGCTCAAAGTCTGGGCGCTGGTCCTCTCGAACCTTCTTGTCCCGGTTTCATATATACTATGAATTTTGGTAATGGCGGAACAACCGTCAATTCCAGCGGTATTGTAACCTACAATCCACCCAACACTGTTGGAGCTACCGCACAACTTTATAACCAAACGTACAGCAAGGTTGTTAACAACCAATTTGCAGCAGATATCGATACTGTCAACAACAACATCACCTATAGTCATATTCCCGGTAAAGCCTACACCGATATTATCGTAGTATGTCGTTTGGATTATGGTGAACCAGCCGATCAGTTGCCGTTCGACAATTCAAATGACATCAACAGCACATACGCCTTTGACGAATTAGGTTTGTTCACGTTTAATGGTCAGCTTCTCACTCACGTTATATTTTCACCAGTTATCAAGTCGTTGAACCGACTCATTGACATTGCCTACACTGTGAGAATTTCAACCCTTAGCTCACTAAGCGTGTAACAGAGGAATCAGAATGAGTTACCAGATCGTCCTAACTAACGGAAATATTCTTACAACTGTACCAGATACCCAACTTGTGTCTACCTACGGTGGTTTAGACCTTATCGGTAAGAACTATGCTGGCTTCGGAACAGCATTCAATAACAATCTTGTACATATGGTGGAGCATTTTGCTGACAGCACACCTCCAACCAATCCGTTCATTGGTCAGATTTGGTATGATACTGTTTCTAACGCCATCAACTTCTGGAATGGAACTCAGTTTAAACCTATCAGTGTTATTACAAGCAGCCCAACCGCCCCTCTTGATCCACAGGAAGGCGATGAATGGTACGACAGTGTAAACCAACAACTTAACATCTGGAATGGTTTTGAATGGGTTCTTATTGGACCGCCAAATCAAGGTGGTGCTAAGGAAGGATTCGTAGTTGCCAGCATTCAGTCTAACACAGGCAATATTTTCTATCTTCAACTTTATGCAAACAACAATCTTCTTGGAATCGTTTCAGGTGTAAACCTCACCAATCCTGACATTGTTGGTTTTGGTAACCTTCGCGTGGGTTGGAACTTTGTAACCAATCCTGAATCTGCTCCTGCAATTCTTGAATCTGGCATCTACAATGTTTCAGAAATAACTCTTGGAAACGACGATCAGCTTGGATTTCTAACAGACGGAAACGACAATGCAATCGTTCAAGTTAATAGCGGAAATGTAATGATTGCCACAAATGGAAATGCAGCATCAAACGTTGCAGCATTTACTGAATGGTCAAATGGAAATATTGAGGGCATCGTATATTTCAATAAGATTGTCGCTGGAAGTTACGGAAATCTTCCAGCGGGAGCAGCAACCCCCGGTTTAAATAGTCAAGTAATTTATAACAATGGTGGAAATTTAGCTGGCTCAGACGCTCTTACTATTCTAGCTGGAAATATTACCGCTCGTGTCGATCATCTTAACGTATCTGCTGATGCCACTGTCATTGGTAACGTTCAATCATCTGGATTGACGGTAAATGGCAATTCACACACCTCTGGTAATAATTCATCACACATTGTATATGCGGACATATACCAAAATCTTCCACCGTTCACTGTACCCGGTTCTACTGGCGAGGTTTTATACAACAACAGCGGAGCGGTTGGAGGTACATCAGCATTAGTTATTGAAGGATCAATAGTTGGCGTTAATCAGCTTACTGTTAACACCACTGCACAGATCAACGGAACATTGAATGGCAATATAATTAATTGTGCATCTGCTAACGTTTCTGGCCAAACACACACAGGAACTCTGGCGGTAGATGGAGCGGCATCATTTAACACGGGCGGTAATCAATTCAATCTTCCAACAACACGCGGAAGTGCTGGTAATCCACTTATAAGTAATGGCGATGGAACAACCCAATTCTCATCCACTGCCAATCTTGCCCTTGTTTCAAGCGGCACATCAGGTGGCAATTTTTGGGATCGCAATGCAACTGGAAGATATACCATGTGGGGTACAATTAGCACTGATATTGGTTCTGGGCCTGTTACTGTCACATTTCCAGTTCCATTCACTAACCTGTTATCAATTTCAATAAACGTAACGACGCTATCACCTACAGATCGTATTACATTTGTGGTTGATGGATCAGTTACTGTGAATCAATTTACCGTTTCAAATAACGGTTCAAGCGGCTTTGCCATGTGGCAAGCAGTAGGTTACTAAATTTTTCTTGACATGGTTGTCAAACATCTTGTAACATATACATGAGGTATAAACTATGAAATTATTGCAATTTCCACTCGTCGCTGCATTATGTGGATTAATGGTTATCACTCCTATGACTGGATGCTCAGTTTCACAGGCAAAGATCAATACCGTAGTTCAGGATATTGCCACTTACGGACCAATTATTTCAACAGATGCACAAACACTCGCCGCTCTTGCAACTTCTCTTGATCCAGCCGATGCTGCTCTTATTGCATCATCAGTTGCAACTCTTCAGAAGGACAGTGCATTCCTAACTACTCTCAGCAACCAGTATTTGGCTCATCCTTCACCAAGTTTGCTTAACCAAATCGCTGCTCTTGTGAGTGACATCGCAACAACTGATTCTGCCGCCTTGATTCAGGTAGCACAAATCAAGAACCCACAAAGCATCGCAACCGCTCAGGCTGTTCTTGCTGCCGTAGCAACCGCAGTTACCATTCTCAGTGCATATCTTTCATCTGTTAATGTTACTGTAACTCCAGCAGCAAACACAGCAATCAAAACAATGAAACCTGTTGTACTAAAAACAACTCTGGTAAGTGAATTAAACAAGGCAAAATCTCAAGGTATCATTCCTGAAAATACTACTTTACAATCACTTGGATTCTAACTTATACTTACAATCACAACTATAATTGTATTCGGGGCCGAGCCTATCGGCCCCACAATTTCGCTGATTGGGGTTTTATGATTTGCGGTCAGATTTACAAAATTACAAATAAAATCAATGGCAAAATCTATATCGGTCAAACGATTAGCAAAAATCCATTAACGAGATGGAAAGACCATCTTTCTGTAGCCAACCATCCTCTATATAAAGCAATGGTTTTAGAAGGTACTCATAATTTTTGTTTTTCGGTAATGGAAACTGGTATCAGTTCATCCTTAACTCTGAACGCCCTAGAAAAAAATTACATCTGCAACAATAAATCATTTGATCCAAAATTTGGTTACAATACATCAAAGGGAACCGTTGGCGTAACCGATAGACAGATAAATGGTCAGATATATTGTATCCTAAATTTAAGGAACAACAAGATATATATCGGGCAAACATCATATCCAAACTACAGAAGATGGAATGAACATCGTAAATATGCAAGTCACCCTTTGTATAGGGCAATGATACAAGAAGGCATAGACAATTTTTCTTTCGCCATCATTCACAATAACATTCGAACCAGAACATTATTGAATAAATTGGAGACTCAGCTTATATTTTCGAGTCAATCATTTTTAAAAAATGTTGGCTATAATCAAGATTTTGGTAAATCAAGTTATCTGGTTAAAACATATCACAGACAAGGTTTCAAAGCACAATAATGATTGTATATTTACAAATTCGTCAAAAATTTGCACAATCTCGCTGATTGAGAACAATTAGGTAATTAAACCTACCGAGGGACTTATCATGAGTGAAGGTAAACTAATAGAAACGAGAGGTATAACAACCAATCCTCACATAGTTATCATCGTATCCGAAGACTACCTTGATAATTGCGTTGGCACGAATCAAAAAATGTCAAACAGGTTGAGCACTCAGCCGTCATAGTACAACACAACCGCTATGATTTCATTGAATCCCCACGAACCCAAAAAGTGGTAGTGGATCAGGAGGGAATGGAAGGTTTGGAACTTCGAAGATAATCATACGCATTATCTTTTTACCCAACTTTGACGCCTGCGGCGTTTCTGTCTTTAAAAACAGACCAAAATACTCCCTAGAAAGGAAAAAACAAGAAAATGCGACGACGAGAAATTGTGGGTTGAGCAAAGCGAAACACACAATTTTGAGGAGACGCGGGTCGCAACGAGACGCGAAGCGGATCGGCGGGACCACTCACAAAGTCCCTTCTGCAATGCACTAATCAATTACAATTAAAAGCTATTATCCTTAAAATCAAGGACGGCCCGAGGTGTGTGAACCAAGCGAAAATTGCTCCTTTGGAGCAAGACCGGGTTGTGCTTCGCACAACGCCAACCGCTTCGCGGCTGGCCTTACGTGTAAAGAGGTCTTTCGTTCGTCTGCGCTCGCTCGCGCTCCTTCGTCGCGGCTCCTCGCTTGACTCACTCAATACCATGTCGCTTCGCTCTTTTTCTTTTGAGGAACCAGAGGTTTGTTGTTTTGTTCTTTAGAAGGTGTTCCGCTTTTCTGACTAAATACGCCAGAGGTATTATGTCAGAAACAGGTCATTGGGTTTTTCCGAAAGAATTTGATCCAGAGCAATTCATAGGTTTTGTATATCGGATAACTCATATTCCGACAGGCAGATCATATTTGGGGAAGAAATTTTTTCACTCGACTATTCGCAAGATAGTCAAAAACCGAAAAAACAGAAAGAAGGTAATAAAAGAATCGAATTGGAAAAAATATACTGGCAGCAGCAATTGGCTAAACTCAGAAATTGCACTGTATGGAAAAGACCAATTCGCCTTTGAAATTTTAAGTCTCCACGAATCTCGTGGAACCTTAGCATATGCTGAAGTTGAGATTTTGGTTACGAAAAATGTATTGAGGGCTAAACTTTTGGATGGGTCTAAAGCCTACTACAATGGATTAATTCCTCCCATCAAGTTCACACCGGGAGATGAAACTGAGATAGAAAAGCAGTACAAAATTCAAACATGATGTAAATTATGGAGGTGCCACATTGTCCGACCAAAATATTTCCAGCGACCAGTTGCACCAAAATTACATTAAACTTGCTAAGATTTTACATCCTGATCTTAATCCTGATGATCCAGATGCTGACAAAAAGTTCCAAGATTTGCAGGAACAATACGAAAAAGCACAAAAACTTCTCGGAAATAAAGCCCAGTATCAAGCATCTGTGTCCATTCCTCTTTCGGAAGCGATTTCAGGTACTGAGAGATTCTTTGTTTCTGATGATGGAAAACGATTTTTGCTGACAATTCCTGCTGGTGTAAAAAACAAGCAGACAATTTTATATAGAGGCATTCAAGTCAATTCGGATAATGATGCTGTTTTACATATTCGTGTTCATATCGATGCCCCAACCAAATTTAAAATTATTGGTGATCATCTCATACTTAATGAGCACATCCCTTTCTGGAAATTAATTTTTGGTGGAAGGCATGAGATTACTGGACCAGATGGCAAAATAATTCCAGTGACAATTCCTCGTAAAACAAAGAATGGAAAGATGTTTAAGGTTCAGAATGCTGGTCTTTGGAATCGAGCCGATAAGAAGAGGGACCCTCTTTATATTCAATTTTTTGGTTCTGCTATTTGACACCGTATTCATATTCTGCTATTCTCATTTTGAGGGTCACACATAATGTCTAATTTCAAGACCAGTTCCAGAATCATTGAGCACGTAGTTGAAATGAGTCTAGCTGTTGCATTCAGTTTTGAGCACACAACCGTAACAACTGAACATGTACTTCTCGGAATCATGCAAAATTCAATTTTGCGGCGATTTATGGCTGCGAGTAATGTTCAGGTCAATGAACTACTTACCGATGTAATTGATTATGTTGATCAAAATTCTCATCTCCTGAAAAATCCAACTCAACAACTCGGCGGAGAGGGATATCTCACAGGACAACTCACGTCTGAACTGATTGTTCTGTTTAAAAATCTTGAGAATTACGCAAAGTCTGAGAATCGAGAAGTTGATCTTTCGGATGTTTTGCTTGGGCTTTTGAATCTGCGGGAAACATACACAAGCTACTTCATGACGAAGTATGGAATCACTGAAGACATTATTTTGCAGTTAAGAAAGGGATTATCGATGGCGTCTCAATCGCTGTCCGCTGTCAATGACATTAAATCATCACAAGGTAGAGGGCCAAAGCAGAGTGCATTGGAAACTCATTGTGAAAATGTAAATGAAAAGGTCAAGAACGGTCTTTCCGATCCTCTAGTCGGACGTTCAAATGAAATTCTCACAATTGCACATACGTTTTGTAAGCGCAAGAAATGCAATGTAATTCTTGTCGGCGATCCGGGTGTAGGTAAGAGCATGATTATAGAGGGTCTTGCCCAAAGAATCAATTCTGGAGATGTTCCTGAACCTCTTAAGAATAAGATTATCTATAGTTTAGATGTTGGACAGCTTGTTGCTGGCGCAAAATATCGCGGGGATTACGAAGATAAGATCACTGACATTCTTGAAGAATTGTCATCTCGTAAGGATGCAATTTTATTCATCGATGAAGCCCAGACAATGGATGCTGGTGATGGAAAAGGGCAAATGGGACTCGGCCTATCTTCAATGATTAAGCCTTATTTGAGTAGAGGAGCGGTGAAAGTTGCCGCAGCGACTACATGGGAAGGTTTCCGTCAAACATTCGAAAAAGATACAGCATTGATGCGTCGATTCCGCGTGGTAGGAGTGAGTGAACCATCTAAGGTTGAGACTGTTGAGATTTTGAAGGGTGTTCGATCCTCAATGGAATCTTTTCACACAGCGACTATTACAGATTCAGGCATTGAAGCTGCTGTTGAATTGACTGGAAAATATCAACCAGAAAAACGTTTTCCAGATAAAGCAATCGATATTATCGATAGCGCCTGCGCACGGATCAAAGTTGCTGTTGATGGTTCAAATGTAATTGATAGAGCAAGTATTATTCGTGAAATTACAGACATGACTGGAATTTTGATTAAAACAGAAACAACAGATGAGGGTGCGGCGAAGCGTGTTCTTGAATTAGCTTCCAGATTGAAGACTGTTGTTATTCATCAAGATAAGGCCATCGACACTGTTGCGAAAAGCATTATCGTAAGTCAGGCTGGCCTTAAGGAAGATAAAAAGCCAATTGGATCATTCTTGTTTGTCGGACCAAGCGGAGTTGGAAAAACATTCCTTGCTCAAGAACTTGCCGCAGATTTGAACATGACATTCATTCGCTTTAATATGAGCGAGTTTATGGAAAAGCATGCTGTTGCAAAGTTGATTGGCGCACCACCGGGATATGTCGGATTTGGTGACGGAAAATCCGGGGAAGGTTTGCTTATCAATGAACTTACACGCAAGCCAAACAGTGTGGTTCTGTTTGACGAAGTCGAAAAGGCTCACCCTGATATTTTCAATATATTCCTCCAACTGTTTGATGACGGTGAGGTTTCGGGTAGCGGAAAGACAGCAGATGCCAAAAACTGCATCTTAATCATGTCAAGTAACCTTGGTTCTAAGGAATTGAAGAAAAAGTTGTCGGGTTTTAGAACTGAAAAAACTGGTAAGAGCGAGACTTCTAAGGCCGTTGATAACTTCTTCCTCACAGAACTTCGTGGAAGACTGACGGCAACTGTTGAATTTGATGAACTTGATGATTTGAGCTATCGTCGAATCATTGTGGACCGAATTAACGATATTACGAAGATGCTTAATAATCGTGATGTTCGTGTTGTTGCCACAGAAACATTAGTATCACATATTCTGGAACTAAATAAGGATAGTGGTTATGGCGCACGAAACATTGCTGGTATCGTCAAGGACATTATTAACTATCCTCTCAGCGTAAAATTGCTGAGTTGCGAAATTAACAATGGCAGCAATGTATCGTTGGATTGGGTCAATGAAGAACTAATAATTGACCAAAAATTGATTAAGGTTCCTGTAGAGGCACCTATCGAAAAGTGAGGAAGTATGGCAAGGATTGTAGAAGAAAAAATTACAGTTGTGTTGAGCAGAATTACTTCAAACAAACATGATGATCTTGGTCCTGTCTTGGACGAGGATCAACTTGAAACATTGAAACAGGCTTTTGAAGGACTGATTGACGATTCATCTGTTGTAGTTGAAATAGAGAAAATGTAAGATGAAGAACAAAACAGATTGGGGTGAGGTATTGGTGTCTGGATTTGGATATGATTCTGGATTACAGAACGCCAATGCTCACCAAACATCTTATATTAGTCCACCTTGCAAAGGTGACGGTCTAGTTCATCGAGCAAGTGGTCAGCATACGATTCAAATTCATACAATTAATTTCAGTGGAAACATTGCAATCTGGGCTACGATGGACAAGGACCCTAATAGTGGTGCGTATCTTCCTGTTCAATTAACGGACACACAAACAGGAAATGTTTCAACCAGTCTGTCATATGTATATCCTGTTAATGGAACTGGAACACAAGGCTCAGGAAAAACAGTGCAGATCAATAAATTTTATACAGCAATCGGTCAATATGCATGGCTTTATGCAAATATCAGCGGCGTGAAGGGCGGTTTTGTAGACTCCATCAAGATTGCATTCTAATGATTCGAAGATTTCTAATACGAATGATTCGAAAAGACCAAAGCATTTGCCCAATCCACAAAATGAAAATGCAAGCAAACTACCGCGAAGGAACCAATGTAATTTATTGGGTATGCCCGATATGTCATGGTTGATTAAAGAGATTCGAAAACTAAATTACATTTGTAATCGTTGCAAGAAAAAAGGCATCCATCGCGGAAACAACTTTTATGATTGGTGGTGGTGCGAAAACTGCAAACTACATCTTACAAAAGTTGAAAGGAATGAAACTCCGTTTCCGGGTATTCCCAACTTTCCTGATTAAACTTATTGCTTGACATTCATTGATCATTCTGTTCCAATAAGACATATCTATACCTGTTACAAGGAATATCTATAAATGAACATTACACAAGAGCAAGTAGAATTTCTAAGGAAGCAACATATTCAGTTTGGTCTTCCCTGTTATGGCGGCATGATGTATGAAAGTGTAGCCACGAGCCTCATCAAATTTGCACTTTACTCTCAACGTATCGGCATGAACTTCAGCCTTGATACGATGATTAACGAGTCTCTCGTACAACGAGCCAGAAACCATCTAGTTGCTAAGTTTCTCGAAAGTTCTGTTGCAACACATTTGATGTTCATTGACAGTGACATTGGCTTTGAACCAGAACACATTTTTAAGCTGTTGCTTCACGATAAGGACATTATCGGTGGACTGTATCCAAAGAAAACTCTGCCACCAGACTACGTTGTTAACGTTAGTCCAGAGGCAGTAGACGAAAAGGGACAGATAAAGATTGTCGATGGATTGATTCCTGTAAGCCGTTTGGGAACAGGGTTCATGCTTATTAAGCGTGAAGTTTTTGAGAAGCACATGGCCGCTTATCCGAATTGCAAGTTCACAAACAACATCGGCCTTGATCCAAAGTTCAATCCTTTCTGTTACACATTCTTTGATTGTTGGATTAGTCAGGATGAGAACCGTGAATACCTATCGGAAGATTGGGGATTCATTGTCAAGAGTCGCGTTATTGGTATTCAGGCTTATGCTGACCCAACAATTCGCCTTAACCACAGCGGAACATTCTTATTTCCGGGTGATCCAACAAACCTATATAACAGCATGGGATTGAAACCTGAAAATAATCCTCAGCTTACACCAAGAATTGCAATGCGCAAGGATGAGATTGCAGACGACAGCGCACGTTTGGTAGTTCAGCCTGATGCAGCAGCATTAGCACAATACATAATGAAGAAAGAACAGGAAAAAGCAGAACAAGCTGTTCTGGAAGCAAAGGCAAAGGCAGAGGCAGCAGAAAAAGCTCTGGCAGACGCACAAGCCAAGGCCGCACCAGCAATGCAAAAACCAATTATTCAGGGAACTCGAAAGAAAAAGTCTAATTAGAGGAAATAGAAAGCCTGATTCGTCAGGCTTTTTCAATCTCTACCTAATATTCTCTTTGGAAGCATTCCATTTATCCAATTATCGCCTATTGGTTTTTCTTTAGTTGAAAGTTGGATTGATCCATTATTATACCATTTACATCCTTTTGTGGATGGTTTTTGGTTTAACCTCCCTCGTCTCCATCCTATAGGACAGGTTGGTAAAAATTTAGTGTCGGTTCCGTTGTTGTACCACTTTCTTATTGAATTTGTTCTTGATCTTCTCTTCTTAGAATTTTCTCTTACAATCCCAGAATGCTTTTTACCAAACATCGGATTTCCAGAACCAGAATTACTTTCTCCGCCATTTGTTCTATTATGTAAACAACCGGATTTCAGATCATACCTACCATATAGGTAAATTAGTAGCATTTCAAGTTGTAAAGCCTCTACTTCTAGCATTTTGTCTTGAATTATGATTATGTTAGATTTGTCGGCTGGAACCGCTATTTTATGATATTTGCTATACGCCCGATCACGAACTCCTTTACCAATATAGTATGGAGTTCCAATCAGTCCATTTTTTGAATTTTTGGACCTTATATATTTATATACATAGAATTTGGGTTCTTGTGAAAAGGATGATACACTAAATATCATAGCTGTTGCTCCAAGAAGCGATAGGGTTGGTGGGATCGTCAAATCCGCGACCAACAGTATTTAGCCTGAAAGGACTAAGAATGAAGATTTCTGAAGTTGAAAAAAATATCAGTACAGCCTTTGTTGATTTAGATGGCGTTATTGCGTGGCTAGATAAAGGAGTCGCGGATTACAATAATATCTCTTTGGTAGAGCAGGAAGCCGCAGGATGGGATAACGAATATTGGCACAATGTTTTAGATACAGCTAATATTGAGCAGTTTTTCGCCAACCTTGAATGGATGCCCAATGGAAAGAATCTAGTCGGATGGTTTCAACAGAGACATTTACCAATGAAGTTTCTTACAAGACCAGTCAAAGAGCCAAACGAGGCTGCTTGCATCGCTGGTAAGAAAAAATGGCTTCGCAGCAAAGGTATAGGAAACATTCCAGTAATTTTCGAAAGGGATAAAGAAAAATATGCCGTAAATTCAGATGGAACCGTAAACATTTTGATAGATGACCACAGCGGCAACGTTCAAAAATTTAGTGATGCTGGGGGCGTGGGGATTCATTATAGAGATTTTTGGTTTCCAGATGTGATAGCAAAACTTGAAAATCTCTATAATCTATAAATATCTTCATGAAGATTAGGGAAGTAATTGAAAGTTCCACAATGACTCTCTGGAACGGAGGGCGTGGATTACAATTCAACCATATGGAAATGCTTCCAGCTAAGCACGGAAGATGGGAATATGGACCGGGACTTTATCTTACAACTCACTATGATACCGCACGTTCATACGCAAAAGGCGGAGGATCAGTCTACAAAGTTATAGTTGAAATAGGAACAGAACTCAGTGAAGTTGATGTTCCTTTGGAAGATGCAATAGACTTTGTAAAGAGATACGCAATCGGTAAACATCGCAAAGACCTAATCACAGACCTCCAAAATAATCTTAATAGAACTGGCGTTCTAAAGCTTGCAGTTCTCATAAATCTGTGCGTAAACTATGAATGCCTAACGCCAAAGAATACTGTTGCTCTACGCAAATTTGTAGTCGAACACGGTGCTGATTATGAGATTTCCAAAGGTTTCAATGGTCGTTCAGAGACAATTGTGATCGTATTTAATCCTACTGTAATCAAGGGCGTTACGCCTGTCAAGGCGGCTGATGTTAAATCTGACGAATATGAGCAGACAATCAACGAAGTGACCATTGATAACAAAAAAGGCGCCGGTGCCACCCCAAACAATGAAGAAATTGACTACTTTGGTTTCAGAATCCTTATGAAGCCATCCACTTTCCTTAAATTGGCTGCAACAATGGACAGTGAACAGGTTGATCGTCTTGTGAACTATGTAAAAGACGGCGGTGCGATTGCTTCGCCATTTTTGAGAGTCAGTATTCCCGATGGATGGGAAAAAGGGGAGTATTCTGATCCAGCTACTATCTATTCCCATGAAGGACGCCATCGTATGATTGCCGTCCAGAAAGTAGATGGCGATATTCCCATTGAAGTACATATGATTTTTGCTGGCGGTTTACGAGCCAGAAACATCAAGCCTGAATGGTTTCAGTTGATGAATAATGAAATGGTTAGTGAGGAAGGCAGGTTGATAACTGGTCCGTTCTTTCAACTCAAAAAGTAAACCACCGGGATAAATAAACTAGAAGGATAACTAGTTTATGAATATCTATTCGGACCAAATACAATCAATTTGCAATAACAAATATATTCAAACATATAAACGCTTGTGTGAACGGGCGGATTCCAGAGCCAAAACAAAGAAATCAGCTAATAACTTAGTCGGATATGTTGAAAAACATCATATTCTTCCAAAAGCCTTTAAATTGGGTGGAGAGAAGGACACGATGAACTATGTTTATTTGACAGCTAGAGAACATTTCATTTGTCATAAGCTATTGGTTTTTGGATTTCGCGGAACACTATACTATTATTGCTGTTTGAACGCTATGAAAAAATTCATTCAAGCGTCTTCTAAGCAAAAAAGAATTTTGTCATCGCGAGATTATCAATTTGTAAGATCATGTTTGTGAGAGTCGATGAATGGAAAGAATAATCCAATGTTTGGTAAAACTGGAAAATTATCTCCTCGATATGGAGTTAAACATTCGGAAGAAACCAAAGCTATAATAAGAGAAAAACGTAAGACTCAACAAATAACTGAGGCCATGTTGTTGTCGTTAAAAAATGGAAGAAAAGATAGTTCAGGAACAACTCCCACGGATGAAGTTTTGATAAAAATGAAAGCAGCACAGTCTGGAAGAATGTGGGTTCACAATGATACAGAAAAGCATCGCATAAAAAAAGAACAGGCTCAAAAGTATCTTGATTTGGGATTTTTGCTCGGTAAAGGAAAATCTCCTAAATATAATCATGCTGCTAAACGAGATAGTTCAACCTAAAATTCGTAAAGTTTTATGTATTCTTCCCGGTGGGTTTCATATTTTTCATTCGGGGCATTTGTCTGTTTACCAATATCTCAAGCATAAGTTTCCACAAGCAGATGTATTTGTCGCTTCAACGAATAACACAAAGGAACGCCCATTTCCATTTAAAGAAAAGCAATTTCTGGCTTCTCAGGCTGGAATCCCCTCTGATAGATTTGTTGAAGTTGTCAGCCCATACAAGGCAATAGAAATTACAGAACATTATAACCCAGAAGATACGGTTCTTATTTTTGCTCTCAGCGAAAAAGACAAGGATCGTCTTGGAAATCCTCTGAAAAAAGACGGAACTCCAGCATTTATGCAGCCATACCCCGGCTCTATTGCCAAATGTCAACCATTTGCAAAGCATGGATACTATGTTGTAACTCCAACAATCAAATTTACAGTTTTAGGTAATATGATTAGTTCAGCTTCTCAGATTCGTGAGATGTACAAAAATGCAGATGACCAGACTAGACTGGATATTGCAGAAGACCTCTATCCAATCTCGCAACAAATTCCAAAGGTGAAGAAGATTTTGGATGATGTGTTGGGTTCTGCGCCTATTACGGAGGCAATAAGTAAAAGTATTGTACCCGGTTGGTTACTTCCAGATGGTAAAAATTTACCAATAACCAAAAATGTAACTCACCACAAAATTTTGAATCAATATGGAATGCAAGATTATTACGAAGCATACAATAAGGGTTGGATTAGAATTTCAATTGCACAGTTTCAATCTCATAATGTTGCTTGTTTAGAAATTGATCGACCAATTAAACAGGTTGAAAATCGTTTGGAAGCAGCAGCTAAGCAACTACAAACCAAATATCCAGAGGTTGTTGCGTATTGTGGTTCTGGATCAACATATGGAAAATATCTTTGGGACGGTAAAGAGTTTGTAAAAATTCATAAAGTAGTTGGAATATCGGAACACATCGTAAAGCTGAAGAGTGGCAAGTATCGTTTGCTATCACATAAGGGAAAGAACCTTGGAACCTTTGACAGTCGCGCAGCCGCAGCGAAGCACGAGGGCGAGGTTGAATACTTCAAGCACATGAAGGAATCACCTGACTACGGATACAGCAGCTATTTTGATAGAGAAGACGAGTTGAAGAAATTGATTTGGTCATCAAAGAATCTTCTTCCAACTGGAGAAGCTGTTGGAATTTATGCTCGTACACCAGATTCTTCATCTCAAGAATGGGTTGCCAGAATGGGTTTACAGATTGAAGAAGAGAACGGAAAGCTGTTCAGAGCAACAATTCGTCAGACTACAATAGGTCACGATTGGACTGGAACGGGTCTTGGTCAACAACTTTACGATCATGCAATTTCATATGCAAAGAAGCGAGGATGCAAGTTTTTCTGCTCCGATATTCAACGAACAATGGATGCTGAGGGTGCGTGGAAGAGATTGTCAAAGCGTTACCCAGTTGAGAAGCACACCAACTACTACATTATTGATTTGAGTAAGGTGTAACCATGCTATTGAGAGAATTGTTTGAGTCTCCCGACTTTGGTTACAAGATGTTTGTGGATCGTGATGATGATATTGCAAAGTTAATTTGGAATGTGGAATTTGAAAAGGACGGGTCTAAACTCGAATCCATCATAATTCGCGCACTGAGCAATGTTGGTAAAACAGAAATGCTCAGCAACAACGGATTGAACAGAGAAGGAATCATAATTATCAGAAGAAACGGGGAAAAGTTTCAGATAACCCGAAGTCAGTTGACACAATACAGACAGGGACATGAAGGCTGGGCATCTACAGGTCTTGGACAACTTCTATACGACAAGGCTGTTGCTGAATGCAAAAAAGCTGGTATTAGATACTTGATGAGTGACTATACATTATCCATTGAAGCTAGAAAAGCATGGAAAAAGTTGGCTACTCGATACCCTGTAACTAAGGAAACAGATAGTCTGGAAGGTGATAAAGTTCACTACTTTCAGATTGATTTGAGTAAGGTGTAAGGAGAAGTAAAATGAAGAACCTAGAAGTAACCATGAAAATCGCCTCATCGTCTGTGTTTTGTTTTTATCTCAAGACACATTTTGTTCACCTGAACATCGTTGGGCCGAATTTTTATGAGTATCACAAGTTGACGGACAAAATCTGGAAGGACATGATTGATTCTTTTGACGCAATAAGTGAACAGATTCGCTCTCTTGACATCTTCGCTCCAGCATCATTGATAGCATTCAACGAATATAGTGTCGTTGAAGATATGGATAACGTTTCAGAAGCTCAATCAATGATTTACGAACTCCTATTGGACAATGAATCTGTTATAGAAACATTGAAAGAAGCAAACGCAATGGCAACAGATCATCCCGGTCTTCAGAACTTCCTTCAGGGACGTATTGAAGCACATGAAAAATGGGGATGGATGTTGAGAGCCACCGTAAAGGGTAAATAATACAGGTGATACAATGAGACTTTCCCAAATCAAAGAAACAGCCTCGGCTGGCGCAACAGGAGCAGGAGCGATCTGCACAAATCTTGCTGGCGGAACACCACCAAAGGGACAATTCTTCGGTGGCGATCCCGCGTCTTCAATCTATCCAACAATCAAAAAGCATCGCAAGGCGCGTAAGGAAGAAACTGTTGAGGAAGCAGTTAAAACAGCTAAACAGCCAAAGAAGCCATCTGGAAAAGCAGAAGTCATTGGTACTACGAAGCCATACAAGCAACCAAATGTCCTTAGTCCAACAATGAAGGTTAAGTCCACTGGTAAAATGTTGGGTGGTTCTGAAAAGAAGAATCCTACTCTTTCTACAAAGTTCTTCGGAACATGCAGCGCAACAAATGATCCCGGTAACAAGTCAATCATTGCTGAATTGAGTTACAATGAGTTCAGAAATGCAAGCAACGCAATCACAAAGATGTGTCCAACTTGTTCTTCACCATTCAAGAACATACATGACGCAAAACAAAAGTTTTGCTCAAAGGAATGTGAGGGACCGGGCCAAGTAGCTGAAAAGCTGAAAGAAGCATTCGACAGAATGTGGGAACAGTTTGAAACCAAAGATGGAAAAATCATTGATGTGAAAACTGTTAGAGATTTGGTGAAGCGTGTAATGGATGACAGTGGTGGACAGATGGGCAGACTTCAGGCTTGTTTGTTTGTTGCTGGAATGTTGAAAAATTGCACAGGATGGACCGTTCATTTTGCTTTGGAAGATTTGGCAAAGAAAGAAGCAGCGGAGATGTATAAACCAGTATCGGAATCCATTCATTCCATTAAAGTTTTTGTGGGTAAAAATTTGACTCGCGAGGAAGCCATTTCGGCATTCGATGAAAAGAACACTAAAACCCAAATGGACCAAAAGATTATCGCGGGTTCAAATACGATACCAAAACAGGAATCGCAATAGTAACGTAATGTATTGAAAATAAAAGATTTACAAATTTCTTGACATTAGGTATCTCTTTTGATATACTATTTTAGTAGTCGAAAGGGAAAATTTGTGAATAAAGGTCTTGAGCCTCTGTCGGAACGCCAGAAAACCCTTATTGTAAATAACGTCCTCGCCGCATGCAAAGACATTAACAAGTTGAATGGAACTGGCTACAATTTTCTGTATCTTGCAAGCGGCTTCATTGCGCACCACAATAGGTTTGGATTCGTTCACTATTATTCTGACGGCAGTTTGGCACAAGATATTCTGTATAACGCGCAAAATAATCAATGGAACAATTTTCGTCCCGGTGAGCGTGACTACGAATATTACATGGCGAAGAAAGATGTTTACAATCGGATCGTCGGTGAAATCAATCGTTATTTTGATCGCGTAAATCAGTAATCGATTCAAAGTTTGAACCAACTGAGGTTATGCTCAGAAAATAACAAAGTCAGCTTCCGCAGGTTCACGAACTTTTATATATACAAACGCCTGTTCTCCGATCTATAATAGGGGAACGGGCAAATCTATACATTAGAGAATAGTAAATGCCACAAACAAAAGAATCAAAGAAAGAGTATAATCGAAAATATAGGTTGGAACACATAGAAGAACATGAAACCTATAATAAAGAATGGCGAACTAAAAATAAAAAACGTTATCTTGAATGGTCTAAGAATTATTATAAAGAGAACAAAGAACGACTTCTCATAGATCGTCAAAAATATCAGGAACGTCTTAAAAAAGATGAACCCGTCAAACGACTTCTAATATATAAGAAAAAGGAATGCAAGCAGAAAAATTTGCCATTTGCTTTGACTGTCGCAGATATTGTTGTCCCATCACATTGTCCTATTTTGGGAATACCTATTTCATTAACTGAGAAGCATGGAAATGATAATAGAGCCGAACTTGATAGGATATTTGGTGATCTTGGGTATATAAAGGGAAATATTCAGATACTATCAAGAAAAGCAAATAGAATGAAATCGAATGCTTCTTTTGAAGAATTGGTTAAAATAGGAAAATGGGCTTCAAAGCAAATAATAGATAAGGAGAACTAAAATGTCAGTATTACCAGCAAGTTTTGGACCCGCAGAAATCAAGAGACTAAAAGACTTGATCTATGATGGGGTAAAAACTAAAGAAGAGATTCAATCACTAACGGAAGGAATGGCCGATACGATAAAAGCAATTGCAGAGGAATTACAAATCCCAGCAGGACTATTGAAGAAAGCAATTTCTGTGGCCCATCGCGGTAACTATGCCGATGTTGAAAGCGAACTGGCAGATTTGGAAAAGATTCTTGTAGCAGTTGGCAAAAAGTAAAGCTGCGCAAAACCAAAATGGTAACAACAAAGCAGAGACTATGGTCCATGTTGGACGCGATAGTCACTAGGTAAATTATTAAATGTATGTAAGCGCACGTCTAAACAAGAAAACTGAGAAAATTGATGTAGTGGAACGAGTCAACAGGAAAAGAGTTTTCAATTCTTATCCTGTTGACTACAGTTTCTATTTTGACGATCAAAACGGATCGTACAAAACAATCTATGGAACTCGCGTATCTAAAATCGAGCCAAAAACTACATCAGAATTTCATCGAGAACTAGCCTCGCTTCACAACAGGCGAGTATGGGAAACAGACCTTAATCCCATTTTCAAATGTTTAGCACAGCACTATCGTCATCAAAATCCTCCCGATTTGCATGTGGCCTTTGTTGATATTGAAGTTGACTTCGATAGAGAAAAGGGCTATGCGCCAATCAACGATCCATTCAGTCCAATCACAGCAATTACAGTTAAGCAACAATGGGTTGATGAACTCATAACGCTTGCATTGCGTCCTCGAACATATACACAGGATCAGGCAAATGCAATTGCATCAAAGTTTGACAATACAATGGTTTTCGATAACGAAGTTGATCTCATTACTGCGTTTTTCGAATTGATTGATGATGCCGATGTAATATCTGGGTGGAATAGTGAAGGATTTGATATTCCATATTTGGTGAATCGGATTGCTCGTATCATGAGTAAAGATGATACTCGCCGTTTATGCTTATGGGGAGAACGACCAAAAGATAAGGTTGTTCAGAAGTACGGAACTGAATTTAACACCTTTGAACTCATCGGCAGAACGCATCTTGATTTAATGAATGTATATCGTAAGTTTACTTACGAAGAAAGGCATAGCTATTCTTTAAACGCAATTGCTGAGCACGAACTGGAACAAAGCAAAACTCCCTATTCTGGAAGTTTGGATAAATTGTATTACGAAGACTTTGAAAAGTTTATCGAGTATAACAGACAAGACGTTATTCTTTTATCATTGCTGGAGAACAAGCTGAAGTTGCTTGAACTTTTGAATGACGTGGCACACAATACAACAACCCTTATGCAAACCTGCATGGGAACAGTTGCAGTTATTGATCAAGCAATCACAAACCGCGCACACGACTTCGGTATGATTGTCAACAATAAGAAGAGAAACATAATAACCGAAGACAATGTTGAAGAAGATGAAGGAGCAGCAGGAGCGTACGTGGCTGCACCAAAAGCTGGATTACATGAATGGGTGGGAGTCATTGACATCAATTCACTTTATCCAAGCTGTATTCGCGCTTTGAATATGGGATTGGAAAAGATTGTTGGACAGCTTCGTCCGATCATGACAGATCAATTCATCGAAGATAAGATGCGAGAAGGACATTCATTCGCCGCAGCGTGGGAGGGTTTGTTTGGTTCTCTTGAATATCAAGCGGTCATGGCAAAGCGTCCCGGTGTTGATGTAACAATTGATTGGGAAATGTCTGGCACAAATGATACCGTCTCGGCAGAAGACTGCTATGATCTAATCTTCAATAGCGGTCAGCCTTGGATGCTGAGTGGAAACGGGACGATCTTTTCGTATGATAAGGATGCAATTTTTCCGGGTTTGCTTGCCGAATGGTATCGCGAACGTAAAGAGTTTCAGAAGAAAATGCATGAGGCAGTAGAACCGAAAGAGAAGGCATTTTATAAGCGTCGTCAGCTTGTGCAGAAGATTCTTCTGAACTCCGCATATGGAGCAACACTCAGCCCATCTTGCCGATTCTACGACAAGAGATTTGGTCAGAGCGTTACGCTGTCAGGTCGAGTCATTTGTAAGCATATGAACTCATATGTGAATGAATGCATCACAGGAGATTACGCCATCGACGGCGCAGCAATTATTGCAGCAGATACCGATTCAAGTCAATTCAGTGCATGGTCAACACTCAAGCCAATGGTTGATCGTAAAGAACTTGAATGGAATAAGGAATCCGCCGTTCAACTATACATTGCGATTGGTGAAAAAGTTAATACATCATTTCCTGAGTTTATGGCGAAGGCGTTTAATTGTCCTGAAAATTTTGGTTCGTTGATTGCAGCAAGTTGCGAAAGTATCGGCTATCGCGGATTGTATATCACGAAAAAGCGATACGCAATCCTCAATTATTTTGTTGATGGGACTTGGTTGAAGGAACCAAAGCTAAAGGCTATGGGCCTTGATCTTCGACGCAGTGATACTCCTGCAATCTGTCAAAAATTTTTGAAAACATTGTTGATGGATTATCTAAAGGATGGCACAGAACAAAAGATTATTGATGCCATTAACGAATTTAAGAAGAAGTTTAAATCTCTTCCTCCTGCTGAGCAAGGAACTCCAAAGAGAATTAATAAACTCACGACATACTCAGAGATGATTCAAAAGGGTAAAGGAAAACGTGTACCGGGCCACGTAAGAGCAGCGATTAATTGGAATCTTCTTCGTGAAATCAATCACGATAAGGTTCATACAAGGATTGTTGACGGAATGAAATGTGTTGTGTGTCCGTTGAAAAATAACAGCATGAACATGACATCTGTGGCGTATCCAATTGATGAAATACATTTGCCTGACTGGTTTACCAAGTTGCCATTTGACGAGGAACATATGATTGCGTCAGTTGTGGACAAGAAGATTGAAAACCTTTTTGGAAAACTCAAGAACTGGAAGACAATTGAATCTGCAACAAAAAAGGCGAATACATTCGATGACTTCTTTTCTTAAACTCGCAGCACTTATGATTTTTGGTTCAACAGTCGCGTTATCCCAAACTCCAATTCCTCCAGCCTCTCCAACACCAGTGCGTAATCTTTATGCCGCTGGTGTTTCGTATAACTTTAATGCCAATCCAAACGTTGCTGGAACTGCGCTGTATGCTCATCTAGTAACTTCTCCCGGTACATATGCATTCACTGTAATCGATGTCCTTCCAAATACTGTGAAACCATTCACAGTAACAAGTAACATTGGTGCTGGACTTGCCCAGAAAATGTTTACGATTGGCAGAACAAGTTTGATTATGCCTACCACCGCTGGAATTAGTTGGTCAGGTCAAAACACAGGCTGGCAATGGACTGGTGGCGTGGCTGTAACGGTTTCTTTAAAGTCAGGTTTATATTTGGTTCCTACCGCACGATACATCAAATCGTCAGTATCGAACGGATCAGGATATCAACCTATTCTTGGACTTGCTGTTGGATTTGGTAAGTAACCAGATTTATCAGTTGACTCCCACTATGTTTTCATCTAACATAAAACTATGCAAGATTATCTAGGAACAGAACTCCAAGTTGGAGATTATATTTTTGGTGGAGATAGTCCGCGCCTGTTTACCGTTACTGAAGATATTGGTATTGATGGATATGGGATGGTTACAGAACTAGGCGGCAGGACTCCACGAAAAGTGTTTTTGGCAAAGTTCATTAGAATATCTAAAGAGCAACTCACGCTCTACTTTATGCAAAAAGGATACAAGTCATGATCGACACCCTAAAAGAAATCATTGCGTATACACACGCATTGGGATTTTTGGAATTGGTAAAGGTAACAGCCACTCCAACTACAACGGAATTAAATTCAATGGCCGCTGACAAGACTGTTGTTCTGAACAGTAAGTTTGTTCAGCCAGTTGCTGAACTAGAAGGAATTTTTGGTTTGCACGATCTTGGTCGTTTAAACACTATTCTGAACATTCCTGAATATAAGGACAACGCTTCAATTACTGTTACTAAATTGGTTGTTAACGGAACAGATATTCCAACGGGAATTGCATTTTCAAATGCAAACAAAGATTTCAGAAACGAATATCGCTTCATGAGTCAGGAAGTTGTTGAGACACAATTGCCCCCTCGTAATCGCAAGAACATTACATGGGACGTTTCTATTCAGCCGTCAGTGAACGCAATTCAGCGTTTGAAATTTCAATCACAGGCAGCGGGTAGTGCAGCAGGAACATTTCAGGCTCGTGTTGATAAACGAAATCTAATATTCACTCTTGGTGACCACAGCACCCATAGTGGAGATTTTGTTTTCGAAAGCAATGTTGCTGGTTCATTAAAAGACCCTCGTGAATGGCCGTTGGAGCATGTCAAGGGAATCCTAGGATTGACAGGCGATAAGGTTATGGAAATCAGTGATGAAGGCGCAATGCAAATCACAGTCACAACTGGTCAGGCTGTTCACCAATACACTATTCTTGCTCGCAGCAAGTAAATCGGAGTAGTACATTGCCTTTATCTAATCTGGTCATACCACAAGATGATATGACGGCCAAGATTGTTGGTAAAAATGGATTGCCAGAAGTGGCTCTGTTTTTGCCAGCAATCAGTCCGTTTTTTGCAGGATATATTGGTCGTCAGCATTTTATGTCTCGCGGACATATTGATCCGTCGCGAATCAGTCCATTACTTGAAAATGGAATTGCTGGTCTTAACTGGATGGACAAGAATGAAGGATATTTCTACTATAAGCACAATCTATTCAGTGCTGGTCACGTAAATTTAGATGACAAGAAAAAGAAAAAGTCCATTCGCGAGTATATGGTTTACAATCGTGACCGCCAGAATACTTTTGTATTGGGAGACTCTGGTGGATACCAAATTGGTAAAGGCGTATGGAAAGCAGACTGGAAAAATCCAAGCTGTCCTGCCGCCGCAGTAAAACGAAAACAAGTTTTGGAATGGATGGATCATCATATGGATTATGGTATGATCCTTGATATTCCAGCGTGGGTTCGTAAAACACAGAAGGGGATTGAATCGTCGGGTATATCCACTTTTGATGACGCTATTCAGGCTACATCTATTAACAATGAGTATTTCATGCGTAATCGAACAGGTGCATGTAAATTTCTCAACGTAATGCAAGGCGGCAATCACAAGGAATCGGAAGATTGGTATCAGAAGATGAAAAAATTCTGTGATCCAAAGCAGTACGAGACTCCTTTCAATGGTTGGGCATGTGGAAGTCAGATTGCATGTGATCCGCATTTAACTTTGAAGCGTTTGATTACGGCTCGTTTTGATGGACTTCTGGAACCGGGCATTCATGATTGGATTCACGTTCTTGGTCAGAGCGACTTTGAATGGGTTTTGATTCTGAGCGATATGCAAAGATCGATACGAAAGTATCACAACCCAAATATGACAATCAGCTACGATTGCGCGGGCCCGTTTATTGCTGGCGCTCATGGTCTACTATATTATGATCTGATTCGTAAAAATAAGGGTTACTGGAGTTTTCCGACGAAGCGCGGCTTTAACAATAAGAAGTATGCGACTGACACTCGCAGCATTAAAGATGCTGTGTTGCAGGATAACATTTATGAATCGTGGGTGGATTCTCCAATCACACAACGTTTGAAGATGAACGATTTTTGTCATCTCGGTCCCACTGATCTAAACAGACTTGGAAAGATCGGGACAACAAGTATGGATACTTTCAGCTATGCATTGCTTATTGCACATAATGTGTGGACTCACATAGAAACAGTTCAGGAGGCCAATCGTCAATACGGTATTGGAAATTTTCCAGCCGTCATGTCAACGGTTACCACAAGAAAGAAAGCTGTTATCTTTGATCGTGCATATTGCAGCGATATTATTGACGATATTTGGGCAACAAGCGATTATGGTAAGGCAATGAAGTTAATTGACCATTACAGCGAATACTGGATGCAATTCCGAGGAGTTCGTGGAAACGTGGGCAGGTTTACAAAAAATTCAACTACGGCTTTCGATCACATCTTTCAAGAGGTATAGTATGAGGAAAATTAACACAACAAAGGTATTAAACCCATCTAGTTATGAACCAGCAATAGCCATCTACGTTATCAACGAAGACGGATCGAAGGAACAGTTTTTAGCTAACGATCACCAACAATATACGCCCGCTCAAATGCATTTGATTAACCGAATCAATACAACCTTCACTAAAAACGGAAAACCTGTTCTATCGGAGGAAGAAATCAATTACCTTCTTCGCAGCGATGAACTTGTAGAACCAAACGAAGAGGAATTGCAGAAACTAGCTGGATTTACGGTTGAGAAAAAGATCATCTACAATGACAAGTAAATGAAAACGTCACCAAAAGTTGGAGATTATGTTGCTCTTAAAAAGCCGCATGTCGTAAAGTATCCCATTGGAGTGGTTAAATCAATTGAACTAAGACCATTTCCTGTTGGTAAAAACTTTGATGGTGTTAGCCCAGTTTATGTAGTGGATATACCAACAGATGATCCTAAAAGTGCTAGGTGTGATACAATTCCAGTATGGCGTCAGGCGACTGGATTGAAAAAGTCTTCATATAAACGATACATGAACCAATTATTTCTAAGAATGCTGGAGCTATGAAAACACAGGGTAAGGAACTAATTCTTGAAGGAATCAATATGCCAAACAAGCAGAAAACATTCGTATATACCACATTGCAGAAGGAAGGTTATCATTCATTTCCAGAAGCGGCGACCCTACCTAATTTCGCAACGGGCGATTCTTCAGATGTGTCTCATCTGGCTTATAAGCATATGCATTATTTCATAATCAAAGTTTGGATTCAGGTTCCCCATTCAAATCGTGATATTGAGTTTATTCAGCTTCGTCGGTGGCTTGACAATTATTTTGGACCTGAACCAATCGACTTTGGAAATCGTTCATGTGAAATGATTGCTGAAGACCTTTCATTGGAATTGTCAGAAGCATATCCAGATAGTGAATTGAGAATTGATGTTGCGGAAGACAATATTAATGGTGCGTATATTGAAGTAACGCCTGAGGAAAACGATGGCATTTGATAAACACAAAACAAATCCAACTCTCGGTATTCGTATTGATGAGATGTTGCGCAAGGCAGGGGTGCACACACCTTCTAACGGCACGTTTTTTATTAATGAAGATGATACTGCAACTATAATTGAACCAGCAGACAGCGATCTTCAGATCGCTAAGATTTCTCAGTACTTTACAAACATCATGACTGTTCTTGGTTTGGATTTGAACGATGACAGTATGAGCGATACACCAACTCGTGTTGCTAAGATGTTTGTTAATGAATTATTTTGGGGTCTGAAAGCGGAAAACTTCCCAAAATGTACGGCTGTTGAAAACAAGATGCGTTATGACGAAATGGTAGTCGTCAAGAACATTAAGTTGCAATCAGTATGTGAACATCACTGGCAGAACATTACAGGAAAGGTGACGATTGCGTATATTCCAAAGAATAAGGTTTTGGGCCTCAGCAAGTTTTCTCGCATAACAGAATATTTCAGCCGCAGACCACAAATTCAGGAACGATTGACAGAGCAGATTTTCCATACTCTAGTTGAGATTCTGGAAACGGAGGATGTTGCAGTTTTCATTGATGCAGAACACGCATGTATGACTGGTCGCGGGGTTGAAGATATTGATGCAACTACTGTAACAAACAGGCTGGGTGGAAGATTTAGAAATGATCCTGCTGCACGAGTAGAGTTTATGCATGTTGCAACAAGTAAGGAATAGTATGAGAGCATTTATCGCATTGATAAAAACTTTAGGTGTATTAATTAGTGTGACATCGTGTATCGTTATTGTGGGTATCGGCATGGATTATCCGCTTATAAGACACATAGCTGGGTTGAGTATTTTTGCTATGATAGTTATCGCTCTTATTGGCGCATTGTTCATGAGTTTTTATGAAAATGAAACCAATATAAATGATTCTGGACGAGGATAAGATGGGCATCAAAATATCAGAAATTTTTATGTCCCTTCAGGGAGAGGGAAAGTTTGTTGGAGTGCCAAGTCTCTTTGTGAGAACTTTTGGTTGCAATTTTACTTGTTCTGGATTTGGAATGCCGCACAATGAACGCAGTGAAGAAAGATTGTCAATCGATCCTTCTCAATTCACATTATATAAAGAGTTGCCTCTTGTAAAAACAGGATGCGATTCATATCCGTCATGGGATGTTCGATTCAAGGATTTGAGTCCGTTGATGGCAGTGGAAGATATCGTTGATGAGATGACGCAACTTCTTCCAAACGGTGTGTTTGGTAAGGACAAGCATCTCATTCTCACAGGCGGAGAACCTCTTCTCGGATGGCAAAAACAATATCCAGAGTTTCTTGATGAAATATATGGAAGAAATCTTGGATTGACAGATATTACATTTGAAACAAACGGAACACAAAAGATCAGTCCTGAACTTCGCAGAGGATTGTCCGATAGTTTTAACTATTACAAACTCCATACCACATTCAGTGTGAGTGCCAAACTTCCTGTATCTGGAGAGAAATGGGAAGACGCAATTAAGCCTGAAGTAGTAGTTGATTATCAAACAATACCGGGCAATTCTACGTATTTGAAATTTGTAGTTGCCACAGAAGAAGACGTTGAAGATGCCAGAGTTGCCGTTGAGCAGTATCGAGATGCAGGATTCACAGGCTCAATATACTTGATGCCTGTTGGCGGGACCGACGAAGGGTACTATCTAAATAATAAGAAAGTCGCAGAATTGGCGTTGAAAAATGGATACAGATACTCTCCAAGATTGCAGGTTGATCTTTGGAAAAATAGTTGGGCATCATGACAAGGCTATTCACACCATTCTTAAGTTTTTCGTTGGCAATGTATATGGCATTTGTAGCTGGGAAAAGTTACTCACTGCATCCAACCAAAATCGGAGACGTGATCTTGTGTATGGGATTTTCAATCCTACTCGTCCTGATTGGAATCATCACGCTACCGAGGGCGAACAGATAAGGAGTCATAATGGGTTTTTTTAGCAAGGTTTGGGAACAGTGGAAACTCGAACGCGCAGAAAGAAAATGGAAAAAGAAGTTCGATAGTATTAAGGTATCTCCTGAAGTTCAAAGTGAGAAAGACGCCTTTACTGCTAAGGGAGAGCCTTGGGTTTCTGTTCTTCGTATGGATATCGATCCAACCAATCTTTCTGACGGTGCATTCGAACTGGACTGGAATGAAATCTTTGTTGCTCGTCTTATAAAAGCTGGATACAACGGAAGAGACGACAAGGCAATTGTTGAGCAATGGTTCAATAACATTTGTGCAAATGTAGTTGCTGGAACATACGAGCAGGAGATGGCCGATCCTGAAAAGAGACGAAGAGTTCAGCGTAAGAGAATCGACAAGTCTACCACTGAGGTTTCGTAGTGATCTTGCCGTTTGACGATTTTTGCAAACTGTTCCCGCAAGATCGTCCAAGCCAGTACATCTTTATAAAAGAAGATGGATACTATCGGCATGTTATAGCTAATGGAAGTTTTGAGATTACATATGATCTGTTGAAAGATTATGAGCATGAATCAAACAATTATCATAAGATCATTCTCGAAATTTATGATGACTTGCCAATTTTTGTTCATAAGGATTTGATTGAACAAAAAGTGAGATTGACAGTTGTATCCAAGTCCACTAAGTAGATAACCAAACTTTATATTAGACTTCCAGTTCACTTTAATTTATACTGGAAGAACTATGAACAAATTCCTACTAGTTGATGCAAGCCACATGTTTCACAGGGCCAAACATTCTGTCCGTGGCGACCAAGGTGAAAAGATTGGTATGTGTTTGCATATCATTTTTAATAGTTTGGGCAAAGCTTGGAGAACGCAGGGTGCCAACCATGTTGTTTTCGCATTTGATGGACGAAGCTGGCGCAAGGATACATACAAACCATATAAAGCTAATCGGTCAGAATCATCTTCATCCCCATCTGAAGTTGCAGAGAACAAGTTGTTCTTTGAAGCTTTTGATATTTTTAGGAAGTTTGTAAGCCTTAAAACAAATTGTACTATTCTTGAGCATCCAATTTTGGAAGCTGACGATTTGATTAGCGCATTTATAAAATCCCATCCAGATGATACCCACGTCATTGTGAGTAGTGATGGCGACTTTGATCAACTTCTAGCGCCGAATGTCGTTCTCTATAACGGCGTGGCTGATACCACAACAACGCTTTCAGGAGTTTTCGATTACAAGGGAAAGCCTGTTATTGATAAGAAAACAGGAAACCCCAAAGTAGCACCAGAACCAGAATACAGTTTATTTGAAAAATCAGTTCGGGGATGTACGACTGATAATATTTTCAGCGCGTATCCCGGTATTCGAGAGAACGGATCGAAGAATAAAGCTGGACTTCGCGAAGCGTTTGCTGATCGAAAGAAGCAAGGATTCGATTGGAGTTCCGTAATGATGCATCGTTGGACAGATCATCATGGAAATGAGCATAAGGTTTTAGATGATTACACTCGAAACAGACAGCTTGTTGATTTATGTTCGCAACCAGAAGATATTCAAATTGCAATGTATGAAACTGTTGCGGTAGCCTGCCTACCAAAATCCATACCGCAAATTGGATTACATTTCCTGAAGTTTTGTGGTCAGTATGAACTGATAAAGATGAGTGAAAGAGCCAATGAATATGTGACTCTTCTTTCATCTAAATACCCAGTGAATGGAAAGATTAACTAAACACGAATGGGAAAAGAAGATTCTGGATTATCACGCCGATGTGTTAGGTCAGCCGATCCCCGCTGACGAAATTGCATTTTGGTGGTATCGGGGTGGAAATTCTGGAATGCGTTTGGAAAAACTGGGATTCAATCGTTTTGTTCAAGCTGGCATTTCGTTTAATAAGTATGATGTGACAGTTGAACAATGGTTTGGTTCCATTACAGTTGGATTGAGTCGAATGCCATGTCCGTTTTATATTGAACCGACAGCGAAGTATTCGATGGATTACGAATTTTACTTGCCAGATGAAGAGTATGCCATGATGTTTATGTTCATGGAAAATAATTTGGTAATGTTTGCGAAAGGGTTTATGACATGAAATTATTCAGTGAGTACCTAGCAGAAGCCGAAGAACACAAAGATGGAACATATGGTGCATTGCTGCCAACACAAACCAGCAGAGAGAAGTTGCATGAATGGATGGAAAAACAAGATATCCCAAATCTTGTTGAATCAAAAGAATACCATTGCACTGTTGTTTATTCCACAAAACCAGTTCCAGAAGTTGCAGACATTCTCGCTCCTGTCCCATTCAGTGCAACAGTGCGTGAATGGAAAGTTTTTGGTGAAGATAAAATGCTTGTGGCGGCACTTGATTGTCCACAGGCCCAAAAACTTTTTGATAAGACAATCGATATGGGAGCAAAAAATGATTATCCCGAATACGTCCCGCATATAACAGTTGCTTTGAAATATGAAGGCGACGTGCCAAAAGAGAAACCAGAATTTAAGATTGTTTTCCATAAATTCAAAGTATCCCCGATGGACGCCGATTTTTCGTATAGTGACACTGAAGATTAGCCCAAAAGGGCCAAATAGCCTCCCATAAACCCTTCAAAATGAAGGGTTTATTTTTTGGTTGACTTTAATGGGGAAGTTTGGTATACTATATATGTTGGTGAGAGGAACAATATGACTGTTTTCGGAGCGTTTGCTGACTGGTCGTATGAGGGAGATGAGTTGCTTGGAATTTTCTTGCATTCGCCGTCACATGAAGAAATCAACGCTGTATGGCGTGAAAACCCCGAACACAGGTTTGATCTTGCTCCCGAAGACGTTTTTGTGAAAGAAATTCCAGTTCGTTTGTAAAAAATGAGTTTTCCACAGGCTGAGGGTTGACAACAGACCCAAAGTACGAGATAATCAAAGAGTAGCAGAAACCCCGAAAGGAAAAGCATTCAAATGGCAAAGGGAAACGCAATCGATACCACGGAAGCATACACAATTAATGAGTTGATTCCGCTTCTGAAACGCGCAATGCGTGTCAAGCTCCCCGTATTTCTCTGGGCACAGCCGGGTGTCGGCAAGTCGTCCATTATTCGTCAGATCGCTTCAGACATGGGCGGAAAGTGCGTGGATATGCGCCTCAGCCAAATGTCTCCTACTGACATTATCGGCATTCCGTATTACGACAAGGCAACTTGCAAAATGAAGTTTGCCGAACCGTCGCGTCTTCCTTCGGAAGCATTTGCGAAGGATCAGCCAATTATCATTCTCTTCCTTGACGAAATGAACTCTGCTCCGCCTGCCGTACAGGCAGCAGCATACGAACTCGTTCTGGATCGCCGCTGCGGTGAATACGAGTTGCCTGATAACGTTCGCGTTATGGCAGCGGGTAACCGCGAGTCTGACCGTGGCGTTACCTATCGCCTTGCTACTCCGCTGGCGAACCGCTTGCTCCACTACGACCTGAAGGTGGACTTCGATTCATGGCTGGATTGGGCGCTTTCTGCCGTTCAACATCCTGACGTGATTGCGTATATCACCACCTACAAGTCTTCGTTGATCGATTTTGATCCGAACAGCGCAAGCAAGTCGTTCCCGACGCCGCGTTCGTGGGAGTTTGTTTCGAAGCTTCTCTTTACGAACACTGACGAAGACCAGATGACTGACAGCGACATTCGCGCTTGTGTAGGTGCGGCGGTTGGCGCTGGCGAGGCTGTGAAGTTCATGAACTACCTCAAGGTTGGCAAGAATTTGCCGAAGCCCGGAGATGTTCTGAGCGGCAAGGTGAAGGAAATTGGCACGAAGGAAATTTCCGCTCACTATCAGCTTATCATCAGCATGCTCTATGAGATGCGCGACTTCTGGCATTCCAACAGTGTTCAGACGGACGAGATGGTGAATCTCGGCCAGAACAAGAAGGTGAACAAGCGCAAGTGGAACAACGACAAGGCTCAGGAAAACTGGCTCCGTATGTTCGACACGTTCAATACGTTCATCATCACGCAAATCTCGCTCGAAATCGGCATCATGGTAATGCGCATGGCTGTTTCGAACTACCACTTCTCTACCAGCACGGACATGACGAAGTTGAAGACGTGGCCGAAGATGGCAGAAAAGTATTTCCCGTATATGAAGGAAGCATAAGCTAACCTTCAAGAGTGGCAGGATGAAAAGTCCTGCCACAGTTGTTCTAACCCGAAAAGGTGACTCTGTAAATGATTGATTCTAAAGGAGCCAAAACATGAATTTGTATGTTTTTTAACAGTTAGTGTATCCTAGCATGTTTGAGACATAAAAGTTTGATTTTTGAAAGGATATTGAATCATGACTCTTGAAACTCTCCGCGAATATTGGCATGATCACAGCACTCCTACAGGCAAGGTCCAAACTTTTAGCGAAAACAAGAGCATCGACCTTCGCGAATGGAAGGATCAGGAATCGCACGAAACATTCAAGGCAATGTTCAATGATTTTATCGCGAGTGCGATGGCCGAAAATGATTCGGATCGAGTTTACAATGTCATCATGCGCGAGGCCGTAAATAAGTATAATCTGCATGCAGCAACGGATATCACCTTCCTCAAAGCGTGGTCTGACTTGGTTGAAGGAATAAAGGCCAACCTTACTCGTTGATAATCAACGACTTAGCCTGTGGAAAATCCTTGAAAAAGGGTTGATTTTACCACCAAACTTGTGTATACTAGATGTATGAGGAATAAGGTGAGTCGCATGAAGCCCGTAATGACAATCTCAAAAGGCAATATAACTGTGTCCAAGGCAATGCGCAGCATGGCCGCAAAGGGTGCTTCTCTCAAGGAACAAAAGGCTACTCGTTTGACCGACAAGCCGATTCCTAAAGATTTGATGAAGAGTGTTGAAACGAAGATCACGAAGGCTCGTGTGAAGATGTTGTTCCAACAGCCATTTTTTGGTACGCTCGTGACTCGTCTTCAGATTTTCGCTGCCGACTCGTGGCTTCCGACGATGGCCGTTGACGGCAAGTATCTCTATTTCAATCACGCATTTGTGGATGCGCTGGAAATGGACGAACTTATTTTCGTCTTTGCGCACGAAATTCTCCACATGGTTTATGATCACATTCATCGTGGCGCTGGCCTCAATCACGATCTGTACAATTGTGCAGCCGACTATGTTGTCAACGATGAATTGATTCAGGTGAATGTTGGCAAATTCCCCACAACTGTGCCGGGATTGCATGACATTAAATATCGTGGGTGGAGCAGCGAAAAGGTCTACGAAGATTTGCAGAAAAAGCAGAAGAATGATCCGAATGCTGGCAAATCTTTGGAAGAGATGCTTGACAAGTTGTTGGATGAGCACCTTGACCCGTCCAGTGGACAGGGACAGCAAGGCAAGCAGGACGGCAAGGGAAGCGCACCAACTGCCGCTGGCCCCGCGAAGCTTACGGAAGAGGAACGCAAGCAGCTAAAGGCTGAGTTGAAGCAGGAGATTATCAATTCTGCGCAGATGGCAGGAATCGGTAACCTTCCCGCTGGCATTCAGCGCATGGTTAACGAACTCATTGCGCCAAAGATGGACTGGAAGACACTCCTCCAGAGCCAGCTTAACAGCATTGTTCCTGCCGATTATAGTTTCTTGCGCGTCAATCGCAAGGGATGGGATTTGGATGCGGTTCTTCCCGGTATGACTGAGATGCCGATGTTGTCGATTGCTTGCGCTCTTGATATGAGTGGTTCAATCAGTCAGAAGATGGTTCAGGAATTTCTTTCGGAAGTCAAGGGCATCATGGATCAGTACCCAATGTACGAAATCCGTGTGTTCTGTTTCGATACCGCTTGCTACGCTGACCGCACTTTCAGCAGCGACAATGGCGAGGATATTCGAACCTATGTACCGAAGGGAGGAGGCGGAACTGACGGCGGAGCGATCTTCCGTTACATGAAGGATGAGGATTTTGTTCCCCTCAAGTTGGTAATCTTCACTGATGGTTACGTTGGTGACTTCGGCGACGAGAACTACTGCCCTACCGTTTGGATCATCAAAGGGTCCAATGTCGTCCCTCCGTTTGGTACTCATGCCTATTTTGATGAGACTCCAGACGAAGATTAATCAAACCAAACCACTGAACCCCGCTTAAACAGCGGGGTTTTTGGCGTCTATGGGCGAAGTGTCAAAACCAAAAAAATTCCTAAAATAATTCATGAATTTACTGTTTTCCGTGCTAAATACTTTTGCTTGGAAAGAAGCTGAATTTAGGAGAAACAGTATGTTAAAACACGTAGGGCTGCATAATGCCCAGAAAATCACCATTGTATTGCATCAGATGCCCACAGAAGATCATATGTGCCTTATCATGTATGACCAAAAACTTCCACCACGTTACTATGATGCAGTCAAGAGAGTGCTTAATACACCAGAAGGACAGGCAGCAAAGGATTTTGCGTCAGCATTGGAAAATGCCAAACTTGACGATGATCGAAATCTAGCAAAGGTTCTTTACACAGAGGGACATTTGAAGAAGGTTCCTTGCAATCAAGTGTTCGCAACTCCATATGGTTATGAATCAGCTAACAAAATCAAGCTGAATGAACTAAACCAATACACATCGAAGATCAGTGAAGGCGGAGAAGCACTACAGAAGTTGGCAGAGTTTGACGCTAATAAGGGATATAAGGGAAAGAACCGCAAGGAAAACTTGGGTGAAGGAACAGCGGTATCAATCGCTCCATCACCAACACCAGCGCAAACTTCTGCACTAGCCCGTCCACAGATTCCCCATTTTAACAACGTGGAAGAGATGAGACAGGAAACGCATCGTTTTGCTGTTGATCCACAGATTGCAAGCGCAGAACTCCGCAATCAGGGAGATATTCTTCGCACAGCAGCAGTTCAGTTGTTACAACAGGCTAAGATTTTGGCAGAGAAGGCGGAAAGACTCTTCCCAACCGCGCCGAAAAGGGGTCGAGGTCGTCCAAAGGGATCAGGAATTAAAGCAATTGCAAAGGTACAAGGAAAGTAAACCACAAACCCATCCGAAAGGATGGGTTTAGTGTTTATAGAAGGGCAAGGCCCGATTCTTTAGTCAATTCAATGTTGCCCTCGATGATTTTGGCAATGCATTGTCGTTCATAAAACGATAACGAGAGTGCCTCACTGTATGAAATGCTACCCCGCATGAACCAAATCATTTTCAAAAGGTCATTTGTAATGGTTTTGCACTCTTCTCCCATCTGTTTGATAGTGCCAAAAATCTCTTCTTCCGAAGCAGGTATAAGTTTTTGGCGAAATTGATTACTGGCATCCAAATCAATTGGTGCAGAAAATGGATGTTGACATTTTGTGCAAGAAACAGAGATATCTGGAAGTATTGTTTCCTTTTGAGCCTCAGTAATATAGTCCACAAGCTGTTTTTGCAACTTCACATCGCATTGAGATAGCCATTCGTAGATGAATCGGCTGTTATTTGTAGTATTTTCTCCGTTTGAAACCTCACTAAGACATAAAGATTGATAATCCAAATGCAATGTTCGTTTTTGGTTGAGCAAAGTTGCAGTGTACGGTAGATATTCATCAGGCGAGTCGAGTTTTGCGATCTGGTTTAGTTGTTTACTTATTTTAAAGTCTGCAATTGCAAATCGCGTGAACTCTTCATATGTTGGCGAACGAAAAGAAAATTCAAAATCATCGATGTTCAATGGTGTAAACCATTTCTTTGCAGATAATCTAGGCAGAACTTGTTGAAGATTGATGTCGTACGGGTCCAACTCTTGACATTTTGGGCATTTCAGAATAAGTTCCAAGTCTGGTCCCTGTGTGGCAACTTTAATACTGGCAAGCAAATATTGAAGATCACACGCCGGTATCTTACTTGGATTGATTAAATCAGGGCAACAGTTTTTGATATACAGTTCTGTTGCAGAACCATTCATTAATGCATCTGGTGTTCGAATAGTAAACTCATCAATAGCAGTAGACGAATAAACTGGATGCTTCGCATTGACATTCATGGCCTGCTCGCTGGGCAATGAAATATAGAGAACAGGCCGATTGAATACTGGTTTAGCCATTTTACACCATTGTTTTTACTTCAGGAAGAAAGCTGCTACCCATAAATGTGAGTTCAGCAGTCCAACTGGCTGGAGCGCCAGCGGCAAGTTCTTCGGTTGTGCTAGTCTGCTCGGGTGAGAAGAAAGCATACTTTTTTCGCTGAGTGTCAATATGATCGCGAATAGCGTTGAAGTAGCCAACATCCAATTTTTGAACAGTTTGTTTGATTTGAATTTCATCTTGGGGATTAGTTGCGTCAAGAGAAAGCAATACAGTTCCAGATGGATCAGTTATAGCCATCTTTGCGATACTTGTTGCCAGAAGGTTGAGAGCGCAAAGAGCAAGTTCATTCATATTCGCAGAGAAACTGGCTTCGTCCTTGATGTTTTCATCGCCATCGAAGTTTTTGGTCATTGCTCTACGAATTGTAAAGATGTTCTTGGAAACCCCAAACAGATTTTTAAGAGGAATTGGCGTAACCAAAAGCTCCATTGCTTGTCCAGTCTCATCTTCAATCCGAACTTCTTCGTCCCATTTGTCTGATCGCGAAGAAATTTCGGTTAAAAGATCATATGCGTTGATCTTAATGTTTCGTGTAAGTTTGGTATTGGGGACAGACACTGAAAAATCGAACTCTGCTCCATAACTTGCAACACGAATAGCTAAAAGAATCGAATCAATATCGATATGAGGTATCAAACTGGCGTCTGTAATATTTGGTATGCAACTTTTGACAACCTCATATATGTTTGTTCCGCTCATTGTGGCATCGCCAGTTCGAAATTTAATGTCATCCGTGGCATTCATAGCAAAAACTGGCAACTTTCCACTTTCATCAAACGTCAATCCGTTCTTTGGATACCATTTACCATGACTAGGTAAAGTTAAAGATAGCTTACTCTTTCGGAAGAAGGAAGCCAGTGGATTTTGTGGTTGTTTTGGTGTTTGTTGTTCTGTTTTTTCCTGAATTGTTTTGAGGGGTCCAACGGGGATTCCCTCTGGATTAAACTGCCTAGTGCGTGTTGTCATATGTTTCCTCTACCCATTATTTATGCTGCGAAATTATGCTAAATACCTGAAAGTCTACTAAGCGGTGATAGAATGGCGTCTACTGTTCGTATAAAAACTCATGGCAATACTACCTTGGAGGGTATCGAACTGGAGAATTTCTCCACTGAAGAAACTCTTGCGGCGTTGCTGGAACAGTTCAAAACGTTTTCTTCTGCATTTACTGCTTCGCAAACAGATACTAAGACCAAAAAAGAAAAATCTCAAACCAAACTTGAAAAATTGCTGGAGGGTTTGGCTGGAGGAGCTATCGGCGGAGCCGCAGTAGGCGGATCGGGAAAAATTTCAGATGTTGTTACCAAAATGATTGGTCCAGCATTGAATATGTTCAATCCACTAATCAATCTTTTCGAAGATATTGCTGAATTGACACCCGAGGTTCTTCTTGCTGTTGCAGCTTTCAAGATTCTGTCGGTTGGCCTTTCTATTTTTCAAGGTGCTCTCAATATTGTATCACGAAGCATTACATCTTTGTTTAGTGTTGCTGGAAATATTGTAGGAACTTTTTTATCTGGAAAGACGGCGCTAACTGACTATATCGCTGCTGTTCAACGTGGAACAGCAACAATACCGATTATTGGAACATTCATTGGATTGCTAGCTAGCGGTGCTGCTATTTTGGATGGTTGGAATCAAACGTTAGTAGAGCTAACAAAGATGGGCGGAAATTTCAGCGGAAATATTTCAGATATGATTGTTGGCGCAGCCGACGCTGGATTAAGTGTTGAACAGTTTGCCAGTGTGATTAAGGAAAATGCAGATCAACTTGCAACTTTTGGAACAGTAATGAACGGTGTTAACACCTATACAAAGGTTTCAAAGATCAGCATGCAGGAATACTCAGGACAACTGTCGGCTTTGGGGATTTCATTTTCACAATATAGTGAAGAATTACCCAGATTGCTAAGTTTGTTTGGTGCTACAATGAAGGCGCATGGCGCGAGTGATAAAGAATTGGCTCAGAGCGCAATGAATCTCACAGCACAGTTCGACGCAATGGGTCAGATTACAGGAAAGACTCGCGAACAGCAAGCAAATGATTTGGCACAATTGACACAGGATGCTGCATGGCAGCAATCAATGACAAAGATGACCAAGCAGGAACAGGAAGGTTATCTATCAGCGTTAAATGAAATTTCAAGCACATCAGGAAAGGCATACGCTGAATTATATAAACTAAGCGTTATTGGAATGCCGCCTCTTACGAAGGAATTGCAGGTTCTTTTGGCTACAACCCCCGGTCTAAATACAGAGTTTCAAAGAATGACTGCGGCTGTTAAATCAGGAATTAAGGGTGTAGAACTTGGCGCAAAGATGGATGATATTGCATCCGACATGGTTGCAAATGGTTTGAAAGCTGGTCAAACCTTCGAAACTCTTATTGCAGCAAGTACTGCTGGGCTTGGCTCTGCCGATGCTATTGCCAGTGCCCAAAAAGACCTATTAGCTCACTCAAAAGAATTTTTTGATGCAGATGGTAATTTCCAAGAAGATCGTTATCGAGCACAGCTTGCTCGTGATCGTAAGAGGGCCGCTGCTGAAGATGGTGTTAGCAAGAACTTGTTAGTTTTCAGCAATATGTTCACTGAACTTCGAGAAAATTTCTACGTGAAAGTTATAGGTCCGTTGGTTAATAAGCTTGCCAAACCAGTTCAAGAAATCGTTGATGCGATGACGAAGAACGCTCCAGCGTTCAGTGGTATAATTGATGTGGTTACAAAGGTAGTTCAAGATTTCGCAAACTGGATTAACAATCCAACAACAGATGTTAAGGGAACGATTGATGGCTTTATCAGTACAGTAAAGACTATTATTAGTTTAACTCTTGGTGCAATTCAATTTGTTTGGGGTATCATAAAATTTGTTGCCGATAACTGGAGCATCATTAAGCCAATCCTTGATGTTTTGGTTGGAATGGTTCTGGGAATTGCGCTTGTTACTGTTGTTGCGGGATTTCTGGCACTATCAAGCATTATTGGTCCTCTTGTTGCTGGATTTGGTAGTCTTCTAGGATTGATTGGTGGCGCAGGCGGTGCCGCAGTTGCAGGCGGCGGAGCAGCGTTGGCTGGCGAAGCAGGTGGTCTTGCGGCATTAGTGGGCGGCGAGGCAGCAACGGGAATAGGAATACCAGTGGCTGTGGCAACTGGCGCGATTGGCGGCGGTGTTCTTCTGTGGCAGTATCTTGCAAATAAAAAGAAGGAAGAAAAAGCCAAGGAACATGTTGAGAAACAGTCATATACGCAGTCTGAGCCAGTGGATAATGTATCAGACCATATGGCAAGCATTAGTGAAACATTGGCAAACCACGAAAATCTTCTTCGCCAAATTGCAGATAATACAGGTATGGGCGCGAAGTACACTAAGAAAACAGCGGGTGCTGTTGCATAATAACAAAGTAAATACAATAGACACTACGCAATTAGGATTGATATAACATGGCATGGAAAAAGTACTTCCGTAATGCAGCTAACAACAATGGCACTTTTAGCCCGTTGTCTCGTCGAGGTGGACGAACATCTGGTGAGGATGCTGCCAGCATTTTGAATTATCCGAATTTGCTGCAAGAAAGCTACATGGGTTGCCCAAACAGAATTGAGCGATACCAAAATTTTGAAAGCATGGATCAGGATAGCGAAATCAACGCTGCACTGGATATCCTCGCTGAATTTAGTACCCAAAGCGGAGAGGATGATCAGGTATGTTTCGATCTTCAATATAAAGAACCTCCAACGGAAACAGAGTCTAAGATTATCAAGGAGCGTTTGAATAATTGGTATCGTTTGAATGAGTTTGATAAGAGAGCATTCAGAATGTTCCGCAACGTACTCAAGTATGGCGATCAGGTATTCCTGCGCGATCCAGAAACATTTAAATTGTTCTATGTTGAAATGGACAATGTAATCAAGGTCATCGTAAACGAAAGTAAGGGAAAGAAACCAGAGCAGTACGTCATCCGTAACATCAATCCAAATTTTCAAAATTTGACCGTCACTCAGGTTACATCACAAAACTTGTACAACGTTATTCCAAGTGGACCGGGATTCACTTCCCCGTCCGCTGGATATAATACACAGAATACTCCATACAGTAGCAGCAGTCGATTCACGCATGGTCAGAATGAACATGCAATTGAAGCACAACATGTATTGCATCTTTCGTTGACCGAAGGACTTGATCCTAACTGGCCGTTTGGTACAAGCATTCTCGAAATGGTTTTCAAGGTCTTCAAACAGAAAGAATTGCTGGAAGACTCAATTGTTATCTATCGGGTACAACGTGCGCCAGAACGCCGAGTGTTCAGCATTGACGTTGGCGACATGCCTAGCCATTTAGCTATGGCGTTTATCGAAAAAGTAAAGAACGAAATACATCAACGTCGCATTCCTTCATTCGGTGAAGGGCAACACATGATGGATTCAACATATTTTTCGTTGGCCCCAAATGCTGACTTCTTCTTCCCAATCACTTCCAGCGGACGTGGTTCGAAGGTTGATCAGCTTCCCGGTGGTCAGAATCTTGATCAGATCAATGACTTGTTGTATTTCAATAATAAGATGGTTCGAGCACTTCGAATCCCAAGCAGCTATTTGCCAACTGGTCCAGAAGAAAGTCCCGCGACTTTGAATGATGGGCGCGTTGGTACTGCTTTGATTCAGGAGTATCGTTTCAACCAATATTGTCAAAGACTTCAGCGTTTAATTTGCTCACCGCTTGATCTTGAATTTAAAGCATATTTGAAGTGGTGCGGAGTCAATATTGATTCCAGCATGTTTCAACTTACTTTTAAACCACCACAGAACTTTGCTCACTATCGTCAGGCAGAACTAGACGCAACGAAGATTGGAACCTTCACGCAACTTGAAGGCTACGCATACTTCAGCAAACGTTGGTTGATGAAGCGTTACCTCGGATTGACTGAGGACGAAATGGTTGATAACCAGAAGTTGTGGAGAGAAGAAAACGAAGAAGCATTTGCAAACGAAGGTGAGCCAGTATCTTCTCGTAATCTTGGAATCACACCGGGAGGTATCCAGTCTGATCTGGATACATTCGCAGCAAATGAGAATCCAGAAGGAACCACTGAGGGTCCAGCAGGACCTGAAGCCCAAGGTGGTCCTGAAGGTGGAGCAGGACCTGAAGGCGGCGGAGCAGCGCCTCCAGCAGGAGGACCACAACCGCAATTCTAAAGGCGGTTTTATTGATGGAATCTATAAATACGGATGATGATGAGGTAAAAATGAACATCACTGAAATGTTTCAAGAACAAGACGAGGACACACGCAGAGACGAATATATGGACCCTGCTGATGATAATGAAGTCCCAAAATTAAATGATCTTCGCAAGACAAAACTTACCTTGGGTCAGATTAATCGACTGCGTTTAATTCGCGATGTTCGAAATTTTGAACTCAAGAACAATTTGGAAAATATTCGTAAGCAGTACGGAACACCCGCTCAGACTGAGCCGGGAATGTAACACGCGCAATCCTTGTACGATTTGGTAATAACATTCATCGCATCATCCATCACTTCTGGGGTCCATACATGAAATTTCCTACTCGCTTTAAGACTCGCCCCGTAAAGGCGTATTGGTGGAGGAAGGTGCCTAATTTTGGCGATGCAATAACGCCTTTCCTCCTCAAACATTTTGCAGACATAGACAACGTGGAATGGGATACAGTTTCACGAGCAAGAGTTGTATCGTGCGGTTCAGTTTTAGAGCACCTCCCTCCTGATTGGGATGGATTCATTGTGGGAAGCGGTAAGCTAATAGAAAATTCTCGATTGAATGGATTTGGACAGACAGCAAAGATTTTGGCACTGCGCGGCCCATTGACAGCAAGAGGATTCAAAGGAAATTTTGCAATTGGTGATCCCGGTATTCTAGCAAATGAATTGGTCGGACCACAAGAAAAGAAATGGGATTTGGGAATTGTACCTCACTGGCAGGATACAGAACTGGCTGATCGTTTCCAACAGCTAATACCTGAAAAATTTTCAGTAAAAGTAATAAGTACAGCGGACGATCCAATTGATGTTGTAAAGCAAATTGGTTCTTGCCGACGAATCGTAACATCTTCATTACACGGAGTAATCATTGCTGATTCTTTTGGCGGTATTCCTCGTCGTGTAGAGATTTGCGATAAAATGTCTAATGATGGAGGATTGTTCAAGTTTAGAGATTATAGTGAGTCGATTAAGACTCCGTTAGTAATTGGCAAGATGATCGAGCCATCAAGATTTTTCGTGGAGGATGTTAAGTTTTCCATCTATGATGCGTACAGAGAATTGAGTGAGGCCATTAAACATGACAATATTTGAAACGCTCAGCGCCATCATTAGTAAGTTTAGATTTAAAGCATGCGAACTACTTAAAACAAAAGGACACGGAATAAGCATTATTGTTCCATTCCACTCGTCCGATCCAACAAACCAACGCGCCAAAAATTGGAAGTGGCTGCATAAATATTGGCGCAAACAGCTTCCCGGTGCTGAGGTTATTATCGGAGCCGATCATGAAGCTGGTAAAAACGGTAAAGCTTTTTCAAAATCATGTGCAGTTAATGAGGGTGTTAGTCGATCCAATGGCGATATTTTGGTTATTGTAGATGCTGACGGATACATTCCAGTTGAATCAATTTTATATTGTGCCGAGGAAATACGCGAGGCCAGAGCCAGAAATAAGAGACTTTGGTTCATTCCGTATCGTCAGTTTTATAGATTAACCGAAGAGGCATCGCAAAAAGTATTGCAGTCCAAACCATCACACCCATATTCTTTTGGCAAAAGACCTGACGTAGATGATGTTTTGAATATGGCTCAATTTAATGGAACCTCAGGTTCAGCAATCGGTCATTGGTATGGAGCATTAATTCAGGTTATGCCGTGGGAAGCATTTGAAATGGTCGGCGGTTGGGACCCAAGATTCAGAGGTTGGGGCGGTGAGGATCATGCTGCTATGAGAGCGATGGATACACTCTATTGGCCGCATAAAACTTTACCAACACCTGTTTATCATATTTGGCACCCTTTCAAGAATGTCACATCTGGAAATCCTGCTAAGGGCAAGAATAGATTATGGGAGAATCAAGGCGAAAATAGCAACAATGATACCCTTTCACATAGGTACTATTATTCACAGGGTCATTGGTCCAGAATGCGAAAATTGGTGGATGAGTGGAAAAAGCCCTCAGACAACAAATTAGCTAAATAGAATTGAATGATTTAACTCTTATAAGTGAGTTTTACGGAAAAACTTGTAAATAAGACAAGGAAGTTTGCAGTTAAGGAGATATACGATGGCATCCACCAAATTTGAGAAACTTATCGAATACGTTATTGCTAACGACGACAAGAAGGCCCGTAGCCTTTTCCATCAGATCGTTGTTGACAAGAGCCGCAAAATCTATGAGGCGTTGGATGTTGACGATACCGAACGCGCATTTGACGATGTTGAGGCAGATCACACAGCATCAGGCGAACTTGATGAACTTGGCGGCGATCAGGCAGACGATCTACAGTCTGATGTATTTGTAGACGGCGCTGAAGCAGGTTCTGACGAACTCGGAATGGGCGAAGAAGGTGCAGACCTTAACCCAGAAATTGATGACCGTGTCGCCGATCTTGAATCAGAATTTGATGCTCTAAAGGCAGAATTTGAAGAACTCCTTCACTCCGAAGAAGCAGAAGAAAAGGAAGAGGAAGAAGGCTTCGAAGAAGAAGGCGAAGGACTAGAAGACCTTGAATCAGCAGTCGAAGGCGAAGAGTCTGAAGAAGAAGGAATCGAAGACCAAGTCGAAGGCGATGAAGAAGCAGAAGCAGAAGAAGGCGCTGCTGAAGGCGAAGAAGAGAAGGAAGAGGAGCCAGTTGACGAAAGTGTTATCCGTGAGTACGTTCTAAAGGTAACTCAGGGTCTTTCCGACGATAAGGAAGAGGGATTTGTTAACAAGAAGAGTCCAGTTTCCGCAAAGCCAAGCATCGTTCCCGGTATTTCCGCTAAGAACTTGAATCAGGGCGGAACATCTGAAGGTCGCCCAAATCCAAAGGCAGGCGAAATGATCGGTGACAAGGAAGTTGTTAACAGACCGGGTCGTAAGACAGTTGACTTGAAGCCAGCACCAAAGCCAGTAACCACAAAGGAAGAGGGAAGCGTTAACAAGAAGTCCGTTGAAGCATAACCAAACAGTAGTTTAAGTAACAATGATTCGGCTGGTTTATCCAGCCGAATTTTTGTTTGTGCATAAATAATAAGGAAATACCATAAGAGGTCTAACCATGAATAAACAGGCACTATTTGAATACCAAAATCCTTCTGCATTTTCAACTGAAATATCAGAGTCCGTTGACTCTTTGGGACAAAAGCGCAAGGATTTGTACATGAAGGGTATCTTCATTCAGGGAGACGTTCGTAACCACAATCAGCGCGTCTATCCTGTATATGAAATTTCAAAGGCCGTTGATAGCATCAACTCGCTTATCAAAGAAGGCGTCTCTGTTTTTGGTGAGCTAGATCATCCTGCCGATTTGAAGATCAACCTTGATAGAGTGTCACACGTAATAACTTCAATGTGGATGGAAGGTGCAAATGGACACGGAAAACTAAAGATGCTTCCAACCCCAATGGGTAATATTATTCGTTCAATTTTAGAAAGTGATGTAAAATTAGGCGTTAGCAGCCGTGGAAGCGGAAACGTTAACGAAAGCACAGGTCAGGTTAGCGACTTTGAAATCATTACTGTGGATATTGTCGCGCAACCTTCGGCCCCCTCTGCTTTTCCAAAACCCGTATATGAAGCACTGATGAATATGAGACATGGACATAATGCATTGGAACTTTCTGCTGAAGCCACATATGATCCTCGTGTTCAAAAATATCTAACTGAATATGTAACAAGACTGATTAAGGATTTGAAGAAAAACTAATGAGACTGGTTACCCAAGCATTTGTATATAAATGGACGGAACTTTCCACTGGAAAATGGTATATCGGTTCCAGAGCAAAGAAAGGATGTCACCCAAATGACGGATACTTGTGTTCAAGTAAGTTTGTAAAGAGGCTTATAGAAGAAAATCCTTCTGATTGGAGAAGAGATGTTGTTTTGATGGTTTCACAAGAAGATGCTGTTCCTTATGAAACTGGCTTGTTACAGGGACTTGATGCGAAGAATGATCCAATGAGTTATAACCTACATAATGGAGACGGAAAATTTTCAATGGCTGGAAAAACAGGTTGGTGGAAGGGTAAACCAGCATGGAATAAGGGTAAGACTGGAATATACACGCCTGAGCAGTTGAAAAAGATGTCTGAACAAGGCAAGAAACGAATCGGTGTTGGGCCAATAGGAGCAATAGGAATAAACAATCCCCAGTTTGGTAAGAATCCTTGGAATAAAGGGAAGATAACGCCACTGGCTGTACGAGAAAAAATTTCGTCTGCAACTAAAGGAAGAGAAGGAAAGCCAATCACAGAAGCAGTTAAGAAGATTCTCAGCGAACAAAAACTAGGAAGAAAGAATCCTCAATTTGGAAAGAAGGCTTGGAATAGTGGAAAGAAACTTGGAAAACAATCTCCTGAACTAGTTGCGAAACGAATTGCTGCTATGAAAGAAGCGAAATTGAAAAGATTGCAAAAGGAAATTTAAATGTCAACGATTCTGGAAGAACTGACCAAATATCGAACGATTCTTTCTGAGGATAGTTATACTCGAAGAAATGATCGCTCACCAATAAAACTACCCAAGAAGAAAATGGGACAAGAGTCTTATCGTCGATATTTGCATAATAATCAAACGGTTGGAAATGTTGATCGTTTGCTAGAATTACTAAACAGTTACGCTGAAAAGATAAATCAACTATCAATGCGTGGACAGAATACTGAAAAATATCAACTCATGATGGATAAGGTAGAAGAAACAATAGGAAGTTATCCAGATGGTCAACAGCGCCTAGACGATTTTTGGACAGAATACAACAATAGTTTTGAACACGATTATGAACCAACAATTCGTGAAAGCGTTGTAAATGAGTATCAGAATCCAGCCGAACTTCCTCCAATTGAAGCCAAGTCGGCGGGTATTGAACTTGGAAAGCACAATGCAATGGAAGAGTTGGGCGAGATTGTAGCAAGGATTCCAGCCAATCAAGAGATTCCATACGCAGAATTTGGCAAGACCCTTGTTGGATTGCACAGAACATTCAAGAAAGGCAGCGATCCGAAGGTTGTTGAGTTTACTCGTGGTTGGAATAGCATTTTGCAGAAGGTTAACGAATTGATACCAAAAAGCAGAGTTCAGCATTTGACTAAAGATGAGTTACAGTCTGTTATTGCATTCGTTGGCGAAAAAGAGCTTAACTGGAACTAATTCCGTAAATAGACATTAGAGGTTCACACAATGAAAACACTATCTGAATTGATGACTGACTACCGCGCTCCTCTGCTTGAAGCATGGGACACAGAAATGCATACCGCCAAGAAGGACAAGGGTATGTTTAAGGGCAAGTCAAAGGGCGAAATTGGCTCTGCTTTGTCCAAGAACAAGAAGACTGCCGAAAATGACCGCAAGAAGGGTAAGGCAGAACCAGAGTCTCTGAAGAAGAAGATCAAGCAGGAAGAGTTTGCTCTCCGTGCAAAGAATAATTTTGGTAAGGTTAGCGAATCCATCGAACTTCGTGAAGGCGCTGGCCTCAGCTTTGAACACCTTTTGAAGCAGCATCACGCCGATGTTGATACATTTATCGAGACAGGAGAATTAACAGACGGATTGTTCGATACCCTCTATGAATATTTCTTTGACGAAATGCCTTACGGCGTTGCAAAAGCACGTACTGGCGATCCTCACAACTGGATTGCTGCTAAGTTTACAGATTGCTTGGAGCGCGAAGGTTTGATGAGCGGAACGCAAGGTCAAGATCGCGAATCTTATAGCGACATACAGGATCGCGATTCATATGTTCCTTCTTTGCCATTGGGTGAAGGCAAGACAATGCGTAAGTGCAAGGGTAAGGGCTGTGACAAGAAATGCTATGATGGCAAGGAATTTTGTTCAGCCGCTTGCAAGAAGTCAGCGGGTGTGAAGGAAAGCTACACACCGGGCCCATTCTCAAAGGCAGCAAAGCAGCTATCTGAAAATGTTGGCGACGAAGAAGGTTGCACACATGAATGGAAGAAGGGCGAAAAAACTGCTAACGGAACACATTACAAGTGTGCCTGTGGTGCCACAAAGACTGAAAAAGGAAAAT